ACTTCCTACTAAGAAATCCCTTACAGTACTTACAGTACCATCATCAATATTTCCCTGTGGCTTATATCCACAGATATTCCGATACATTTCCTTCATAGACTCCTGAGCGGGATACATTGCTGCTACCATATCATCACGATCTCCAGTATACTGGAAAGCTTCTGCTGCATCACGCATCTGTTCCAATGCAGAATTATAGCGAGCTTCCTCCATAGAAAGCTTTTCAAGCAGATGATCGCATACATCCGGATCATAGATACTAGATGCTGTTTCCTGTACTTTTCCAAGTGCATCTGTAACATCAGATGAACTATATTCATTCATCATTGTGTCTAATGCACGACTCTGCTGTTCTAAAGCATAATCAATGTCATTATAATATGCCATTTCGACTTCCTCCTTTTTATTCTAATCATTTTTTATATTATAGTTATCAATCTTAATTCATCACTTACTTGTATTTCCGGTAAATGATGAATATTAATAACTTGTAGTTTATTTTTATTCAGATTTTAAAGATATATTATTTTTATGAGTAAAATGATACTATAAAAATAACTCTTATGTAAAAGAAAGGAGAAAGTGCTATGGAAAGCAGTAAGAAACAAAGAGCTGTTGCATTAGTAATCTATAATGAAAGAGGAAAAAAGAGATATCTGGCATACCAAAGGACTGATGATTTTGATGGAAATGAGGATATATTATCCAGTTATTTTTTAACAGATCGAGATACTTATATGTTAAATTTACCAAATCATTCAGCGGAACACCCGACACATTTTAAAACGGAAAAGGAAGCATATGCTTTCATTGCTGATCTCCGGCATAAAGGGATAGCTAAACATGCCGCAATGTCCATCCCGAAATATTCATCATTTTCAATAGAAGTAGTATTTATTCCGCCTTGTGACATGAATTGCTGGAAATGTAATAAGAAGGATAAATATCATTGTAAGCATTTAGTTCATCCATATCAGAATATCTGCGGGTTTAAGATGGCATCACTTCCTGATAATTATGTAAAGGATGAAAAACGTATTGATGCTCCGTGTGAATTATGTCGGACAATAGGTTGTAGATATTGCATGAATTATTTATAAGGAGGAATGATAAGTGTCGTATGTAGAAGAACCAAATAAGCAAAAGGATAGTAATTTATTAAATGATAGTATTCTTTTGGAATTAGCTAAAAAAGTCTCAGAAGAATGTCAAAAGTTCATATATGATTTTAGAGAAAGTGAAAATAAACCTGTTACTTATACCGATTCATTCATACCGAGTTTAAAACACGTCAAAAGACCGCCGAATCAGAAAGAAGTAAATGTATTTTTCTGTCGAAAACTTGTAACAGATCTGCTGATATGGGGCATCATTACAACGGAACAGTATCGAAGCGCGAAAGGGGAGATTCGAAAAGGACATTACGAAAATGTATTCAAATTTCTGCAAAGAATTTCAGGAGGAGATGAAGTAATATCAAAAGTGCTGAAATATAAAGATTCAACACTTGATCTTTATGAAGGAACTGTGCCTGTTAAACTCCCAGAAACAGTAAAGTTTGCAACGATAGAGTTAACAGCAGATGAGTTAAAAAACCGTATAAATAAAAAGTATGCAGAAAGGGTTCAAAATGAAGAAAAAACTGTTCCTGAACCGATAAAGTTTGGGATGATGGATATAACAGTAGATAACGACGGAAAATTTAAAGTACACAGAAGGGAGACTCAAGATGAATAGGAAAGGCCAGATTAATTTCCTTGCTGATGCAGTCAAAAATAAAGAAATAAGTGAGCAAGATGCAGAAACTTATACCAATTATATTCAAGATTTAAAAGAATTTTATGAAGACGCATGTATGAAAATAAAACCAAGAAGATGCATATGTTGTGACTGCAAATACAAAGGACTACCGGAAACTCAAGTTCCGAAGGGATGTTTGAATTATGACGATCCAGATTGTCCTGAATGTAATAAAAACTGTTCATGTTATATTTTAAGTTGTGTTTATTTCGAAAAGAAAGGAGATGATAAATAATATTAGAGCAGGATATTAAATTTGAATTGATTGAGAAGTTAAAACAACGTGGAACTTACCATGTTAGTGTGAATGGTAAGCAACACTACACCAGATGTCCCTATTGTGGAGATTCAAGAAATCTTAATCATGCACATTTATCTATAAAAATAGACACCGAATCAGATGATATTATTCTTTATCGGTGTCTAAAGTGTAATGTGTCTGGACTAGTAGATGAGACAGTTTTGTCAGAACTTGATATCTTCTTAGATAGGGACATGATGAGTAAGCTAAAAGCTTATAATAAGAAGTCAATGAGACTTCGAAAGATTTCTGATGATAATTATGAAAGATTTATCGTATCAGTACCAAATGAAAGTGAAACGATTAACCGGAAATTGGATTATCTAAATCAAAGACTTGGGCTTCAATTAACAATACAAGAAGCAGTTGATTATAAGATAATCCTTAGTTTTTCTGACTTTATTGTCAGAAATGAATTAACCCCCGGAAAGGATAAAATATTAGAAGGGGTTACTCCTGAGATGTTATATCTCTTAAACAAAGATTATATTGGATTTCTTTCCTGTAACAATAATCGAATCATTTTTCGTGATATTACAGGAAATAACAAGTATCGTTACTACAAAGTGATTATTAATGAGAGGAATTTGAATAGTGCATCATTTTTCTCATTACCATCAAAAATTTCACTCATATATACAAATAATGTGAACATTCATATCGCAGAAGGACCTTTTGACATTCTTTCCATCAAGGAAAATGTTGTGAAGGAAAAGGAAAATAATTTTTATTATGCGATATGTGGGTTTGGTGGAACAGTCATATTGAAGCACCTTATTCATACAGGTGTTAATACCGGTCTGCGCTTACATATTTACGCAGATGCAGATAAATCAGATTGGCTTCAAAGGAATATCTGGTTAAAGAAACAGCCACATCTACAGGAATGGGTAGATCATTTTTATATTCATAGAAATCAATATAATGATGAAAAGGATTATGGTGTACCATTAAGCAATATTATAGATGTGAAAAGTAAACTAAAATAAAGAAAGGATTTAAGATGTATGATGACGATTTATTAACTTGGGGTAATAATAATTATATCCTTAAAAGAATATCTAAAATAATAGGAGGTGAAACGAAAATATATGACATTAATGAATATAATGTCTCATACGTAAATGAAGGACTCAAAAATAACAGTCTTTTTCAAACAGATGTCATGATACGAGATGATACGTTTATTATTGGCTTTACACAAATTTATTGGAATAATAAAAAGTCTCTTGTCATAGATCAGAAAATATTTATGTTAGAAACAGGGGAAATACTTTCGAGTCATTTCGACGAAACAACAGGTCGAAAAGAAATTGTGACACTGATGGATATAACGCCATCTATGTTTAAATGTATTGGAGAATGTCACAACGTCTTTAAGGATGAAGGGAATATTGTAATACGTCCCTTTCCAAATGAAAGTGATTTATGTAATGAATTCTCTGATCTAATAATTTTATCAATCAGTGAATATATTATCTGTCGTATGTTAAATAAAAGATTGAAAGACAGAAAGAATGACTGGTTAAATCGAAAAATCCAACATTGCGTATCTATTGATGTACTTTTTACAATTAGTATGTTATTAGTACGTCATTTTATCACTTGGTTAAACAGCTCAAATTCTGATGGTTTGTCATTATCTATGTGGATATCTTTAATTTTAATTGTGATAAACATTATGACAGCCCTTAGAATATACATTTTATGGTGGGCAGAGGAAGAATTTTTATTATTATAATATTATAAAAAAGGAGAAAATACTATTATGAAGAAAATGAATTTATTTAAGAAAGTTATTGTTACATTGAAGAATTATGAAGAAATCATGGAGCAGATTAAAAAATCTACTGATCATTATTATATGATAGAGAGGTATTCATGCTGCTCTGATAAAGATGACTGGAAATCTGAATGCATACAGAGTATGATTCAAATACGATCATATGCCGTGCCATTTGTTGATGCGGATGGTGATCGTAATTATAAAAGAAAGCATAAGTTATTTGTAAATGAACAAGCGATCGGCGTAAAGAAACATCGGATTTTAACTGACTATGAGAGTGGAAATAATAACAATCCATTCGAAAATTGGCTTAGCATGAAGCCAGTAATTGGTTTAAACACGGGTATTGACAAATCATTAATTATAAATGTGGGAGATCAAATCCGATTTTTGCCGTTTGGTGGATTCATTATATATACAGATAATTGGTATACGTATTCATCACATTCTTCATATTCTGTATATAAACATGCATTTTTTCCAAATAAATTTCACAAGATTTTTGATATTGAACAGTTGATGATTGATCGTGCTGAAGAAGAAGAGCGGTTAGAAGAGGAATTTTATCAAAGTGAAAGGGAACGTGAATATTATGAAGACTATGAAGACGACGACGAATGTTATTAAAATGAGAACCAAATTTACAGTTAATTTCAGAACAGAATACAGATATGACTGTAATTCAATAAATGAGGAAACCCATATGCCATGGTGGCGGAAAGGAGAAGTATGTTTTCATGATAAATATTATTATCTTGGAAATAGTGTTTCTGATTGTTTAACTGCATTTTGGAATCATATATACCGGCATGGATATAACTGTTGTCCAAAAGAAGAACGTGTTAATATTATAATAGAAGAAATTACTAGAGAGGAGGTACCAGAAGATTATTCTTGTGGTCATGTTGATGGAGCTGGAGGCGGGACATTAGTGGTAACACATATCACATCGGATTTGGTGTATAGTTTATGGAATCCAAATTTAATTAAAATTCATACAATTCTTTTGGAAAAACCTAAAGATTTCACTGATGTCGCTGATTGTTGCTTATACCATTATGGAAAAGGAATGGAGAATCTTAAAGTTGGTGATTTGGTAGACTGCACATGTGAAATAAATTCCTTGATGACTGGAATATGTACATTCTATAACTTAATAGGAAAGAATGATCTGGAGTTAGCTAAAAGGATGTATGATAAATCATTACACTGGGAGAAGGTGGATAATAAACAGTATTACAGTGGATGGTTTGATTATGTACGAAGAAGGGGGCATAAAATAATAGAATACACACCATATGGAATGATAGAAGGAGGAAAATGATGGACATTAAAGAATTTGATCCAACGATAAAAATTAAAAATTCATTTGCCAGTTGTTTGGGTGTTGATAATACTCAAATAATATGTAAAATAAACGAGATTTTAAATAAAAAAACAATCACTGTCCTCGTATACGAGGACAGTGATGAATCAGAATTTCCACACATGGTCTTTACAGGAGCATTTATAGATTCATTTCCCGATGATTCCAAAGGAAAAGATGATCCTGAAGGAGAAATGAAATATGTTGTTATGATAGGTTGTGTATGTACTTCTGAAATAGAAGAATTTTTCCATAGTAAAGATGGTGAAAGAGACTTTACACAGAAGTTCATATTGGAATTATATGTGCGGCAGGGAGAACTTCAACTTGATAAAAGTTATTTTGCGGGAACTGTCGGAAAAGAACTTGGAATAGCATATATTCAGGTGTCCGAATCAGCAGATGTCTCGGTTGGAATTATTCCAAAATATTTAGATGCTTTTTCGGATCTTATTACAGAATTGATAAGGAATACGTAAAAAGGATGAAAAAATAAAATGAGTGGAAATACAGTAACTTCTGATCCAATGAAGAAAATAAAAAAAGAGCTTGCCAAATGTTATAACGTTGACCCTGATCATATATATATTGAAGATAGGTATGTGTATGGGTTAAAAATGACACACGCTTTTATTCTTAATGATGATGCAGAGCCATTTAACGCATTATCCGGAGCTTTCATTTCTTCATATGTAGAAAATGAAAAGAAAATCTATATTGTAAGCATTAGATTTTATGACAAAGCGAGTATAAAGAAATTCTCTGATGATCAAGAATCAATAAATTTTACTCAGGAATTTATAATTAAGCTTTATATAAAAAATGACGAAATTAATATCATAAAATCCAGCTTTGAAGGAACTGTCGGAAAAGAACCCGGAATAGCATATGTTAGAGTGACAAAAGATAAAGAATTACTTATTGGATTTATGCCTGAGTTTAAAAATATTATTTTTGATATTATCACTGAATTAATAAAAGATCCGTATGGAGAAAAGGTAAAAAAAAGATGAAAGAAAACAAAAAGAAACAGAATAAAATTAAAAAACTTGAGAGACAGTATGTAATTTTCAAAACCTTGCATACCATCTCCTTTGTATGTTGGGCAATATTTTATGCTGCCCTAATGGCTACAAATGTCATTACTCAATTAAGGAAATATATTATATTGATTACTATTGTTATGTTAATAGCTTTGTTAGTATACGCTATTACTCTACCGCTTATGCAACGGGCTTTATCAAGACTATATTTGAGCAATATATCGGAGAGAGGATGGAGTTGATCTACTGGATCAACCCCATCTTTTTTTATGTAATTTAGCTATCCTGTAAAACAAACGTATAAATTTAAATAAATTTAATGGAGGTGAATTTCGCGTGGATGTAAGTAAAAAAGTATCCTTATTAGATGACGAATTTGCTAATTACATGGAGACTTTAGATGAAACCAGATTTTGTAAAAATGTTGGATCTATTTTAGGATCTTTATCAAATGGAAAACTATTCAAAATCAATATCATATATATACGAAATTATGGACAGGAACCATTTTTCGGAATGAGAATTTTTCCTAGAAGAAGTGCTATTATGAGTTATATAAGTTCTATCACCAGATCATCAGACGAAATTAAATCATTGAAGAATTTGTGTGATAGATGGAAGAATATAACCGATTGGGATATTGAAATAGATTCTCGTATCTTTGACAGAAATATGATCAATTTCAATCCGCAGGAAATGACTGCAATGTTACTTCATGAAATAGGGCATACAGTTTATTCTGACAAAAAGATTGAAATGTTCTGTAGAGTCTACCGTGATTGTAGATTGCGATTATCATCTGCAGATAAGGAAGGGGCAAAAGCAGTATATACACTTTATCTTATTCCATTAACCCTTTTATGCGGGATGAGAGAGTGGAAAGTTACATCTATCGATTTACGAGAAGAAATGTTTGCAGATCAATCTGTACAGAAGCTCGGATATGGAGAACATCTTATTTCTGCTTATTCCAAAATTATAAAAACATGTGGAAGTAATGGATATCAAACCGAAACTCATATGGAAAATGAGTTGGAGACATCTATGGATTGGTGTAATTTAAATGTAAAAGATCTTGCTCGTAGAAAAGAAAAATTGAAAGATGAACTATATTCAACTGGAAAACATACGTATAGTATTTATATCAAAGAAATGATTCAGGATATCATGAACAAACTTGAGATTAGAAAGATTGAAAAGTATACAGGAAATGTAGTATTGGAATCATCCTTAACAATTGACTTTAGTGATAATGAGTTTTTAGACACGTATAGATTATACTATGATATGAAGAAATTCAGTAACATGGAAAGGAATTGGCATTCTTTAAGAGATTGTGCACAACGAGCCATTGCAACAGAAGCATTCGGAAAGAAAAAGAAAGATGAAATTCCTTCTCAGTTAGATGTAGATACAATCTTTGTAGAAGTGGATCGTATCCAAAATCATGCAGATAGAAGATATGTATTGGATTTAATTTATACTCAAGAGGAAAAGATTGAACACTTCTTAGAACTCTGTGAATATAATAATGAGTTAAAGGATAAATATTATGGAAAGATGCAATCTATGTTAAAAGAACTAGAAAGCATGAGACAAGCAGTGTTAGCAAAAAGAAATTTTGATAAACAGTATCGAGTATTTGTTAAATACCCGGCTGGTTATGAAGGATAAATTAAAGGAGGAATCAAAAATGGCAAAAAATAATAAAAGTGATATGGTTTGGGTTAGGGTGATTAAAGCTGGTTACATTTCACAGCTCGGAATGCAAGGTCCAATTCCGAATCCAATTAAAATATCAAGAGATGTTGCATATTCTATGATTGTTTCCGGAATTGACGTATTTGAAGTCGATCCTGTAACAAAGGAAGTTACAAAATTAACGATTCAAAACGTTTTTAGAAAACCGGAGATTGTTAATGAACCTAAAAAAGAGGAGTTCTCTCATCAGGAACCGGAGATTGACCCAGCACCTGCAGTAAATAATAATGTGCCGAATAATGATGTACAGCAGGTTGTTTTTAATGGTGTGACAAATACTGGTCAGACCAACCAGAATAATTCTAACAATAAATCCGATAAGCAGAGAAAGAAAGATTTGAAAAATCAGTACAAGCAGCAACAATCTAATCAAAACAACAATCAGAACAAAAATAAATAAAATATTACCCCATGTGATAAATTCACATGGGGTAATATTTTTAATAATGTAGGAGGGTAAAGTATTTCAAATTCCGTTTTGAAATATGAGTTACCTTATCCATATGTCATAATATATTAAATACTTAATACAACCTCTAATGGAGAAGTAGATTGCTTTACTCCTGATTTTGACATATTTAAGGAACTTGTCAACATTTCTCCAAATCTTTCAAATGTCAATGCATTCATAACAGAGTTATTGCTACAAATATCTACCATATTATGAACCTTATAATCTGTAGAAGCAACCCCATCATCGTTTATTACTTTTCGGAATTGTTTCATCGGATCATCAATTGATCTACAATTCTCTGATATAACTAATTGTAAAGTAACAAGAGGAACACCTGGATCCACTGCATTTATTTCCAAGTTCTTTACCCATGCATAGTATAAAGATTCATAATCTAAACCCTTTGGAAGCTTTCCTTTAATTAAAAGGTCCATGAAATCTTCGCAATTCCTACTTCCTTTTTGAATCTTTTTATTCATTATAATGTCACCCTTATAAAATTTAAGAACAACATATTTGTCTTCATCCATATCTTCACTTAATTTCAATGTAACAAGTTCTTTTGATGTAGGATACATTGTTAAAGCATTTGGATAATTGAAAACTCTTAATTTCGCAGAGTCTCTTGGGTCATCATCCGATTTAAAGAATTTAATATTAAATAAACCAGTTGTGTGAAACCCATCTCCATAATTATATGCAACTGGTTTTCCTTTCTGGGGATCTCCAACTATACTTTGAGGAATATATGCTTCTGCATATGGAGCATTTAATACAACATAATCTCCATTTTTTGCAAACTCATTCATTTTTATTCACCGCCTTTATAATTTTCCTTTACGGGAAGCGTTTATTGTAGCTAACGCCTTATCTTTACTCTTCTTATCTGCATCCAATCCAAGTGATATTCTCTTATATGCAGTTTCTAATTCTTTTTTCGTTCGCATCATAGAATATTTTGCTTCTCGATTATCGTCTCCTTTTGCATCTTCGATTTTTTCTGTTATCATTTCAATCTCAGTTTCTAATTCCATTAAGATCTTACTTCGTTCTGCATCTTTAGTTTTTTTCTTCAAAGCATAACGTACAACTAATGCAATTACTCCTGCGATTTTACTATAAGAGAAAATCGCTACGGTTGTAAGTAATTTCTTTAATAACCCAATTGCAGAAAATTTCTTTCCTTCAATTATTTCTGATGTTGTATCTCCAGTAATGACATTTTTCATACCATTAAGTGCTTTTGATATCTGACTGTCTACTTTTTCTTCTGCATCTTTATAAGTTTTATATGCCTTATAGATCTTTCGTTCTCCTTTATTTATTATAGAACTATCTTTATGAACAGCTTCTGTTGCAATATAAGAAGTCAAACCTTCCAAATAAGTAATGGGTTTATCATCAGCAAATAAAATTTCATCATCACATTCAATCATTTCAACATCGTATTTTGGATTATTCCAATTTTCAGTTATAAAATTTAAAATATGATTTGCAAATTTTGCCTTTCCATATTTTGTAATACAGAATGCGAGAGAATCCCTTACAAAACATTCAATAACTTTAGTATTTGCTCTTGAATTATATCGGAAAAATCTACCAAGAAACCCTTCCAATTCATCTTGTAATTCATTCATATCTTCAATTAATCCAATCCTCAATAAATCAATAATCATGTATTCGGTATCTTCTTTAAAGTAGAAACGAAATCTATTCGCTATTGTATACATAATCTCACTAGGATTATAAGATTTTTTAAATTTGAAATGAAGTTCTTTGAAAAATTCTAGCTTCATCTCCCGATTAGAATAAATATCAGAAATATATTTAAATAATAATAATAAATCTTTCATATCTACTTCTTTTGATAAATCATTTTCCTGATATATTTTCATAAACCAGTTTGTGTTACTGGCATTCTTTATAACATCTGTGAATTTATAATTCCTCCAAAATGTAGCAATTAACAAATCTGGATTTAATGTGGGAATGTATACATCTACAATGTACTGATATAATTGGCAAGCTGCTGTATTTTCCAATCCATTACAATGAATAATTTTATCGTTTACAATATCATTCATATCTATTAATAATAAAACCAAAGATAATATTGGATTCTTATTAAAAACATCTGGATTTAGAATGACATGTTTTTCTGTATTAGATGGAATTGGACGGACTAACTCTTCTAAAAGGTTAAACTCTGTCACCCCGACATCTGGCCGATTCTTAAAAAAGCATTCCAATAGTTCAATTAAATTTTGTACTGTAAAGCCATTACATCCATCATGTACTAATTCTAAAGTTGAAAATTTTGAAAATAAGATATTCGACATTTTATATACTAAATTAGGATTTTCTTTTAAAAACTCTACTAATTCAGATGGTTCCGATTTTTTAATATATTCTTCTATTTTATTTATGGTCATTATTTACCCTCCTTTTTTATCCTTGAAGAACTTCTGAGGATTTCCTCTTTTCCAACATCTTTTGATACGCTGAATAATTTCTAGCGCGCTTTGATAATGTCTTTCTGGGATTTCTAAATATAATTCTTTCTCTAAGATTTATATGATCTTTCGAATACATTCCCTTCTTCTTAGCAATTAAGAAATCTTCATATGACATCATTTCTATTCTTGCTTTTATATAATCGTATGTTATCTCATGGATTTTACTCGGGACAACATCCACATCTACACTGTATTCATCAATGGGAACTTGCCCTCTTCCTACATACTTAACAGGAATAGATGCTTCATATACATAAGTGGTTTTACCTTTAAGGATTTTTCTAATAAAATCCAAACTTTGAGTTCCACCATTAGATTCTCCTTTTCTAAAGGCTTTCCCTTCACTATATTCTACATCGGGAATTATAATTTTTGCATCTGCGATTCTATGTCCATAGAATACACCATGCTCTTCAAAAATCCAATCAACGGAATGTATTGCGGCATATTCGAAATTATTTGTCCAGAAAGAAGATAACTGTTTTCTTTCTAGTCGATTTCCCATATTTACAGAGTTTGCTTTTACTACATCAAATTTTATGTCGGAACCATGAAAGAGAGTAATAGTTGGTCCTAATCCAGGCTCCAATATATTTGTAGTAATCTTTTCTGTTGCAATATCATCAGGATTATAAAATTCTTTTGTTATTTTTCTTTTTACGTTATGCATAAAATCAGAATAGGGAACACCATCTTTTATCATTTCACCAAACGGTCTTTTATGCATATTATTATATTCATAAAACATTCCTGTCTTTTCAGAAAAAAGAATAGAATTTCCATTTTCATCTGTCTGAATTGTTTTTAACTTCAGATCGTTCCATTTTAATAAATCATCTGATGATTTAATTCGTCCATTAGTATCTTTCAATACCGAGTTTTTATTCGTAATATCATTAATTCTTGAAGATAACTTGACAAAATCATTTTCTGGTAATCCAATAGTAGCCGCTGCTCTAATAATAGGAACATTAGTCGGTCTTGGCATTTTCGTATTCTTTATACCAATAATTACTTTATCAGCATCATCTTCAGACATTGAATTTCCAGCCCATGTATCGAATAGATGAAAAGATTCATATACGGTATTATTCATTTCATATCTCCTTTCATTTTTATTCCAATTATCAAAATGTACCGAAATTAGTAGGGAAAAAGAAAGAACATAACCAAACTTATTAATAATTATGAATAAGAAAGGTGGAAAAAATATGAATTCAATGTTATTAGATAATTATCTTGATTATTCCATCGTTATCGAGTCAGCTACAGAACCCAATGCTGGATTTGAGATTATAAAAGAAGGAAAAAATGGCGACGGAGTATCTTTTCTGAGATTTAAGACATGTTTACAAACATTTGGAAGTAGAAATCGAAATCGAAGACTTTGGCTTTCTAAATGGATGCGTATCATGTTGGAAGTTCCAGAAATTAAAGAATTACTCCGAGAAGGCGGAGTTCCCGGAGAATCTGGACATCCGGTTCCAGCAACTGGAGAAATCACTATGGAAAGAATCCTTACGATTGATCCAAATAATGTATCTCATGTAATCAAATCATTCAATTGGATATCGGACAATCGATTAGATGGAGAAGTTGAAACAGTGGATGATGTAAATGGTCCTGGAGAAAAATTTAAACGGAATATCATTCAAGGTCTTCCTGTCTCTTTCTCAACAAGAAGTGTTATTCCTCAAAGAAAAAATCCGGATGGAACAGTTGATCAGATTGGGCCTGGTAGATATGTAACAAGTGATAGGGTATATGTACCAAGTCACAAAGAAGCTTATATTGATAAAAGCATACCGGTTCGTAATATTTGCCAGAAATCCAAATTTGAAAATGTTATGGAAAGTTTCATAAGCTATACGGTGGCAAAATCAGAAAAAGTAAATCGAATTATTGATGGTATGGATCCTGCACTGGAAACTGCAACTATGAATAAAAACGGAATGATTTCTATGAGAACACGAGAAGGAATTGTAGGAATTTATCCTGAAAATAAATATCGTAGGGAACTTTCTGATATTATGCGGAATCTTTGATAAGGAGGTATTAAATCCTTATGTTTGAAAGTCGTGTATTTCGAAAACGAGAAAGATGTGCATGTTGTGGAAAAGAAAGAGAATTTAAAGAAGAATATCACAAAATTTTAAATAATCATTTTATTCCAGTCGATGTATGTCGTGAATGTCTTCATCTTATTACAACAGAAAGAGATTTAATAAAGAAAAAGAAAATAAAAGATGCCAGAGAATATCGATATGAACTGGGATATCGGATGGATAACAATCCATATGATCATGAGGATTTCAAAAATTGGTATCTTGGGTATATGAGAAATGAATACAGTCTTATTGTGGATGATATGATTGATGATTTCTTTGCGAAAGAATCTTTATCGGATATTTCGACTTTTATGGATGATCCAGAGCAATATCTTATGACTGTTCATAGAGAAAATCAAATCGTACAAGGTGAAAAGTTATTTACTGCGACAATTGGTGCTGGTGGAGAACTTTATAAAAGTATTGATTTTGCATGTGCAGAACTACTTAAAGTAAATTGCTACCAAGAAGTAATAGAATTATATCAATCATTAATTGGTAAATTAAATGACTTTAAAGAAACATTGTCTTCTGAAGATAAAGATAATGTAGAATTCACAATTGAGCAATTTAAGTTGAACTTATTAAACGCAATGAAAGCCAGAGATGAATATACAGCTAAGAGAAAATCGATTCTTGGAAAATATTCCATTTTATTTAAAAATTATGGTGTGGATTAAATACCACACCATAATTTTACTTTCACATATTTATTTTATATAAATAATAGAGAGGAGAAGAACTTATGGAAAATACCAAGAATGAAAAAACTGAGATTACACTTATCAAGATTGAAGGCTTCTTACCGGATGACGTTGTTGAAAATTCCGGTCCGCATATTCCCTTATATGGGGAAATAAAAGGAAACCCAAATGAAATTGTTGTGATAACACAACTTAAGAGGCAGGTTTTTTCTGCAAACGTATGTCATATCTCTGATAAACATACAGAAGAATCAATTAATGATTCATATGAATATGTTTTAGACATGCCAGGTTTCAAAAAGATAAAATTGTCTTCCTCAAATTGTATCCATGAACAAGGAGGAGTGAAATTTGTAATGGCATGTCTTACAGAAAAAGATCACGAACCTGCACTAGGTAACTGGTTATATTAGAAAGGAGTTTATATGACAACAAAAGAAAAACAAAAAAATCGAAATGAATGGCATTTAGAAATGGAATCAGAACAAACATTTCGAACGTGGCATAGTGTCGATAACACCATAATATATCCATATGATGAAAATATCGAATGTTTACCTCCCCGGTATGAATCTACAATTATTAAAATTAAAGATATTGATGCAGCCACAGCAATTACATGGTATCATGATTGTTATCCAGAGGAAAATCTTTGTGTATTAGATTTTGCGTCTTATTTAAAACCTGGAGGAGGATTTCTAACAGGCGCAAATAGTCAAGAGGAAATGTTATGTATGAGAAGTAATTTATACAGCATTTTAAAAAGGAAGCCGGAATTTTATAAAAATAATAAGAAGCTTAAAAATAACGGACTATATACAGATAATTGTATGTACATTCCAGATGTATACTTCCGAAATGAATATGATGTGGTATCAGAGTGCAATGTTATTGTATGTGCAGCTCCTAATGCAAAGGTTGCTATTAAGAAGTTCGGTTCCATTAAATTTGGTTACTTAACAGATGTTATGAATGCACGCATTAAGAAAATATTAAAAATTGCTCGATTAAATGAAGTGGATAATCTTATACTTGGAGCATTCGGTTGTGGCGCATTCGGTAACTCGCCTGACTTAACGGCAACACTATTTTTTAGTGCGTTATTTAATCGATTTTATGGTTCATTTAAACGAGTCATTTTTGCAATACCGGGAGGTAAAAATTTAGAAGCATTTGATACAGCATATAACAACTATAGTAAAATGAATGATTGGAGGGTTTAAAAATGGCATTTAGTACAAAATTTATTATTGGATTCATATGTGGAGTGTGTGCTGGAATATCATTAACAGTGATTTTTGGAATACTTTTATTGCTAGTAATTGTGAAAACTATGAGTAAAAAGGAAGGTCAGGAGGGAGAAGAATAGTGAGTAAAGACGATAAAATAAAACTCTGGACATCGACAGTAGAATTGGAAGATAAACCAGATAAAGGTTGGACAGTAACATTCGTATCTTCAGATGACGGAGAACTTCGTGTTGCCGGAAGATTTAATACAACACGAGAAAAAGAAACTTTTTTAGATGAAATCACAAAGCCAGGTTCTGGCTGGACGGAAGATGAAATTGTATCGATTAACTGCATAAATGATAAAATGTATATGCTTCCATTTTAAAAACATAAAAAGAGCACCCGTTTCTAGCAGGTGCTCTTTTTTTACCATCTTTTTATATGTGCGTACTCTAAGTTTGCTTCACTCATCCATTCCTTAACCAATTCTTTTCTGTCTGATTCTGCATTAGCCCAGTCATCTATTTTCAAATCACTGCTACCGACACCAAGATCTTGGTTATTTTTTCTTTTTAACTTTTTATACAAATACGCTTGCATATCTAATGTAGCTAATTCCCTTAATGAATAAAAAGACCCTTCCGGAACAGTAACTAAACTGTCATCATGTTTTAATAGTAATTCTACTTCATATATTCCACCAGCCCATCCATTAAAAACACGAATCTTATCTGGCTTATGAAAATCTGCAGTTGGTGCTTTCGACATGGCAGAAGCAACTCCAGCGGCCATTCGTACATCTGCCATAGCTGCTATAACTGCATCAGGAGAAGCCCAATTCGCATTTGGAATAAAGAAATCTGAATAACCATTTGGTCTAGTAACTTCAAAATTTGAAATAGATAAAATGCATGTTCCATCATATACCCATTTTGGAATTTTATATTCATAAAAAGAGTTATAAGAATTTTGTACTCTGTTTACTAAATCATCATCGGAAACATAACAAGATTCTATTCTCGGGTATGCAATTGAAAAATCTACGAGGGTAGTTCTTTTAAAATGATCCAATAACTTTTCATCGGAAACTGGAAGTGGGAGATCTGCAATACCAACCTCTTCTTTTACTGTAGTAAAGAATTCTGATAAATTATATAATCCCATAAATTTTCACCTCCTAAGTTAATAAAAGCAGGTTGCGAGCATTTCGCAACCTGCTTTCAACTTTTTATGCAGCAACACCTGCTCCAATTTTCTTTCCAGATCTAACATCAGAAATCTTCTTTTCCATCTTCTGCTCAATACGTGAGCCTACTGCAGAATTCATGGATGCAGCTTTTCTCTTGGAATTAGAAACAATCCGTTTTGCTTCACTCCGAGCCTTTGCCTGATATTTCTTGTAGATATCATCGCGAGCTTCTACCATCATAGAACGACCCTTGTGGTACTTCTTGTACAATGGATCATTTGCATTCTTAGACATCTGAATTGCAGCCTTAGCCTGTTCACGGTTAAGATTCATCTGTTTTGTCTGTTTATAGACAATCTTTTTTGCTTCTGTTACAATAGAAGCATTATCAATCAGACCGTATAATTCAAGCTCAGTTGCATTTTCCATGACTAATTCATTATACTCTTCCGGAGTACACATATCCTGGAGAGCAGCTAAAAAGATTGCACTTTCATCTGCCGGAGAAAGAGTTACCTCATCTACAGGAATTTCATTTAAGAATCCAAAAACATCATTATCCATAATCATGTCATCCTTTCTTTATTTATTTTTATTTAGAAGTTTTCCTTTTTAATTCCGAATTATTCTAATGTTATAAATATTCAAATACAATCCCTATTCAACAACATTTTAATCTTTCAGTTATTTTACATTTTTTAGTACTATATTATTTATATAGCAATGATAATAAATAACAAAGGAGGAAATAAAAAATGAAAATGAAAAAATTATTATTAATTGCAATTATTGTAGGTGTATTAAGTGGTGCACAGGCGCCAATCCAAGTGGAAGCGAGACCATACGCAGGTATTTCCGCAACATTAGCCCGCTGCCTAAATGACAATACAGGCACTGCTGGAGTTTCAAAAACATTTTCTGATGCATTACGTGAAGCAAGAATAGCAGAAGAAAAAAAAATGAAAGAAGAGATGAATGATGCTGAATGTTGTGAGACGCCGGAGCCAGAATCTCAAGAAAAAGAATTAGGCAGCTATACAATTTACGACTCTCCAGGAGGCTCATTTAAAAGTTTTATGAGCTGGAGATGTATTACATCGAGGTCCAGTATGCAATGGAAATTGCAAAACTGGGCTGCATATACAGCACCATCTGGAATCAGAGAAATAGATGGAAGGTTGTGCGTTGCAGTTGGGTCTTATTATAACGCACCCATTGGTGCCTACATAGACCTAATTATGGAAAACGGAGCAACGATTAAATGTATCATGGCAGATCAAAAAGCAGATGAGCATACTGATCCAACACATCGTTGGCACTCTAGTGATGGAAGTGTTGGTGAATTCCTGGTAGAAAAAGACGCATTATCTCAAACAGTGCGTCAGATGGGAGATATTAGTTATGTATCCCCCGAACTTGAAGGGAATATATCTCAGATCAAGGTGTATGATAAGGTGTATACCTTTGAGTAATACTGTATTGAAAAGGTAGGGTAGCGATGGGTTAAGTAAAGTTATGGAATGGTGTTGATTAGTACTGTAATGGAAGAGTTTAGCAGTGTTCAGTAATGCATTGAATATGTGTTGTAAAAGGTGAGATTTCGGTCTCATCTTTTTTTCTTTTTTCTATGATGCTATATTTTTTATTAAGTAATATTAAATGAAACGATAATTTAAAATGTGACAGGAAAGGGTGATATAGTGAAAATTCCAGGTAAAGAGGCTATTTTTATATCCCAGTGGAAAGATGAGATGAGACGACGTATAAAGTTGCGATTTAAAGGGAGACCTTTAAGTGAAAAGAAAATTGATAAGTACCTAGATAAAATAGTTCATGAAAACATGGTGAATCCACAAGTAAAAGTTGTTAATAATTACATGAATAAATATGTATCGACCGACTTATTATCACTAATTGATACAATACATGAACAGCAATGGATTATTGGAGGTGGAGGAACATTATATGTCCAACACGATACTCCAGGTAGACCAAATTTAATGTATGACTATATTACATCAAGACAGGAATTAAGAGGGAATTATAAAAAGTTACGAAAGAAGTGTCCAGATGGATCAGATCAGTGGATTTACTATGACGTATTACAAAACGCTATGAAAGTTATTATTAACTCATTATATGGAGTTCACGGATATGAAAGATTTGTATTATACAATCGATTCATTGCAGAGGCAACTACAAATATTGGTAGGCAGATTATTACAACAGCAGTTATGGCATTTGAAAACTTCTTAGCAGGAGGAGTTCGTTACAATACAGAAGAAGAACTCTATCAACATATTACAAATGTATGCAACGAATACAAAGAAAATATGGATTTCTCTGTTTTTCATATTGATAACATTAATGAGAAAGTAGTGGAAAGATTACTTAACATATGTGCGTTTCAACACACTGATATATTTGTATATAATGTAACACAGATGGTGGAAAATATGGAATATGGAGAGAAGGTTCTTTTATATTATAAGAATAATTTATATGAATTTACCAGATTACCATTTATAATGGAAAAAGTACGATATATTATAAATAACTTGAAAGAATTAAAAGCGCCAGAACGAGATAAAATTAATGATGATCAAATTCTTCAATATATAGATGAAATTACAGAGTTCTATAAAGTATTTGTAGTTTATGATTATCCAATTTTTGATAGAGTTCGAAAAGCTATGTATACTGATAGAAATAATGTATTATATGTAGATACTGACTCAAACTTCTTAGGATTAAACGAATGGGTTACTTTTGTAAAAGAAGAAGTTTTGGAGAACCAGTTTAACAAGCCAGTTGAAGAAATTGAATTTATTTCAGTTAATTTGTTAGCCATGTTCTTATCATCTGTCATTGATATGGCATTGCACACATTATGCAGAAATATGAATACAAAGAAGAAACATGCAGATCGACTAGTAATGAAGAACGAATTTTACTTATCAAGAATTATATTCACTGATGCAAAGAAGCGATATGTTTCTAACGCAGTATTACAAGAAGGACAATTATTAAATGGTGGAAAAGGAGATCCAAAAATTACAGGATTTGATTTTAAGAAAGCTACAACAAAAACTTATTTAAGAGAAATTTATACAAAGATTTGCGAGGAGGACATTCTTTGTGCGGATTATATTGATGTGGAAAACATCTATAAAAAAGTGTTAAAAGTTCGGAAAGAAATTGAAGAGAGTTTAGAGAATAATGAAAGCACCTTCTTTAAACAATCAAGTGTTCAGTTAATAGAACATTATAAAGAACCATATTCTACACAAGGAGTCACTGCAGTATTATTATGGAATACATTAAATCCACAATATTCCATGGAATTACCAGTAGATTGTGATATCGTTCCGATTATAGATTTAACAGGACCTCAATATGATAACAAAAAAGGAAAAATGGTTTGGAAAAATGAAAAACTTGTATTAGATTTTAAAGAAAGATTTCCAGATGTATATCATAAATTAGAATCAAATATATATGGAAATCAAAATGACTTAATCCGAAAGATGACTCTTACTTCTATTGCAAAGCCGAGAAATAATGAAATTGAAATGCCGGAATGGTTCTTTTATATCATGGATTCGGATAAGGTCGTTTTAGATGCAATGAATCTTATTTCACCGATATTAAAGTCATTAGGATTAACATCCTTAAAGACGAATGCATCTACAGAGTATATTAGTAATATTATAAGTTTATAATATTCTATATTAATTATATAGAATAATATAAAGGAGGTTATCATGAAAGATGATGAATTTACACCATTTGATGAACTGATCAAGAAAGCCAAAAAAATAAAAAAGAAATCAGTTCAGAAAGAGCATAAAAAATTAAGAAAGAAAATGAAATAATAACATTTATAAAAAATAAGGAGGATAAAGATATTATGTCAGAATTATTAAGAAAGAAGAAAATTTTTATTAGTCAACCAATGAGAGGGATAAATGACGGGTTTGTCTTAGAGGAAAGGAAAAATATTAAAGAGAAAGTAGAAAAACTATTAGATGAGGAGGTTGATTTGATTGATACATTTACTAAAAATGATCCACCGGAGAACGCTGGCTCTCTGTGGTATCTAGGAGATTCTATTTCATTATTAGATCAAGCAGATATTTTAGTTGCTGCAGATACTGGTACTCATCGATTTATAGATGCAAATGGTTGTCTGATTGAATATTGCTGCGCAAGGATTTATGGAAAAGAAATCATCGCTCTTACACAAATACCTGTAGAATATGGAAAAGGAAATCAAATGTTATTTAGAAGGAAACTTACTGAATTAATCTGTAATACGTATAATTTTCAACTACCATAAAAACTATTCCTTAATACAAGAATATGAAATAAAAGTAGATTATTAAAAGGAGGATTTTTAAACTATGGCTGATAATACAAATAATAATTTTAGAGATCAGGTAACAACATCTGGTATCCCACTTTTTGATGATAAAGGAACATGGCTCAAGCTTGGGTATCTGGATGATTCTCTTTCATTGATGATATGTGAACCAACAATTGCGGACAATGGGAAGAGAACATATCCACAAGAATCCAGAAAACCATTCATCATTACAATTGAAAGAGCAGAAGCTCTTCATAATGAAATCATTCCAAAAGTTCTTTCAAGTTTGGAAGCCGGAGAAGATTACGATGGTGGAATATTCTTAAATAAGAGGAAGGATGCAATCTTTGAAATCCGTGTTCAGCAAGGTGATATTTATGCAGTATACTATAAAGATATCGGAGAAGATCGAAGAGCAAAAGAAACAATCGTATTTAAATTCCAAAGAACTTCCATTATAGAAAATTATAATCCGGATGGAACGTCCTTTGAACAAAATAATGTAGAAGGGCAGTTTGCAGTATTTTGTAAGTATATTGAAGCAGGAGCATTTGATTTACACAACAGCTCTGTACATTCCTTCCGTAAAGGAAATTATTACACTACAGGAAAAATCTTTGATTACTTAAAAGGTATTGCCGCAAAACTTGGAGTAACTGTAGATTCTGGAAAAACGTATACTCCAAACAATAACAATCGTTCAAACTCTGGATTTATGAATGTTCCAGATAATGCTGGAGATGAACTCCCTTTCAGTGAGGGCATGGTACCGGAAGAAAGCTCTCTTGAGAATATTTTGTCCTAACAATTAGAAAGACATATTAATTTAATATAAGTAAAGTGGTTGTATAATAGTTCTTTGATTATACAACCACTTTTTCACTTTATTTTTTATTTTAAGGAGGAAAAAGAAATGGAAAAAACAAAAATGAAGAATTACGTAATTGGAACGAGAAATGGAGATTCTGGATTTTTCTCTATGACAAGAGTGATACAGGCAGAATCTGAAGAACTTGCCATGGATGCATATCGTGGTTTCCTTATGGACGATTTGACACAGGTTCCAGTCAAGACACTTGAAGCTATTTTAGAAGTCGCATCATTTGCAGAGATAATTGCGGAATTTCCTGTTAATGAAGAAAATGTCGTTAAGTGTGAAATCCTGAAAAGAAAATCGGTAATTCACACTACAATGGATAGTGTTAAAAAAGAATTTATCCATAATAAGGTACAGATGATAAATAACAAAAAACGTTATGCTGAAGCGAAAACATTAAAGGAAGGGGAAGAAGTTAATAAGAAAGAAGTAGAAAAAATTTATGTATGCGCAATAAAGCCTGAAGATGGGCTTTTCATAGAAATTAAGATGGTGAAGGCAACAAATAAAGAAGATGCTATATTAAATTATGTTAAATATTTACAAACACATTGTATCGGACTATTGAAAAATAGTAAATGGGGTAATAACATAATTGAAGTAACTACATGTATTGGAGAAATGGCGGATACTGGAGTTTATGAATGTACTCAAAAAACAGCGATTAATACTGGTACGTCTGATAATTCTTTACATCTTTCAAATTTCATGTGTATGTATCCATTACAATCAGGTGTAGAACCCTATATATTTACAAAAAATGGTGATATTATTCCGTCAGAAGAATTCACTGGAAATGAAGTTCCAATCATCGGAGGTCTTGGTTTTCCGACTGAGCTTACTAACTATGAATCACTAAGAAACTTACAGAAAAACAAAGGTTCTTATGGGATCCTTGTGGTAAAATCCCATTATTATAGATATCCTGTAATATCTTATACTTCTATCATGAATTTACCGGAGTTAGGAATTGTTGTCGGTATAGATTTAGCAAATAAGATGATAACAGGTCACTTTGACAAGAAAACAAACCTTCAACTTTCCGTATTAATATGGCAGTTTTTAATAAATAGCAGAATAAACAAGAAATGTGATAAGAAGTGTGATGACGCTCTTTTAGTTCCACGTATATTAATACACAATATTGATGTATGCATTGGTGATGATAAATATGAAATCGCTAGTGATATTTGTGTAACCGAAAATTACGCTACTGGTTTACAGGGTGCAAATACTTTTAGAAGTATGAGATATATAACTAAGCCGGAAGAAGCTTCTGTTAAAGATAAAATTAAAAATAAAAATAATGATTTTTCAAAAACGCTCTTAATACAAGTGAAAGACACGAACGATACAACTCATCTACTCGACCCGAATAATTTACTGATAGAAAATAATCTAATTCATGAGTCAGATTATTTAAAAGGGTTAATAACACAAAAAGTATTATGTGATGGGTTATTAACTATTGAATATAAAAATACCTTAATTAATTTAAAAACACAATTTACTAATATTTCGTCATCTGCTCCAACTATCTCATCATTTGCTCCAATTCCAGTTGCCGGAATATTTAATGAACGTTTGTTGGACTTAAATTTAACAAATATATGTAAACATTATGACTGTGCAGAACCGTTAAATTTATTCATTCTTATATATACAGAACCATCAGATATTCCATATGCAATTTTATATACCGGATTACTTTCCACGGATAAAGATCGTGTTACTGATGAAAGGTTTAGAGCAGGAATGGTTTATATTATTCGAAGTGAATGGTCAAAGAAAAATATGCCAAATATTAAATATATTTATATGTGCAACACAGAAACGAAGTCACGTATTTGCGTTTGGGATGCAACTAAGTTGGAAAAAGGAAAACTTATTGACATAACACCGCAAAAGAAAACGTTCTTCCTATTAACAAGTGTGGTTAATAAGACCATAGATAACATCTGTAATATAGGGAATTTAAGTTTTTCAACAATTGTAATTGTTGATCCAGAAACTGCTTTTAAAGGACTTGCTTCAGACTTTTTAATCCGGCATGAACACGAAAATTCAATATTAGAGATACCGGGATCTTCAGGCGCCTTAACGTATGTGACTATTCCAATAATCGGAAGAATAGAGATGAGTATACCGATGGATAAAAAAGGAAGAACATTCATCATACGTGATATCCCAGATGATACAAATGTTTTAAAAATACGAACAGATAAATTTTTCCTTTGTGTATTAAAAAATAAACAAATATTTGCAGCAGTTTTCATGGAACCTACAAATTATGATATTGATATGGAAATATCATCCCTTCATGATACATTGGAAATCAAAAAACTTATGCAACGCAAAATTTCTGAATTTTATGGTCCACAAGATATTGATGCATATATTTATAATTTCAATATTATGTCAGACGCTGTGACCCAAATTTGAAGGAGATGATCAAAAATGATTGATTTAAACACACAGATACGCAACATCCCTTCTAGGGATGATTTCGAGGGGTTCTTAATGAACCCCCTTTGGTTTGAATATATAAAGAGACTCTCCCATGAGAAGATATATTATCTCTTAGTAAAAATAATTAATAAGAGAAGTAAAAATCTTCATAGTATAGAAAATTTAGACTTTGAAACAACTGAAATTATCGATCCATCTACTTTCTATGAAGGAATCGATGAAGATTTTCTAGTTCGTTATGAAAATAGAAACTCGATATTGGAAATAATCAAGTATCCCGAAGATACAAACATATTATATGAAGTTATTCCGATAATCGGAAAAATAGATATGAATGGTGCACTAACTAAAAATAGATCATTTATTATGGATGATATCCCAGACAACATTAATATTTCACGCATACGGAAAGATAGATTTTTCCTTTTTACATTAAAAAATAAACAAATATTTGCAGCAGTTTTCATGGAACCTACAAATTTCGGTACTTCTAATATGTCTATTGTCGATATAGAAGAAATTAAAAAGATTATTCAAGATAAACTTTCTAGTGATAGTGATGTGTTTATATACGATTCAGTTTTATATGACTGTAGGTATATTACCTCAGATTAAAGGAGATGAGTAAAAGTGATTGATTTAAACACACCAATACGCGACATCCCTTCTAGGGATGAAACGTTTATAGTTTATTTCGAAGGGTTCATTAAGAACCCCTCGGAAGGGCTGATTCGATTTATGTTGAAATACGAGGATGACTGGATTGAAAAGTATCCAGGACTCTCTATGTTCAATGGAATGAACGGAAGTGAGATATATGAAAATACCATGTTATTTTCACCAATGGAGTTACTTAAATCTTTATCGGAAGGAAATTTAACAGAAGAGCAAATGGAATATGATATGAATTTAATTTTATCGAATGTAAAATTAACAGATTCTCTCATGACATCATTTGAATTTGCTCTATATCAACTATTACGCCAAAAATTTGTAAAGAAATGCTATATTTACAAAGAAAATTCTTTTTTTGATAACGAAATCCTATATCTATCTGAAAAGTACGAAGATGTAATAGGTAAAATAGAATTGGAAAGTGGATGCCCAATTGATCAATTATATGACAAGATAGATGCCACTACTATTTATACAAGGGATATGGGATTTATTTTTGATTATGTACAAAATAATGTCAAAGAAGAAAAGAAAAGTGGACAGGTATTTATTCTTTTAAATACCTGCCAGAATATGACTTATTTTGAAGAAGTAAATAGCTTTTTTTATGATGAGGAATTTTACGAGAAAGTAAAGAGTAGTAATGCAGAGAATCCTTACACTATTTATCCTACTTATAATTTCCAAATTGATGATGATGAACAGAAAAAAGGAGATCCTTTATTTGCATTTTCTATGGATGATGAAGAAAATTAATAATCTATCCTAAAAATAACTTTATCATAAATCTAAATAAAAAAGAAAGGAAGAAAAAATATGAATTTACAATTACGAGAAGATATTAAGTATGGAACGAATATCATACCGGAGGAAGAATATTTAGAGACCATCATGACAATCGCTGATGTTGCATCTGAGATGGTGGTAAAAACACTAGGTCCATATGGTAAGACAACAATTATTGATGATGGGGTTATGACATATCCTACGAAAGATGGATGGAATGTATTGAAGAGGTTGAGATTTAACGATCCAGTCTATAATACATTATATGGAATCTTAAAACTGACAAGTTTTGGTTTGGCACACACAGTTGGAGATGGGACAACAACTTCATTCGTCGGTGCTTCCATATTCCTACATGAAATTTTGAATTTATTATCTCAGAAAAATTATCGTCAGGCAGATATTGTAAGTGCGATCGAAGCAGTATCAAATAAAATCGCAACGACTCTTTCTGAGAGTAAATATGTAAGACATATTAAGACCCATGAGGGGTGGGATTATTCTGATATTGAACAGATTGCAAATGTCTCTTCAAATGGAAATGACGAACTATCTTCTATTATCAAAGAGATTTATCAATTAACAAATAACCCAAATATATACGTTACACTTGATTCTGGAAAATGCTTACGATATGAGATTCAAACTGGATATAAACTTGATTGTAAACCGATCAATCAAAGTGTGTATCGAAATACAGATGAAGGAACGTATGTATTGAAAGAAAATTCCTTTGTAGCTATTTTCGATCACAATGTAAATTATAATGAACATGATAAGATTATCACAGGATTATCTCGCTATGCAACTGCACATAACGCCTCATTATTTATTTTTGCTCCTTATTTTGATGATATCTTATTAAATATCATCAAAACATCCACAGAAAGTTTACTTCAGCAGGGGCAAGTTCCAAATGTTATGTTGATTCAGGTTCCAACGTCTATGGAGATTCATAGAAAATACATGTCTGATCTTGTTCTTCTTACAAATGCACAAGTGTTTGATTATGGAAAGGTGCGAGCATTCAATGTAATGGTTCATAATCAAACAGCAAAGCCAGAAGACATCATAGAAGATGCTTTACTCAATACAGATCAATATAAATTTAATGAACCTTCAGATATCATTAAATTATGTGTTGGTCGCGCTCGGAATATCACGGTTGCGGAAAGATATGTATTACTTAAAGATTACGAAACAATTGTAAATCAGACTGTATTTAAGAATAAATTAGAGGATGCAAAACACGAATTTGAAGTTATTAAAGAAAAAGCAGAAAAGCAAACAAACGGAAATCTAAGAAACGACTATATGAATGCATATCAGCATTACACAAAACTTTCCGGAAAACTTGGTGTTATTTATGTTGGTGGAAAATCTGAATTAGAAAAACAATGTTTGAAGGATTCTGTTGATGATGCGGTACTTGCTTGCAGATCTGCATATGAAGATGGATATATCCGAGGATTAAATCTTGTCATGCTAGAGACAATTGATGAGGTACGGAAAGAATATGAGGTACGGAAAGAATATTTAACTGCTCCAAATCAGTTATATGTAGATTTAACAAATATCTTTTTTAGAGTATTCCAGGATCTTTCTATTTTTGTATTGAACAACAAATATCAGAATGACGATGTTATTCTTGTACATCGAGAAGATACGGAAACCCATGAAATAAAAGATGAAAAATTTACAAAAATTGGCATTATTCTCTGGGCTGTGGAGAATCATTATGGATATGATTTGGTTACGGACACTCTTATTCCAGACAAAGATTGTTACATCGTAAATCCGGTATCCACAGATATTGAAATTCTATATAATATGGTAAGTGTGCTGTCTACTATATTAACAAGCAATCAATTCTTATCTATCAATCGAAATTATGATCGACAGGTTGGTCAGAGACAGAAGACAGAAATGCTTGTTAATACAAAGGCAGAAGAAGCTGCAGCTATTGTAAATCGGGTGATTGAAGAATTGGATAAATGCGGAAATGATAATAAAATTGCACGATTTCTCAGGGGAATAAAGAAAAAACAAAAAGAAATGAAATAATTTATGAATAGGATGACGTATAAAGCGTCATCCTATTTTATATTTACTGTATTATTTATATCTAAATCTCATATATTCTTATTGTAGAATACTAAGGAGGTTAATTAACATGAACAAGAGAGGAATTGAAATTAATTCAGATGAGTCCTATTATCCAGAGGAAATTAAACGTTGGAGTTCTAAAATTATGAACTCTAGGGAAGATAACATGAGTCCGTTCTGGAGAGACTTGGTGGTTGATATGTACTTTCGTTATTTCGTAAATTCAATTGTTGGTCCAAACCCAAAAGAGCGATTCTTTGTAAAGAAATCAAAGAATTTTAATTGCTTAATTTTGGTAAAAGATCGACGGGATGAAACAGAAAGGAAGCCATATGTCATTCAAGTACAATATGGAACAGATGAAAACAATAAACCCTTAAAGAGGGCAACGTGTGAAACTATGACACGTAAGGACGTTGAGTTAGTTGAAAGGATTTTAAAAAATACTGTAAACGATTTTAATATTATCGAATTAAAACATTAATCACATCTATTTAATCTAAAAAGATCATCAAAGAGATTATATATGTTTATTTATTTGAATATAAAATACATATATAATCTCTTTTTTTGTTTAAACCACCTTTTTAAACATTTTATTAAAAATGGAAACCCTTTATAGAAAGAAGGTGAATAATAAAAGTGGCAAGAATTATAAACGTTGAAAAATCACAATACACAGATAGCCTCATCAAAACCTTTGCTGAGAATAGAGTTGGTCAATATAGTAAATTTTTGGATAAAAACTTTATTTTTATCACTTATTTACACACAAACGAAGCAGAATCAAGAAGTGATGTTGGATTGGGTTCTGTGGAATCTGATATAGGACCCAATTCTCCAGTAAGATATGATCAGATTAATGGTTTACCGATATGTAATGTCCCAGAATTAAAGCCTGACTTAGATTATTCGGAAAATGGATATGATATCGAATTAGATCTTTCCGACATTACTTTATTACCAAATACAGTAAAACCAAGAGTTGGGGATCATATCATAATTAGTCTTCCAAATATGATTGAATTATGCTTCCGAATAAATGCTTTCTCTTATAACACAATTCAATCAAATGATTTCTATATGTTTTCTGCAGACTTACGATTTACCGGAAAAGATTTAATAAATCGATTTAAAGGTCAAATTGTAGAAGAATGGGAAACAATATTTGAAAATATTGGAACAGAGGATAAATGTTTTATCCAGAAAAAAGATGTTTCGAAGATACAAAATGCAGGGAAGTTAATTAACGAGCTTTTAAGACACTATTATGAGAATTTTTTTGATTCTTTCACTGGTACGTTCGTGTGTAAAAATAATACAATTGATCATGAAGATGCTTGGTTATATGATAAATATGTTGAAAAGTTCATTATGGAATCTCAAATATACTATAGAGATAATATAGAAGAATCTATAGTTTTATCTTGTGCTGATATTGAACAAGATATGAACAGACTTTATATGGAAACCCTATACTATGCAGTATTGAATAGGGATGCTAGTTATCTAGCACCTTATCCATATGAATATCAGGTGGGTATTCAGAAGAGTGCATCACCATTTGTCATTAATGACATAAATTGTAAAGGTGTAAACCTTTTAATAACCAGGAAGAAACTTCAAAAAGGTCATTCCGATGCATTAGATAATGGAGATACAATGGAATATTTTTCACATAAAATGATTGATTTGATTAAACATCCAGATCATTTAAAGCAGGAAGATCCAGATGGTTGTCAAATTATTATTTTTGAAGGAGATCAAGACTATTACAAGGAATATGTAGGCAATCCAGATGCAGGTACAGAAAACTGTCCTGTGTATTATAAACCAAAGATAGAAAAAGTTTGTCTTACGTATCCAGAGAAAATTGTTATTGAATATTTAACTGGAAGAATGTCAGATATCAACAAGGAATTACTGATTCCATATACTTTAAGAGTAGATAATTATACGTATCGGATGATGCCTATAATTATTTATATTATTACACAATATTACGAGAGTTATTTTAAATCAAAGCAAAATGACTTTTTATAGAAAGGAAGGTTTATATATTATGAGTTTATTAAGCGGAATGAATAATATGCTAAACGATGAAATTGTTATGGAAGCGGCAAATGAAGAAATTGCATTTAATGAAGAACTTGCCATGGAAGCAGATGAATTAATCGATACCATGGTAACTGGAAAACATCCTATCATTGATGAAGAAGTAGATGAAATGGTGGATGACGACTTTGATGGTATTGGAGAAGAATGTGATGTACTAAATGCTACAGAAGCCGCTGCTTTAACTGGAAGTGATTTTTTCAGTTCTTTAAATCTAAATACGAATGACCCAATTACAACAAAACCTGGTTCAATAGGATACCAGTCTAGTGCAGCTAGTTGGAATAGTAATTTCTCTACTGATTTTATGAATTCTGGAGATCCAATTACAACAAAACCTGGTTCAATAGGAGCAGATAGTGTTGCAAATTATGAAAAGAATTATTCTGATACCTTTGATAACCTTGGAGATCCAATCATTACTGGAAGAGGATCTATTGGTCAGAGAGACTCTGTAGCAAAAGACCCCTCTATGGAATCTGAATTCAATATTGGGTCCCTTATGGGAAGGTATGATATTGCAACAGAAGGTAAAATAAAGGATAAAATGGGAGCAAAGAAAAATGCAAAGAGATCTGCAGCACTTAATTCTGTAGGAGTTACTGATATCAATAATGCAGAAGTTGAAAACGCTATGAATTCTGGTAATTATAAAAAGGCTCTCAGTATTGTCCAAAGTTTTGGACATAAAGTAGAAACTGCAAAAGCAAAACTGATTGGCAAACCAGATTCAAAGCCTACAATTAGCACATTGAATGGAATTATTAAATCCAACAATACACTTGCAGTAAATATATCCAGAAAAGAGTTGATTGATAAGTATCAGTCTTCTGGCATGTCTGCTACAAAAGCAAGAAGAAAAGCTACTGCAGACTTAAGAAATAAGGCAAAGGGAAAAGAACCTGCAACAGAAGCATATATCAACGAATGTATCGATATGATTATCGCATATGAATCTGATGTATTGGGATTAGAAGATCCTGAAGCAACATCTAATGGTTCAATTGGTCAGCAAAATTCTGTAGCAACATTTGAAGACAACTATACGGACGGTGATCGAAATACAGATGACCCAGTAAAAACAAATGATGGCTCAGAAGGACAGAGAGATTCAAAAGCATCTTTCGATAAAAACTTTGCAGATGGGGTTTTAGATGATTTCGATCCCATTAACGGAACAGATGGATCTGTTGGACAGAGAGATTCTACAGCAAAAGATCCTGCTGCAGAAGCAGCCATTTTACAGGATGAATTAGAATTTCTTGAGGAGTCCTTATTAGATGATGATTTTGATGAATAAATAAACGAATAGATTAGAACGGATAGAATATATTCTATCCGTTCTAATCAAACTTTGTATCTTAGATACTATGATACTAGCTGGAAAAGTTGGATTTCTATGAGTATGAGCGATCATGCACATAATAATGCTATTAATTGGAAAAATTTAGGTTCAAGTATATCAGTAAATGTTAATGAACTATTTACACCTGGTTTTTATACCATACCTAGAAACTCAGTAGGCATCCCATATCAGCTTCTAGATACTAATTTTAAAGTCCCAGAAGTTGGATTAATTGTATTTGTAAGTGGCTATTATTCCCCGCCATGTATTCACCAGATTGTCTCTGGTGTCGGCGATAATAATATATTTATACGTAATTATTATTTAACCGAAGTTTCTGATACTTCATATAGTTTTAGATGGTCTGAATGGGAATCTATTTCTAATGTAAAAAAATTGCCATCTGAAACTGACATGTCATATAATTTTGATGGCTTCTCAGGAGTTATTGCACTCCCAGGTGATTATTATTCTTATACAATTGACAATACTCCTCCAGAATACTTTAAATATTCTTCAGACGAATATCCTGCACGACATTATGGTTATAATAACACATTTGTACTTCAGATAGAATATAATGCATCAGAAAGTACTGATAATAATGGAAATTACAAAAAGGGAAAATTCCAATTGTCTATTAATACCCAAATGACTGATTTTTATTCTCGTTATTTAAAATATAGGGAAGGTGTTAATGAGTGGTCTGAATGGAAGAGATATAAATTACTTTCTGAAGACGATCATTTTGTTTGGGAAAGGGTATGGAGTGGTTCATTAAAATCATCTGGTTCTGGTGACTTAATAAAAACTATATATAATCTTATGGGAAATGTTAGAATTACTAGAATGGGTAAATTCTCAGGTAACGGATGTAATTACTTGTGTGGTATTTATGGTGGCCCATTAAATCTGTGTATATTACCAGTACGTATAGATTATATGTTTTATACAAGTTCAACTAATTATAAACTAGGATCTGCAGAAGCTACTTTAGGTTGGATTATTCGTAGTGACAGTTGTAATTGCACATATCAATCTTATTTATTATATGACGCAGAATTTGATATTGAAGGAGCGGCAACAAAACCGTTTATCTCTTTAACTGGTGGTAATGTGGATTATAATCACCCCCTTTCTTCAGTAAATTCAGCTTATATAGATAATCTTCCTGGAGAAGAAACTCTTAACGATGGTTACTCTAGAGTAATATATATGAACTTTAATATTAACTTCGGATTTGATGCTGAATCTAAGTTACGATTACTCGCTATTTATTTTTTAAATTAATAATCAAATAAAAATTAAGATGGTAATCGCTCAATTATAACTTTTTTTATATCAAGATTATGATTATTTATATTCAATTTAAATATAGGACCTAATTGAGGGCTTCCATAATTCCAATATAATAAACTACAATGTATGTCATCAATATAATTTGGAACCGCATGTGGACAATTATTATTGATCCACATGCAATTAGAACAATCAGGATCATACCCAAATTGTTTCCCATATATGCACATTTTCATACTTCCATTATAATTACAATTTATACCGAATGATGATGTCATAGGACTTTCATAATAAATGTTACAGCTAGTTGATTTTAAATAATAGGCATCTTCAAATGTATATTGTACAATATTTTCAGATTGTTCAAGCCAACTACATTTATTGTTAATATTTTCTTTATATATTATAGTCACTTTTAAGCAAGAAAATAAATATAAAATATTATTCCTAAAAATTATATTGTGTTCTAAATATTCTAATGGTACATTTAAAGTTAACTGGGTACCTGTATAGCTTCCATTGTATATTACTAATGGTTTAATTATTCTATCTTCCATAGCAACTTTGTAAAACTTATCATGATTATTTCCCTTAAATAAAATACTTGGTATATCAAGGGTATCTACTAAGACCATCGACATATCACAACCCATATATAAATGACTATAATGCATATTAATACCAATACAACTTCCGGTGTTTAAATCAACATCGTTATATCTATAATCTTTGCAAAAGTTACGATTCTCATATACTCCCGGGGTTGGTGAATTGTAAGCTATAGGTTCTTGATATACAGAATTGTACTTATAAGTTGCAGCATTTTGTAATTCATTTATATACCATGTGCTCCAGCTAGCAGTATCATAGTATCTAAGATACGTAAAGGAATTTGATAAATGGAAATCTAAACACTGAATTTAGTACACTTAAATAAAAACGAATATTATTAATATAAGAAAGGAGAATATAAAAATGGCAAGAAAATCTACAAATAAAAATGTTTTAAAAAGTCTGATAAAGACAATTCTTACATTTACGGAAGGTAGATATCAGCAAATAAAAAGTGCTCTTACATTAGGCGAGACCAGCGATACAGCCTATCGTGGAGATAGAGGGAAAACAGCATATGACCATGCGATTACAAAAGATACAAACCCTCATGGTACAACAGCAACTGATGTTAACGCATATGATAAATCAACATCTGATAATAGATTTGCTCCAAAGGAACATAAACATACGAAATCAGAAATTACAGATATGCCTACGACTATGAAAAATCCAAATGCTCTGACGTTTACAGGAAGCGTTACTGGCTCATATGATGGTAGCACAGCAAAAACAGTAAATATACCTACCGTACCATCATCATTACCCGCAAATGGAGGTAATGCAGATACAGTAGACAACAAACATGCATCTGATTTTGCTGCAGTGTCAACAAAGAATGCTACGAATTTTAATAACATGACAACTCCAGGTATTTATACAATGACAAATGCAACCACCGCATTAAATGCTCCAGCAGCAGGAAACTTTTCACTAATTGTAATGAAATCTACCAATAGTAAGATACAGCAATTAGCTATAAAAGAAAATTCAAATACTGCGTATCTTACCAATATGTCTGAAATATATACTAGACAAAGAACATATTCTACGGGTAGTACATGGTCAGATTGGAGCATTTTACGTTTTATGAATGTAATAAAAACATACTCTGAATATTATAACTATAATGGATGTAATATTCTAGAATTTGTAGCAAATATAACAGACTGTTCTAATAAAAGTGATCTGCTAGACAATGGTCTAGCTGATGATAAAGATTATATAGCTACTAGAAGTGTGGAATGTTCTCTACCACAATTATCAGTTGTTGGAAGAATTGGTACTGCACCTGCGTTACTTATTCGCAATGGTAACGGATATTCTAATACTACTTGGTATAATGTTGCATTGGAAGATAATACGGAATGTTGGAATACTATATTTGATGGAGAGATATCCTATAATAAGAAATTTCCTATATCAGATCCATATAAATACGGTATATTTTCATATGACCCAATTGGGATTTCCGGTCATCCCACTTTAATAGTAGGAGTAATCATAAAAATAAGAGGATATAAATGTAGTAATTATAACGAGTTTTTTGAACAAACTTTCATTTTAACTAAAGAAATTGAATCTACAAATTGCGCATATACGTGTAATTATAATTTATATCATAATAGTCCTATTCCTATTGATAATTCATGTTCGTCTGTTTATTTATCAGTATATAATTCAAACTTTAACTGCCATACTGATTGTTATTGGTCTGCAATTAGCGATTTTCAAAGCCTTTGCGGTAATCTGTGCTCATTAGGTAAACAGATGATTACTTTAAAATCTGGTATTGGTGTAAATATAGCAGATGATACTTCAATTGAATTATATATTAATGGTGGTGACGTTATTACAAAGATATCTATACTAAAAATTTAATATGAGATACTGCATGAATGAAATATATTATTAATTTCCCTACCGTACATTTTAAATAAATATATTTATTTAAAATAATGGAGGTGCATATAAAAAATGATCGAAATATATGTTGATTACAAAAATATGAAAATTGTGGGATATAATACGATTATTCATAATACTTCCAATTCAGATTCTATTTTTGTAGAAGGTGATGAAGAGAAAAAGGTGTTATCATCCGGAATAAATAATAATTTATTCTATATTGATGGAAAAGTAACTGAATTAAAGGATGACGAAATTCCACAAGAGAGTGAAGCATCTATTAGTTTGCATAATGTTATGAGCGAAATAAACGAAATTAGTAAACAGGCATCCGGTGAAAATGAATACAAAACATTTATGGATAACATCATTAATGGAATGAGTATGGAAGAAGCAAAAAACATTGCGAAGAATAATCGTGAAAAATTAGCCACTTTGGAAAAACAAAGAGACGAATTGACTGCAGAATTAAAGAAAGAGGAAGTTGCTGGTAAACTTCGACTTTTTGAAAGTGAAGAGGCAAAAATAGATTACAAATACTTTTTATCTGTAATTGCAATTATTCGAGATGAAAATGATTATTTGGAAGAGTGGATTCGATATCATATTGAAGAGATGGGAGTTGATCATTTCTATCTCTATGATAACGAATCAGAAATTCCAGCGCAAGAATACTTGGAAAGCGTTAATTTTAAGTATCTTGATCATTGTACCATCAAGAGATTTCCAACAACAAGATTTTCACAGCAAGATGCACATACAGATTTCTTAAATAACTATAAAAATGAAACAAAATGGTTCATTGGTATGGATCCGGATGAATATATCAAATTAAAAGATGATTCAAAATCTTTAATTGATTTCCTTAAGGAAAACACACAATATGCAAAAATCAAATGTCAATGGAAACATTATACTGCAAATGGACAAGAAACACAAACAGCAGAACCTGATATGATTCGTTTTCCAAAGGAAACTACTTGGTATGATGAAAAACACGGTGGAAAAACATTTGCTCAGACAAATCGTATTCGCGGGTTTACAAGTTATACACCATTAGTTCGATTAGATGCTGAAACCGCAGATTACGATGATCATCCGGAAATTACAACAGAATTCATGCAGTTAAATCATTACTATACAAGATCTTATGAAGAATGGCTTCGTAAGATTAAAAGAGGAAGTTGTCATCCCACTTTCTTAAGGAAGTATTCGGAATTCTTTGAAATAAATCCAGATATGAAATATTTAGATACTGGGAAGGAACTTGTACAAGAATACTGTCCAAAGAGAGAATGGGAAGAATCTGAAGAAAACAAGAATAATGGCGGCGTTCCTTCAGAGGATTTCGTAGATGATATGTAAAAATGATATTAGGTACTGGGAAATTAATCCCAGTACCTAATAAAAATTTATTGTAGTGTATAAACTGCTACTAAATTTGACCCAACTGAAAAGTCTGATCCTAATTCAATACATATAGTGAGAGGACCAAATTTTTGAACTTTTGGACCATTTTCTATATTAAATGTATCATTATAAGATTTAACACCATTATCTCTATCTATAATATAACCTGGATACCACTCGCCTGACTCTAAGGTGTATACTGACCCATAATTATCCGTAAATTTTCCATCTGAATTTACGTAGCCATTATTAAATTCATTACCTATACGTGTAAAATGATAATAAGCACCACATATCATGGCAGTATCCTTACTCATACCTTCACTATAAGTTATTTGCCACATTAACATAGTATCAATAACATTGGTTCTATATACACCTGCACCACAATAGCGTTTTGTAATTATTTTTAATGGTGCATAACACATTACGCACACATCATCTTTTTTCATTAAAACATTTAATGTGACGTTACTTATTTTTATAGGATGATAATCTGCCATAGATGATGGAGCCACATGTTCCCCATTCCATATTAATTGCCATGTGAATTGGTCGTCTTCTAAAAATCTTTTTCTCTTCCATGGAGTAAAGTTATCAGTATAATTATCCCTGCTCATTCCTAAAACATAACGAGTATAAATATTATCCATGGGAAGATCCCATACTGTTTGATGAATATACCCATTATCATCGGAGCCTTTCTTTACTGTACCATCATCTTCAACATCAAACCACCAGTTGTTGTGTATATTTTGGATACAAAATTTAGTATTGCCTTTATCGAATGGCGAATTTTTGATAGTCCCTGCAAAGTTTTTAGAAACATTGAGTGAACTTAACATATTTTTGGTAATTAAATCTTTATTAATATCATACGTAGATACCGATTCTGTTCCTTTTGAAATATATCTTTTCCAAGAATTTATTGTTACACCAGATATTTTCCCGTTTAAATAATTATTTGACCATGTATTCCAGGTGTTTCCACCATCATTACTACTTCTTCTAGAATAAAAACTAAATATACAATTAGTCATTCCAGCCTCAATCGTCTGCATGATATTAGAACCATTACTAATCACTGTTAAATAAGCCATATGTAATGGATTATATGGGGCATTTGATTCATGATACCAAAGTTTTGGTACATTCAATATTTTTTCATTGTTAGGGTCAATTGTATACAAACCAGTTTTAATAATTGTATTTAAGTCTAATGTTTCTTCAGTTGTAGGTGCAATATTACCAGTAGCTGGGAATTTAGCTACATTTTCATCATCCGTACAAATTCTTTTCCAATCAGTCCATTTATCATTTGATAATAGTGCTCTAATAAATATATTAGTAGTTTCTGATTGAATCATTATTTGATGAGCATATGAATAATTATAATTTGCAAGCAAATCGCTTGCATGTATCAATAAGGCATAATCATTTTCAGTAAATTGGTCTGGGATGTTTTTTACATCTTTAACAGGGATCGTGTCAAAAAACAATTCATGATAATCAAAAAATTTAAAATCGTTCATATCTTTAATACTGGTATTCAAATTTTGATATTTTCCTATTTCAGTAGTATTCCATATTCCGAATTTTGGATCTGTGCCATTGATTAAATAAATGAAGCGTTTTAAATGATCATTATCCATGTTTTTTATAAAAACGTCTTGATAAACATAATGACGTATTTTTTGTACTATAATAATTATTTCAATGGCCGCTTCACTCTCACGTTCAAGTATTGGATGAGCATTTAATACTGTAGTAGTATTATTTAGTATTATTTTATACATTCCTTCAGTAAGATAGTTATTAAAGTCTATAGTTTTATTTGATCCGTCAATAAATGTTTTAGAGAAAAAATCATCAGAAGATACTTTAACCCATCCAGACCACTTACCTGAAGTTCCTTCTAATGACCTAACATGTACAGACAAATCGTCGTACGACACTGCTATTTGTATTCTATCTGCATCAGGAGAGTTTTCGGTTTTAGAGTTTATGAGCAAATAACGATGATTCAAATTATTATATGGAGAATTTGGGATTGCGTCACTTGTATTTGAAATCAGACTATATATACCGGTAGAACCTAAGGAACTAGTATTATCAAATCCTTGAGTACCTGGATATATGATTCCATTTTTGGCATACTCATTATGATTATGATTCTTTAAAGCATAATTACTTAAATCAATATCATCCACTGTGATGGGAGTTCCACCAAATTTTTCCCATTCCGACCATGTTTTATCTATACAATATCTGCAATATGTCTCATCAGCAGATCCTGTGAATAGAATTTGTTGTGCATCTTCTACCCATCCGATTACCAAAAGCCAAACATATTCTAATGGGTAAGTAGTAAGAGGACCATTTGTTATACTTTTAGATGTAATTTGAACCAAGCTAGGAGATTTATATGAATCTAAATTCCCGCTGGACGTCGAAAACCCACTAGCAAGTCGGGCATGAGTATGTCCATCCATACTCATAGAAATCCAACTCTTCCAGCTAGTATCATAGTATCTAAGATACCCTCATTTTTACCCGTTATTATATTCATATATTCTTTTTCTTGGAAGGAGGTGAAAAGAATGAATAAAGAAACAAAAGACACTGTTGGTTATGTTGTAAAGACGATAGGATCAAATCTAACAACAAGGGCATTCACAGAGGAGTGCATTTCTGACATGACAGACATATATAATGCGTTGAAAGCATTATATGAAGCAAAAAAGTATAAAGAAGGGATGTACTTAGTCAGAGGATTATTTAAAATATCCTGTGGCATAATTAATGCTCCAACTGATAATGCAAAGCTTGTAATAAAAGACTCGTATGACGATATGCCCGATGATATGTTAGACGGCATATTATCAGAAGTCCTGGATCATTTCAAATCCGACATTGATGAACAAATACTGATGCATAACACGATGTATAAAGCATAATCAATATTACAAGTGTTAAGTTTAGTGATGTAAAGGAGTGGAATGGTAGAGTTAAGTAATGGAATGGTGAGGTGCTGATCTGAATTGTTATGTGATGCAATAGCAAGGAAACGTGTTGAAATGTAATGGATACGAAAAGCGTCGTGATGTTTTGTTTAGTTTTGTAAAGGTTGTGCATGGTAGGGTAAAGTGCGGATGTGTATTGGAATGGTGCAGAGTGGAATTGGCTCGTATTGGAGAAGTAAAGCGTTGTCAGGTGATGGAATGGTTCAGTAATGTGGAGAAAAGGTTTTTGGCTTTGGACTAGTTTAGTAAAATATTCTCACTGTATTGAAATGAAAAGCGTTGATAAGTAATGTGACGTATGGGAATGGTGTCGAAAAGTTAAGTGTTGTGCTGGAATAGTTCCGAAAAGTATTGAAAAGGAATGGTAAAGTCTGGTAGAGTAATGTTTAGTAGTAGTAAAATCTACGGTTATGAAAAGAAGGTTTAACAACCTTCTTTTTTTATTTTTTAATTCATATCTCGACATTTAAAGTAAACTTTATATAGATAGAAAAATAAAAAAGAATAGAAAGAGAAAGGAATGATATAAAATGAAACCTACTGTTATTGAAAGTGTAGCCGATATCTTGGATACTTTCAATCTGGACGAGATCACAACCCTACTTCATAGTCAAATAGCAGGAAATAACGAAGAGATCCGTTCAACACACCCAGTTGATCATTTTAAACCGTTATATTATAAATATCGGTGTATTATTGATACAGAAGAAAATTCTGGAGAAATAATAGAAGAAACAAAGAAGCGATTTGAAGAAATTTGCAACATTATGATTGATTTAATTACAAAAAAATTCCATCTCATTGTAGATGAAGAATGGAAAGAAGATAATGTCGATACTCTTCCAGGTTTAGTCATGGCATTATATTCTTTTTTTGTTTTAGATTTACCATCCAACTTACAAGAAGTATGTTTAAATTATATTCGTAAGCACGAGAAGGATATCTACGAAATGTTTGAATATAAGAAAAACAAGAAAGATGCGTCCACGATGGTAAATAAGAGATTTATGACTCCGGAAATGGTTGTTATTTCTTCAAATATCTACGATATTACAACATGGATTCTGTCAACTTTATCAGAAGAATCATTTATTTCTTATATTAATTCAGATTATGCTCCACTGAACGTTATTTCAACGTTATTGGAAGATGGAAAAATGACTGGAGAATTTATGACGGAAATAAATGATATGTATGCAACAAATGTTGATTTAAAATGCAATGTGTGTTTTGAATTATTAGCTTTATTAAAAGAAGGAGGTAACTAAAATGGAAGCAATCGTTTCAAATGGAAATCAGAAAGAAAAAGGATTAAACATGGAATCAGTAGATGACTTAAAGAAAATGGTATCTGATGAGGATTCTATTTCTGAAGATATCCCAGAAAAAAAATCTACTATGCGAATCACTAATAAGGATATGGAACGTTACCGGGAAAATATTAAGACTTTCAATTATATTGAGTTAGGAGGTCTACGAAGAGAATTAGAAACCGAAAAAGAGGGACTCAAAAGTGCCAATGAAGCTGCTAAGAGTATCCTAAAGATTAATAAAGACTTTAAAGATGGAAAATATTCTTCTGAGTTAGCAAAAGATATTGCTACATCAAATGAAGAGGACAATATGACTGATGATATCAGGGAATTTCTGAGTTATTATGATGATTCAATGGAAAAGCTTGACATCATATCCAAAGAGATTGAAGAAAGGCTTAAAGAGTTTGATGATATTCCTAAAACAACATCTTATATGTCTTCCATGATGCTTGAAATTATTGCTAAAAATGAAAAGAAAGCAGAAGAAATTAAAAATCAATCACAAAAAAAGAGAGTAATGCAATTTTACAAGAATCAGGAGGAAATATTCTCTAACCGAGATTCCGTTGACTTTATCCTGTCTAAAATTCCAAATAATGAATTTCTTGTGCGCAGAATTGTTAATGACCTATTAAAGGACAAGAAGGGTTTTGTGCTTAAGGGTGTACAGAAATCCGTAACACACGCTTTCGGGAGCGTCTTTAGTGTTAATCAGTTAACAATGTTTGAAAAGTATCTTACGGACTTATATGAAGATGATACCGATGCATTCTTTGTACAATATGTATTATATTTAATATATAAAAGGGAAAAAGAATATAAATCATATTACGGTAAGTTCAAATGGGTTGAGATGCTCATCATGAATATTATGGATATCGCAACGGATAATTATGATTTAGAATCCGGTGTTGATGCATACAATGAAAAACTTATCACAATACGGGATGCTATATCTCCGATGATTGAAAAATTTAAAAAGAAAAAGAAATAAAAACATATCTGAGCACTATATATGACCAATATAGTGCTCAGATATTACGACAATATATTATTTTTATGCGAATATAAAGAAAAAGGAGGACAATAAAAATGAAATTTATGAACTTTATTGTTGTGAATGAGAAAATCCATCCAGATGATTGGAATCGCGTGACATTCACAGTATCAGGAGAAGTTTATATCAAACCCGAAGTACCTGTTCCTGTTATATATGCTGGAAAAGGGTGTCTTGGAATTGGTACGGTCAAGCAGCTATTATTAACAGAAACCTCAACCGATATTACATTTGAGTTTGCCGAAGTTGGAGAAGATGCCCGCAAAGCATATTACAGTCTGTACCGGAATCAAGTATCAAGCTCTAGTGATGATGGAGATTATGAATCACAGACGGACGTAATTATTCCCGGGGCAATTGGCTCTAAAAAATCTTCTACGAGAAGTTATAGTTCTTCTGGTGGAGATTATAACAGACCCAGAAGATCTAAATCATTATCTGATTTTATGGACGATGATGGAGATACACACTGGTAAAAAGTACACTAAAGCGGAGATAAAATAATTCTCTGCCCATTTAGTAATGTAAAGTAAAGGTAGTGTTCAGTATAGCGACGATATGTAAAGTTGAGTGGTGCAAAGGAGTGGAATGGTAGAGTTAAGTAATGGAATGGTGAGGTTGGGTTTAGTGATGTAATGGATCTGCTATGCATAGAATGGAGTGGTAGAGTCACGGTTATGAGTAGTTAATTTTAGTAATGTACTATAAAGCGTTAGGCGGCACACAACTTAGTCTAGTTAAGGAAAAGTGAAGTGTTGAGTCGTGGAGTAATGGAAGAGCCAAGTATTGTAATATGATGCATCGGAAAAGCTGTGTCAAGATAGGTTAAGTAATGGAATAGACTGGACTGGTAAAGTATTGTAATGCTATGGAGATGTATCGTTATGAATTGATGTGTCTAGTAAGGTATAGGAAAGGTGAGGTTGTGTGAAGTGGTGTTACGGAAAGGCGACGCATGGTGGCGTGTGGTTGAGTAAAGGAAATGGCTTGCTTGGATTTGTAGTGGATGTGTGATGCGTTGCTTAATCATGTAGCGTAAACTAAATAAGGTGTGAATCATTTCGATTCACACCTTATTTTTTAAACAAGTGATAATATCCTATAAACATATTGAGAAGCTGTTTTGATCTTTACAGATTTGTTATCAATATTTAAGTATGAGAACAGCCGGACGTTTACATAATCAGTTTCTCCATTTGCAAGAGTTTTCTTTTGTCCAGTATAAATACCAATGGAATTATATCTTGCTGAATCCAGACTTCCGGTTGATTCATAATATTCCCGAACATCATCTGTATTAAAGTCTAAAACAAGTTCGGCAAACGACTGTATCTTTTCTGTCCTTGTAGAATCATGGATTTCTGCAGTGATTTCTGTACCATCAGCTTCATCATCTGCCCCATCTTTCCACCATGTCTTAATGATGATATCCTGAGCAAACTCCTTAAGATACCAATCAAATGTACCATCTCCATTATCCTTCTTGAACCAATATTTATTAGCGTCATCACCTGTAATAATGGTATTTCTTCTTAAAGGAATTATATCTGGGACATCTCTACGCTTAATATCTTTTTCTGCCACAGAGCCAAACTGCAATCCTGAACCACCAATACCAATTCCGAATAGTGCAATAAAATCTTTACCAAGATCTCCAGTCTCACTTGCGTTAATATTCATAATTTCATTCAAAGTTTTAGGTTTCCAATTTGCATCAACATTGCAAAGATGTTCCAATGATGTAATAGCTCCCCCAACTACAACTGTATTTTCTCCTACTTTTTTGAGGAGTGGATTTCCAAATCCATCATCACCCATCTTTTCATATAAAAACCCTGCCATTACAGGCATTCCTTGATTTTTTTTATATATGTCTTTTCCTCTGGAAAACATGTCGGCTAATGCCATCTGATCAGTTAAAATTATTGGTTTCATATTAATATGATCCTCCTTTTCTGTTTTCAATTATTGTAATGTTTCATTTGGTTTATTCTTCCTCTTTATACTCGAACACAAGAATTATGTCATCTTCCAATTTCGTAGAAGATGTTATATATGAAGTTTTCAATTTTGATATTACTTGTGTAACCAATGAGAATTCTTCAGATACTGGATTATGTTTATCATTGATAGAAACGATTTCGTCAACAAAATTATTTATTACTTCGATAAAATAAATGGAAAGTTTATCTATTAGATGATCTAAATAATAAATAGGGTTTTCTTCCATATCTATTATAATCTCATAAATAAGCTTATCTTTATAGTCATCTATAAGAGTAAATGATGCATGATTATTTATCTTCTCTAAATATCGAGAAATTAAATCTTCTGTAAATATCTCATCTTTTAGATGAAGTTTTTCTATATAAATATTAATAATATTAATTATCATAAATTCTGATTTAAAAGTTTCACTATCATGGATTTTTGGCTCTGACATTTTTAATCGATAAGAATCAGAAAGTCCATGCTCCTCAAAGTACTTAGCAATTAAATCACCTGTAAGTATATTTTCTGTCAATTTACTATTGTCCATACAACTATGAAAGATGAAATCTAACATATATTTGAATTCTTGATTTGTAACATCCTTTATTTTAGGATCCTGATCCTTTAAATAGTAAGTAGTGTGCTTGATTTTAATTAATTCTAAACACATCAATCTTGAAATAAATAAATTTTGACTTTCTACAGGCAGAAATCTTTCAGCCATTTCCTTTATATTTGTATATATAGGGAATAATTCTTCGACGTATTCAATTAGCTTTTCCATTACTTCATCATATATCAAAGATAAGTCATCACTAAAAGGAAATTGATCATTTGGAAGAATAAAAATCTCTTCTATTTTTACTTCTTCCTTATAAAATAAATCTTCTGTAATTCCAAATACAATTTCTATCATATTAGCAATGTAATCTCTTAAATATAAAGCTACTGGTGGGAGATATACTGTCTCATCAAGTGAAATATCATCTTTCAAAAAGTATTTTGCATATAAATATTGTCTTTCCTTAATATATGCAATTATATCATTTAAATAATCAATAATAGATTCTAATGGTTGCTCTGAATAATCATCATATATATACGAGATTATATTCATTAATTTAAAATAGTTATCAACATCACTTACCAAAGAGTAAATAATATTATATCCTGTTAAATCTGTTTTTGCAGATTTAAAATATTCAAGTAACTTAAAAATGTTTTCTAATAAAAAGTTGCTATTTGGCAAACTTAAAAACTGTAATTGATTAAGTAAGTCACAAGAGTTTTCTAAAAAGAATAGGGTACTTGTAATTTCCATATCAAAGTCAATATCTTCATTTAAATATCTAGCATATAAAGTTGGATTACTGTCTGATAATAATTCTTCAAATGTGTTTGCTTGTGTGCCATCTGACTTTGTAAATGTTTCTTTTGTATATTCAGAATACATGAGTGTTTGATATAATTCATAATATGCATGATATATATCTGGATCGTCTGTTTCGAACATCTTATTTGCAAGATACCTTCGTAAATTTACCATCTTTCCATATACGATTCGAATAGCATCTAATGATGACACCGGCATCAGTGTTAAATAATCTAATAACTCAGCATCATTCTTCAAATAATCATTACTTGTTATATTTTCTTTCAATATAGTTAAATCTTCTTGAAAGTTAAATCCCATAAATCTTCCAATTGCATGAGGCTCATCTGGTATATTCCCCATATAGCCATATTTTCTTATTATAATAGCACATAAGTATATAATCATATCAAAAAGAGTTACTTCCTGTTGTAACGTGCTATTATAAATCTTTGTATATGGCAATAGTTCTCTATTATCTAGAATCATTTTAAAATAATAAGTGGATTCGTATATAATCTTCATAAGATTAAATGTTGTCTGTATTCCAAAGTATTTTGTTTCTCTATAATTGTATTCCTCTTCATAGATCTTATTAAGAAGATTTTCATCATTAATCCAATATGGATCATCTCTTGTCATATCATCATATGATGAATAATTCTTTGGATCTCTTACTTCTAATGATGGAGAATCCCATAATTTTACCTTAGAAAACTTAATGTCATACATTTCTCTTAAGTTTAAATTTCCGTTCTCATCTTTTGGAAATATGGGTTTCCCATTTACAAATCTGTGAGTTTTTAAAATGAAATAAGCATAAAGACTCGTGCTTCCAAAACCAAATAGATCAAATATTTTAAAGAATACCTCAGGACTTCCTTTACATCCAATCAAAAGATTTATATTTTTTATAATCTTTTTGTGATATTCCATTGGAAGAGAGTCATAATATGGAACGCCATAGCTTTCATATACATACTGAAGAGATTCATTATCATAAAAATCTCTTGTTATATCAGTATCTAAGCATTTGCGATACATTTGCATAATCGTAGAAAATAAAATAATTAAACCAATAAATCCAGTATATTCTGAATTTGTCTGGTACATTTCTTTTTGATAATAAACCGTTGTAACCATATTTCTACATTCCGAATAGGTATCTTTAAAATCACGTAAAAGATTATCATATTCAGAATTTATGATCCATAATATTCCAAAATCTGCAATATTTCTAGAATTATAGATAGATATCTTTTTATCAGATAAATGATTCAAATACTCTTTTTCAGGATACTTTTGAATTAACTCATCAAGGTAACCTTCTCGATCTAATTGATTGATTGCATTTATATCTAACAAATGGATTGGTATATTGGGACTTGATATATCTGGATATTTTGTATTATATACAAAATCAGTATCTTCAATATCAGGTAAACCATTTAACATTCTATAGTAATTATTCTTTTCTTCATAATTTTCTTTGATGTATTCTATATGAGCTTTTGTAATAGAATCCCTCATAGCTTCTGGTATTCGATAAGGATCATAAATACAACTTTCAGCCATTTCTTCATCAAAACCAAATTTCAATAAAACATCTTTTTCAAATTTGTGTATTAAATCAAAGGTAAGGGTTCCTCTGACTGCTAAGTTATACTGTTCAACATCTATGGGAGAAACATCCACTTCCCCTTTTAATGCTTTTTCCGGATTTTTCCATATAATATTTGAAGAAATTCTTAATAATTCTTCAAAAAAAGTATCGGATGAATACTTAGCCATTGCTTATTTTTCAACCCCTTTCTATATTAAAATTTTATTTAAGTGGCTTGTTCTCTGAAAAATAAACGTTTAAATATATATTGAAACACTATTATAAAGTTGGAAAGGAGGGATTTGAATGAAAATTTCTAATCAATGTGGATATATTGGAAGAATGCAACAACCTTTACAATATCCAGATACTGATAATCCTACTATTTTTGTAATGTTTGATTATCATAAGTATGAATTAGATGTCATTTTACTTACTCCTGGCACATATTTACACGCTTATAGAGCAATTAAGTACTTTAGTCCACGATCTGTAAAGATATTTACTCCATCTATACAGATCGATTTTATTTCTGATATATATAACCTATGTAAAACGGTAAGCCAATTAGTTTCAACACAATGGGTATTCCCAGATAAAGCAGAAAATTTCTCATTCTGGAGTATGCAAGATGTAAAAGATAATTATATAAATCATTTTGATTCTCATTATTCTATTTCATATATAAAAAATTCAGAAGTAGATGAGATATATGATATAGTTGCAAGAACTCCCGATGTGGTAAATTATTTTACATTACATTTATCTGAACCTAAGATGTCAGAATTATATTATAATCATGAATACGATTTGATTCATGTTGCTGCAACTACCCCTATTTATGGAGGACTAACATATCAGAAAGCTATTTTGAAAAATAATAATTATCGGAATAAATTTATTCCTAATTCATTTACTTCTGTAGATGAATTTTATGATTTTATGAAATATTCTGTGCCAGAGAGTATATGCGATATTTCAATTGGAAATGATATGAGTAAGGGGGGAAGTTCAAATGATTCTTTATAAAGATTTAAATAAGAAGAAATATCAGCAAAGACCAATTAAAATGAAAGATATTACAATAGATGAAAAACCGGAACGACCAGTATATACCTTTAAAAATAATAAGGAACGATATAAATATTGTACAATGGTTAAGAATATGGTTCGAAGAGTTCCGGAATATAGAATTTACACTTCTTTTCTAAAGAAACATATGCACATGGATAAGTGTGTTGTGTTTAATAAATTACCAACAGATGAACCTCGAAAGAAATATTCGATTGAATTACATCATACTCCATTTACTTTAATGGAGATCATAAATGTAGTGCTTACAAAAAGGCAAGCATTAGGAGAATCTATAAACCCATACCGTACTACAGAAGAAGTACTAGAATTACATTACGATGGAAAAGTTGGATTAATTAATCTTTCTGTTACTGCGCATGAACTTACAGAAAATGGAAGAGTGTTCATTCCATTACAATGGATTTACCAAAGATATGATCTTTTTGTAGAAGAATATGAAGATTACATGGATGATAATCTGAAATCAAAAATCGAAATGATTATACAAATGAGCCAGAAATGTGATAAAATTGTTTCTGATGTATTAGACCCAGAATTTACGTATATCAATATTGATGGTTTTGATATACCGGAAGTACCAGAAGAATGGAAGAAAGCACTTGACAGTGTTTCTATGGAGAATACAATGAATAAATAAAAATCAGATGGGAGAAGGGATGTAAACATGAATCGTCCAAAAAACATCTTGAAAATTCAAGATTTAGTATTCATTCTACCTGATAATTTTAATGGAGATTTAAGAGATGCTATAGTTCTATTGGCAGCGTATCTTAACATAGATTCAGATGAATTTTCTAAACGAATTGAAAATCCTCCTGAATTTAAATCGCTTTTTGATGAAGCTAATATGGATAATACATTAAGATTGTCAATGAATTATGGGATTTTTGAATTAGGAGATGATGAGAAGTATAAAATAAAAAAGTAGTGATGCACCAAGGAAAAATTTCCTTGGTGCATCCACTCTTAATGCTTATAAATATTTAAAAAAGGGAAAAAGTACCAAATACTTTCTTTACAAAAGTATTATATACTTATTCGAGGTTTAATAAAAATATTAGAAATATTGATACAACTTAAAGATAAATTTATGAAATATTAAGAAAGGAGAATGATTTTAATGGATAATGTTGTTGTTAGTTCTGTACAACAGTATACACTTGATAAATTACGAATAAGTCTTTCAAATAAGATTGATTTCACTACATTCGGTAAATTATCATTCAGAATTTCTACATTAGATGAGACGGCAGATTTAACAGATAAATTTAAATCCATAGAAGATTCAAACGATTACAAAAAAGGTAGTAATATTGAATCTTTCGATTTGGTTTTGAAGAAAAATACTTCAATAGATGAAGGGACGTATAAATTTACTTTATTAGTGAAAGATGAAATTTGTTATGAAGATTCATTTAAGACAAATTATATGGAAGATATTCGTGTAACTTTTGATAAAATTGAATTATCTTCTATAGATACACTTCATGTTGTAATGAAACCCCTTACGGAAGATACGTTATATCAAACTAAGAAAATGATGTCCAAAATGTCATTTTCTATTATTGATGTGAATAATAAGCATTTTAGTAGCAATTTTGAAACTTTATCAAAAGTAATTGACAAGATTGATGAAGATTATATTACAGAATTTTATATCAAATTAAAAGAAAAAGAATCTGTCCATGAAGGCAGATTTACTATTCGTCTTACTTGTCCGTATAAAAGTAGGACGTTTTCCATTGTAGAAAGTGAATTAACACATATAGACTATATGACTACCACTCCACCAAAAATCGGGAGTTCTATGATTACTACAAGAACAAGTGGAACTTATTTAACTATTATATTTAGTGATTATATTGAGAGGACCATGTTGGAACGTGGCGATTTGAAAGTCTATACAAATAAAGGAAAAGATATCACTTATTACTTCGATCCAACTACAATATCTGCAACGTATTTTACATCTTCAAATGTTGACTATATTACTAGAGTTGACATTAGAATGTATACAGAATACTACCAATTAGAAAAAGGTTCCTATAAAGTAACATTTGAGTGGAAGCAAGATTATTATAACAACATCTTATACTCAATGATAGTAAATTGGGTTGTTCCGGGTATTGAGAGAGTAAGTCTTTACAATAATGACTTGAAACACATTGTTTTAGATTTACCAGACTCAGAATTGAAAGACTGGTTAAATAAAGAATCTTATCTTGTAGAGTTAGATGGGAAAGATATAACGGGAGACACAAATAAGAATATTTTCGATTCAAAATTAGTATTTACAAGGGAACTTACTGGAGAAGTAGAGGATTTATCTGCACATGATTTAGTAAGTGTTCAAATTACAAATAGAGATAATATCTCTAATGGAACTTATACTTTCATTTTATATCATATAGACGATGAATCAGGAGAACGTGTCTATGATTACATTGCCAATATAGATATCATAGCAGAAGTAACTCCTCGTATCGAAAAAATCTACCATTATGATATTCAGACAATTAAAGTGGAACTTACTAAGAAGATTCCAATTAATATTATCAATTCATGTATATTGCATATTCAAGATAAATACGGTATTCATAAAGATTATTACGATTCTTTCTCATCAATTGAGGATTCCAATATATGGGAACCCGGACAAACAAATACCAATATGTTCGATGTATATATCAACGAAACATCAACAATCACCAGCGGACAATTTGATGCTTTCTTAGAGTTCCGTGGTATGAACTTAGAAAAGCATGATTTGGAAATGAGTTATATTGAGCGAGCAAAGGGTTATATCACAAATATTGATCAAATAAGTATTGATTCAGTGAAAGTGTATTTTTCAGAAGCTCAAAGCAGGGGATTTCTTTTAAATCTTGACTTGGTTGTAAAAAATGTAAGAACAGGTCAAAGTTATACAGAACGATTTGAAAACTGGAAAAATGTATTGACAAACGATCATCCTACAATAGAAACTTTAATTATTCCAATGGATGAAGGAGATTCTATACCAAGTGGGAAATATAGGTTTTCTTTTGTATCTTATATAAATAAAAATGAAAAAGAATTTACAGAGATTTATAAATGTGATGTAGATCTTGGTCACATGACAAAAAATATACCGGAGATAAATAGCATTACCGTACAGAAGGCAGAAAATGGATTAACAGAATTTCAAGTAATTTTTAATCCATATTTGGAGAAGCGGTTATTTGAAGATGCGGTCATTACTATTGTCGGAGACAACGGCTGTGATCTGTCAGAACAACTTAAGGAGAAAGAAAAATGGATTACGACTACTGTATCTAAAGATGGATTAATTTTCTATAGGACTATAAATATTCAGGTTTTTGATAAAGATGTTAAAATTGAAAAAGACTTATATACAATAACATTTTCATGGGATGGAATCGTTCCATATATGAAAGATTTATCTAAGAAAGCATTTAGTGGTTATGTGTTACCCAGAATGGTAGATGCAAGAGTTACAGCAGTAAATGCAAAATCAAATACTGGAAGAATTTATATGAAATTTCCAGAAGAATTACAAGTATCATTCTTTGAAGAAGCAATGGTAGAAGTACTTAATGAAGATGGTGACGACCACACATCATTCTTCGGAACAATTCCTGGATCCAATATAATTTCTAAACCAACAAATGATGCAAACTTAAATATTTTAGATCTGAGAAATCTTTCCTTCGGAGCATATCAGATTATTATATATCATATCAACGAAGATAATATTAGAGAATCAGATTATATTGGAGTATTAAATATCAATGCGGCTGTATATCCCATTATAACATTGGTAGAGCCGTCTGCTATTAATAAACTTAAAGTACAATTACAGAATCCAATTCCTAAGCACATTTTGGAATCTTATCATTTTATCGTCGAAGATAGTAAAGATAATCGAATAGAAGATGAATTTGAAACGATTAACGATTCTAATCAGAGAGATTGGGATGAAAACTTAGAGGAAGTTGATTCATTTACTCTCATATTAAAGCCTGGTTATAAGATTTTACAAGGAATCTGTTTATTCGAAATGTATAATGGAGATCCAAGAAAGCCGGAAGACAATCCAATGCGATTAGATTTCTTTTATTTCGAAAACGAACATATGGAAGGTATAAATGGAGAAATAGATCTTATTAAACCTGTGACTTTATCTCAAATCAGTATTGAACTAAGCTCTTTAGAATCTAGGTTATTATTTGCGACTCTCTCTATCAAAGTTTTAAATTCAGATGGAGAAGATGTATCTGATAGATTTGAATCACTATCATCTGCTATGAAACGTATACCGGCAGATGAATTCAAAGATTTCACTTTAAATATTTTAAAACCTATTCCAGCAGGAGAATATAAAATCTACTTTTATAAAGAATTTACTGGTGTTGATACAGAATATCCTTTGACAAAAGGTATCACACTCCCATTTTTGTCAAATCAATATCCTATGATTCAAGAAGTTTCTGCTGCTAAAGTAGGAAATCGTTTAGATGGAAAAGATGCAATCATTATTATGTTTAGATCTCCTGGTTTAGAAGTAAAGCTATTTGAAAATTCTAACTTTATCTTCCGGACAGAGGGTAATGCTGAGGCAAATATCGCACCAGACAAATTCCAGGATATCCATAAAGTAGTATATGAAAAAGAAACTGACGAGAATGGTATTGAATATGTTGAATATGTAACGTTACCAATGTTAGAAAAGTATACAGATAAAGATGGGATAGATCATCCTGTAACAATACAGAAGGACACATATATTGTAGCATTTAATTGGTCTGAAAGAGTTGCCAATTATATGAAGGAAATAACAAGAATTGTTCGGTTAGATTATATTCTCTTCCCAATTAAAGAGATTATACAGAATGATTTGGATTCTGTAAAGATAACGTTCTTAGAGAGACTTTCTGGTTCTTTATTAAAATCTGGAAAAGTTGACGTGACTACAATTTATGAATCTGAAAATGAAGATGGAGAGGTTATATCTGATGTATCTTTCATTACTCAATTCCAGAAATTACAAAAAACAAATGAATTTTTAGATGACAAGATGTATGATAGTGTCATTGTTAAAATGGGTTCCAATGAAGATTATGAAGAGAAGGCACAAGATATTCTTCCGGGGAGAAATTATCGTTTTATCATCTCTACAGATCAAAAGTCAACATGGGGTGGCGAAGGATTAGAATTGCAATATGCTTTCTCAGGAAATATTGACATTGATTTCATGATAAATACGGAAGTGATTAACTGTGACACAACAGTTGAAAGAACTCTTTATAATACGCTCGAATTTAAATTTACAAAAGATCAATTACTCACGTTATTAAATAACAGTGATTTCTTCCTAAGAAATACAACGACAAAAAGAGATTATAGTTCAGTATTTATGAGTATGCTTGCAGCAAATACGTATGAAAGACAGGGAAATGATGACGAGATTGTTGTAGATACGTATTTTGGAAAAACTAAGAAAGATATTGTAATTAGTAAATTCCATTTTAGTGTAGAAACTATTGATTCTGTTTTATCTAAATTAGAAGAACACATGATGTTTCCTAGGAACACATATGAAATGGGATTTTTATATAACGGAAAAGAATATTTTAAGAATACAAAATATCTTCCATTTATGTCTGGTTCGTGTCCAGTCATTCAGAGTATGACTATTAAAGATAAGGATACCCTTAATATTCAATTTTCAGAATTACCTGATATTGATGCATTATTGGGGTCTACTTTTGATATTATGACATATCGTGGAGTACGAAAAGATGGAACAATTATTGGAAAATCATTTAAAGATAGTTTTGGTGCGATTGCAAATTCTGAGATATTTAAGAATGAAGTAGAAGAAGGGATTACGCTTGTTGAAGAAATTAACATTCCAATTCTACCAAATGTCACATTACCAAGTGGAAATTACTTATTAAAATGGACATGGTCTAAAGATTCTTTATATCCAGTTTCTACATTTATATATGGATTAAATGCAGTTGCTGGTGGGATTAAACGTATAAGAACTTACTCACATGATACAATAGAAATTCAATTTGAGCAAGAATTAGCAGCAAGCTATATGCTTGCAATGGAACTTAATGTTGTGAATGAAGACGGTGAAGATGTTTCTATGTTATTTAAAACATGGAGAGATGGAAATATTGATATGAAGATTGAAGAAACATCAAAAACCGATACTTATTATATACAGGTGGATGAAGAAGAAATTGTTGGACCATCTTTATATACGTTTACATTGAATGAAGAATATACAGAAGAAACTGAAGATGGAGATGATGAAGATGTTGAAACAACAGCATTTATCTTCTCGATGAATATTACGTACTTAGCTTATCAATTTCCGGATATTGAAAGAGTTGATAATTTAAGCACAGAAAGATTTATTGCAACTAAAATCACAAATGATAATGCAAAAGATCTCTATGGATATCAGGTTAGATTATTAAATTCTGAAACTATTGAAGACAAAGATATTTTAGATAAAGATACATTACCAGAATATTTAGGTCAAATGGTAAAATTATATCAGAAGCCACGTATTGATCAATTAACGATAAAACTAGATGATGAGATCGAAGATTCCTTATTGAATGCTTTATCTGTATATTTAGTGAACTCGGATGGAATGGATGTTTCTGATTACTTTATAAATCCTTGTAATGTAAGTACTTTCTATGAGAGAGATGTTATATATTATTTAGTATTTACGTTAACACAATTTGTTACTGGCGAAGATTTATCACAATACAATATCGAAATTACTAGACCAAATGGTGAAGTTATAACTGACATGTTTGATACAATTAAAGATTCTAATAATTTTGATGATGAAGAATCTTATAGAACATTTAGACTTTACACAGATGATTTTGTAGAATTACATGATATGATTGATGTAACATATAATATCACAGATGTAGACGATAATACGGTGCTCTTATTAGGAACGCCTGAAATGATTCTGAAAACAGTTAATACGACGGATGAAATAATCCTTGAATTAGAAACAGGTACTACAGTTATTCCAGGTACGTATGACTTAAGATTATGCTATCAGAATGAAAAAGATATGGAAGATGCTGTAGAAATAACTCCATTTGCATATACGGGAGAGCTTCCGTTCTTGTCAAATAATATTGGCTATATAGAAAGAATTGAAGCAAGCGGATTATACTATATAGATGTAACATTCACAGAAGATCTACCAACTGAATTATTTGAAATTGTAGGATTACGTGTTTTAAATGAGGATGGAGAAGATTTCTCATCTGAATTTGAGGATATTTCTATTATAAATAATCTAGAAGATTTCAATTTCATTAGTGAATTTGAAAATAGTTACACTATTCGATTAGCACTTGAATCAGGAGCATCATTGAATCCTGGTAATTATACATTTGAATTCTTCATTGAAATTGGCGTAGGAGAAGATGATGATAGTGAGGAAGATGAAAATGAAGACGAGACAGAAGATAATGAAGAAGTAGATGAGGATAATTCAGACGAGTATACATTATGGTCTCGTTCTATTACTTTGCCATATATGGTACACGAGATACAGAATTCAATTTCATCTATTACTGTACAGGCAATAAACAAATTAAAGGTATCTTTAGAACACCCTGTAGATGTAAGTCTAATAAAAAAATATCATTTTTCCTTATTAGAAGCAGATCTAAATGAGACATTATATGAGGATATATTTAAAGATATAAACGAATCAAATTTCTTTGGAATATTCTTACTTCCAACAGATCAAAGATACATTTTATATAGTTATGACGGAAATACATGGAAAAAATATGATACACAGCAAGATATTTCAATTAAGAAAGTATTTATAGATAATTCCAATAACTACTTCGCATTATGTGGAAGTGGTAAAATATTAAGAATAAAAGACTTCTCTAGTTATGAAAAAGCACAAGTATTTAGTCTTGGGACTTCAAAAGCATTAAATGATTGCTTAATCATAGATAATAACATCATTATCGTAGGAGCAGATGGTATTATTTTAAAAGGTGTCATTGAGAATGGTAGAATCACTGCAAATATAGTTGAAACAAATGCAACCACAAAAACATTAACAGCTATTACAGAAATCACTCCAACCCAATATATTGCAGTAGGATATGACGGTACAGCTATCATGACGAAAGATAGTGGTAATACGTGGACAGCATTGGAAACTGGATGTGATGTAAATATTAACAGTGTAACCTACTTTAAAAATGAAACTATAATTACGGCAGAACCGGATAACACCGAAGATGATGAAGATGGAGAAACTATTGGTGCTCCAGAACCAGAACCGGTAATTGAAGAAGTAATTGACAATTCAGCAATTATTTTAGTGGGAACAAGAGGACTTATTTTAGTCTCTAAGGATATTGAAAATCCTTCATTTACAAAAATAAATACTGAAATTACAAAATCATTCTACGGAGTATGTTATCATGATGATTCCATTATTGCAGTGGGTGATGGTGGAACAATTGGTCGTGTTACTCCAGAGGATGGTGAATATGAGTTTAACTTAATAAATAGTGGAGTCACATACCCATTAAGAGATGTAATATTTACAGATAATAGATTTATTGCATGTGGTTCTAATGGAAGTTGGTTAACTTCTGTATCGGGAACACAATGGACACTAAATTCATATGTTGAAGATCTCACATTCCGGTCAATCACCTATGTACCAAGTCAATATGGAGGTACAAAAGGAGATTACTTCTACGTAGAATTACGAGATGGATGTGAATTAGGACCTGTTGATTTTTATAGGGGATCAGAAGAAGCTAATATGGAAAATCCCTTATTTGTTAGATGGGATACCGATAGTGAAAAAGAAGATCATTTGTATGATATCTATTACAAATATGAATGTGTAAACGGAGCAATACAGTTAGTTGGCACTTATCAATTCGTGAAAGAAATTATCACCGAAGGTGAAGGAGAGGATGTTTCCACATATTCAACATTCGTATGGAAAGAATGCTTATCTGCAGATGTCCCGAAAACAGGAAGTTATTATGGTCAAATTCATCTTGAAACAGATAACGACTATATGCTGTTATATACAACTAAAGATCCTGTAGACCTTCCATATATGATAGATAATCCGGGAAGTATAACAGGTGTACAAATACTACCACCAGATGGAATTGATGATCCTATGGTCAGTGTTCCATTTATAGAAGTATCTATGAAAGATGTAAATGAGAATGTATTATATTTCTCTTCTTATGCACTTGAGAGTTATAACTCTTATGTTCCACCATATTTCGTATTCAGATCTTCAAAAGAAGCAACGATTATGTATGATAGTCAGTATAATATTAGTGGAATTAGAATACCAATAAAAGAAGGATACCTACCACTATCAACAAGAAATGAAGGGGAATGTTTATTCTCTTGGAAATGGATGGCTTTAGCTTCTGATTCCATAAAACTTCCTTTACACATTACTGGTATGGAATCTATGATTTCATATATTAGCACATATAGCACAAATCCAGGAAAAATAACGTTTACATTAAAAGAAGGATTGCCGATATCATTCTTTGAAGATCCAAAAACAACTATTACGATATATCAGTTACCTAAGAGTGAAGATGAGGTTAACACATTTAATTATGCAGATTACTTTAAGTCGGTCTTAGAAAGTACAGACTTTTCAAAACTTACTCCAACAGAAGGATTATATAATCAATTTAATCTTGATATTAAGGAAGAGAATATTCTTCCACCTGGAAATTATATTATTAAGGTATACAACCCAAATACAAGTTTTCAACATCCAACAAATTTACTATTTTTCACAAAGAAAACAAGTTTTGCACAAGAAATACGTTCAATAAATTCATTACCAACAATATATTCTGTTAAGTCAGAGATGTATGCTCCAACTGTGAATCCAATTGTAAATGGAGGAGGAACTGAGACATATAGTGATTATGGTGATCCAACTGTACTGTCAAGTATGACTAGTTTAACTTCAAATTGGGAAATTTCTGGAGAAGAAACTTTAAAGAAACATGTCGGAGATAAATATACTGACCAGGATACATTAGATACGTATTATTTTTCATTTGATAAAATAAATAAAGAATATAAATGGAAAAAAGCTATTAAAAGACCGTATGTTGCAGTTGTATTTGACGAGATGCCTTGCTATACAACATTCTTTAATACGCATATTAACAAAGAAAATGGATTTGAATTAGACGAAGTAACTATAGTAAATGAGTCAACAACTACACGAACATCATTAAAAGATTTTGTAATCATGGATCATGATACATGGGGTGTAAATACTATTATATCAAACGAGATAAAATTTATCACAAAGATATATATTCCATTAGATGAAACAAAAGATTTTTTAGGAGCAAAAAATGCAAGCATTGCCATTAAATTTATATCATCATCCATTTATAAAACATTAACATTTGATGGATTTTCACTAAATCCATATGTTCATAGTTATGGAAATATAGATGAAATTATCAAAATAAATACTTCTATAAAAGATACAAAACAAGCAGCCGGATTAATCATACGATTCGAGAGACCACAATTGTCAACTTTCTTAAGATCATGCATATATGATATCATAAGACAACATAAAGATGAAAAAGGTGTGGCAATTGATGAAGATTGGTCTGGATCGTTTGATACAATTGAAGAAGCAAATAAAGAAGATCTGAATAATAATTTGTCACTTACTGAGATATGGCTACCTTTGTCTAAGAGTAGTATGTTCTTAGAAGAATTACGTAGCGGAACTTATATGTTTACATTAACAGGAGATAAACCTGATTCTGATATGGGATCGAATCCTGATAATGAAGAGATAGAAGAAGTTATCATGAAAAAGAAATTTAAAACTCCATGGCTAACTACGAAGCATCCAAATAACTTAACGGTAAAGTTAAATACAAAAGATACTACGAAGGCACCATTTTTACAAGTTAGATTTAAAGGTACTTATCCAGCACTTAGTTCTTGTAAAGGATTTTCTTTGACAGTAAAGAAGATTGTCAAAGGAAAGGATATTGATTATTCTGATTGCTTCAGAACAGCAACATCAAAAGTAACATGGTTCTTAGATCCAGATGTGTTAGATCCAGAGGAACCTAAAGTAAAAGGCATTAATATACCAATGAAAACAATGAGATGTCTTCCGAAAGGAAAGTATAGATTTACATTCCACTTTAAAGATAAAGCATTACTGGATAGTATTCCATTAAAGGATTCTAAAAACTGGACAACTTTTACAGTAAGTAAGACCATATTAACCCGTATTGGAGAAATTAAGAAAGTTACTGTAAAGAAAAAGAAAATGACTGTAGAAATTAAGCCATCAAGTGCTATTAAAACAGATGCGCTATTAAAGAAATCACAAATTGGAAAAGCTTTGAAGGTAAAGAAATGGTCTGGATTGCTAAAGAAACTTGGTCTTGTTATGAGTAAAGGCTCTGTAAAAAATGCGAAATCCAATTTCAAAGCAAAACCAAAGGTTTCAAAAAAGAAGATCACTTATACATTAAAAGCAAATAAGAAAGTCAACCCTGGAAGTTGGAAGTTCTCGTTTAATTATGGCGGTAGACGAGTCATTAAAGCGAAAAAAGTTGACTTTAAAGGAATTATATACAATAAGATTGGAAAAGCGTCTAAAGATAAGAATTGTTGGATTATAATAGAGAAACATGATGGAGTAAAGAAATCGAAAGTATATAAGACATATGACGGAGCATATAAAAGAATTAAAAAGATGAGGAAACTTAATAAAGCTCAATCAGAGCAATATGAAAAATGTAAGAAGTGTAGAAAGAAAAAATTCTTCTCTACTACTAAAATAAGAGCGCAATTAGAAAAATATGAATTTCCTGATAAGAAACTCATTAAAGTATTCATAAAGAAATTAGCAAAAACTTATTACAAGAAGATTGTAAAGAAAACTACAAAATGTAAAGAATGTGAAATTGTAAAATACACACCCGAATCAGGTACTAGTGATAATCATGTACAATTTCACTGTGATAATTATGTAACTACTGGAAAACCTTATTCTTGGTCATTTAGAATTGCAACGATGGGTTCAAAATTTCCAAGTATTGAAGCAAAAGGAGACGCTAAGAAGATATACTTTAAGTCTATTACAATAAAAGGAGTTAGGCTTGATAGAGGATTCAAAGCATCTAAAAAAGGTAAAACAACTAAGAAATATAAACAATATGAAAAACAGCTAGAAAAATGGATTAAAAAGTACAAAAAATCAGTGTCAAGATGTAAAAAGTGTAAGAAGTATGAAATTGCCAGGAAAGGCGGAACCATTATAGGATGGGGTCAAGCATTATTCCCTGGAACACTTCGTACGGATAAGAAAGTTAAGAAGACAGCAAAATCAATTTTACGAAAGAATTTACAAAAGTTCTTTAAGAAAAAAAGAACTAAGAAAGTTACAATTACAAAAACATTACCAACTGGTGAAGTTAAGAAAGAAAAGAAAAATAAGAATTATCGTATTGGATGCAAAAATGCAGATTTTTCATTCGTCAAAAAGAATAAAACCTATTGTAGAATAAAATGTGCAAAAGCTAAGAGTGCTGATAAAACCTTAAAACTTGGGAGCATGAAAGGTATTTATGTCCCACCATCATTAAAATTATTAGACACGCCAATGAGGAGGCTTGTTAATATAGAAACTTCAATAGAGCAAAAGAAATCAAGTAAATATAAGAAAGCTACATTGGAAGACTTATACAGTACTGAAACAACACATATCCTTAAAGAATTAGATGGACCAAGAAGAACAAATATAGAAGTTCTTGGTCAAATAGATGATAAACTTAAACAAGATACGAATATAATAATTGGAAAGACTGAAAATAGGAGGTGATTAGATGTGTTAACGACTTCAAAAGAAGACTTTATAAAGACATTCCTTCCAGATTCAATAAAAGATATTAATTTTGCTCAGATAGATATGGATATTACAGATTTATCTTTAGCAGATATTCTTAGGAATGTGAATAAAACATTTCCTCAAAACAGCAGAATTCGAAATGCTATCAAAAGTGGAAATCATGCTATAGGAGTGCTTTGTAAGACGGAACTGCTTTACCCATTATCTGGTTTACTCCTTATCGTAACCGGTGATGATACAAGTGTAGAGGTTATCTCTAAAAATTACATTGTCATCACGGTACAGGAAGATTCTATTACAGATGATGAGAAAATCAAACATATCTTAGATGGTATCACAAAGTATATTATTGTGGAATTTAAAGATACAATAGCTAAGTTTCGTGAATTTTATGCGAAATATATTTATGATATATATGAAATGGAATCTGAATTTGATGAAGAAGAATTCGAAGAATTATATAAACGATTTAGAAGTTAATTAACATATTAACATGGTAGATAACTGTAGTTATCTACCATGTTAATGTCGCATTGCGTCATATTATGATCATATATTTTTTATGTGTCATAAGATAAAACATAAAACATACAAAGAGGAGGAACAAGTTATGGCTAAAATTATTATTATGAGTGGAGAATCTTTAAGGGACATGTTGGGAACATATCTCCCTGAAATGGGAAGCAAGTTCGATAAGTTTCTCGATGCGCGTTTTGAAACATTGCAAGAACGCGATGATTTTCGCCGCTGCGTATTACAAAATGCAATTGATTCTCAGCCCGCGATTAAGAAGCTGTACAAAAACTTTGCGGAAGGGAAAGACATTGATGAGGCAGAAAAACGGCTTGGTGTGGCAAAGTTGTATAATGAGATCAACGTTATCGGCGCGTCCATTGAATTCATGGATATGAGTGATATAATGAAAAAGTACCATGATATTTTCAGCGGCAAAGAAAAAGAGGCCGATAAGGACGAAGAAATCAGTGACATCGTTGATTCTGTCGAACGTCTGAAAGCATTGCTTACGTTGTTTGGCTGATACCATGTGACGGGCAGCGTGAAGACGGGTGAAATAAAAAATGTTTCACCCGTCTTTTTTTGTTTAATTTTTGACTAATATATTATTTTATTGTGAATGAAAATATTTAGGAAAGGAGGATAACAAAATGGAACATGAATCATATTATGATTCATTGGATTTTGTAAGAGAGGCGGATGATAAAATATTTCCAGATTTCTTATTTAATCCATTATTTAATGATTTTGGAGATGACTATTATGCAAAATCATTTGTAGATGACGAGATGACTCTTATTGTAAAGAAGTTGCGTAGGCGGTATAATGATTATTTCGATTGGGTTGAAGCCATGGAAATGTACCATCAGTATATGGATATGTTGGTAGAGAAGTATGGTTCCATGAGAGTGATTAAAAACGCATTAAAAACAGACGTCATGGAAGATCCTGTTCCAGCAAAACCTAAATTAAAGAATAATCGTAGAAATAGACAATTTCTACGATCGGGGGTTATTCCTACAAAACCATGTATGGCAGTACCTCTTACAAAGGAGGATATGTTAGAGTTAATAAGAGGGGAACTTCCTGGACAATTTGGTGAAAATATCAAAGAAGGTGATTCAGATAAGAAATTCCCGAAAGACGTGCAAAAACGAATTAATATCATGCTCGCTAAAATTGCTGGAAAAACTAGGCGAGACAACATGTATCGTTCCATTGGTTCGAATGCGGGTACAGATTTTATTGTGGAATATTTAAATCAAACAAAACGTGGTATTTACGATTCTTCTGGAAATCGTACTTCTAAGTACGATAATATGTCCATTAGTGACATTATGGAAGAAGATGAGACATTTGAAAGCATGAGACCAGAACTTCTTGAAATGCTGGATGGTGAGAAATCTGAAATTGTAAATAATCGTCTGGTTAGAAAGAAAGATAGAGTTCAGATGGAAGTTTACAAAGAATTATGGAGAAGCGGTTATGATATCATTGGTACGTTAAATCGTTCTATGGATAAGAAATCTGTTAAAATGATACGCTCTCAAATAGGAGCAACTGAACCAATGACAAAGAAGGAATTAAAGAAGGTTAGAAAACGTTCTAGAAAAGAAAGAGAACGAATAGAACGAAGGAGGGATAATGATGCACTTTTAGAAAAAACTTTATTAGGAAACAAAATAAATTTGGATAGGGATAAAAACTCTCTAAGTTTCCGATTAAAGGATATTTATAGGGATTAGAGGAAGGTGTTAACATGAGTCTTAAAGATTATAAAGAATATTCATTAGATATGAATATTATATGTATGAGTGACGAGCAGGCAGATGAAGTAAAAGAAGCACTCATCAAACAGTTTTCAGAAGATCCAAAATATAAGGGAAAAAATATTATAGTAAACACATCTAAAGATTTCAGAGAAAATTTGGAAAATCGAGGAATATTTAAATCTCCTCTGATACCGGAAAAACTTTCAGAAGGCATTAATGTGTATATTTGGACTCCTAAATATATGCCAGCCTTAGATATACTAAAGTTAGAATTGCCTGATAGCTTTTATCAATACTAATTTAGGAAAGGAGAATTTCAATTAAATGTTTTTCCAGACAAGAGAACATCGAGAAACTGGATCATTGATTAATCAGATATTTTCAAAAGATTTGTTGAAAATGTTATATTACCATGCATGTCGAGTAGATATTGAAGATAACAATGATAAAGCAGAGATGGTACCAGAATTACTCGGACCAGAGTTTGAAGAAATTGGCACAGGAACGAATCGGATGTCGTTCCTGTACAATCCATCTTCAGAAAGGGAATTTAAAGGAGGTGCTGGATTAATTTATATAATCGCATTAGATCGCCGTGGATTTGTTGATAATTTCACGGAATATAAAAGGAGTTTGGAAATTCCTGAATATGCTATAAAGGCATATGAGTGTAATATGTTAATTCTTGTAGAAGAGTATGTTACACTTATGGATAAACAGGAATTTCTTCTAAATGAAAATGGGATCAAAACCATACTTAAGGATTTATCAAAGAATTATATCTTTGAGGATATAGGTTTTGATTTAAAGAATTATGAAAATTATGGATATCGATCTAATGGGGATATTGTAATTCTTGATATTGGGTATGTTTATCCAATAAAAGGAAATGAACACATTATGAGTTGTCCAAAATGCAGAGGACAGCTTGTGTGTAACAGTAACTACACTGGATTCATATGTGAAAATGGTTCATGTCGAACGAAATATTCTTTCTTAGATTTACGAAGACGCATGAACTTAGAATTAGAGGATTTTGAAAATCAAATGATTTCAAATTTGAATAATATTGAAATGCCAGATTTCGATGGATTATCAGATTCTATTTATTAAGAAAGGAGATTTTATATGAGTTTATCAATAAAAGAAGAATTAGACAACATTAAGAGCATGATTATTAATCTCCATAATACATCGGGAATGGATATTATAAAATGTGCAAAAGCGCTTGTAAATGCAGATTTTGACGGTGATAAGGCAATGTCAATTATTTTAAAAATGAAAGGAGATACAAAAATGTATAATAAGAAAGAATGGCGGTATACACCTGGATTAACAGTGGATGAGTTGGTTACTTATTTAACCAACCAGCCACAAGATGCAAAGATAGCAATATTAGGAGATACTGGTCCTATATACTTTCATCTGGAAGAAGACGAGTCTATTTTAAATATAGATGATAACAGTTTATCTGACCTTCCGGAATATTCCGGAAGTAATCCGAGATTATGGAAACCAGATACACCGGAAGAAGAAATTGGATTTAAGATAGAACAACTTTCACCAGAAAAGATTAAACGTTATTTGAACGGAGTAGAAAAGTTGAGAACAATGTTTCTAGAAAAGATTCCATACGTAGCAGAAAATTATTATACTGATCCTATGGGTTCTACTTTTTCAAATGATGATCACTGGGAAATCATAGGGTATGGAAATACAGTAACAGAACTAGAAGAATATTGTGAATCATTAGGTTATGAAAAGTCAAAAAAGGAATTTGATAAAGGATATATTATTGAAAAGAATAAATATTTTAAGGAGGTTGATAAAAAATGATTTTTATCATGTCAATGAAGCAATGGGAAAAGAACAAGAAGAAATTGGTACAGTATAAGGATTATATAATTTTTGATGGTACCGACGATGATGACGCAAAATTATCAAAATTCACAAATACTGTAACTATGGATGCGTTTTGCCCGCCTGCAAGATTATTGAAATTAACATCAGACAAAGCATTTGATTCCAGCGAAATCATCGATTTAGATAAAATCGAAGATTTGGAAGACAGATATCTGAACGGGGTATCTATGACAAATGCAATTCTTGCTACGGTATCTGGATTATGTGAGCGGGATATCAATATGTTTATTGTCCTCAGAAACAAAGCATTCAAAACCTATAAGAAAAGGTTACGCAGAAGATTCATAACAATGTTTAACGTAAACATTCCATTTGTTTATATTCTTGATGACACAAAGGAATGTAAAAAAGCATTGAGAGAGTCTTTATCAGAGGATGAGTTAAACGTATTGTCAGAGAGACTTCATAAATTAGAAAAGGATGCAGAAAAGAAATATGACAAAGAAAAGAAGCGTAGAAAAAAGATTAGAAAATAGCAACTGAAGAGAAACACGAGGGATGATGATATTCTCATCATCCCTCTCTAATTTAATTTAAAAAGGAGAAAAATAAACATGATTGAAATTATTGGAGCGGATTTAAATGATAAAGTAATCAACGAAATGATGAATGAAATAACAAAAGTAAGAGATTTCATAATAGATGCAATTAAACATAAAGAATTTAAGAATTATGAGCAGGACAAACAATTCTCAAAAATAACCAATGTAATTGGGTTATTTAATCATCAGTTGGCAGATGCATATGACGTTCATTGGAGGTATCACTGGTCGAAGGACTATAAGAAGAAATTTATGGAAACGATTATGGATCAAATGGAATCAAATCCGTTCGAAGCAATGCAAATAGTGCCTCCATATTTTGAAGTGCGGGAAGCATATAAAAAAGAGTGTATACAAACAATGAAAACTATTTTTCCATATATGGATGAGCCGGAGCCGCCAAAAGTGGTAGAAATCAAAAAGACGAGAAATGTTCAATCTAATTCCAATACAAATAATGATCCAGCAGTATTAAAATGTAAAATACCTCATATTTCTAGTATGAAAGTAACACATCAGCATTGCAATATATCTGCAGATATGTTTACTAAAGGTATAGTCGAAAATGATGGATTAGACAGCAAGATCAATATATATGTAACAGAAAAACACAGAACCGCGGTTTCAATTATTAATTTTCGTGTATCCTTTTACAATTACTCAAGAATTAAGGAATATGGAAAGTCAGAAGATACTTTTTTGAAAGAGTTTACAATTGTAAACTTAAAGACCACATTTGAATATCTTCCAGAAGAAGAACGCATGGATGCAAAAAAATTGGTTTATTCCAAATGTGTACGAATGATACGAAATGCAATTCATTCTATTCCAGACGCGTTAAATATCCCATATGATGAATGTCCAAAAGTTCCATCCATGAAGATAAGTGTAAAAGAGAAAGGAAGGAGGAGAAAGCATTTCAATTAATTTACTAAATACAGGAAGACCATTTGAAGTGAATTCTATTATCACAGAATGGGATATGAAAAGAGCTGGTTTAAGTTTAATAAAAGAATATCGGCTCTTAAGTCAAGAAGAAATAGATACATTAGAAAAGCTGTCTAAATCTGAATGTGATATTAAAATCGGAAAAATGCAAATCAGAGATAAAATATTATCAAGAAATTTGGAGAAGGCATTTACCGACAGTATGAATCAATTTATGGATGAGAATGGTATTGATAGAGATTTAGATATTATAAGTATCAAGAAAGATGCGTGTTTCGTGATTAATCATCATGTAATAAAGTCGGAATTTGGTGAATTTATCAAATTTGTCCCAAAGAATGAATATCATGCATTTTTATATATCAAGCCATTTGAATTTTATTTTAAGAAAGGAGATGATTTTGATATCAAAGGTCTTTCCAGTGATAAAAGTGTCAGAACAAAATTGATTAATCTTCACAGAAATGGTATCTTGAATTTCATTCTATATGTAGTAGATATTGCAGAGAAAAGTAGAATGAATTTAAGAGAACTTAGTAAATTCTTACACGAATTTGTCAATTTATATAAAAGGAAAGAATTAGACTTTGATTATTACAGAGAATTTAATATAGAAAGTAAATTTCGATATCAATTTATGAATTCTGAAATAATGGCAGAAAATATTGATGATCGAATGTTAGAAAAAGTGAATATTGAATATAACTATAAAAACATCATTTTACCAATTATAAAAATAATTATATAGGAGGAATTAACAATGCGAGAAGATAAAGGAAGAACGTTAGGATCATTATGTATTCTTCAAAAAATGGAAAATGACGCCGCTAAACTTATAATAGACGGAAAAACTAAAGAAGCATTAGATGTATTGGACAATGTCTTAGCTGGATATAAATTATTTATTTTAAATATGGATGTATCAAAAATCTACATCAAATCAGATACTGATGTAGATTTCCATACAAGTGAACTTATGCGAAAAGTTATTTACGAGTGTTGTGGAATAAAAATTACAGATGATGAAAAAGTTAATCCCGTAGTTACAGATGATATAATAAAAAAAATGTATATGGAGGATAATAAAAATGAAATTTAAAAAGTTGAAAGAAAAAATGAACGATCAGACAGCGCCATCCATCAGAGTTGTCGGAGAATCATCTAAAAAGTATGATTCTATGAGTAAGGTTCCAGAGGAATACGATGATTACAAAGTCGAAGAAATTGAGAAGGATATGACAATTATTCTGTCTGAAAAGAAAGGGAAAAAGAAGAAAAAGAAATCGAGTGAATCTGATGAAAATGACATCTCTAAGGGAATTGCAGAAGTTGAATCTGAAGTCAGCAAGATGAAGGAAGAGGACAAAAAATGATTTCACACATCTGGGAAATCATAAGCAAATTATGGGAGGGAGCAGGAATTATCCTGTTCCTTCTAATACTCATACTTACTTGTATGGATAATAAAATAACAGAAAAAGTAAAGGATATAATGTGTGATGCAAGTGATTGGATCGTATATTTATTCAACATATTACTATACGGAGGTTTAGGATTATGTCTAGTGAATGCAATAAGTGCAATGATCAGTTAAAAGAAAAATGTGAAAAGAAAATGAAAGGAAAGTTAATTGTAATTGAAGGTTGCGACGGCGTAGGAAAAGCAGAACAATCAAAAATGTTGTCTGAGTATTTGACAGCTAATGGTATTAAAAATGAGTTAATTTCATTCCCATCTTACGGAGAGCCACAAGCTCTTCCAGTAGAAAAATACCTAAATGATGAGATGGGAGAGTTAGAACCATTGGAGATATCAGCATTGTTTGCTTTTGATAGACTCGTGACAATTCGAAAGTTAAATATAAAAGAAAAACTTGAGCAAGGAATCTGGATCGTTATGGATCGATATGTTTCATCCAATGTAATTAGTAATGGATGGAGATTACCTAAGAAAAACCGTTTATATTTCTTAGAACAGGTTGTCGGCTTAGAATACGGAATATTTGATCTTCCAAATCCATCAAAAGAGATTTATTTGCATATGAGTAATAAGAATGCAAATACTCTAATTAAAAATCGAAATAAGTTAGATAAAAATGAAAGAAATGAGAAATTTCTGAAGAAAACAAGGAAGTTTGGATTAAAGATTGCAGATATCATGGATATGATAATTATATCATGTGAAGATGATAAGAAAAATTTACTTCCTATACCAGAAATACACAAGAAAATTATCTCTGAGATAGAACCATTACTGGCGGAAGGTGCTAAATGCGAAAGTGAAGAAAACAAATGAGGTGAATAACAAAATATGTGTGACCTTGAGAATTTATCAATATCCATGATTACAATAGCTTTTGATGAACTAATGGAATATCTCTCAATCGTTAAAGATATTCCAAAAAGAGACATTTCTACATCAGATCCACTCTTTAAATTGTGTGAGAAAGAATTCAAAGAAGCAGTCATAGAAGTTATCCCATGTATCAAAGTGGTAGAAAATGCAGATAATGAATTCTGGAAAATTAAAGATATAGATCTGCTCAGAAAGAAACTTATTTTAGATGGAAAAAACAAGATGTGCATTAGTGAATGTTATAATGGCTTTCTTAGTGAAAAGTTAAATCAAGCAATCGGATGGGATACGAAGATATACGTAAACAAAAATAATTTTGTAGGAAACATAAAAGAAATGGAAGCCATTGTTTATGCTTTATTTTATGGCTTTGATTTAACTGTCATATTGGCTACTATTAAAAACTATATTGAACCGGAAGATGAATCTACATTAAATAACGCAGGAGATCGGTTGAGGCTAACATTATGTTATCAAACATGGTTTAATAATATTACGCGTAGAATTGAATTACATAAGTTGATTCATTCACCTCACACTTTTAAATTTTCTGCAGATGCATTTCTTGAAAAATCTGGAGATATCATATTAAAAGAACTTAATATATATCCTGGATTTAATAATGTCTTGGAAATGAACCCTGATAAGGGGAAAGAAGATACGGAGTCCTGATCAGGACTCCGTATCTTTAATTTTTTTAGAAATATATTTTTTTATTGTACATAAGAAGAACTACTTAAAGTACAACACAAAAGAAAAGATTTTAAAAGTACAGGGTATAGTGACAATTGGTAGAACGCAACTATGAATAGAAACATATGTTGAGGTTGGGGGTTCGACTCCCCCTACCCCATACTTTTTATTATCTTCAATTCAAAGGATATTAGCTTCTTTCTGTTAGTTCTGGAGATTTCGTCCTTAAGTTCTCCTAATAAAATAACAGAAAGAAGCTAACCGAGGTTTTTTATTACATAAAAATAGGCAAAAATGTATTATTAGGTTTATGTTTTAACCCTGTAAAGCAGTGACGTTTTCATCAATGCTTTAATTAAATGTTAAATTTGTTATTTTTTTATAATAATCACGATGTAACGACTAGATCAACATCTATATAAAAATATTTAGGAAGGATGGGAATACTATGGAAAATATATATGATATCGCATCATCATCCGCAAGTACAACGTATGGAAATATAATGACTTTTTTTAAAGAAAAACTTTTATTAATGTTTGGAGCAAATAAGTTTACAGATGTATTTATTTCATCTGAAATTGCATATGTAAATATGAAAAGGCGTATTGGAAGAAACGAACTTAGAGAAATGAGTAAGTTAGAAAAACCATTCTTAACAATAAATCCACAAATTCAACCACCGAATAGCGATTTATTTTTATATAATACTCCATTGACATCAAATTTTGATTATATGGAAATGGGATTAAATGGTGGTACGCTTTTTCCTTTTTTAAAAAACATAGATGATGGATATACATTGTCTTATAAATTAAATAGAGACAGAATTGAATTTGATTGTGTCGTTACAGTTAGTACGCATATACAACAAATTGACTTATGGAAATATATGTTAAATCACTTTTTATGGGAGCGAGAATTTGCATTAAAGGCATCTTTAGAAGCCATGATCCCAAAGCAACTCATATATCATGCTGGATTATTATCAAACATAGATATTACAAATAAAAACGCAAATCAAGTACCGATTATTTTAAAGGCATTGAATAGATGTGCTTCTTATCCGATTACTTATAAAATGAGAAATGGGACATCTTTGGATGAGTTCTTTATGTATTATACAACAAATGTAATGATTTATCTCTCTGATTTAAATCCCGAGCAAGTAAGCCGGAAAGGATTCGCAGATGACTTCTACCAAATAACATTTCATGCTACAGTAGATTTTAATCTACCTGGTATGTTTATATTAGCAGGCGAAAAGCCGAAACCAAAAAAAATATGTGTTGCATTAGATTCTCAGGGACCAAATAATTCTCATGATATCATTCCTTTATACACGATTAATAACTTTTACTCTCGATATACACAAATACGAAATGGATTTTTGTTATACGTTTCTTCCCGATTTCAAACAGATGCGGATAAAAATACTTTAATAGATACTTTAGATTTAAATGACTTATTTGAGCGGGAATATATTGAAGTAATTAATGAATATTATGCAAATAATATTCCAATGGAGACATTAATCAATCCTATTCTTACAAAAGACGGGGTGGAATTAGCTTCAGGATTTTATATCAAATGGAATAAACTAGAATTGGTTATAGAAGATGCAGATGATAAGGCAACTTATTGTATTATTATTTATATAAATAATAATTTATTCCAAGAAGAAATTATTAAAATTCATGAATCTGCAAAGAATGATAAAAGCAAATTATGAATTTAATTCACATATTATTTCTCTGAATAAAAGAAAGGAGAAATAAGTATGAGGGATACTGTATCAGAGGTTTTAATTCAAGAAACTGTCTTTAATGAAGAAAAGTTCGTGTTATTTAAAAATGGAAAGGGACAAACATTGGGATTGTCGTTTCGAGAATCATTATGTTATGATGATGTAAGCGACGAAGGTCAATGCGAACTTGATCTCTTGGATAGGAACATTAGGTATGGACTTCTCACCGACAGCATGTCTATTTTTTATGACGGAGAAGATATTAATTTATATGCCGAAGAAATGATTGGTAATATTGAACCTGCAGGAATTTTAAAAGGAACCATTGCAAATATAATCATTGGTCCTGACTTAAAGGAAGACCAAGGAGACATATGTTTTGGAATATTAAGATTTCCAGAAATAAAAAAATTAGCAGATATTTTTCAACGTGTAATGTTTGAATCGAAATATCAAGAATGGAGGAAGATTAAAGATTTAAATTAATTTATTATATAAAAAATCTATTTGGTAAAGTAATGGCTACGTATGGTGATGTGTAGAACAGTTTTTAAGAGAGGGAATTCTTTTTGAATTCCCTCTCTTTTTTTTGAATCCGAAAAAAGAAAATATATTATTTATATAGCAATAAATAAATCACAAAGGAGGATTCAAAAAATGAATTTTGATTATGTTGAAGCAACACAAGAACTGATAAAGCCCCGGGAAATGTTAAATGAAAGAAGTATGTGCATACATGATTTTCAAAGGAGAATTTTGGATATCGTGTATTTTGACGAAACCCCTATTATGGAAAAAATTAATTTTCTAAAGATCATTAAGTCTAATATCAGGGAGTATATCTCATATAAACTTCCCTTGATAAAGATACACGAGGAATATCAAAACAATATCAAAGCAATACAAACCCTTTTGGTAGAACTTGGCGAAGCTATAGATTTTTTAAATGAAAAATATTCAATTCCTCCTATTGAAGAGGAAATAAAAACAGAATTAGTTCCAGTTATGATAAATCCATACGTTAATACTGGTGACCCTGATTCTGTAGTAATTGATGAACTTGAGTTTTGTATTGAAAAAAGAAAAGCCGACTCTGAGTATTCAGTCCTTAGTATTATTGAAGAACCATATCCCGGAGTTCAATTATATCCAAGTCTTCCACCTGTAGAGGTTAATGAAATAATTTTTACTCCGCCAAGCGTATTATTACTTGATAAATATTATGATATATACAGAGAAAAATTTGATGACCCCATATGTTATTATCCAGAACAAAATATCAGTAAACCCGGAGATTGGAAATACTCGGATAAACTTTTAACTGAAGATATTTTAATTCGTACACCATTTCAATCATTTGATTATGTATTGAAATTTATTGACGAAATGTCTACATCCGATGAAATTCAATCCATATTTATCACATTATACAGAACAGCTAAAAATAGTAAAGTTGTAAAAAGTTTAATTAATGCAGCAAAAAACGGCAAAGACGTATTTGTATTTGTTGAATTAACTGCAAGAGGAGATGAAGAGCATAATTTAGAAGTGGTGAAAGAATTACAACAGCACAACATTAAGGTGAAGGTTAGTTATATTGGGTATAAAGTGCATTGCAAAGCATGTTGTGCAGTGGGCAAAAGATTCAAAAAATATGCCCATATAGGAACTGGAAATTACAATGAAGATACAGCGCAACAATATACTGATTTTCATCTATTTACTGCAAATCAAGATATTACAGAACATGTATTAGATTTATTAATCGTGATATTTCAAAATAAAATATATAAGTATATGGGAAAGAGTTTGATAGGCAGATTTCCCATGATAGTGACAGCGCCATTAGAATTCAGACCTGTGGTTTTAAAATTTATTGATGAAGAAATTGAGAAGGGAGATAAAGGACTCATTTTAATAAAATGCAATAATTTATATGACTATTCCATTATCAATAAGTTGTATATTGCTGCAAAACATGGTGTACAAATCAAGATTATTTGTAGAACTTGTTGTGGAATAAATTCACAACAAAACTTAATAGTTAAGTCGAAAGTCGGAAGGTATTTGGAGCATGACAGAATATATATATTTGGAGATAAGTATTTTATATCATCTGCTGATTTAATGCTCCGGAATATTTCAAAACGTGTAGAAATAATGTGTGCAATAACAGACTCATATAATAAGGAAAGACTTATTTGCACATTTAGAGATATATGGAATAGCAACAATATTCATACATTGAACGAAGAAGGAGACAGAATAATAAAACACAATTGATTGATATAACGGGTGGAAAACTTTTCCACCCGTTCTTTTTTTTTCTATGAAAATAATATTAATAAAACTTTAATATAATCTGAGACCCCACAGGAGGTGGAATTATGGTATGGCTAGATCTAAAATGAATGCTGAAAAATCAGAACTTGTTATAGGAGTTAACAGCTTTGATCAACCAGCAGAATTATCTGAAATAAATGGATGGTCAAAACTCATAACAAGACTTCTATTTATGAGGAAAGGCACCTACCCATCTGATCCAGATATGGGTTGTGAATTGCAAAGATTTGAATATGCATTTATAGATGACGTTTCTTCAGAAATAACAAATATTATACAAAGCCAGGTTCAGACATATCTACCAGATATCCCGTTAACAGGTATTAGTGTTGATTCAGATAGTTCTCTGCCTGGTAGAAATGTGTTACTAATATCATTGGAATTTCAAGTCGATGATAATCAATATGAAACTGCTGTAGTAGCAGCAGAAGAATCTCGAAATTTAATTAATTTTGAAGTAGTTTTTTAAAAATAAGGAGGAATGTATAAAATGAGTGAAAGCTTAAAAGAACTTGCTGAAAGAACAAGAAGGGAACATGCAAGCAAAGAAGTTGTTGAAGAATCAAAAAATGAACTCCCCGAAGTAGAAGAATCTGTAGAAGATATTGAATCCCCTGTCGAAGAAGATGAAGAAGAAGATGCTATCATTATTGGAACAGATGACGAGGATGATTCCGACTTAGAAGAGGATGAGCAACTTACAGAAGAGGAGCTTTATGAAGATTTCGAATTAACAGACGATGACTTAAAGGCAGAAATGCCAGATTTGGATATGGAAGAAGCACTTTTAGCGTATCCTAAAATCCGTGAAGAAATTGAGAAATACCGGAAGAATCTCATTATTCATCAGGGATTCTCCTTAGAAGAGGCAAATACCGCTGCAATAAGCAGATTGAAGAAACGTGGAAAAGAAGAAAATGATGCTTATTTGGAAAAACATCCAAAAGTAGGTATTGTAGAAATTGACAAAAAGAACGTAGATAATGTGGAATTCACATCTGAGGAAAGGGAAAAGCTTTCTAAAGTGAAAGTTATTGAACTTCACGTTGTAGAAGAACAGGAATTACCTACAATGAAAATTAAAAAGGTTAGTAAGAAAGAAAGGTCTGCAATTTTGCAGAATCTGGAAAATAACCTTTCACAATATAGTGTTCCGTTACCAATTATGCATGATTATGTAAGATTCAGGGGCGCTCAGATTATCCAAATGGTACAGGCAGTACAATTTGAAGATGATAAACCAGAAGATGTTATTTCTAAGAAGGCAAGTCTCGTTTATACGCAGTTATCAGGAGGAACAAATCTTGTTAAGTATGACGAGGAAGGAAAATGCATCTTAACATATAATGATTTTATTAACAAATTCCCGTATCATGATTTAGATATGGCGATGTATGCAATTTTAGTTGCATCTTCTACTGAAAACTTAGAATTGGAATTAACCTGTCGTTCATGTGATCAGGCATTTACCGTAAGTTATAACACAAAAGAATTCTTATCAGTTAATGACTTACCTGATAATTTCAAGAAGAAGTTTGACGATATTCTGAAAAACCGTAAGGACACTAATTTCTTGATTAAAGGATATGATGAGAATTCAAAAGCAATCCAGGTTGAATCTCCAATTACACATAATCGGTATGACATTACGTATCCGACTGTTGGAGTAATGATTGATATGTATAAAGCTATTAATCAGGAAGACCCAACAATTGTTTATCTTTCTGCTATGGTGGCATTTGTGCATAAGATGTATATTTATGATAATACATCTGACTCATATGTTGAAATTTTTGAAGATGAGTACAAAGAATTATTCGATGCATTTCAAGTTCTTCCACAAGAGGAATTGGATATCCTCTCGAAGTTCTTGGAGCCATTCATTTACAAACCAACATTCTTACTGAAATCAAAATGTACAAAATGTGGTAACGAGATGACGAATGAACTTTCTATTGATAACCTGGTTTTTCTGAAAGCCCGAAATTCTCGGGTGGAGACTCGGTAGAAAGAAAATTCATGGGATATATTGATACAATCTTAGACGAGTTTAAAGGTCAATTATCTATTCAGGATATTTATCATATGACGTATAAAGAAATAAATTATTTACGTCAGCATAGAGCAGAAATGGTAAGAAAGAGAGGGCATAGACTCAGTGATATAACAATATAACATAGGAGGGATATATCCCTCCTATGTTTCCCATTTAATACAACTAAATAAATGAAAGGATGTGAAAAAATAATGAAATTTGATAGTGCGCAACGAGTAATAAAACAACAAAAAAAAGTAATGAATTTACTTTTGGGAATAGAGTCTGCTCATACTGTAGATATTGAAGGACAGAATATGAATGTCTTTATCACTACCGATAAAATTATAGAAGGAAATAATTTACGTGAAGTAACAAATCCAATTCCTTTTAAAAATGGTAAAGATCCTACGGATGACGGTTTATTTTCCACTGTTATATTTGGCGAAACCCCTCAAGAAAGAGCAAAGACTCATGCATACATCGACTTGAAGAGGAAGTTTTTTCATCCATACATTTATGAAATATTAATTAACATGCAACCAAACATTGATATCATAGCATCTGGACAAGGAGCCTGGTATATCAATGAAGTTGGAGAATTAGAACAAATTAAAGATCCAGAAGATGCGAGATATAATGAAAATAATACAGGATTAGCTTGGTTAATTGAAAACTTTAAGAAAATTCATTTCAAAAAGACAGATTCTAGTAAAAGGGAAAACCGATTAACCTTATTAGATTCATTGACGGACGATGAAATATTCATTTCAAAATGGGTTGTAATACCTGTTTTTTATCGTGATGTCTCAATTTCTGCTTCTGGTAATCAATCTATACCAGATTTGAATAATTGGTATAGAGATATTATTATGAATGTGAATTCATATGATAATGAAATTCTTTCCATAACAAAATATCTTACTTTATACAAGATTCAGCATACTTTAGTAACGATTCGAAAATATGGGCAATCTTTAATAGACCATAAAAATGGTGCTTTTCAAAAGACAATTCTTGGAAAGTCTGTTGATTTTGGAGCAAGAGGTGTTATATCTGTTCCTTCATTAAATGGTTGTGAACGTCCAGATGATTGCATTGTAGATATTATACATTCTGGTATACCCCTGTCTTATTGCATAACACTCGGTTATCCTTTTATGATTAAATGGGTTACAGAATTTTTTGAAGACACCTTCAGAAATGTAAGAACATTACCAGTATATGAAAAGAATGAAAAAGGAGAATACGAAGTCACTAAAGTAGATATTATTGATCAAACTGATATCTTTACACAGGAATTTATTGATAAGAAAATGGAAACCTATTGTAAGACATATGGAATTGAACGTTTCGAAACAATCAAAATTCGATGTAAAGATGGCACAGATAAAGAAATGATATTTACAGGTAGAAAATATGCTGGTAATCCAGATGAATCTACAACTACAATAAGTGGAAGACCTATGACATGGACAGATGTATTCTATTTAGCTGCAGTAGAAACGTTATCTGATAAACATTGTTATATTACTCGATACCCTCTATTGGATTATTTTGGAACCTTTCCAAGTAAAGTAGCTGTTTTATCTACAATAGATACAGTTCCTGTTATCTTTAACGGAAAGGTATATCCACATTATCCAAAGATAGATTTATCTTTACCAGCAAATGTTGTAGCAACTCAATTTATAGATACATTTGCAATGTCTAATTTATATTTGGACGCTATAGGCGGAGACTATGATGGAGATACTATCAGTGCCAAAATACTTTTTAGTGTTGAAGCGAATGAGGAAGCTGCAAAACAAATGAAGGAAATTAAACACTATGTATCTACACAAGGGGAGTTAGTTCGTGTTATTGGAAATGAATCTTTCCTTACATTTTATAATATGACAAGAAGGGAATAATGTAAACGTTATTCCCTTTATTTTTATTTTCATATATTATTAATGAGTAAATAAAACATAGGAGGATTAAGTAAATGGATACTAAAAAAGTTACGTACTTAAAAATGGTAGAAAGGTACATTTCTAGACATAATATTACCGATGAAGATTTTAAACAAGATCTGTATCTTTCTGCATTAGAATTTGATGGGAAACGAACAGCATTCTCATGTAAATTATCTCGCATGAAAAAAGAATTTAATGAGTCCGAAGAAAAGGAACTTCCATCTGGAATTGATTTTACAATTTCTACGGATACATTCAATAATTCAGATTTCTTTATGGATTTTATATCTGATAAATTGATTGAAGCCTTAGCGTCTTGTCTAGACAAATCTTACGATACCACTGAATTTACATGCAAAAATATCTTTGATATGAGTATTTCTTACAAAGGATCACTTAGAATGATATTAATAACTTTCATGCATTTCTATTTAAATATTAGTATTTCCGATCTTGCAAAGATGTATGGAGTTTCGAGAGAAATTATTTATCAGGTGATTAAAAAATGCCTTCGGCGACTGAGACTCCCGTCCAGAAGTAGAAAATTTAGAGATATGTTAGAGGTTTTAGATGAGGCAGATGCTTATTACTTCTTAGGAACGGAATTAACCTTAGAAGATAAGGAAGGGGATGATTACGACTATTAATATTAAAGTTATTATATTATTATGATAAGATAGCGGAGGAATTTTAGTCTTCCGCTATCTTTTTTTGTTAAAAAACAACATCTTTCTATGATACTCCAAATTTTCCGTTTTTTACCCTCTTTTCTTCATATATTCTTTTAGTGATAATAACAAAAGAACACATAGGTGGAGATAGTATCAAGAGCCTGGAGGTAATTATGTTAAATATTGAGGAAATGAAAAATACTTTTATGAATGGAATAAACAAAATTGCAAATTATGTAAATGAGATCCGTGATATCTATGAGGATGAGTATTACACAGAGGTACATGTGAAACTTGTTGCCAACTGTAAAAGAAAACTCGAAAAAGCTTTCGACGGATTGACAGGGGATGGTGTTATAATTGACGATATTTCTATCATTCCTGCAAAATTACACAGAGCAATGTTGGATCTGAGAAAACTTGATTCGTTGTCATTCCATTATGAAGACGGTGTAAACGAAACTCTTCATGATCTGTTTGACCTTATGATGACAGAGGCAGGATTCCAACCAGTAGAAATCGAGGTTGGAGATGAATTAACAGACGATATGTATGAATCACAAGAAATAGAGTTCGTGTATATCGATCAGGGAGCAAAACATATATCACATATTGATAACAGAGGGTATATAATGACAATGCAGGATGATGAAGGCGAGGAATATTCCTTTGGAATTCCTTGCGTTGTTACAGCATCAGCATAAAATCAGTGCGCTATGTAAATTACATAGCGCACTGAAACATGCCTAAAAGTAAAAAATATTTATTTTTTTGTAAATTCGGATCTTAAGTAAGATGTAATTGCATCTTTTATGTGACTAGAAATATTTTCTATCTGGTCTTCAGACAATGTTTTATTAGTGAGGCTCTCTAACGATATTGATGTACCATATTGGTGAGTTACTTCGTTGTCCGATGTCACTGAAATGCAATAAAATGGTATTGATGTTTGATTACGCTCATCTGAAGTTGGAGCAGAAAATTTAATAGTTAATTCATTCATTTACAATAACCTCCTCTATTTCGATAAAAATAAACAATACTTTAAATCTAAGTTCTATACAACATAAAAAAAGGAAGTGATAATAAATTGGACTTCAAGAATATACATTACAATGGAGACGTTTCTAAATTTATTGAAGCAGAAGACGATCCATATGCATGTATCTCACTTTATAAGGACATTGAGTACTTTCAAGACGAAGTTGAATATACAAAATTCATAAAGACGTGTGAAAGATTTATACGTACAAGCCCAGATTATTCTGTATTTGTAAGTTATATAAAGAAAAAACTTGGTGTTAATTTTTGTCAAGTTTCGTCTCGTATTTATGATACAGATGCTACAATTGAGATGCATCATGGACCTATATTTACTTTATTTGATGTAGTGAGTGTAGTTTTGAATGATTTTATCAAAACAAATAAAAAAATCAATACACTTCGAATAACAGATAAAGTATTGGATGAACATTTCGCATTACGTGTGCAAGTTGTTATGCTAGCTACTACGAATCATGAAGCAGCTCATAACAAAGATCTTTTTTTGAATATAAAGCAGGGAATTGGAAATCTTACGGAATTTATTGATTTTTATAAAGACTGCTTAGATGATATTCAAAAATATAAAATATGGAATTATATTCAGATGTGTAAAGCAAATCCTAGTTTTGATAGAGGATATCTGGATGTCTCACATGTAGAAAAAATGATTAAATTATAAATAAAAAGGAGATGATAAAATATGTATGAAAGTACAGTAGAATCCTTTACTTATTATTGTGATAATTATACAATTGCTAATGAAGGATTGGGATCTACAATAAAAAGAGTATGGGATTGGATTGTTGAAAAAGTAAAATGGATTAAAGATAAAATTGTCCAATTTATAAAGAGATTATTTGGCAAATCTGCCGATGAAGAAGCTGGTGAAAAGGACGGTAGTACAGTTGGAATTACACAAAAACAAAAAGAAGTAATTCATGAGTCTATGTCAATTTTGAATAATCCAGAAACAACATTGGGTGATCTTAAGAAAGTTGGAAATCAAGTTGATGCAGTTATGAAGAATGCTGCAAAACAATTTGAAAAGGCTGGAGATGAAAAGAGTGCTCAGGCAGTTGAAGAGGTTATTGAAGAACTTCGTGAAGTTAAGGAAGAAATAAATACCCCTACAAACACACAAGTTCATATTCCCGGAAAGGAAGCAGAAATTGATGTTACTCATGTAAAATCAATTAAAGGAAAATTAAAAGGAATCCTTTCTAAAGCAACTTATTATACAGAATCTGCAAGAGTCGCAGCATCTTCTAAAAATGGAGGGAAGGCAGTTTTAGACACAAAAGGTTATATTTATTACGTAAAGGGCCACATTGGAACCTTAAATTCTGCAAAAAGTAATGTTGATAAGATTATAGTGCTTGCTGCAAATAATAACAATGATGAAAAACAATTAACATCTATAACAGATGATGTAACTAAAGTATTAGATCAGCTTAACCAGGAATCCATTGACATGAAGAATAAGCAGCTTACTTCTAATAATCGTTATTATGATAAAAAAGAGGTAAAAGCAATTCTTATGCAGATTGATCAAATGGCAAATCAAGCGAATGGTTGGAAGCCTAATGTCGATAGAATGATGAAGACGGCAGAAGCAGACAAAAATGCTGCAATGCAAAAAGCATTGAAAGCAGCAACTAAATATATTAACACTGTAACAACTTTCCTTAATATGGTATGTGCCGCTATTATTGGAAAAGATGCAGAAGAAAAGAAATAACATAAAGAGGATGCATTAGTTGCATCCTCTTTATGTTAGTCAACAACATCTCAATAAATATTACAATAAAGGAAGGTGAAAATATAAATGAGAAAATATGATTCATTTGACTCTATGATGGTATATATTCAATCCGGTTTTCTCCCACCAAAAGGAGAAACTCCTGGATTTGGAAATATTATATTTGTGAATACACCATCTAGAAATTCGGGTTATGAATTACTTTCGTCTGAGTTTATAAATTATAGAAATGCATTATATAAGAGATATATGATAGATCTTATTTATAAAGAGAAAATAGGATTTAAAAAGTATGTAAAAAATAACACAGGAGCATTCCGTAAAGAATATCCATCTATGGGATTAACCGGATTAAAGCTTGTTGACAATAGTAACAAAGCATCTACCTTAAAGAAACGATATAATTTGATTGTAAATCTTGGGGAGTGGAATGACATTTATTTTCAATTCCAGATTAAGTCATCTTTAAAGAAGATTTGTATGAATTATATTTCTTTCTTAAAAAATAGGGTAAATTCTGAAGATTTACTTGAATATACGTCAAAGATAATTTATATTGACATTGATCAATGGTTATCAGATACAAATAAGTTATCTCTTGCTAAAAAAGATTTGACAAATCCAATTGCAATCTTATTGGTATCCCTTTACAAATTTCCAGATATCTTGGCTTGTTTACAAGATTGTGATATCGTAATTGTAAGTTCGTCTCAAAATAAAGTTATGAGAATTGCAAATGAAGACTTAACGCAGAAGAACTATACAAGAATCAAACAGAAAATTCTTTCCATTGCATCAAGTATTCAAGTTAATATGGAAAATATGGATGATTCTATTATGGATGAAGAAACTGGAGAACCGGGAAAGCCAATAAATAAAATGAATACGGATGAATTGGTAAATAAGATTGTACATCCAGAGAAAAGTGTTGTTGAACAGCGGAAAAGAGAGATCATATCAAGTCTTACAAAGAATTTGCTTGGAGAGAATGATGACGAAGATGAAGAATTAAACTTTATAGGTGAGGATGTTAACGTAGAAGAAGACGACGATGATAAAATAAGTGAGATTGAAAATATTGCAAATAATTATCTGGATGAGCATCCGGAGCTTACAGAAGATGATGCAGATCTAGATGAGGCATTGAAAGAAGTAACGAATGAAGTAAAAAAGAAATATTACATTAGAGAGTTTGGAACGAAATATTCTGATAAAAAACTGAAGGAGATACAGAAATTAAATAATATACAAAATGATACAATTGGTAACCCAGATGATGAAATTGCGAATATGGAATCGAAAGTTATTGAAGCATCAGACTTTTCAGATTCTGTTTCTACAACAAATACAAATGTAACATATTCAAAATTTGTAAATTTTGATAGATCTTACAATGAGAAAAAGTTACAAAAGGATATTGATAACTCTGTTGCTATGTTATCAAATGCTTCTACAAAAGTATTTATAGTTGGAAAAGAAGAGGAAGATACTTCAACACCATTAGATCTAAAGAAAACAATGATTTATCATCTACAAGATGAAAATGGTAAAAAAATGACACTGAAATTTGATGTTCCTATTGTTATTGATGATCACTTCTTGATGATCAAAGGAAATAAGAAAATTATTCAGCATACTTTAATTTTAAAACCATTGGTAAAAACAGATCGAAACACGGTTCAGATTGTAACAAATTATCAGAAGATGTTTATTATGAGAAGAAAAGAAACATTTACCGATTTAAAAACCAATGCATTGATAAGATATATTAAGAAAAAAGAAAAAGACTTTAAAGTTATATTCGGTAATGGAGTTGTTACGAATAAGAAATATAAATCTACTCTGGAATATGATACAGTTGCAAGAAAAATTGTTCAGTTCCAAATAGAAGATTCTTTATTTATTTTAGATAATAACTTACTTAATGAGACACTTGATAAGATGAATATTCCTTATAAGAAAATTGATCGAGAAGAAAATATTATCATAGGAATTAATTTAAAGGACTCTAAACCAATTACAATGTCATCAGAAGAATCTTTTGTCGATGTAGTATTTAATAATATACCAGAAGAATATGTAGAAGCAGTGAAGAAAATAGGAAGAAAATCAAACGGTGGAAAGTTATTATCTTATTCAATGACAAAGCCATTGAATAAAACCTTACCGTTAATTTTACTACTGTCATATTTTGAAGGTTTTGATACTGTAATGAAGAAAGCCAACATCGAATATGAACTGATACCGAAAACGGATAAAGATAAACTTTCTGAAATTGATCTATTTGACTGGGGACTTACAGAAATGGCGGACGGATATATTAAATGGAAACGTTATCCTATGGAAAATTCCCTTTTGTTAAATGGCTTAAATAAACTTCCAATGAATGTATACAATATGGAAGAGTTAGAAAGTAGAGATATGTATGTATATCTTCTTACAAATGTTTACTCTTATGCAAATCAGTCATTTAACTTAGATCAGTATTATGACTTTATGATTGACCCAATCACAAAAGAAATCTTAATAGACATGAAATTACCCACCGATTTGGTAAGCTTATGTCTATTAGCGAATAAAATGTTAAAAACAAATGAATTTACACCAGAAGGTAATTTAAAAAGTATGCGATTACGTGGGAACGAAGTTATTGTATATCATACCTATAAAGCTGTTACTGATGCGTATGGGCAATATAGAAAAACACAGCATAGGAGAAATCCAAAACCTGTGTCAGTAAAACAGGATATTGTAATAAAGAAAATGTTGACAACTGCAGCAAGTGCTATGACAGATGCTTCTTCTTTAAATCCCTTATTAGAGATTGCAAAATTACACGAAGTTACCTATAAAGGTGAAAATGGAACAAATGAGGAGCACGCATTCAAATTAAATGTCCGTGCATATAATGAAACAATGCTTGGAGTTTTGGGAATCACAACATCTCCAGACTCTGGAGTTGGTATTAAGAGACAATTAACATTGGAACCAAATATTACTTCTACAAGAGGATATATTGATATTGCAGGAAAAGAGAATGTAGAAGAATTGAATTCTGCTAATTTATTAGCTCCATCCGAATTACTTACCCCATTAGGTATGCAACACGATGATCCTACTAGAACATCTATGTCATATAAGCAGTCTATGTACATGCTTTTAGTAGATGATTCTGATACAACATTAATTGGAAATGGATCTGAAAAAATACTTCCATATCATCTTTCTTCTGATTTCGTAGTTCCTGCAGAAGATGATGGTGTAGTCGTAGATAAAAAGAATGATTTCCTTGTTGTAAAATATAAAAATGGTAAATATCGAAGCATTGATTTATCTCTGCATATGAAAAAGAATTCTGCAGCAGGATTTTACATTGAGTCTAAATTAATAACAAATCTTAATGTTGGTGATAAATTTAACAAAAATGATATCTTAGCATGGGATGATAAGGCATTTAAAAAATCAAAACATGGTGGAGAAGCTTCTATGAGATTAGGTCCTGTTATCAAAGCTGCTATTATTCCTGAATGGGATATCTATGAGGATAGTGTCCCTATTTCAGCAAGAGCATCGGAAAAGTTATCTACTACGATGGCAATGCCAATAAATGTATCATTGAATAAAAACGCAACTGTATCTAAGATGTTAAAAGTTGGGGATAAAGTAAATGCAGGAGAGCCAGTTATTGTTTTTGACAATTACTCTGAAGATGAAGATGTCATGAAAATGATTCAATCTTTAAGAGAAGAAGAAGCAGAAGATATTATAGAAACGAATTCCAGTAGAAAAATATCTCATTATACCGGAACGATTTCTCATATAGAAATTGCGTCGACGGTTGATTTAGATGAATTATCTGATTCATTGAGAGAGATTGTGTCAAAATATTGGAATAATTTAGAGAAAAGACAAAAGGTACTTGATAAATATAGTAACAAAGATGACTTGAATTATTATAAATCAGGAAATGTAATTTCTGTTACTCCAGAGCCAATTAAACCAGATTATCAAGGACGAATTAAAGGAGAAAAAGTAGATGAAGGAGTTGTAATAACTTTTTATGTTTCTTTTAAGGATACAATGGCAAGAGGAGATAAACTGGCATCTCAATTTGCGTTAAAAGGGATTACTTCTCATGTAATACCGGAAGGTCTAGAACCTGTTGCAGAATCTAGACCAGAAGAACCTATTGACCTTATTATAGCTCCCTTATCAGTATCTGCTCGTAAAGTTCCTACTATTTTCCCATCTATGTTTGCTATGAAGATATTGATTGAAGCAAAAAGACATTTGAAAGAATATTGGGAAAATGAATAGATTTTTAAATCGTTTAATTTTTTAAACTAATAAGATGGATGAGATATCTCATCCATCTTATTTACACTCTGAGATTTTCAGAGAAAATTGATTTAATACATAGTTAAAAAATTTATCTTTTTAAAAAAAGCTATATACATTACATATATATATGTAATTATATATTTCATGTATATGTTACTGATATTTTATATGATTACATATTCACATATGTAATCATATAAAATGTTAGTTAAGTTGATGTTACGAAGTAACATCAAGCAAACTAGTAGTAAAAGTAATATTCAATCTAAATATTAAATGCTGTAAAATAGTATTGAATATAAATAAGCGTTCTGGTAATATTACATAGTAATGATGATATAAGTAATCTCTATGTAAAGAAAGCGTAATAATGTCCGTAAGGACTATTATACATTCCATATATAATTACAATATTAAGGTATGTAATGTATTACAAATGGGAGGAGTTTTTCCAAACGGAATAGTTTCTAAAACCTGAAAATCTCAGAGTCAGGAATATTTTATATATCCAACTCTGAGATTTTCAAATAAAAACTAGGAAGCTTTATTTAATTTAAAAGAATTTTCCAAATTCTTTATAATTTCATTTGGAATTCCACAATGCGATCCACCACAACTATCAATAATAGTATCTTTATCAAAAGAATTATCTTTCCAGTTTAATTCCTTAAATAAAGCTTTTAATATTGTACTCTCAAATATTGTTCCATGAATTATGGAATGACACATGTTGCTATGCCACAAATCACAACCAATAATTTCACAATTCGAAATATTAATCCTAACCATCCCGCAATATTGCATAAAACATCCTATAAATTTACAATTTGTTATCGTAGCTTTAGAAAAATTGGCATCTTCGAAATTACAATTCACAAAAGTACAATTCGTAATAGTCCCTTTATAAAAATTATACTCCTTAAAATCGCAATCTTCAAACAGTTTATCATTAAATTCTACAGGTTTAGGACTTATGAATTTTATCTTTTTTATTTTCTCCATTTATTTATAACCTCCTTTTAATTACTTACTATAAAGTTAAAAAGATTTACAAAAACTCGTATATTTTTGTTATAATAAGAAAAAGGAGGACTATCTAATATGGAAAGTTATTATATTGGATACTATAAGAATAGAGTTATTGCAGTTAGCAATAAAAAAAAATTAATCAGTAATTATTTCGAATCTCATAGGGGATTAGTAAAAGGAGAATATGAAATAAAGGAAGAAATGATATCTGAAACAACTTTAATGCTTCATTATGAAGATAAAATTATTACAGAATATATGGGATACTACATACCAGATGTAGATTCTACAATCATACAATTATTCTCAGGATCTATTGATATGGAAATTGTAGAAACCATAGATCACTTAAGAAGAATCGCAATTTTGGCAAACGACGTTAAAAAACTATATGATATTAAAAAATCACAACCAGACGTTGCTTCTATTGTAAATACAATTAAAGTATTATCAAAGATGGCAAAATCCAAAAAGATAATGAATAAATTGAATAAGAGAGATATCATGGTAAATTCAATTTTGTTCTGTAACATGGAAGAATACCTTCAGAGATTATCACAATACGAGGAAATGAAACATATGAGGACAAGTTACGAATACAGTTTATATAGTGGGGAGTAAGAAGCTCCCCACTATATTTTACATTGGTTTTGGTCTGTTATAAAACATAAATACATCTCCTAGTGCAATCATTACATCATCAATGTTGTCTTTATTTTTCCAATATTCTTCACTTTCTTTGTCAAAAGAAAGCAATAACTTTTCCTGGATAAATTCATAAAACATTTCTTTACTAATAATACACATATTTTCAATACCAAATTGGAAAAAATCTTCTTCTTTTCCCATTTTTTTGTAATATCTATACCCTACAGTAGAGCGAGCAGTTCCTTTTGGGGTTATATCATACAAGATCAAATCTCCTGTATTAGCTTTATTTCTTCCAGAAAATATAAGCATATAATCAAACATTGATGACTTATCTGCAGATAGATATGCACAAACTAACTTTAAATCAAAACGTTTTAAATACCCTTTATAAATTATCTTGAAGATTTTTTGTCTTACATCCCCACGAATATTTTTTTCTTCTAAAGGTATTTTTAATTCGTTTTCTGCCAATTTAAACATCTATTGTCAACTCCTTCATATATAATTATGTCATTGTAATCTTTTAAGCAATTATATATTTTTTGAGTAGTGAAAATCAAGAGGAGGAAAAATATGGATAAAATAATCTTACTAATGAAAGATGGATCAGTATTAATGAAAAATTCAATTAATAAATATTATGATAAAATTAAGTATATTCTATTTGAAGCAGATCCAACCAGTAATACATTCTTATTGCATGAGCCAATAAAATACATGAAGAATTTTACAAAAGCAAATATATACATGGAAACACAAATACGTCAAATGGTAAATGATACTGAAGAATATCAGTATCAAGAGTCATTTGCATATACTCCAATGGGTTCTGTTATTAAAACAGTATACTCTATTTCAGAATTTATGTCTTATCTAAATTCCTTAAATCGGATGAGATTTTTTAATACAATATCAAGATCAAATGATTGCATTTCTTATGAATTAATTGAATGCTCTTTATTTAAATTAGAAATTTTTTGCAACGATAAAAAGGCGTATTCAAAAGAACTAAATTTAAAGAATCAAAAAGGAGCTTTTGATCCATACACTATAATGAATGTTATAGAAGCCATCTATTCTCCAATAGATTCCATTGAATTTATAATGATTGATTTGGCTAATAGATGCTGGAGTGTAAATAATAGAGCTCATAAAAATGATGCATGTGGAATACTCTTACCGTATACAAGAACAATTACATTTTTATCAAAATCACATTATGACATATTAAGAACATCAGTAAAAAGTTTATATTGCAGAACTGCAACATTTGACGAAATAGAAGAACCTATACCAGATGAAGTATTTGATTATGCAGATTGGGATACAGAACTTCCATTCCAGCCATATAATCGATTACATGATGTGTGGTTTCATGAACTTCGCTATATTTTAGAGTACATTATATATTTGCCTTATTTATACATGACAGTTATTACAGTGGCCGAAATAAATGATTTTGGAAAAATTACAAAGAAGTATCATTCAAAATCATATTTTGAAATAGAAGAATTCAGTATAGATCATTCAATGTCAGACAAACATATTATTTGTACAGATGAGGAACCTATGAAATTATCAGATTTAATAAATAAGATACAGGGAGGTGCTGATAATGTTTCTAATACTTTTATATAAAAATGGAAAGTTTAAGAAATGTTCATTGGAAAAGATGAAAACAAAGAAACTTGATAAGGTAGAATATATTTTAATACCAGTAAAAGAATCTAAAAATGGAGTATCAAGAAATTTCTTGATACTTGATAAGTTTGATTATATTGATTTTGATCATGCAATAATAGATTATCAATTCTGTGTATCAACGCTTGTGGATGATGAAGTTGTTGATTATTCATTCCAACCGGTGCATAAAGAGGTCAATAATATTATTGACCTCTTAAAATTTATGAATGCTATTGATTTGCTTGATCTTGTTAATTTTACATTGAATGGAGAATATCCTGACGAATTTCTTATGACTAGGATGATTTATATTGGGGTGAATATCTATAATGAAAAAAAGAAACTTATTTATTCTTCTCATTATTCCATGAAACCAAGTTCTTCTCCAGAGTACATGGCTTGGAAAGTATCATCAAAATTTAAAGATATCTATTCTTCATGTATCATTATAGAAGAATTAAAAAAAGAAAAAATTAGATTATCTCAAAAAGGATATTGGGAGTTAAGTATTGATGGGTTCATTGGTTATGATGATGGTGACTTAATAGGAATGCCTTGTGTATTGTCAAATACGATATGCATTTTAACATCTATGGAATATGAATTAATTGATAAAATGAAAAAATATGAATCGACCATTAGTATATTTTATACCAAAAAAGAATTTGTTTCCATGTTTGAAGAGTATATTCAGAAGGGATTATATAAAATTCCAAAAATGATTATTGATAATGAAGTGGATGATGTTTTTAATATTTCTTATCTCAGAAATTTTTTCAAGAATACTACATCAATAACACATTTTTTAGATATTTTTTCTTTCATGGATTTCTATATTACATTTATTACAACGATCTATGAAGATTTATATGGATATCGAAGGGAGGATGAAATCAATAATTATGAATATGATGTTCTTGTGTCTATTATAATAGACACAACAGACAATGGCTTATATGAAATATGTGCTGATAAATATACATTATTAGATTTAGATGATTTTTTAACTATGATAGGAGGGAGAAGGTAAATGCCAAACTTATACTTTTATTCAAATGGATATTTCTTTACAGAAGAGAAGAAAAATGAAGGCTCATTAGAATTTGTAGCAATTGATATTTCTACGGATAGAAAAGGACCTGTGTATACCTTGGTAAGGAAACCAAGAAAAGACTTTAAGAAAGAACCAGTAAGGATTAAATTTGATCTCGTATATGGAGAAGAAGATGTTCCATGGGATGTATCTTCTCCAATTATATCAGAATTTAAATTAGATACTAAATCAAAGTTTTATAGTATCTACCCATTATTAAAACAAATGATTGCATTTAATATGTTTTCAGAGAATGGATTATTCCATAATCATTTATTCATACAGACAATCGTTATAGAATATGGAAATACTACATTTTATATTGATGAGACAATATCAGACAAGAAACTTAAAAAAACATTTGAATATACCGGTATGACTACAGATGTGGAAGATATTTTTAATGAAGATGGAATGAGTTATATTGGATTAGATACTTATGCAAATAAATGGGAAAGGATCTATGATGACTTAGATTCAGATATGGATACTGAAATAGACGATGAATTATCTAATATATTGAAAGATTATAACATGATAATTGTTCCATTGAAATCTGACAGTAATAGAATATCTATGCCTATGGAAACTGTTTATATAATGGATGTGGATTATTTTGAACGATTACATCATGTGTATAATAGTATGATTATTACAAGACATTATGTTTCAGAGAAATCCATTTTTTCTATTGATTCTGATGAGTGTGTAGGGGATGGATTTCCTGGAAGTAACTATGAAAACGAATTTTTCTTTCGAACACCGTATGATTTATTAGAAGCATCTATATTTATTCCGCAAGTTATTTTAATGGAATCAAAAATTTATAATTCAAGAACGATCCTTGATATTGTTTTAGAAGTAGATGGGAATAATTTATATTTATCAATCGATGAAAAGGAAAGTGATAACCCAAAAAACATATGTGTTTTCCAAATAGTAAGGGGAATGCTTGAAATTTGGGATAATGATGGAGGATATCAAAGTGAAATGTTTGAGTAATGGTAAGAAAAAATTAACAGATGATGAAAATCTAGTTTTATTAGAAGAAATTAAAAAACAAGTGAAATGTATTGTGGAAGAAATAAAAGATATGAATAATTATCTTTGTAAGACAATACATGATACGGTATCTGTTATGGAAGAAATGGAGGATGATACAAATGATGAATAAATATAATCGGCAAAACCCTTTTATGTATTTATTAGAACATACAGAAGATACGACAGTTCACATGATTATTGATAAAAATATAAAAAACATGATGCGTTCAGGTATTTCAGGTTTAATAGCAATCTTATCAATCCTTATTAGTTGGATATTTGGAAAACCTAATGGTTTAGAAATGTTAATGATTATATTCGTAATTTTGACATTTGCATGGAACTTTCTACAGATAAGATATGTTGTTAGATCATTAAACATTGGAGAAACAAATGAAATGATATTTGGAGATAGATACGAAAATATTGATTTGAATAATGAAAAACTTTTAGTTCGAATTAATAAAGCTAATAACTTACTTGGAAAAACGGAATTCATTAACGAATATACAACCTTATTGTATGGTATTTATTTTATGTTAATTGGGTTTTTCTGGTTACGAATATTAGGATATATTTTTCATTAATAAAAAGAAAGGATGGTTGATATGGAATTTGAACGAAATCCAAGGTACTTACCTCAACAAACAAACGACTCATTAAAAGGAGTCGTTACCCCCATGAATCAAAAACTCGGTATATATGGGAAGAGCAATATAAAAATTGACGATATCGTAGGTAATGAAGTATTGATAAATGAATTTGAAAAGAATACTTTACCAGTTATGAATAAAATGACTGATGGCGATATTTTCTTTAAGCCTACGATGAAGGTTTTACAAAATTCATTTTGCACGTATCTAAAATGGTTCTCATTGTCCGAAACCTTTCAAATCTCACATGATCATGATTATGAGTTTGCAAGATTAAATAAAAATGGATACTTAATGAGAATATCTATTCCTAGAGTATCTAAAGTGATAATGAGTTTTCAAGTTGATTATATTATCAAAGTAGATCAGTTTACGCCTATTGCAATTAGTCAGAATATGCAATCTGGAGAAACAGAGGGAAAATTAGAAGAAAAATTAAGGATGCCGTATTTCTTTATCGAAGACTTTCCTCAAATTAATGCATTAATACAAGAACCAGAAAACTTTATTAACACATACTTACGCGATATTCAGGAAGACATAGACGAATAAGATAAATAAAAAAGAGGATCCCATGGGATCCTCTTTTTTTATATTTTTAAAGTCCTATATTATTGATGTGGACTTATGAGAGGACAGGTGTCGGGTAATCGTTGCGGACCGATGTCTGGATTAATATTTTATTTAATAAACGACATTTTCACAAAAACTGAATATAGAAAAACTAAATATGGAGGAAGTAAACCATGAGTAGTAGGTTAGAGGAAATGGTTAAACTTGTAACTGCTGATAGTGAAGAAAGTGTTGATGATGTATTGGCACTTCTTTCACCAGAGAAGCATGACAAAGAGGAAATGCAACAAACGTTTGAGGAGGTAATTGGATATGACCCGATTAATTACTATGATAAAGAAGGGATTAAATTGGCTGTCGACGAAGCTAGTGAAAGGGTGGAACTCAGTGAAGAAGTTCGCCTGCAAATTGCTAAAGATAAAGAGCAACTCGCCGATGCAGCGTTCGAGTCGTTCGACTCCGCAAAGCCAAGTGCGTACAGACACCATGTTGATCGAATATTAGAAGAAGAAGGCTTGTTAGAGTCTGATTCGGAAGAAGAGGAGGATGATTAATGGCAGCAAGAAGCGATGTTCTTTACAAATTTGTGCTCTTTCGAATGAAAGAGCTGATTTGTGATGACAGAATGAGACCAAGATATATGGGATCCTTTGATAGAGTTATTGAGGATCTCTTTGGTGTTCCGAGCTTCTCCAGAAAAATTGCCAATATGTACGATAACCGTGATGTACGTGCGGTTATCGACATGGTTGGTCTTGATTATCTCATGACTATTCTCAACAATCATCATTATTTTACGGTTATTGAGGAGTTAATCAGAGTTGATCATCAGATTCGACATCTGAAAGGCATAAATAAAAAGCGTGAGAGAAAAGGGAAGCGGAGTAAATACCTCATTAAAAAATATAATTATTTCCTTGATTTATATGATGATTCATTGAAAGAATTGAGGAAACTTCTGGATATTAAGAATCCAAAGACCGCATATAAGAATCAGTTCCAGACGTTAAATGATTTGGTACATCGCGGTCGGCGTAATAAAGATTATGATGATGATCTATTTGCATTTGATTGGGATGATGACGATCTATTTTCTATGGATGACCCATACGAATCCAATATAGGATCAAGATGGCTTCGTGATGAGTATGATGGCTCCAGTCCGTTAGAAGATTTCATTAATGCTCTGAATGAACGCCGTGCCTCAAAGAAATCACCTTCTCGAACCAGGCAACCTAGGAGAGAGAGGGATTCGCAAAAAGAATCTCTCTATGATGATTATTTTGACCCATATGATAACTCTCCACTGGAGAGAGAAGAATACTATGAAGAGGATGATTCCTCACAAGAAGTTGATGAAGTTGAAAGCAAAATAAACCGTTTAACAGATTGTGTGATGGACTTATCTTCTACAGTAAATGCTTTAGTAAACTCAAATGAATATGATAGAGTCAACCCAGAAGTTGATGATGAATTTTCTTCAATAATGGAAACTCTTGATAATCTAACAAAGAATCAGAAAGTACTTGCCGGGACACTAGAGCATATATTACAATGGAAGGGAGATTTGGAAGAACTTCTGATGGAAGAAGATGAAGAAGGTACCGAAGAGGAGGATGAAGACGAAATAGATGTCATTATTGAACCTCCAACATTAAAGAAGTCAGATACGTTTGATGAAGAAGCTCCAAAGACACGGAAAGAAATGATTGATCAGGTAAATCACACATCCGGAGAAAAAGAACCAGTTGCCGGAAATTTCGTGACTTAACAAATAATAAAAACATTGGTTTATGGATATTTTTCTATACATCCATAAACCAATGTGTAAAATACAAGTAAAAGGAGGACTTAAAAAATATGGGTAACAAGTATGATGATCTCAAAGAGGAGATCAGAAGAAAAGTAAACGAAGCTGGAGGAACTCGTTATAGTCAGTCTGATTTAAGAGATTTGACTCATACCCTTATTAATACGCCGGAGCACACCGTTAAGACATATATTAAAGACGGGGAACCGGTTGAAACACAGCCTGTAAAGCACTATCGAGAATCATTAAAACCGGTATTGAAACAGTTTGGTGTCGATGCAGCGGAAATGGGAAAGATTCAAGAAGTTGAGTTCACAAAGGATCATGCGGCCGCTATTAATGAGTTAGCTACAACTATTGTGAAGGATTATACCGGTGTAGGAAGGAAGTTAATTCTTCCGGTAACAGATGAGAATGAGTCTCAGATGGAAATTTTCCAGGTAAAACGGGCAGAAAAAGTTGAGGAAACAAAGAAACCTCAGAAGAATGAAGACGGCACTTATACGCAGGTACCTACCGGCAAAGAAAAAACAACAAAAGAACATGCTGAAATGCGTGTTTCAAACAAAATTCCTCATTGGTTAGTAGAGGAAAAAGATATTTAATAAATTATCCTTTTTGGGTTGTCTCAGACTTTTACTATCAGCTAAGAAGCCGCTAAAAAAGTGGCTTCTTTTTTTATATTCTTATAACATAAAATTAAATTGTTGGCTCAGATAAGAATCTGTATGGTATACAGATCAGAGCCAATACCATATTGATTATGTGTATTTTTAATATTTGATATAATAGAAAATATTCCTATAATCAAAAAGAACTATTTTAATTATTTTAAAAATAGTTTGCAGATGATACACTATGATATTTATCAATGTATAATCTGATTTTTATAGATTGTATTTTATATAATACTTGAATATTTTCAATATACATAATCATGAAACGAAGGAAATGGTGGTACTATTTCCTGGTATAATATTTTTTTAAATACGAATAACTTTATATTAAAAGCAGAATTGCTATTGGTGAGTAGAATAGATTGTAAGCGCGGATTTAGCTAGCAATGACCTGGCTGGGAGAACAGTCGGGTTTTATAGATCCCTCATCAGTCATATTGCAACACGGTCATTCTTGCAAAGTAAGGAAAAGTGCTGGCAGGCGATAACATTATTTGGTGGCAGACCTATATGGAAGGCTGCTCCTGAATATATTCGCGAATGCCTGCCATTAGCAGGATGGCCTATAAGAGGAAGGTTGCTTTGCCGTGAATATGGAATACGGCTTTATTGGCTATGAGCATCGGTTGAGGATATAATGCAGTCCGCAAAGCTGGAAATCTGTCATGGGTAGGGAATCCCATAAAGAACTCTGTAGGATTCTGCTTGAAACAACGAGAGCCGCTATCGGCAATGAATCGATTGGCGGCTCCAATAATGTATTGATATCATGTTTTAAGATCCCGGTAGGAAATTATTCCTACCGGGATCTTTTTGTCAATTAAATCACCATCTTTATGATGGTATTCCACGATATGCTATATCGGGTGTTTCCTGCTTCCAACTATTGCATATCAGTCTAACATCAATTATTGAACGTAAAACTTCATCATGTTGATTCAGGACTTTTGCAATATCTTTATTAAGCGAATCAATCTCATCTTTAAATTTACAAACATCTTTTTTCATACAATTTGAACATGATTGTTTAATACTCATAACATACATCTCCTTTTATTCATTTTTATAATTAAGTAGCCTCTGTATTATAAAACCTATTAGTTCAAAAATCAACAAAAGATTAAAATAATAGCTATTTTTAATTATTATAATCGATTATATTATAATTAAAAAGGTGGTGAAAATAATAATGAAAGACAAGAAGACTGGTAACTTAGATAAATGGACTAGTGCCTTTCGTTCCGTTGCCCCAACAATGAAAAAATTAGGTAGCATCACATTAAAGGGTACAATTCCAGGAATTTATGATACCACAACATCCACTGCCGAAATTCTTAGAGATTCACGATATTTTATAACAGAGTCAAAGTCACAAATTAAGCAACAAGCGAAAAGTCTAGGTCATACGCTTGTCGGTAAAGAAGTTGCTGATACCATTTCATCTGCATTTGATGACATAAAAAGCGGAAATTTCAGTTTAGATAAATTAACGAATCAATCATACGATACATCTGATGATTTTTCAGATATGGTAGATGACTATGATGTAGACTATAATGATCCAGATTCAGTTGCATTAGGAGAATCAAAAAAGAATACGGCTATGCTTGGAAAAGCTATTTCTGAGGGAAATGCTGCAACCATTGTTGGTATGCAGAATATGACTCAGACAATTTCGAATACACAATTAAAAGCAGCAAGTGCAACTTCGAAACAACTGACAAGTGTTGCACTAATAGGAATTAATCAAACAAATGCACAATTAGCTGGAATAAATAATAGATTAGATGCAATTAATTCTAATATTGTATCGTTAATAGACTTTCAAAATGAAAATGTTTCAATTGTAAATCAACAAGCATCTGAATTTTATAGAACTTCATCTGAAATGCTTAATGCTATGGGAGAAACCATTTCAGGTATTAAAGATTTCATGGAAGGCTATAAGAAAATTGAAAAAGAAGAAGAACCAGAATGGGATGAATTTGATTTTTCTGGTGGATTTAATTTATACTCTTATAAAGAGATGCTTAAGAAAAATGTAAAGTCTAGTATGGTTTGGTCTATGCTAGAAATGGGTAAAACAATGCTTGGTATGTCAAGCGCAATTGGTGGAGAGACTCCATTAGAAATGGCATTAGGAGGCATTTTACCGAAATTAATCCCAAAGAATTTACGAAATTCTCTAGGAAGATCAGATAAAATGTTCACTCAGACAATGAATAATCTAGTATACCGTTTGGGAGACATGTCAGAAAGTGATGACCTTTTTAAATCTATGATCGGTAGTATATTTGGTAAAAAGAGAAAGAAAGCAGTCACTAAATTAGAATTAGGAGAATTTAAAAAAGATGCAATGAGTTGGAATGGAATTGCTCAACAAACCTTGGTTGAGGTAATTCCTAATTATTTAGCGAAAATTGAATCTGCCCTTACAAAGAATGAAGCTCGTTATTACGACATGAATACAGGGAGATTTAATACAGAAAGTCAGCTTAAAGATGCATATAAAGAAGAATATACAACTACGTTAGAATATGGAATGAACTCTTTTGCTACAGATATGCAAAAGGCACTTAGTAAAATAGACATTGATGATGAGACTTTAGATAATGTAAAGAAGTCCATCAATGAAAGAGTAGTAAATCAACTTACAGGAAAATCAAAAGATACGAGACAAGACTTTTTAAAAGGAGTTTTCGATACCCTTTATGATGCAAAACTTGGTGGAAATGATTTGCGTGATGTCGTTATGTCTTTAACATCATCCTATGATGAAACCATGAGTAGTATGAATAAGGCAGCTCAGACACTTAGTTCGGCATCAAGAAACCTCTTCAATCAAAAACTTGGAAAATACGAAACAGATGTTGAAAAAGTAATTGATGAGGAAACTCTGAGGAAAATAAATATCTTTACAGACGTAGGTTTTACATCTACCGGTAAGAGATTAGATCAATTAACAGAAGAAGAAAGAGCAGAAGCTGAAAAGGAAAAGAATAAAAAAGGTATAATTGATAAAATTAAAGATAGATTAAAGAATTCTGGAAAAAGCAAAAACGGTGGAAAAACTGGATTATTTGCAAATTTTTCTGATTCATTGGATCGTCTTGCTAATATTTTATATGACCGAGGAAATGGATTTTATAGATCTAGTGACGAAGAATTCTGGAATGAAGTAAATTCCGTAATTAGTGATATGAGTGGAGGTTCTACTCCCCCACCAGCGACTTCTCAAGCGATCATTAATACTGGTAATACTTCAGCGGAAAAGAATATCAATAAAGAAGTATCAAAAGCAAATAAAGAAACCTTAAAAGATACATTAAAAATGGATCGCTCTAAAATAGAATCTAACGCGAATCGTACAGAACGCGTTATGAAGAATTTAGAGAATAATAAATCAGCTAAAATAAATGGGACAGAAGAGGATAAAAATTCCATAAAAGCTATGGTGTTATCATTACATCATAATTTCTTAAGTCCTATGGTTAGTGGGATTTTTGGAAAAGATGGAATTGTTCGATCATTCTTCAAAGATGTATTAAATAATGAACGCGTAAAGAAAATAAGAGAAAAGTTATTTGATGAAGAAACTGGTGTATTTGGTGGAGTGACAGTCTGGATGAAAGACCAGATGAATTATATCAAATATGTATTTACTGGAAAAGGTTACACCGATTCCAATGGTAACACATATAATGAAAAAGAAGACAGTGTTTTTGATAAGATTGCAAATGGATATGATAGAATTTACAAGAACGCAATGAAATATTGGTTCGGAGATGATTATGAAGAGAATGATACTTACAATAAATACTTTAAATGGTTTGATTTTAAAGCTAAGCGAGATAAAAAACGACAAGATAGATTAAATAATGCAACGGAAGAAGTAGAAGCTAATAATACAGATTCTGCAATTATAAAGGAAGCAAATGAGAATAAAAAAGAAGAAACGAATGAAGCGAATATAAAATTACAAGAGAGATATAAAGATGCATGGGAAAAGATGAACCCTATGCAACAGGGACAGTTATATGGAGATGATATAGAGAATTTCATAAAAGAGGAAGAAGAAAAAGCTAAGAAGAAAAAGGAAAAAGAATTACGTGATAAATATAAGAAATCATGGGATAAAATGGATCCCATGCAACAAGGTCAATTATATGGTGGAGACTTTGAAACTTTTATCAAAGAGGAAGAAGATAAGATAAGGGAAAGTTCTTCAAAGATATCAAGTCAATTAACAAATATTGCAAATGAATTAGCTGACTCAACAGGAGATATTGTAGATAGAATTGTTGGCTCAGAAGAAGATATACAAAAGCAACAAGAGAGAAGCAATAAAAGTATACAAGAAAAATTTAAAGAATTTTTACCAACCGGATTAACTGGTGCAACAATTGGTGCTGCAGTTGGAACCTCGGTTATGTTTTCTGGTAGTGGTATTTTAGGAGCTGCACTATTGCCCGGTGGTCCTATCAGTGGAGCAATTGCTGGTATAGGATTATCCATGCTATCAAGATCTAAAAAGTTTAATGAATTTGTGTTTGGAAAGGAAGATGAAGACGGAAATAAAACTGGAGGTCTCATTTCTCAGAAGACACAGAAATTCTTTAAAGACAATGCTCCAATGATTGCAGGAGGAGCTGTATTAGGTGCTGCAAAAGGTATGTTAGGTATTGGACAAGGAAGTTTTCTTTTAAATACGTTATTACCTGGTGGTCCTATTGGTGGAGCATTATTAGGAATCGGATTCTCGCTATTAAAAAGTAACGATAAATTCCAAGAGATATTATTTGGAGAAAAAGACGAAAATGGAAAACGTGCTGGTGGATTATTCAGCAAAGAAAATGGAAAATTCGCAAAATTTATGGAAAAGTCTGGTCACTTTGTAAAAGGTGGCTTAAAAGGACTTGGAGTAGGTGCAGTTGCAGGTGCAACACTTAGTCATTTAGGTTTCTTAGGTTCTGCTGTATCATTAGGTGGACCTGTTGGAATGGGACTTGCTGGACTTGGTATAGGGATTGCATCTCAGACAGAAGCATTTAAGAAATTATTATTCGGTGACGAAGAAGTTGATGAACATGGAAATGTAATAGGAAGAAAAAATAATGGTCTTCTTACTAAAATGAAAAATATGATGGTTCTTAATGTATTTGAACCAGTGAAAAATAAATTACAGGGACATACAGAAGATTTTGCATTATGGCTTAAAAAGAAACTTACTACTCCGTTCAAAGAGGTTGCTGGAGTAATTGCTGATAATATTCATGGTATTAAAAAAGATGTATCAGATACAATTCATGATGTTTTTGAAAAAGTTGGAATTAGTGTAACTAAGATATTCCAAAATACGATAGGAAAAGCATTTTCTCCATTAACAAGCGCACTTAAGTTTGTTGGAAAACGTGCTGTAAGGTTGCCATTTGATGCAATGAAGTTATCTCTATTCCCGGTTACTGCTGGTTTAAATTTAGCTAGATTGGGAACTGCTAAGATGAGACACAAAGCACTGAAGAAAGAAAAACGAGCAGTTGCGTCAAGACCATTTGAATTAATACGTGGTGCAATTGATAATGTAAAAGCACAGAGTGCTGCATATGATCAAAATGAATTTAATGGATTCTTTGGAGGAATTAATCGTGGTTTGACTATGGTTAAAGATTTCAAAGGAAGTTTACGGAATTCTTATAATGCGGAATTACAAAAATATGAAGATGGACTTAGTGAAGAAGGTAAGAATCATTTTAAATGGATGTCTGCAAGAAGAGAACTTAAAGAAGCAGTAAAAAAACATGAAAAGTTTAAGAAAGATAGGAAAGTACAGTCAAGAATTGATCGCGTTAGACATGATTATGCTAAGAAATTTGGATACGTAAATGGTTCTTTAGATGATGTAGAACTTGCGAAAGCAAAAGATGAATTACAAGATGCTGGATTAGATATATCATGGATAAAGAATAATAAAGATTTAAATGATCTTCTTTACAATAAAGAAGATTTTTATGAGAGATTTAATCCTGATAAAGATAAAAAGAAGGATGAAGAGAAAAGTTTCGAAGAAATGGCTGTTTCCGATGGTCTTAAGATTCAAGAATCTCCTGATCAGCAGCAAGATAGAGAAAGAACAAAGAAATTCTATGATTGGATAAAAGAAGCAATAACACCAATTACAGAACATTTTAAGAAGAAAGATGAAGATAATTCTACAGAAGAAGCAGTTATAAATGCATTAGAGAATATTGAAGAAGCAACAGAAGCAAATGCTGCTATGAATACTGCTGATACAGCAATAGAAACAGGAGCATCTATATCTGATTTACGAGATGCTACAAATAGTGAAACTGTTAACCGTGCAGATGATATTATTGATGCACGAAGAGATAGTGATAAAAAGAAGAAACGAGACGAAAAAGAACAGAAAGAAAGTGAACGCGCTAGAAGTGGTGGGAAATCCTACCAAGATGAAGAGAAAGATAAAAAAGATAAAAGCAAAGCGGATATTAAAGGAGTGACTGACGAAGATAAGAAAACAGTATTTGGATCTGTTGGTGGTTTCTTTAAAAATGTATTTGGTGTGGCTGGTAAGTTATTTACGAGTAAAACATTCTGGAAATTAGCACTCGGAAGTTTTAGTATCTACGCAGTATTTGGGGAACAAATCAAAGAATTTTATAATGACAAATTTAAACCTTGGATGCAAGAGAAAGCATTACCTTTCATTGAAACGAATATTATACCTCCGGTAAAAGATTTCCTTATCAATGTGAAGGATCTTGTATTTGAAAAAGCACCTAAATTTGTGGCAGATGTCACAGGACTAATTATCGACAACATGGATACTATTGTAAAGACATCTTGGGATTTATTATATGCAGCAGCGACCTCGATTGGAAAATGTCTCATTAGTAAAGTTGCAGGAGTATTTGGATTTAAAGATCCATTTGATAAAGGTGATACACAAAAATTTGAAACAAAGGAAGAAGCTCAAGAAAAAACAAAAAATGCACGTCATCAAATAAAGAAATACAATGAAGATGGTTCTGTAGAATACGAAGAAGGATATCAAGTTGATGATGAAACTGGTCAAGTTACTGGTGAAGAAGGATTTGATGGATATATTGATGAAAATGGAGTATTCCATGCTACAAAGAAAGTATCTGGATTTAGTAGTGGTACATTATATTCTGGATTAAGAGCTGGTACGAAATATATACGCGGAATTTCAAGACCATTTGCAAATAAATTAGCAAAAGGAGCATTAAAAACTGGAGGAGTTATTGCCGGTGGTGCTGCTATGGGTGGAATTGGTGCAATCGGAATGATTCCAGGAATGGGAATGGCATCAAAAGTTGCTAAAGGTGCAGCAAAAGGAACCGGAAAAGTTGCTAGTAAGATATCTAGTAAAGTTATGGGCTCAAAAGCAACTAAGTTAGCACAAAGGGTGCAAGATGCACAATCTGCATTATTAACTGCACAAGAAGGATTAAGTGCTGCAGAGCAAACATTAAAGAATTCAGAAGCAATCTTAGATACTACTCGAAATATATCAACAAATGCCGCAAGAAGTGCTGAAGTATTTTTAGAGGCAGATGTTGCAGCAAATAAAGCTGCTGTTAATTCTGCAAAACTTGCAGTAGATACTGCTGCAAAGAATGTAGATGATATTGCAGCAAATAAAGGAATCATAAAGAAATTATTAAATAAATTACTTGATGGATTAAATAAAGTTTATACATCCTTTGATAAAAAGATTACGGGTGTTATAACAAAGGCTAATTGGACTAAAACTATTAAAGAACTTATTGAAAGCTTATCAAAGAAATTTTTAGAGAGTGACGTTAAACTTATTAGAAAAATTGGTGAATTAATTAGTACAAAAATGACGGAAGCAACTGCGAGAACTGCTGCCGATGGAACTGGTGTTTTAGCGTTAGTTCTTGGTGCATTTGATGCACTTAATGGAGCAATATCTGCTGCAGATTTGTTTGGAGTTGCCGCTTCTGATGTTACATGGGGAATGCGACTTACATCTTCTATTATGGAAGTTATACTTGGTATTGGACCAATGGCATATATTGACATAGTATTAGAGGTCATTAAAGCATTTTTCCCGAAATTGGATTTTAAGAGAATGCTTGCAAGAGCAATCTATTCGAATCTTGGTGGAAAGAAGCAATTAGATGATGCAATTGAGGAATTCGACAAAAAAGTTGCGATTCATAACGCAAAACATGGTACGAATTTAACTACTGAGGAATATAGTAACTTAACAAATAATAGCCGCAACATATTTGGAAAAATTCATCAAGGATGGGATTGGTTATGGAGTGGTGGGGGAAATACCCAAGCATATAAAGATAAATGGAAAACTCAAGAGCAAGACACATTGACCGATGCAGAACAAAGAGAATGGGATGCATATAAAGCTAATAATAAGGATGCAAAGTTTGAAGATTGGGTAAATATGAAATTTGCTCCGACAATTCAATCTAATAATCCAAAAGAATCTACAGAAGAAACTTATAATGGTCCTGGACCAATAAAAATTAGCAATAGACAGAAAGTATTAGGATATGGTACTGTTATGCAGAATGACCCTAGATGGGGAAATATACCAATAGGAAAATTCCCAGATGGTACTACAAGTACAATGGCTACAGGAGGTTGTGGTCCTACTGCATTATCCATGGTAGCATCTCAATTAAAATCAAATACAGATCCAGTATCTGTAGCATCTTATGCACAGAATAATGGATATATTAAAGATGGTGGTTCTACTGCCGGATTATTTACAAAAGGTGCTTCTGATATGGGGTTATCTCCGACTGAAGTAAATAAGAGTTCTATTAAAAAATCCCTCCAAAGTGGAGAACCGGTTATTGTGTCTGGAAAGTCTTCTATGAATGGACCTTATACAAAAGCAGGTCATATTGTAGTTGCTTCTGGCATTGATAACAATGGAAATGTAAGAATTAATGATCCGATGAGAGGAACTAGAACAGAGAAACTTAGTAATTTGACATCCGGAATGACACATGGATGGAGTTACAGAAGAAAGGCAGTTGGATATGGGGCTGCAAGTGATATTGTTAATATAAGTGATAAAGCTTCTAATATGTATGACATTTATGATACAACAATGACAGCTAAAGATGCTGCTGTGAATGCTGGGATTATAGATGCTACGAGTGTACATCCAATTACTTTGATTAATAAAGTAATAAATCAATTTGTTAAATTTGCAGCAAAATATGGAGATAGATTTGCAGCATGGTTTTCATCAAGAGATTGGAGCGATGGAATCAAACGATTTGGAGAAAAAATCATAAGTATGGTGAGAAGATGTCCAGTTAGTACTATTTCTGCAATTGCTAATGAAATTTCACAAAAATTAGCAGAAATATCTATAAGAACTGGTGCATCAGCAGCAATTATTCCACTAATTATAGGAGCAGTTTATGATGGTGTAGATGGTTGGACATCTGCAGCTAGATTATTTGGTATTGCAAAACATGATGTTACATGGGAAATGAAAACAATATCATCGGTACTTCAAGTTTTATTAGGTTTACCAGGAGCATCTTGTGTTGACCTTGTACTTGAAATTATCAGTATGATCAATCCACAATGGGATATAAAACAGATTGTTGCTAGGTGGTTATACAGTACATTCTTTGATAAAGAAAAATTAGATACTGCAACAGATGAATTTGAAGCACAGGTTGCAAAATATAATGCAATCAATGGTACGAATTTAACTGTTAACGATTGGAATAATAAATCAAATAAAGATGCTGGAATATTTGGTCAGGTTCAAAAAGGTTTCTCATGGGTAGGAGCAAAAATATCTGGCGGAGATATGACAGAATGGAATAACATTTACAATTTACAAGATACTTATGCAATTACAGAAAAAGAACATCGGGCTTATGATTCGTATAAAGCTAACGGTGGAAACTTATCATTGGCAGAGTGGTATACAGATCAATACAAAAAGAAAGGTTCCATTGGTTTTGGCACTGGTTCTGCTAAAATAAAATGGAAACCAAGCAAATCTTTAGGTTTTGGACCTGGGGATGAAGATTTACCATGGTTTAAATACGGAGATGACTATTATTATGTAATTGAAGGTGATAATTCGATTACATATAGAAAGATGGATAATAGATACGATCTAGAGAATTTAAAGGACGAAAATAATTTAATCAAAGAAGGAACACAGGGGAGATTACCCGATAGTTTTTATGAATATCTTAATGGAAATGCGCAAGCAGAAAAAGAAGCTAGTGGAATAGATATAAAAGTAACAGATTCTAATGGGAGGGCGATAAAGCCTTCTAAGAAAACGACTCCTGGTGTTATTGCTACTAAATCTGCAATAGATTTAGCAAAATTGGGAGCAACTGTGGCAAATAATGCATTTGCTAATTATAAGAAAGCAAAATCAAATGCTACTGTTGCAGAAATATATGGAAATTCGAGTTATTATTTGAATACTGATATTACTTCGAATTTGAAAGGGGCAACATTAAATACTGCTGTAAGAATGCAACGTAAGATTGCATCTGGTCTCACTCAGACAAATGGTGAGTATGGATTTAATAGAATCGACTTTTATAATGGATTAAAAGTAAAAGATATCAAAAATATGGTTACTTATAAGAAAGATCTGTTATCTGATGGCAGAATTCCTCTTTTTAGAGAAGTATACTATTTATTTGTCGATTCTGGTGATTATAAAGACAATCATGTAATTACAACATCTGAACTAGAAGGAATTAAGGGGAAACAAGAACTATCAGAAATGTTTGGTGGTTTTGGAACATATGGTGATTCTTTCGAATATAAGAATGGGTTCCCATTTTTCCAGACAGATGATCCAAGATGGAGTAATATACCATGGAGAGGATCTACAGTTAGATTCCGTGGAGGAGATTTAGCATCGCTTGCAATGGTGTCTAGTGCATTTGGAAATAATATCATCACTCCGGATTATATTAATTCTAATTGGTTGGATGGACGATATACTGGATGGTCTTCACCCGGTACTGGATTGAACCAAGACACGATCTATCAAGACGGTGGTTTCAATGCATTAAGAGAAACTCAAGTTGATGGAAAAAGATTACAAGTTAAGAAACTAGAATCTATGGATTCAGTTATTAATGCGCTTAGAAGTAATAAACCTGTTGTACTAACAGGTTATCGTTACAATGGATCTATTTTTAATGGATTCTATGATAAAGGAGAATATAACAATATTGGTGCTTTTAACACCAATACAGATTGGAGATATACTGCAGATGGTAAAAATCATCCAGAAAATGCATCTGCTCTTGATGATAGCAATCCAGATTCTTATGGAACATTAGTAGCTAGAGCAGCGCAAGGAGATTATCTTGCAGTAAATGACCCGTTTACAACATTAGAACAACCATCTGTATTTAATGTTAAGAGATTGAAAGATAAAGTAGGACAGAAGAATGCAATTAAGAGTGCATATGTAGTTACAGGGCCAAATGGAGAAGGAATCAGTGGTCCAGTAGATTTTAGCAACAAAGTGGGAGGAACATCCGATTACCAATCCGTTTCTGAGGCAGAAGGACTTACTGGAAAAATAGGTGCTATATTCAATAACTTTACAGCGGTTTTTGAACATATGATGGACGCTTTAATGGGAGGAAAAGAATATCGTTCTATTAAAGAAGTTAATCCATTTGATGAATCTGGTGCTGATAATTCTGGTATAGGTGTCGCTGCAGGAGCAACTGCAAATATAAGTGATCCGAAGGTTTCTGGAATAAATTATGAAAAAGATTCTGTGGGTGGCTATATGGTTGACCCAAAAGCCAATGCAACAAATAAAGGAGCTGCAGAAGCTGCTGAAAAAGCAGGATTGACAAGCAATGATCCAAAAACTGTTGAAGAAGCAATAAAGAAGTTCCAGCTCACAGAGCAAGGAATTATGGCATTGACAACACAATTTACAGATGAACTTCAATATGCAGGAGCGCCACCTGGAACTCCTGATTATGAAAATTACAATACAATTGTAACACAAAAGATTGCATATGCAAAGAAAATGTATGAAATGGGTATGCCATATTCTTATCATACAGCTCCGAAAGTTTCTGGAATAAATTACGAAAAAGATTCTGTTGTTGGTAATATCTCACCTGAAGTTAAGAAAAATGCAGCTAAGGTATTTCAACAGCAAATAAACACAAATAAAAAGAAAACTGCAAATAGTCCGTTCTTTAAAAACAATCCATTTGCAAAACCCACTCCTAGTGGAAATTCAAAGGGACCATTTACGTTAAATGTAGGATATGGAATCGGAACTGGAAATAAAGCCTTTAAGAAGGCTGCTTCTGCAGTAGCTAGTGTAGCAATGACAAATGGATTAAAATCCAATGGTGCCGGACAAGGTATAGTTGCAATGATGAGAAATGGTGCTCTTTCCATAGGGAAGAAGTACGGTGTCCCATCCGGAGTGAATACAAAAACAGATTCAAGATATACGGTAACTCCAAAAGTTTCTGGAGTAAATTATGCAACTGATGGAGTTGGTGGCTATATGGTTAACTCTCCACAAAATACGGGATATACCATGCTTACAAATTCATCAGATACAATGAATGTAGATACGAGTAATGCAACAGTTTCTCAAAAGTTACAAGCAATAGGATTTGCAATTTCTGCACAGGCTTCAGGTGATGACTATGAAAAAGCAAAACAAAATGCACTTATACAATTAATGGATTTGTCTCCTGACAATAGTGGAGATACAACTGCATCTGGTGGTAGTTATGCATTAACAGATGCAAATGATGAAACAGGATATATTTGGAATGAACTTATAAAAGTAGGATTTACTCCTGCTGGTGCTGCAGGTGTTATGGGTAACTGGCAGAAAGAATCTGGAAATCATGCAGTTAGAGTACAAGGAGACTTTAGTAGTGGATATGAAAAATCAAAAGAGTATACGAAGAATGCAGATGCGAATCCAGACTCCTTTATTCATGATAAGAAAGGTTATGGATTAGCACAATGGACATATTGGTCAAGAAAGAAAGGTTTAGTTGACAAAGCTCACGGACAGGGACTTTCTGTCGGGGATATTAGTGCTCAGGTTCAATATTTTAAAGATGAACTTCAAGGATATCCATCCCTTTTGAATACCTTAACTACAACAAATGATGTATCAAAAGCATCTAATGATATGTTACATGTATATGAACAACCGGCTGACCAAAGCACTAGAGAAGAAAATGAACGTATTGGATATTCAAATAGTTGGCTTGCTAGATATGGCGGTGGGAATAATACTATGGTTGCATCAAATAATACGACCTCTGCAAATGTTTCCTATGGACCGGGTAAGTCGTCTTATTTGAGATATAATATATTAGGAAAATCTAAAGCAATTGGTTATGGAGCACCATGGTTAAATATTGTACAAGCTGTAAAACAAGCAATCGCTGCACAACAGCCTGGATATTCACAAAGCAATTATATCACAATAAATGTAGGTGGTATACAAAAATCTGTTAGAACTGACTGTTCTGGATTTGTAAGTGCTTGTGTATCTTATTATACAGGACAGGATTTCTTAACAAGTTCTAGCGGATTATTATCATCTAATAATAGTTTACTCACAAATTCAGGATTTACTTATATGCCATGGACTGGATGGACAAATCTAGTTCCAGGAGATATTTTAGTAATTAGTGGACATACGGAAATATTTGCAGGACGAGATGGAAATACAAATATGGTTTACAATTGTGGATCTAATTCATCTGTAAATAATCCGGGAATTACTCATAGTAGTAGATCAGCATATACTGTAGTATGGAGATCTCCAGAAGGTGGATCTGCAGCAATTAACAATTTATCAGTAGCTAATTCAGGTACTAATTATACCAATACAAATAGTGGTAATACAGGAAGCTCTGGTGTAGTAAAAGCGGGTAGCGGACTGGATGCCCTACTTGGAGGATTAAATGAAGTCGCAGGAGCATATAATCAGAATCTTATAGGATTTGGTCCCGGACCATCAAATAAGAACATGGACACTCCAGAGGGATACTTTACAAATACTCTTGGAGGAATCGTAACTTCTGGGTATGGACATAGAAATTCAGAATTAGGAAGCGAGTTTCATAGGGGTCTGGATATTGGAGCACCTTATGGTACTGATATTAAATCCCCAATAGAAGGAGATGTTATTTCAACAGGTACTGATGTTGCTGGTTATGGTAACTATGCAGTTGTAAAAGACAATGACGGGACACAGCATTTATTTGCGCATATGGATGAACCAGTAGGGTATGGTCCAGGAACACATGTGTATAAAGATAGCGTAATAGGAAAAGTTGGCTCTTCTGGTAAGTCAACTGGAAGTCATTTACATTATGAATTAAGAAGAAATGATAGTCATAACTCTACAATAGATCCAACGAGTTATAAATACGATACTAAAAAATATGAAACAGAAGAAGATATTGGATATGGTTCTGGAACAATGAATACCAATTCACAAGTAAAAGAGAAATTAACAGTTGCTCTTAATACAAGAGATATTGAGAGTAAGATGGATACAATTATAGATGTATTAAAGACGTTTGTAGAAAGAGAAGAAAAAAATAACAAAGAAATGTCATATAATAGTGTTACAAATAACAATACAGTCGTTTCTTATGGAAACGGGAATACTAAGTTACCAAGGACATATAAAACATCTTCAAGTAAATCTGATAAGGATTATTCAAAGATGTCATTGACAAAAATACATGAAGCAATTGCAAAGAAATAAATACAAAAAAGGATGAAGAGGAGATGAATTAACATCTCCTCTTCATCTAAAATAATGTAACAAATTGTAACAGATGAGTATTGCAACAATGAGTAAAATACATATGATCGGGGAAGATAACAATATGGAGTGAGTTGCAAATATTTCATCCTTACATCAATGTTATCTAATATTTAAAAAACTATACAGATTTGATTTAAATATTTACAAATGTTTAATAAATTAAATTTATATATATTTTTTGATATGAATAGAAAGGATGAAATGTATGAATTATAATATTATCATAATTTCAGATCTACATTGGGGAGTAATAGAACCGGATTTACAATGTAAATATTTGGAATTTATAAAGGTATTTATAAAATTATATGGAAAAGAAATTGATTTATTGGTAATTCTCGGAGATTATTTTGATAATAAACTTTCTTTAAATAGTCCTCAAGCAATTTGGGCGAATGAATGGTTCCATTCTATCTTATCTCTATGCAAAGAGTATAATATAAAGATCAGAATGGTACAAGGAACTTCTTCTCATGATAATGATCAATTAGAAGTATTTTCTCCATTGACAGATGACATGTTTCAAATCTTTTTTAAAACTACTTTGGAAGAGACATTACCAGATCTGAAATGTATATATTGTCCCGATGAGACGATAGAAACATCTGAATATGAAGATTTATATTTAGATGAAATATTATCTTTAAAAGATATTGGTTTCTTTCATGGTTCTTTTGATGTGGTGTATGGAGAATTATTAAAAAGAAAACCTGAATTATTAAAGAAAAATAATGTAATCTTTCGATATGATTTATGGAATAAAACTATCTATGGACCAATGATAGCAGGACATTGGCACGATGGAAAGCAATATGATAATCTGTATTATTGTGGAACACCATTTCGATATGAATTTGGAGAAGAAGAACCAAAAGGAATCTTATTTGTAAGGTATAATACAGAAAACCATAAGTATTATGTAAAAAAAGTATTGAATCCCTTATGTGCAGAATATATAACTTATGAAGTTTACACAAATTTATACAACTCTAAAGAAGACTACCAAAAGATAATTGATGATATCAGGAATATACTTAAGAAGTTTGATGAAGATATACTTAATTTACCACATAAATTAAAAATAGTCGTATATGTGTTAGATGACAAAACAGATAATGATGTATTAATATCTTCATTGAGAAGCGAAATAACTAGATATAAAAACGTAAAGTTAAAGATTAAGAATAAATTAAAAGACAAACTAAAGAAAGAGCAGAAAAAGAAGAATGAAGAGGTAGAAAAAAAGCTTGGCTTTATTTATGATAGTCAAAATAAGAAACCATATGAAATTATTCATGATTTTATATTGGAAACATCACCTGAGAAAGTTGATATTCCGATGGGTTTTATAAAAGAAAAATGCAAAATAGGAGGAAAATAAATATGGAATATAGTAAAATGTTTAATGCAGAACTGAATAGCGCGATATTAGAATATCTTATAAAGAAACGAAAAAGGATTGATCAAGAATATAAAAAAGAACGTAAAAAAGAAATAGATGAAGATAAGAAGAGAATGAAAGACTTCTATAAAAAAGAAATGCCGCCTTGGAAGGCTATGACATGGGAAGAATTTACGAGAGATGTAGAAGAAAAAATGAAGATAAATCGTTTAAATGTTTCAAAACACTTGGAGAGTGAGGTGCGAAATGTTACTAGATGATATTACGGGGATAAAACAAAAAATTCTAAATGCAATTATCAGTGACCCCGAAATCGTGTTACTGCTAAAAGAAAAGTATGTAGATGAAGAAGTATGGAAGTTTTGTATAGAAAGAGAGCCTTCTCTTTTTCGAAAAATGAAGCACCCCTCTTCAGAACTTTGTATGTTTGCTTGTGAAATAGATGGTGCAAACTTGAAAACTATCAAAAACAAGTTTACATACGTAACGATAACGGATGCTATGGTTTTAAAATCAGTGAAAAGTAATCCAAAAGCAATCTTATCAGTTCCAAAAAAGTTCTTGTCAAATGATTTAATGGAAATTGCTTTTGATGAAGATCCATCATTAATGGAATATTTTAGTGATATAAGACCAGAGTATCAAGAGAAACTAATTAGAGAAAAACCTTATGCAATTAAGTATGTAAAGGAACCAAGTGAAGAAATTATTTGTGGTGCTATTAAAGAGTATCCAAACATCTGTGCTTATTTAAAAGCATTAACCCCTGCAATGATGAATATATTGCATGACAATCATCCGGATTATTATCATCTATATATGAAAGGAAATCCGAATCAAAATTAAGAAGTAACATTGAAATAAATCAGATTGTAGAACGAGGTGACATAGATGCCAAAAATGATTAAAAAACGTAAATCATTAGAGAGCAATTCTATTTCAATGAACTTTGATATTGAGATGGTTGATGCTTTGATTAAATATATAAGATGTGACTATACAACACAAGCACAAGTTTCTGTTTTATATAAATTATTATCACAATTAAATTTTGACGATTATAAATATAATCCAGATATTTTAGATAGATTAAAACTATTGAAAGTCGCGAGTAAAGGAATATCGGAAGAAAGAATTTCAGATGATTCTGTTTTGAAACTATATATAAAAGAAAATTTAGAAGATTCCGAAGATATATTAGGAAAGGTGAACTTTGAGAAAAACCAATTAACAAATTCAGACTGTGTGTTGATGAATAAAGCAGTCAATGAAAGACTTCAATATATTTACATTTATCAAGTAAAAGATGACATTATAAATAGTTTAAATGACTTTGATACAGTTGGGTTTACTTCGTATTATGATATCATTAATGATATGAAAGTGAAATTGTCAAACCTAATGATAAAATTGCAGAACGTATCAGCGCCAGAAGAGTTGATACGTTCATTTAATTTCTCTGGAGACCAATATATAGATTTATTGACGAAAATTGTTAATAAAGCTAAAAAGCCATCTACGATATTACAAACTGGTATTAGACAGTTGAATGCCGTATTATCTCCAGGATTTCAGTCTGGAGAATTGTATTTATTCTTAGGCGGAACAGGAAGATTTAAATCAGGTACTTTGTGGAATATTGCAGATCAGTTAAGACAATTTAATCCACATATTAAACCAGTAGAAGATGGAATGCGGAAAGTAATTCTATTTGTTACATTAGAGAATACAATTTATGAAACGATTATCCGACTCTTCGATATGTATAATCCAACACAAAAAGAAATCCGCGAAATGGAAGTTGAAGAGGTAGCAAAAATATTAAGAGAAAATGGAAAATTTATTTTTAGTTCAGAAGATGGTATTGACATTGAAATGCGGTATTATTCTGATCTTGAAATTAATTGTAATGATATAAGAGTTTTAATTCGAGACTTAGCAAATCAAGGAAAGAAAGTAATTGCATTAGTCCTTGACTACATTTTAAAGTTAGATTCTATTAAAGAGCATTATGGAGACGAGCGTACAAGATTAAGTTATGCTGGAAGAGAACTTCGAGCATTAGCGCAAGAATTTGATATTCCAGTTATTACAGCGATGCAGTTAAACCGTGAAGGTAATGGAATATTAGAAGCATCTATGCAAGAAAATAAAGAAGATATTGGAAGATTTATAGGAAATCAATATGTCGGGCAATGTTGGGATTTAATTCAAGAAGCAACATGGGTATGCTTTATCAATTTGGAAATGCAGAAATCTACTGGAAAGTGGTTCTTGTCATTTAAGAGAACAAAAATTCGTGGAAAGAAAGATCTTACTGCAGTGGATTATTTCAATCACCCGTTTGAAAATAACAATGGTATTCGATTAGAACCAGATGTAAATAAACCAGAACCAATTTCTATTATATCTTTAGCATCTGATTTAGTTTCTATTGATGATTCCAATATGGATACTGGAGTAAAGAAAAGACCAAAAGTCGCAGATGTTATAAATTATAAGAAACCAGATATTAAAAAGTTTGAAGAAATACCCTTAGATGGTTTGATAAAAGCTAGTTAGAGAAAGGAGAATGATATATGTATAATATTGCAGGATATGCACATGTTCCAGATCATCCGGACATTGTTACTGGAATCATTCTGGAAGATAAAGAAAATCCATCTGTAAAATTAAAAATGAGTGTAGATAAAGCACGAGAAATGTATTTAAATAAAGAAATTGAAGATCCAAATATTCCAAAATCTTAAAATAAATAGGTAGATGGTTAAAAACCATCTACCTATTTCAGTCAAAACTATCTTCAGAAATATCGTCGTAGCTATCACTATTATCATAATCAATATTGTCAAATAATTCAGACAATTCCAATTCAGAATTATTCTTTTTAATCGTAGCTTCTTCTAGATTTAGAATATACCCTATCATAGTTGGCAATATTCCCTCATATACATTGATTGTTGTTTTATTAAATTCTGTAACCGAATGCATCTGATTTGCATCTAGCAATAACCACCAATATTCTGTAGAACCATAAAGATCATAAGACAATTTCCAGGGATTATATAAGTATACACTTTTCTCTTTACTTGTAAAAGTTTTTTGTGTAAGAATAGTTTCTAAGTCTTCTCTATATTTATCCATCAGTGGTTCGTCTAATATAATTACTTCAGAAGTTGATGAACCATCATCTGTGAGATTAGCTATTTCTTTTAAGTGCATCTTATCAAAGTTAATATCCATATCCCTATAATTTTCAATAAACTCATCAATTGAAGATCCTTGAATCTCTGCCAAACTATCACCCCCTAATTATATAGATTTTTAATTTTCATATACGCAACATCATTATTTTGAATTTCGATAGATACTTTTGTTTTATGAGGGATTCCTTTCGATGGATTAAATTCTTTAGAATCACCGCCTGTCAGTTTCGATACCGAATTTGATAATGATTGAATATCCTTTGCTGTTGTGCTAAGGGGGACTTCAATATAATTTCTTACAGTAACAGAACTACTAACAGACGGTTTACATTTATCATCATTAATAAAACAACTTCCAGTAAGGGGAAATGTTGTTTCTTCTGGTTTATCAGGCAATCCCATTAATGGGGTTATTTTTGGAATATAAACTTTTAATTTATTTCCAGTTTGTTCTCCGATTGTGTAACCAGCTTCTACATTTCCCAATTTCCAATTGCTTCCCATATATTTTCACCTCCATTTATTGTCAAACATTTATTATAGAAAAGTTTTAAAAATATAACGAATAAAAAAAGAAAGGAGTGATGACTTTGTCAATTGAACTGACAGATGAACAGAAAGAACTGAAACGAAAAATGATTCATTGGTATCATCATTTTGGTTCTGGAAAACCATATTTTTATTATTCTGGAGCCGCTGGGACGGGAAAAACAACAGTTATGAAGTCTATGATAGAAGAACTCAATTTAACAAATGATGAAGTAATTGCTTGCGCATACGTCGGAAAAGCTGTCTTAGTATTGATGAGACAGGGATTAAATGCAAGTACAATCCACTCTTTTGCATATACACCAACTATAGTAAAGGAAAAAGAAGTTGTATTTGATGAATTTGGAAACCCAGAAGAGAAATTCAGAAAATCTTTAAAATTTATATTAAAAAGTCATGTTTCAAAAGATTTAAAATTAATATTTATTGATGAACGTGGTATGGTAAATGATTCCATGTTGGCAGATTTATTATCCTTTGGTATTCCAATAGTTATGGCTGGAGATCAAAATCAGTTGCCTCCCGTATTTGGAAACGCATCTGATTTAGATAATCCGGATTTTGTATTAACAAAAATTATGAGACAAGCGGAAGGTGACCCAATTATTCATCTTTCTCAATGCATTTTAAATGATATCCCGATTGATTATGGCACATATGGAAAATCCAGAGTTATCTCTACTGTCGATTTCGGAGAAAACTTATTGCGCGATTATGATATCATTTTATGTGCAAAAAATAAGACAAGAGATGAATTTAATAACCGGATTCGAAAAGAAATTCTTCATCTTGATTCTCCAAAACCAATCTTGAATGAAAAAATGATTTGTAGGAAAAATGATTGGGGAGAATGTCTAAATGGCATTTATCTTACAAATGGATTAATTGGATATGTAACAGATGCAAATTATTGTAGCCTTCATCGTGATATATTATATATGGATTTTAAACCAGACTTTATGGAAGATTCATTTGAAAAACTAAAAGTTGATTATAAATATCTAAAAGCAAATCATGAGGAACGAAAAGATTTTGGATTTACAAATTTATCAAGATTTGAATATGCATATGCAATTACAGTTCATCTATCACAGGGTTCTGAATATCCAAGAGTATTATTTATGGATGAACCTTTTGGTCATGCGAAAAGAGATATGATAAAGAGATTGCGATATACTGCCATTACAAGAGCAAGAGATTCTATAGATTATATCAAATTACCAGAACCAAAGCGTGTTTATTACAATTATGGTAATTATAGATATAGTATTTAAGTTAAACTTTGAAAATACAATGATATATTCTTATAATGATGAAAGGAAAGAAGTGTGACTTCCGGTATTATATTATCATTAGTATCAGTTTAGTAGGTAGGGAAGTCATGCCTATATTACCGAAAAACAATCAGAATCATATTATATTAATGGTAAATTCACACGGAAACCTTTTATCATTGTTAAAACAGTAACTTGGAGTACTGCAAGATTCCAGTGGACAAACTGAAGTTGTCAATAAAAGGCAACTCTCTCGTAAGTCCTGATCCACTGGATGACAGCAGTACTCTTTCATCTTTTTTTATTTAAGAATAATTACATTTATTTAAAAATAAAAAAAGGATGTGATATATATGGAATATGAAGTTATTGCACAGTATCTTAAACCTGAAATGGTTGTACTGGCGGTTGCCCTTTATTTTATTGGAATCGCTCTGAAGAGGACTTCTCTTGTTGCAGATTGCTGGATTCCAATGATTAATGGGGTATTTGGAATATTACTGGCAGCTTTTTATATCTGTTCAGTTACTCCAACACCAAAAACATATCAAGAGGTAATCGGCATGATTCTTGAAATCATTGTACAAGGTATCATTTGTGCCGCAGCAAGTACGTATGTAAATCAGATCAAGAAGCAGATTACTAATTATAAGAATGGAGATTTGTAATGATTGCCATTGCGTTTCCTATTAAATGTAAAAAGTGTGGAGAACTGATAGAAAACTATCATCTAAATAAAAATAATGGAAAGATAGACTTCCCTTGTTCGAAATGTGGACGTATTACAGAAATGACAGAGGAAGAATATCGAAAATATGTATTAAAGAATAAATTTTAATACACACATAAACTTTATACTAAAGCAAAAGGCTATCCTAAAGTATTTATAATTGATGTGTTACCCCTCATGAATCATGTCAGACTTTTAAAAGTCTGACATGATTTTATTCCGTAACATTTAAATAAAATTACGGTACTAAGAATATCATAAGTCTTTTAAAAAATAATCCGAAAAAGGAGGATAAGGTGGTGACATAGATGGAATATTTCATTTCTATTCTTAGTATCTTAATTTCAGCAGCAACTACAATTATTGTAGCATTGATAGGAGTTAACCAGAATAAGAGAGCAAAAGAGTCGGAAGACTTTAAAGCTCTCGTAGAAGAAAATGAAAATATACGACGAGAGCAAGAAGAACAACGCAGAATAGAGGAGGACGAAAGATTGACTAGGATAGAGAATTCAATTGAATCGTTATCTGCGGGGCTAAAAGATGTTCGTGAAAGTTTCTCCATTGAAGAAATCGAAACTCAATTATCAAACCTTCATACAGTAGGTGCCACAAACTTTGAATATATTCAAAGTTTAAGCAATGTCGTAACGACTGTTGGTGAGTGTCTTAGCTTATCAGATGTGTTAAATGCAGAAGAAACCTCAAAGATGCAGAAAGAAATACATGCGCATAGAGAAAAAGAATCTGAGATAAACACCCGATTAATTAAAATTATCATATAAGATATAAGGAGGATTACGAGATGGCATTATGGACAAATGAAGGTGTCAAGGAAATGTTTGACAAATATGGAGATCGAATAAATTCAATTAGTTTGAATAATGGAAAACATCTATTCATAGGATATCAAAGTTCTCCACAACTCAGCGATATTTCGTTCGATACAATTGGAGGGGCCGATTGCATGATAATAAAACATAAAGATATTAGTCATGGATATCCCGCAATCGAATTTGAAACATTTTTAACGACTGAATTTATTGAGACAATAAATGTTTTATCTGAAAAGGATAAAGACAAACGTATTGACCCAATTACATTAAGATAAAAAATAAGAATATATTGTTTATGAGGAATACAACCGATGGTTTCCCGATTACAGAAGTACGATTAAAATAGATTTTTATATGATATCGAACTTTACCGTAATCGGGAAACCGTATTGTGTTCTTGCGCAATAACACAAACAAATTGAAAGGAGAAATGCAAAATGGCAAATCCAAAGAAAAGGAAGGGAGCGATCCGAGAGCAGGAGAGGAACCTTCACAAGTTGAATGAGAAAAATATGTGTGATTGTACACATACAAAGCCAAAAACCGGAGATCTTGATATCATTCCAGCAAGAGACAGGCAACATGGTGAATTAAAATATGTGTGCAATGAATGTGAAAAAGACTTGTATCTCGATCCCATTCCGGAAGACGATTTAAGATTTGCATGTGATGTTATCGACAGAGCATGTGACACAATTAAGATTTCCTTAGATTTATCTAAGGAGTCAGAACAAAAGATGCGAGACAATGTCTCAGAAACCCAATATCGGGTAAGGAACGAAATAATTAAGATGTACGGAGCGGCATTAAAATCGAATAACAAGTCACGAGGAAATGGAAGCCGAGGAAGAAGCGGCGGGAATTCTTCATGGGCAAAACCGGAAGTACATCGCTAATTATGAAATTTATATTGGAATGGCTTTCTTTATAAGCCATTCCAATAATTATTTTTTATTAAAAGGAGGTTTTTATTTAATGAACACTTTTATTTTTCATCACTTTGATGCAGATGGTTATTGTGCAGCAGCAGTTTTGAAAGCATTGCTTTCATTTGAAAGTCATCCCTATCATGCAGAAAACATCGAAATGATATTTCAATCAGTAGAACATTCGAAAGATATGGATGTCTCAGAAGTTAAATCAGGAGACCGGATGTTTATTGTGGATTATTCATTTACGAGAACAAATGATATCGAGAATGTTATCCGTCTGATGGATGAAGGGGTTGATATTATCTGGATTGACCACCATGATTCATCTAATCGGTTAATTAAAGAGCATTCAGAACTCGAAGAATTAGCAAAGAAAGGATTTGTTTATACAAAAGATCCAAAATATGCAGGATGTTATTTAACATATATTTACATGCTTTACATCTGGAATAAGCTCAGTAGTTCAATGTCTATAATATGTCCTTCTAAAGAAAGCGCTTTAGAAGGACTAAATAAACCTTATGTTCCTCGGGTTGTTGAATTAGTTTCTGATTATGATACCTGGAGGCAAGAATTATCTGAATCGACAAACTTTGTTATGGGATGTAATATTACTGGATTGAACAATGCATTTTTAAAGTATAACGGCGAAGATGTATATCCATTTTTTATATATATTATGAAAGATCTTAGGAGCGTATCTTCAAGATGGTTAGAAATGAATAAAGATTGCGTTTGGTATCGGGCAGTTTATAAAGAAATTTCAAAATCCGATATTAATGATATAAATCTTGCTTGGAAAATAATACCTTTAGGTGATCAACAACTAAGCTATCTGATTAATAAAGGAAGAACAGTTTCTGAAATTGATAAAGTACGCAATGAGCAACTAATTGCTAATTCATCATTTGAAGCCGGAATAAAAATAGACATGAAAGACTATAAAAGGGTCGCAAAAATTTTATGCGTGAATGCAAGAGGAAATAGTGAAGTATTTGGAGATAAATTTGAAGAATATGATGCTGTTTCTATCTTTACATTTGATGGAGAGCAATATAAATATAGCATGTATTCAAAGAAAAATAACGGATTAAATTGTGAAATTGTTGCTACATGCTTCTTTAAAGCATTTGGTATGAATGGTGGAGGACATGAACATGCAGCAGGATGGTCTTCTCGTTATCCAGTCTTTTACAAAGATACGTTAACAGAATTATATGATGACGGTTATACTGTCGTGAAAGATAATCAAAATATTATTCGCGAAACACGAGGGACAAGAACTATTAAAGATTAATATTACGCATAATTCATACTTTCCTCTATATATTCTTTTATTAAGATGAAAGGAGGAATAAGTATGACACAAGAACAATGGAATGCTTTATCGCATGAAGAACAAAAAGATATGCTTGCAAAGGCATGTGCTTTAGTTGATAGGGCAATTGACATGATCAAGGTTACGGGTGAACGTTATCCTAATCAGGATGTATTCGTAACAAACATATCAAAGGTTCAATATCAAGTCAGAAACGATATTAAACCTCTGTTTGATCAGGTGATCAATCGCCTTGAAAACGAGGAGAGCAGCGATTAATCGCTGCTCTTTTTTTATTTTTTAAATGTAAATATATTCTTTTTATGTAAGTGGGAATACCTTGATATATTTTTAAAATAAAAATATATCAAAACAAATCATTTAGAAAGGAGTGAAAACCAATGGAGTTAAAAAACATTAAAGATGATGTTTATATGGAAATTGATGATGAGTTCGAACAAATTCGAACTGCTCTCGGTATGTATATTTCAAAATTAGGTACGGACGGAGCAAAACACATCATCAAAGAATTAGTGAATAATGAATTTGATGAAGCTGTAAATCCAGAAGCATTATCTACAGAATTTGATGCAATATTTGATGAAGTAGAGCAAAGTTTTATGACAATTGATTCTAGTAGAGGAATCCCATTTGATAAGTTACTAGATGTATGTACAAAAAAGCATACATCTACAAAATTCATTCGTGAAGGTCAACAAATGAAAGAGCAATGTGGTAGGAATGGCGTCGGTTTGGTAGTATCTGCGGCATGTGCTAAGTATTTCTCCATGATATCTTATCGAGGAAATGAATCTAAAATGGTAGAAGTTGTTGATGGAGAGATTAAGGATCATAAACCGGTAAAACTAAAAAGTCCGAAATATGGATTAGCAGTAAAATTTATTCCCTCTTCAGAATATTTGAAAGGAGATGTGAAATTAGAGTGTTATCAAATAGAAGATTACTTTCGAAGAATGTCTTATATCATGAGAAATGATATTAAGGTTAATCTTTATGAATATGATAAAGACATTGATCCGAAGGATTATGCAAAAAAGAAACCGTCTCGGGTAATAAAATATAAGAGGCAAGGATTAGCTGAGAATGTGCGATACCTCAGTTCCAGTTTGGAATTTAATCCAGTGGAAGTTGTATCTATTACAGATGACTTTGATTTGGAATTGGCATTTTCTTATGATAAGACAATTGATGACACGATCGTGAATAGTTATTGTAATTATGTAAATACGACAGAGGGAGGAAATCATGAAACGGTTGCATTAAGAGCAATTTGTGATTTCTTCTGTAGAGAAGCAAAGAAATTAGATCCAAATGCGAAGTATGAAGTTACATTTGAAGACTGTAAGAAAGGATTGATTTATTGTATAAATTGTAAGCATATTGATCCTGCTTATGAAGGACAGCATAAAACTAGAGTATCAAATGCGGACGTATTAAAGAATGGAAAGAAAGGATTGACAGAAGCATTATATAAATACTTTAATGCGAATAATGCATTACTTCGAAGGATTATATCATACCTGAGAACAATTGCAAAAATTCGTATGGAAGCACATAAAATAAAAGGTGCTGTTATGAAGAAGCAGACGACTTTCTTAGACGATACTGAAATACCAATGTGGTATCCATTGGCAGATCGGAATTATAATGGATACAGTGAGATTATTATTGCTGAAGGAGAATCTGCAGGAGTTGCAATTGATACTGCAAGAAATAGTAGATATCAAGCAGTATTTGGAGTCATGGGAGTAGTTAACAATGTTTCTGGAATGTCCCCATTGAAAGTATTTCAGGAATGTAAAGTATTTCATAATCTGACAGTTGTATTGGGCTGTGGGATTGGACCAAATTTTGACATTACAAAGTTGAAGTATGACAAGATTATTATTGAGTCAGATGCAGATACAGACGGGAATAATATTTCATCTTTGATATTATTATTCATTGTGTTATGTATGCCAGAACTCATTATACAAGGGAAAGTGTACAAAGCACTTCCACCATTATTAATTCTCAATCCAAAAACTGTAAAGAAATGGTATAATGGATCTCTATATTTATATAGTAGAGAGGAGTATTATGATGTACTTAACAAGATCATTTCTGACAATACAAACATAGTATTGCATGAGTGGCATTCTAATGATGCAATTGAATTAAAGAAGAAAGATGCTAAGAAATGGCTAAAGACAAATGTGGAATATACAGATGAGTTAACACGATTGAAAGCTAGGACGTCTTGTGAAGTAACATCTGTATTAGAATTCGTATGTTTTGCGAAGGAAAACACGAAAGATGAGTTTGAATTTAAGGAAGCAATTGAAAAAGAGTTTCCAGAATTAACCTATGATATAAAAGAGAAGTTGATTGATGGATCACATGAGAAACAATCGATCTCTTTAATTGTAGATGATATTTTCTGGAGAGCAGCAAAGAAATTTATGAATATATTAGAAAAGAATTTTTCTGTCTTTGTATTTGTAAAAAATAGAAATGATAATAATGATGATTATGATCGATATACAATAGGGGATTTCCTATATATGATGGAAAGAACCTTTACAATTAAGATTGACCAGCGTTACAAAGGTATTGGAGAAATGGATCCAGAAGTAATATTTGCTACGACCTTGAATCCAAAAATCAGAAAGCTAATCAGATTTAACATTAATGATATGGAAGAGACGTTAAAAACATTCCATTTGTTACATGGAAAGACAGCAGAAGTGAGACAACTTAGGAGAGACTTGCTAGATAATGCAGAAATTAGTTATATGGATCTTGATAATTAGGAGGAAAAGATGGTAGAAAATAGAAATGGACTTTTAATGTTGGAATTTCAAGGAAGTTCGTTTAGAGAATTTTGGGAAAAGATAATTGAAATATGTAAAAGGGAAGCAGACGCGACGAAATCTTATAATGGCATTATTATAAAGGGGGACAAGGAAAATGAATAAAAATGATATTTTATATTCAAAATTAGCCGGGGAAGATAGGGATGACCTTGTAAATAAAATTATATCGAAATTGGAAGATGACCAAACAGAGGGAGAATTTATCCTTACAAATCCTGGAACAGAAACGAAAAAGAATTTCCCTAATGCTAAAAAGATAAAATGGAAAATTTACATTGACATGTGTGAAGAAGAGAGGAAAGAGGACGAAAATAATGGGGAGAATAAGATAATAAACTATGAAATGGTTGGTAAAAATATAAAAGAAATAATTATAGATGAACTCAGATCAATTAATTCGAGAAATTTTGTTGGTATGAGCAAAAGTGGTGTTATAAAAGATGAAAACAGACTTCTTTCTTCATATATAAAATGTGCAAGCTGGAGTTTGGATATTGTCGTGAACACTAAATCATATAAAGATATAGTAAAGATAGTAACAACTAAAGTTGCAAAATTGTTGCCAACAATTGAGAATGTTGTCCTTTCAGACATAGAGAATAATCCGGAGATAAAGAAATTAAAAGAAGAATGTGATATATATTTCCCGGGAGCTTTTGAGGAAGGATTTTTAAATGGATTATATGTCTATATGTTTAAAGGGGGTGAAAACAGTGAAGAAGAAAAAGAAGGATGATCTCCTTTTATGGCATAATATTACGGAGGAAGATTTCTTAGGTGAATCAGATAATATTATTGATGAAGACACTGGAGAATTTGATAAACAGGCAATGACTTTATTCATCCAGAATGTTAATCTGATGAGACACCTTCCTAGGTTGGCAGATTCGCTGAAACCGGTAGAACGAAGAAGTCTATATACAATGTTTAAAATGGGAGCTCTTCCAGATAGGAAAAATAAAAAGAGTGCTGTAGTTACGGGTGATACAATGACGTATCACCCACACGGCGACGGATCTATTTATGGCACATTAGTGGGAATGGCGCAACCTTTTACAAATACAGTTCCCTTGATTAAAGGAACTGGTAATTTCGGGAATAGTGAACACCCAAAAGGTTATGCTCACATGCGTTATACTGAAATGGTAATGAGTAAATACGCATATGAATGTTTCTTTAAAGATTATGATGAAGATTGTATTGAAACGATCTTCAATACTTCAAAGGATGAGGAAGAACCATTATCCCTTCCAAGCAAATTTCCGAATATATTGGTAAATGGGGGATTTGGAATTGCAACTGGAAATACATTTTGCGTTCCTCCATATCAAATTCAAGATATTGTAAAACTGACAAAGAAATTATTACGTAACCCAGATGCTCCGAATATCTACATGATACCAGATATTCCAACTGGATGTGATATTGTAGATAACGGATCATTAAGAGAAATTTGTGATACAGGAAATGGAACTTTAAAAATGCGAGCTACAATAACCGTGGAGGAAAATCCAAAAAGACCAAATGTTTGGATTCTGAGAGTTCATAATCTTCCATGGATGGTTGAACTGGATTCCATAGGAAAGAAGCTTGCACAATTAACAAAAGCAGGTACATTACCAATTAAAGATATCGAAGATCATAGTTATCCAATAAGAGAAAAAAGTCCAAATGGTGATATGATTACTTCTAAGAAGTTAAAGTATGATATTATCGTTAATAAAGCACATGATCCGAATAAAATAATAAAGAAATTATACTCATTAACCCAATTAGAGAAGCCAATTTCTGTCAACTTTAAAGTTGTAGAAGATGCTCTTAGTATTGGAATGCTAAATATGAGAGAGTTAATTCTCTCTTGGATTTATACCAGGAGAGAATACAAAAGACGACTAATCAATAAGAGAATTACAAAAATTAAAGCCAGATTACAATTCTTAGATATACTAATCGTGTTAACATCCGGGAAGAATGCTGATAAGACTTTGAATATTATCCGTAATAATAATGATGCTGATTGTGTGAAAGCTCTTACGGCGAATAAAGAGATAAAAATTAATTCTTATCAGGCAGAAAAGATTATAGAAATGAAGTTACGTATGCTTTCTAGAGATGCACATGATAAGTATGTAGAAGAGAAAAAGAAGTTAGAAAAGGACCTTGAAAGATACATGTCAATGACAAAATCATCAAAAATAATTGACGATAGTATTGATGTCGAGTTGGATGACCTTCTGAAATATGATACTGGAAGAAAGAGTAGAGTTGTTTCCGGAGAAGATTCCATGGAAATTGCAGATACCAATCATTTTGTCATGATATCAAAATTGGGAATGGTTAAAAAACTTCCTTATGATGAAACAGTTATGTTGAAAAAGAAAACTCCATCTTTAGGGGTTTTCAAGAATCAAGATTATCCATTACATGGAATTACGATTAACAATCATGATTCCTTAATGATGTTTGATAATTTTGGTAGGTATTCATGTGTTCCAGTTCATGAAATTGATAGTTGTGAACCATCACAGTATGGTGTATCAGTTTATGATGTTGGGAAGTTGAATGGTGAGATTGTAGAAGCATTTCAATACTTTGCGGAAGATACACAAAAATATATTAAAGATGAATTAGACGGTGAGGTATCTATTATGACTTTAACAAAAAATGGATATCTTAAGAAGACAGATATCAAAGAATTTACAACAAAAAGAAACCAAAAGAATGTTCGCGCAATGAAAATACGTGAAGATGATGAATTGGTATCTGGAAGGATTATATTAGATAGAAGAAATGTTCCAGTTAATCTATTGATCTATACGGAAAAAGGAAATTTTGCATATATTGAATCAGATCGCATTCCAGTACAATCTAAAGATGCATCTGGTTTACTATCTATCAATTTGCTTCCAGACGATGCATGTAAAGGTATGTGCGTAATTGGAGATGATGATACACATCTTTTAATAGTTACAGAAAGAGGGCATATGAAACGATGTGAACTGGGTTATTTAGGTCAGCCAGGAAAACGCAAAGTTTCTTCTTATTTAGCTACATTAGAAACAAATGACAAGATTATATATGTTGATGGGATTAAAGAAGATTCTGACATTACAGTGTGTACAAGGACATCTTACCAGATGTTTACTGCAGAAAATATCCCTATAAAAGCAAGAAAAGCAAAATGTGTAAAAATGGTTCCTGTACCGCTTGGTGATAATATTATATCAGTAGGAATCAAATAATATAAATAGAGGCGACATTATATGTCGCCTCTCTTCTTTTTTAATATATCATGTAAGATTCCATTGATTTTTTTAACTTATCATCTCTCTTTTGTATTCGTTTTTGATTTCTTTTTAATTTGCTCATTTCTTTATCATTGTATTTATAACCACTACCACTAACTATATCTTGACCAGCCTCAATATTGCCATTTAATATTTTAAGTTGTTCTTTATATATTTTGGAGCAGAATTCTACTTCTTGTTTTAATTGTTCTGCTAATTCTGGATTCTGATTATTAAGAGCTTTTGATTTCGCTAAACCAGCTTTGCATCTTACCAATAACCCATCTAATGCATCATAAGCATGTGCTAACGCTGATCCACCCATTTTATTGTTAATAGTATCTTTTATATTATGTTTGAGCTGCTTTTTGCGTACCCACCCATGAATTGCATTTATTAGTTTTGTGAACTGTTTTATCAACCAAGCTTTTACTTTTTCAAATCCTTCTTTTACTCCTTCTGTTGCAATCATCATACCATCACAATATTCAATAAAACTTTCAATAGCATATGAATTATCCATAATATATATAATCCTCCTTTAGATCTATAAGAATTTTAATATTATATAAAAGTTCATAGTAAAGATTATATAAAAAATCTACAGACACGAAGAGTAAGTATCTTGATTTATATATTATTTATATAGCAAAAGAGAAAGAGGTGAGATACATGCTAAATTGTAAAAGGTACAGAAACTTCATAGATGACGAAGATGAAGAAGTAGAAGTACTGGATTTTGAAGACCGTGATTGGTTAGAAGAATCCGTAATATTGATAGCAGAATAATCTGCTATCAATTACATACTGTAAAGATAAGAATAGCAATGTGTCGCCTCTTTTTTTGTTGATTCACTCGTAAAAACAACAAAGTAGTAATTTAATTAAAAAAAAGAAAGGAGGAAATAAATCATGTATTATAATAGTCCTATTTTTGATATACCGAGAGAGATGGATGATAATGATTTTGCTCTTGAAGGAGAAAATAGTATCAATCATCAATTCAAAGAAGAATTTACATTAAGGGATAAATATTTTGTAAACATTGAAAGTTTTCTTCCAAAGACAGAAAAACATTTATTTCGACATATTGCAAAATATGAAGATAAATATGGTTACATCATAAATTCTCCATATCTTCTAAAGATACTTCCATTTGGAACCAATGAAAAAGGAGAGGATTATGATATCGTATTTCGAAGCACAAATATTAATCAGGAAGAATTAAGAGCAGACATTAAAAAAGTCCCATTGCCTCCAAACGTAAAAGAAAAAGCGGCATTTTTACCCTTACAGGTAACGATGTTTTTAATTGCCAGATATTACATTATTACAAAGCAACCAGAAAAATTAAAGGCACTTTATGGGTATTATGGGTATTCTATTTACTGGAAAAGATTTAATAAGTCATTTCCATTAGGAACTGTGGATGAGCAGGTTATGGTATATACAATTAATAATTTAACATACCATAGTCTGATAAAGAAACTTGGCTCCTTGAAAGCTTTATTAGTAAATGTAGTACAATCAAAATTTGAGTACTATCATGAAGGAGTTATAAACGCATGTGATGAGGATATTCGATATATACTGGATCAAATCCAATCCGATATCGGTAGTAAAGTGAATAAAATTGCAAATGCATATTATAAAAATCATGATAATAATAATCGTGTCTATACTGGTGTTTCTAAATTAGATGACCAGGGAACACAAAGATTAGATACATCCATCATTGCATCTGTAGAATCCTATGCACAAAGGTATACAAATAAATTCTTCATGGAGAGTATTAGCTCTTCTAGAGCAAAACAAGCAGCAACGTTAGCGAAAGAAGTGAGTGTGAAAGAGTTGGAAACTACACTTCAATATGTTCATAATGAAATAAGTAGTGATGAGGTACATGATTTTTACACATCAATGTTTTATATTTATCTTACATTGGATGATCCGAGAGCAACTATAGAATCGATTCATTCATTAAAATTCTTAGCATTGATGAAAGATGTAATTAAAAAAGGAAATTCAGTGGATAAAAACATTGTAAATGTTAGAAAGCACATGGATAAATGGCTAAATCATGGATCAAATACGTTCCGTTTAACCAATCGAGATGGCACAAAAACAAATTATCGTAAAGCTGTCTTTTTTTATTTCATTTTATTAGTTACGAATAACTAGAAAGAGGTGAATATTATGAATTATCTTAATATTTATGAAGATTATAAAATTGTAAACGAAGGGTTTTCTGACACTATGAAATCTGCTGGAAATCACATTATAGCAGGAATTCAAATCCTTATAACTAAATTAATTAGTTTCGTACAAAGATTATTATACTATGCAAATCGTTTGAAAAAAACAACAATACCAAATCAAATCATGATGTATATCCATCAGATTGACAATGGTTTAGCAGCGGTTGATAAAAATATAAAGCGAGGGAGTGTAGATGCTGATGATGTCATGACGTTAATTGATATGACAAAGACATCGAAAAAATATGCACAAGTTATGTACGCAAAGCCGGAAGATTACGATGGGATTCCAACCATTGAAGTTGATAAGAAATTAATGATAAAGAAAATGCAAGATATGAATAAAGAATTAGAGAAAATGAAAATTGAATTAATTAAGAGAGAACGTGGAGTTGGAAAAGATAGACCTCATGATGAAGATAGTATTGCATTAACAGATGCACATGTTCAATTGATTCAATTAAGACTAATTGTGATATCCAAGGTATTTACTTTTGGAAAAGGAAAAGATTCTGAAAATATCACTCCATTAAATAATCCAACGAGTAGCAGTGAATTTAGTATGTAAGGAAGTGATTTTATGAAATCAATAAAAGAAAAACGAAAATATGTGATGGATTATGTACAAAGATTATATGATAGTTTAGATCCATCTGGAGAAAATTTTAAAATATTTAAAAAAAAATATGAAAGTTTATCGGATAAAGACTTTGCAGAAAAGTTTGAAGAATTTCTTAATGATGATACGCAAAAAGGATTTTATTTGGAGATTATTGAGTATGAAAGAGATCTTACATTGGAGAACATTTTTAAGTGTTCAGATGAATTAGGAATCCCATTATTTGAATATGTATTAATCTCTCATATTAATGGTGACCCAGATAATCCGATCGTGACACCAGAGCCAGTCCCAGTTGGTTATATTCATGAGAAACGTATGCAACAGACCTTGTTGAAGAAAAGTTCCGGCTCTATTCATATTGATCAAAGGAATCCAAAAACTGGTCAAGTTGTAGGTGATGATAAAAACGCTGTTAACTCCAACGTTGAGACATACTCTATGGTTGCAACAGATTCTCTATATGCACTAAAAGAATTATTAGGACCGAGAGCTGATAATATGAGAGCAAAGAATGAAATGTATAATGCAATTAATCGAGATGGATATGTATCTCTAGAGGAATTATCTAACAATCAAGAAGATAAAGTTGCAATTAATAGCTTAGATGCATATTTTACAATGCAGGGATTTAGAACAAATTTAGTTTATCCACCAGAAGTTATACCATCTCCAACAATATAATGAAATAATGATAATATATTATTTCAATAGATATGAAAATATCTAAATAAAATTAAAGGAGGACAAGTAAATGTCAGAGAACGAAAATATTCAAGAGCATGAAGTAATTACAACTGCTGCTCAAAAAGTTCAACACCCAGTAACGAAGATTAAAACCAAAATTGAAAAAGATGTACATCTTCGAGTATTTGTTATTGGTGTTGGAAATGCTGGTAATCAAACTATTTCATATGGCTACAGAGAAGGAATGGACGTATTCGCAGTTAATTCTTCTGTAAAAGATATGAGTGATCAAATCATGGACGGAACGATCCCATGTTTCATCGTTGGAAAAGAAGCTCGTGGATCAGGAAAGAATGTGGGAAAAGGTGTCGCTCTTTGGAAGGAAAATGGACGTGAATTATTTACAGAAAATGAGTTCTTCATGAATTCATGTCAGGCAGCAGATGTCATTGTAGTAACATCTGCAACTGGTGGTGGAACAGGTCCTTCTGTTTCTCCAGAAATATGCAGAGTATTGACCAGGATGTTCACAAAGAAAATTATCATGTATCATGGAATTACTCCGAAGAATACTGATAGCAATATTGCATTCAGCAATACGGCATATTGCTTGGATGAGATTCAGAAACTTGGGATTCCATACAGCTTAACTGATCTGAACCAGTTTGCGGATGAGCCAAACGATAAGGCATTTATCAAAGCGGATCAACATGCAATTCAGACGATTAAAGCAATCAGCGGAGAATTTTTGCGAATGTCATCCTCGCAGATGATGGATGAAAATGATGTGAAATCGGTTATTTCGGAACCGGGATATCTTGCAGCGTATGTGGTGAATAATATCACATCCAATACTCTTGAAAAGAAGACTATGCAGCAATGTGTCATTGAAGAGATCCGAAAAGGACCTGCTGTTATGATACAAAAAGATGGAATTGCTGTTCATATGGCAGTAATTATCAATTGCCCAGATGATATGACAGAAGTTTCCAGAAGTGGAAATTATCAAGAAATTTTTGATTTTATTGGTCATAAACCAAAAAATGGGGTATATGAAAATTACGGCGTTACAGAAGGAACAGATGGTCAGATTGTTGTGATTCTTTCTGGAATGACATACCCGATTAATCGGATTGGGTATTATATTGACACAGTAAAAGAGCAGGCTGAATTTCTGAAGAGGACAAAGACAATTGATACATCAAATGATGCTTCACTTGTACAAGAATTAGTTAATAACTCTCAGGATAAATTAGCATCCGATACAGAAGCCTCACAAGATGAGATTGATTCTGTGTTAAATGATCTCTTTTAATTAAGTAAAATAAATAAGAAAAGCACCGTAAAGGCATGGTTTCGTTGTGTGGAGTGAAGTGAAGTAAAGGATTTGTTGAGAGATGAGGCGAAAAGCATCGGAATTGAGTGGAAACGTATCGCGGCGTGACGCCTGGGAATGGTAATGTGACGAGTTGTGTTGTAAAGTAGGGGAATGGTATGGTTTGATTACGTGATGAAATGTAAGGGAATAATTCAGTCAAGTAAAGAACTGCATAGAGATGAGTTGTACTGTTAATGTAGAGTAACGTATTGTTATGATAAGTAAAGGAAGAGAAAGGATTCGTTTTGTGATGTGATGGATGAGTATTGCGGGGTGAGGTATTGCAATGGTAAAGTACCGTATCGTTTGGTAGCAACAGGTGATGTGAAGCTATGAAATATTATGATAGTATAGTTAAGTTGAGGCGCTGAACTGTCATGTTGAGTTTTGTATAGAAATGGAGTAGCCTTGCAAAGAATAGTATAGTAAAGTTATGGAGTAGTTGCGACATGTTGGGTGCAGTGAAGTTAGGTATGGATGGTTATGGATTTGTGCTTCAAAGTGATGTAGTGTGGAGGTATAGAGATGAGTTGAGTTGTTTAGTAAAGATATGGAATAGCTTTGTCTTGTTGGGTGTTATGAAGTAAAGGAAAGCTGAAAATGAACGGCATGGGAACTTGTCCCATGCCGTTTGTCAAACTTGAAAGGGGGTTGTGGCATGATAACACAAGAACACATTAAACATATAAAGAAAGCGGAAAACGAAAGGGATAAAGAAAAAATGAAAAAAGAATTCATCCACAGGCATCTGCAGTTTTGCGCGGATGCGGATACAAGAGTACTGTCATTTATTTCAGATATTGAATTAAACGGCGGGACAAGTGATGATACTATAGAAACCATCTACAGTTTATTTGCAACCGGTTATTGTTACTATTTTGCACGGATGTTAGAAGATGCTTTCCCAGGGGGCACTGTCTGCTGGGCAGCACCGTTTGGGCATATCATCTACCTTTATAAAGATATCCCATACGATATAAGCGGAGTATATGGAGGGGAAAGCGAAGAATTTATTCCTGTTTCTTTTTTAGGGGACGCCTTAGACGATTTCAGGCATATTCCAGGGCAGGAATATAATGCAACGGAAAAGGACTTGGAAAATATAAGGAAACGCTGGAAGCAGGAAACAAAAAAGGAATTGATGTCAGATGAATGCAGAAAGTATTAGGTGCGTACGCACCTATTTTTTTACTTTTTTATTAGACATATATATTATTTCATTGTGAAATCAACATTCAAATATTAAAAAATGAAGGAGGAAATGGCAATGTTTGATTATGAAATGGCATTGGATGTGTTAAGAGATTTCAAGTATATGGGAAAAAAGAAAAGGCGTAGAATGATACGTTCCCTGTTTTACGATGATGACTTTATTGAATGGATGTTCCAGCCAAAGAAGGTTCCGAATTTAAATGAAATTGTAAGTTCGATGTATGCCGAATTTACGAAACCATTCGTAATGGAAGCAATTGTAGATGTTATTGAGGATGAAGGGTACAGAGAATTTACCAGAAGTCACGCAACATTTCTCACATCAATTGCAAATATTGCAATTGATGCAAATAATAACGAAATTAACGATATTGAAGAAAAAAGGAAAGCTGGGGATTACAGCAGACGAGAAGCAATGCGATTGGTAGATGAGATTAAAGATATCAATATCATCATCGCAGATCTTTTAAAATGTGCAAGAAAAATTGTTAAACGAGACGCGATTAATATCGCAAAGCAATGCAGACTCCCGAAATATATTGCGGTAACAGCATTAACTTCTATACCGGAACCGAAATATATTGGAAAATATCAGATTGGATTCTATTTGAATAATACTCTGAATACAATCTATTCAGAAGTAGAGCAGAATGGAGAATTTGAGAGAAATGTAAAATGGAGAGACTTCTTCCGGCATGTGTTTGGAAAGGATAATGTAATTGAGGCTGCAACATTTGTCTTATTAGAGGGAGTCAATCGAGTTAACAAATACAAGAATTCCGATGACGTGAGAGAATGTTGGGATTCACTTACCAATTTTGCTCTGGAAGAATTAAATAATTCTCCACAACAGCTTCGTGAGCAGATGATTGAACTTTATATCAAGAGAATCGAAAAGATGTTCCTGAATAAGTCATTTGACCTTCGTGTTAACTTGATGGATATTGATGAGAGTATCTTTCCGAAGTTGGCTGATACGATTACAAAATATGCGGATAAGATTGTAAAAATCTTGAAAAAATGAAACTTAAATGAACCCCGGGATGTTTCTCCCGGGGTTCAATACTAGACGTTAAAAGGAGGTTTTTAAATGTTAAAAATTGAAAATTTGAATCTTTTTTATTTTGATACCAAAATAATTCCACATAGATCCATTTCAGGAATGGTTACTGTATCTATAAATCTTTATATTAAGACAGATCAAAATATTCCGAAAATTGATGTTGATACTCCATTTGCTTCAATTATTATAGATAATACATGTCGGGTTTATCATGAATATAAAGATTCGGATTCGCTTGTTAGAACTTTAGAAAAAATGTCAGAATCATATGGAGGAAAAATATTGAATCTTTATACAGATTCTGAATATGTTGATGTTATACATGGGTTTTATGAAAGAAAATTTCATACCATTATTTACTATATAGAATGTCCCATTCCTTTAGAGGAAAAGGAAAAAGAAACAGATACTCACTTTTTATTAATCGGAGGATATGGATTTAATGGGATTATTTCTCCAATTCGAAAATCTCCTTTTTACACATTATTCAATGGAAAATTTATCAAGTTAAGAAAACCTTTACTCACTTATCAAATGGGATATCAAGAAGCAGTGACTGAATTAGTGTACGTATTTGTAGATATTCGTGTTAAGTTTAATATTTATGAATTTATAAAAGATCTGAAATCAGCCACCCCTGTAAAATTAGATTACCCAATGATGATCAACCACGAATGGCACTTTAGTTGGGATAGAAGAGATAAAGGAGTTTATCTGATTCAATCACAAACTAAGTATTATGTCCCATATGAAGGAAATGAACATTTATTTGAAAAACCAAATAGAAATTTATTTCACTTGAGTGATATGCCTCATAATATAGTTAAAAAAATGAAAAATACAATAGAGATGAAACTTTAATTTAAAGAAAACCAAGCTATAAATAAAAAACCAGATATGGAGGAAACAAAAAATGTTAAAGTTTTTAAATAAGGATTTGATCCATACTACAGTAGAATCAAAGTATAATAGTAATCAGACAATTACCCATTTTAATTCTATTGGTGTTGGACAGAATCAAAAACAAATCAGACTAGCAAGCGTTATTTCTGATACTCAGAATTATTCTGATAACAATCTAAGAATTTGGATGAGTAATAACTCGGAAGGAAAATCTGTATTTAAAATGAATTCCTCCGCCAAAAATCGATTTGACACTGATGTATATATTGTTGCAATACCATTTAACGGTATATTAAAACCGATTGAATCATCTTTTGAATATCGCATCTTCAGAGGGTCTATTATTCAAAGTGAGCGGAGAGATATTGAATATGATGATGCGTTGTTTAAGAAGATTGCGTATATGGTTATAGTTCCGAATGTATCTCTTTTTAACAAAACGCATAAGTATCATAAGGATGTCCTTACACTTAAAATTGAGTCTTATAACATTGAAGGTTATAATGAAGACAAACATACAGTGTGTACGGAACATACGATAGAGTTTACAGAAGAAGGTATTGTTTATTTGAAGAAACGTTCTGATTGTTCTGATGTTGATGTAGCAGAATTCAAGGGTGCTCAAACGTTCCCAATTTATACAGTTAAGGATAAAAAAGAAAAACTTACAGAGAAACCCAATAAGATGGAATATCAGAAACCGGAAGTTTCTGATAAGCCACCAGTTAACAATAAGCATAACCCCACAATAGGAGAAGAAATTCCTTGTGATAATTATGTAACACAGGATTCTCTTGATGATATGATTGAAAAGATGAATTCGGATTACAAATCGAAATATCCGGCGAAGAAACATGGAAAGAAAGGAAAAAATAAGAAGAGACGGTAATAAATAAGGATGTCATATACAATTTATGACATCCTTATAATATTTTTATAAACTACTCCATATTTTTTTATTTGAAAAGGAGGTATTAAAATATGAGTTTGATGGCGGAATTAGACGCAGGTGACAAAAAAGGATTATTTACATCAAATGATACATTTGTAAATTATTCTACAGGTATTTTACCATTAGATTATGCAAATGGATTTTGGATGACAATAGACAATGGTGACGGTACATACCGTAAGGTACCTGTTATCGGAGTTATGGGAGGAACATTTATATCAATTATAGGACCAACTGGTTCAGGAAAGTCCACTCTTGCAGATCAAATGGGATTTAATATCATCAAGCCATTTGAAGATGGTATGTTATTTCATATTGATTGTGAAAAGACGAACTTGAAACCTAGAATGGTCCAAATAACAGGAACAGACCCAAGGGACGATCGATTGAGATTAAAGAAAGATTATAGTTCTATTGAAGATGTCATGGATATGTTTAATCAAATCTGTGAAGTGAAAGAAAATAGTGGAAACTTATATAAATACGAGGTTGAATCTAAGTCCTTTGATAATCGGAAGTTTTTGGCTTATGTTCCTACTGTATTTGTGATAGATTCCCTTCCGTCCTTTAATAGTAGAGATAATAGAAATGATAAGGATCTCGGAACGAATATGGATGCAGCAAGAGCAGCAAAGGATGTAACGAGATTCTTCACAAATTGTCTTGATCGTATGATGAGATACAATATTACCGTGTTTACGATTAATCATATTGTGCCCAAAGTAAATCCAGATCCATATAACCAAGCACCAAAGGGTCTGATGATGTTGAAGCCGAATGAGCAAGTAAATAGAGGTTATGCAGCACAGTATTATAGTCAGAATTATTTCCGATTAGATATGATTAAATCTAATATGTACAAAAGAGATGATGTTGGATTTGATGGTGTTAAAGCATCGTTACAAATTGCAAAAACAAAAACTGCATTTGTCGGAAGTTCAGTTGATGTTTGCTTTAATGGGGAAATTGGATTTGATCCTATTTATTCTCTATATGAATATTCAAAATCAATTGGGTTAATTGATGGAAGGAATCCATTTCTTCATATGCATGGATTAAGTGAATATAAATTTAGTAGAAAGGATTTTCGTGCAAAGTTCCTTGGTGAAAAACCATTCCGAGATGCATTCATGGGTGAGTTACAGCCTCATTTAGAAGCATTACTTGGCTCTAAAGAATTAAGTAATAATGATAAAGTTCTCTATGGTGATTTTATGAAAGCCAATGAAGAGCAAATGAAAGAAACTGATACTGCTGTAGCAGCTTAATCAAATATATAGGGATTGTTATTTAGCATAACAATCCCTTATTTTATAAAAGGAGGATAAGAAATATGGAATTAGCTAAAATTAAAGAAGAGTTAGAAAAAATTGATGATGTTATGTCTGATGAGGAACTTGAAAAAGAAATAACACTAAACAGAAACATGCTGATTGAGGCTATGGAAGACAATCCTCTACCTCATGGGACTGCTAATTTGATAATTGCCATAGAAGAACTTTCAGAATTACAACAGGAGGTATCTAAATTTATACGAAAAAACGGAGATATTGATATGGTATCTTTAGCAGAGGAGATTTGTGATGTTGAACTTGGGATAGGATATATAAAACAGCTTACTGGCGTTCCAGATGAACTTATAAAGAAAATAAAAATGATAAAGATTACTAAATATAATAATATGTTAAATCAAAATAAATCCGTTTATTAAAAATATTTATATAGGAGGAATTTGAAGATGGCGATTGCTTTTAAAGATGACTATGTCAAAATGGATGAAATGTATGAAGGTCAAACTTATAAAATGTCTGCGAATACGCTATTGACATGGCCTAGTGATATAGATGCTTCTAGGTTATACATGAACACAGCAGAGACAATACAAAGTTTGACCTTATTGAATCCTGATGTTCCGAGAATATCTACTGGATGGGAAAATCCATTAGGAAAATTAAATAAAGATCGCTCTTATAAAAGATTAGAAGGAACTTGGGAAGTAAAAGATATTATAAGAAAATTTAAAAACGGAATGATTTATACACTCGTATTATATAATCCAGAGAAAGATTTATATGATATGATAGAAAAACCAATTGCAGAGAATCTAATTGAGAAATTTGGATTTGTATATAATACGAAAGTAATGGATGAACTAGAAGTAGGAGATGTTATTACAGATAAAGTAATCTATAAGTCTACTGCATATGATGAGCACATGAATTATCGGTATGGTAAGAATGCGAAAGTGTATTATTCAACTTCTACAGATACATTAGAAGACGCAGTTAAAATTCGAAAAGGATGGGCAGATGGAGTAAAATCAGTCGAAATTGATACGGTAACGATACCTATTAATATGAATCATATTCCTCTGAACTTATATGGGGATGAAAATGCCTATCAAATATGCCCAAATTTTGGAGAAAATATTAAAGATAGCGTACTGATGGCTTTAAGACCAATCAACAAAGATCATATTGTAACAGATTTTCAGAATGATAATCTGAGAAGAATTTACAGTACAGATTTTGATTATTACATTGGTGAGGCGGATTACAGTTTCATTTACGATGTTAATATTTATTACAATAATCCAGATCCATTTCCAGAAACGACTTTCTTTAAACAGTTAAAAGGATGGTATGATGAGATATGTGCATATGCAGATAAGATGACAGAGTGGAGCAGTAAGATTAAAAAGTCAGGATCAAAGTATACAGATAATATTCCGTTCTTCAAAAGTAAATATCAGCATTTCAATGATCCGGAATGGCTTTGGTGTGGAAAAGAGAAAAATAAACCGTTTGGAAATATGATAGTGGAATTTAAGGTTCAATCCGTATTAGGGTTAGTACCCGGGTCAAAAGTTGCCGGTAGGTATGGAGATAAAGGAGTAGTTTCAAATGTGGTTTCAGAACCAGGTGTTGCTGATATGATAACTGATACAATAGACTCCATATTAGACATGTTAGGAAGACCGATCAATGATGAAGAGCGTGCAAAATTGGCATCTAATATAGAAATAGTTCCGGATTCTGAGATGCCTTATACTGATGAGTATCCTGTTGATATTATGTTAAATGCATCTGGAGCACTTCGAAGATTAAATCCTGGACAATTAGACGAATTGGATTTGAATTTCTGTTCAGAGGAAATTCGTAAGAAAGTAGTATCGTTAGATACAATGGAAGAAAAAGAAGACTTAATATTCGAATATTTGGGATTGATTAATGAGTCTGAATGTAATTTCTTCTATGATATGTATAATTCATTTGATCAAAAGTTAACAATTAGAAGTCATAATATTGCATTAGTTAATCAGAAAGAGAAAGAAAGATTTATACGAAATGTAGAAGAACATGGATTTTATATTCGAAAGGAACAAGATTCTCCGATTCGATATGAAACAATACGAAAGATTTATGACACTTTCGATTTTATCAAACCACTTCCATTGTATATTGATATATTTGGAACGAAAAGAAGAAGAATTATTAAGGATGGTATTGTTGCTGAGAAATATATGATGGTTCTCAAGCATAATAATAACAAGAACTTCTCTGCAAGAAGCACTTTTCGAATTGATAGAGCGAATCTCCCTGTTAAAGACACCACAAAGAGAGATAATCGCAGTCAATATTCAAAATCACCAGTGCGAATTGGTGAAGCTTATAATTTGATGGCTGCAATATCTGGGAGATTATTGGCGGAATATAATATCTTTATGCGTTCTTCTACTCTTGGAAAGAAAGCATTAAAACAAATTTTAGAGACAGATGGAAATCCATTGGAAATCAAGAGACTTGTAGTAAAGGATAATTATATTAATACAAATGCGGACATTTTTAACGCGAAATTGAAAGGTATAGGATTAAGGACAAAGTTTGTGAAGGAACATGAATATGATGATATTATGATAGAAGATGCTATTATGCCTTTACAAATAGGAGAATTTACGATATATGATACTCCAATGAATCGTTCTATGTATGTGAAGTTATTTGCAAAATTCATAGATCAAATGGAAAGTATCTCTTTCATGGAATCCTATCCTGGAGAAAAAGAAGATTACGTATGGAAAGAGATATTCAAACTTCCAGAAGTAGAAGAATTAAACATTCCGAAGGAAATAAAAGAAATGATAATTACAGCTTCTAAGAACAAAGGTGTATCATTAGTTTAAGGACCCAAGACAGAGAGTGAAATTGAAAATTACTCTCTGTCTTAATACAAATATAATATTCTTGAATAGAAAATAAAAGGAGGAATCTAATATGAGTTTAAAAAAAATTCGAGAAGTTTTATCATTACACAATAGTGAACCGATAAGAGATCGAGGGTCTTTTTGTTATGAGGTATTTCGAAGAGCTATAAACATGAATCCATATTATTCTAATTTACAATTTTCAGTTGAAGCTCATTGTGAGGATGAAAGCAATCCTTATGTCAACGTGTTTATTTATGGTTTATATGATAATGTTGATCCGGATACAATAATAGGGTTTGTTGATAAAAGCATACGAGAAGTATGCGATGAATTATTGTATAAAATAAAATATTTTGATTCTTTTAACATAAATATTATCAACGCCAATTCAGTTACTATCCAAAGATATCGGCGAATGAATGAAGAAGAATTATCAAAGGTATTTGTTGACTTATTAAAGGAATTGAGACTTAAAGATATTATTACATCCTCGCAATATAAATCTCAAAAAGGTCAATTATTAAAACGATCAAGTGTTGAAGAAACTCTAAGATTTCTGGTAAACTTTGCTTTTAAAGAAATGAAAAGACAGAAGGATCCTAAAGATGATCTAGGCAATATAATCCCCATAATGAATACATTATATAAATTTGATGAAATTCGAAAACAGAGATATGTTCCATACGTTTATATTGAAAGAGATATCAATAAGATTGATAAATCTGCAATAATTGGCGTGATAAGAGTTAATATAAAATAAAATTACCCACAATAAATAAAAACATATTATTTCATTGATTATCAAACGTTAATCTAAATAAAACACAATTTAAGAATTTAAGGAGGAATTACAAAAAATGAACAATGAAGTATTAAAACAAACAAGAGAATTATTAAAAGAAAGAAGAGCAGAAGTACAAAACAATGAGAGTGGTGGAGTTGTTGTCGGAAAAGTATCAAGCGAACCAGTATTTAGTTATAGAAGTGAAAAAAAGAGAGAAGATTTCTATATTGTATCTCTTGATACAAAAAGAAACTCTAAAACTGTTGATACGTTGATAGTTATGATATCCGATCATATTATCGCAAAAAATGATTTGGAAGACTTAGAAGGTAAAACCGTAATAATTTCTGGGGAACTCAGATCCAGATATAATAATAAATCTCTCGAGGTATATGTTGCAGCAGAAACTATTGACATTGTTGATGATGGATTCCACCATTACAATAATTTTCATCTGACAGCGCAATTGCATACCGATCCAACATTGAGAAAGACGGTTGCTCAAAACAAACGAATCTGTGACATGTTCGTAAAACGGCACGTTAGCAAGTACAATTACTTTCTTCCATGCATTTTATGGAATAGGAATTCTCTATATGCCAGTCGTTTAAAGAAAGGTGATACTGTGTATATTAGTGGGAGACTTCAGTCCAGATGTTTTATTAAAAAGACAGATGAAGGCTCTGTTAGACGAGTAATTCATGAACTATCAGTTGCAGTGATTGAAGCTGTCGATGAGCATGATGGAGAAAGCATAGAAGAGACTCCAGAAAATGTTATAACAGAAGAAATTCCTGTTCAGAAGGATGAGGTGGAAGAAATCTCAAGTAACGATAACGATGAACAATTAGCGGAATGATGAATAAAAAAAGAAACCCTGCTCACACAGGGTTTCTTTTTTTATCTTGATTGGCTCATTGAATGTTTTTATACACTCTTAATCCAATCGTAACACTGATCGATAAATTGTCCAATCAGCGTTTTTTCTACAAAATTTTCACGCCTAGTTGGAGCTACGGCCATAACCGCTCCCATGCCTGCTGCCCAATTAGCAATTGCAATCATTGCCTGACCAAGCAATAATTCTTTGCATGTTTCTTCCAAATTACAGCTAGATTGCCACCCTGGTCCTTTTTCACCAGACCTTATCGTCATAATATGTTTCAATCCAATGACTGCTGATGATCCATAGTCTCCTGAACCATGCACATCCTTGGATACTTGGAATCTGTAGCAGCGGAAAGGTGTTAAGTAACCTTCATATGATTCGGGGTCGTTTTCATCCGGCGGTATAACCAATTTAAGAGTTGGTACGCCACCCTTTGCTGTAAAAACTTCTTTATATTGTATTTTAGCCATAAACTTTATCCTCCTTATTGTTTTATTTTTTCTTATAGCTACTAAAAGAATATCTTTATCTAAATAGGTAAAACACGGAAGTTGAACTAATTAATAAGATATTTAAATATGAAAGGATGTGTGAATATTTCGATGATGACAGTGAAATATTATAAATGTCCATCCTGTAATAAGAAATTTAAAACTTTAAATGGGTGGGGGGATCATATTGATAAAATGCATCCCGGACTTAGACCAGAAGGTTATTCTGTAGCGAGATATTTCTATTTCACGATGACTGGGAAAACACATGGAATTTGTAGAACTTGTAAGGGTCCTACTCCATGGAATGAAAATAGTTGGAAATATGACCAGTATTGTACAAATCCAGAATGTAAAAAAGCTTATGTAAAATTAGCAAAAAGCAGAATGGTAGGAAAGTATGGAAAAGAACATTTGTTAGATGATCCAAATATTCAAAAGAAAATGGTTTCTAATCGAAAGATCAGTGGTAAATACACTTTTGATGATGGAACGAAATTTGAATATGTTGGACAATATGAAAGAAACTTTTTAGAAATGTTGAATACTATGATGGAATGGGATTCTAATGATTTGATATCACCATCTCCACATATTTACTATTACGATTATGAGAATCCAAAAGATGATAAGAAGAATTGGGGTAGAAAATTTTACATACCAGATTTTTATATCCCAAGTTTAAACTTAGAGATTGAAATTAAACAACAAACTTCTACAAATAAAGCATTCAATGATATTAATCGTGTGAAAGAAAAACTAAAAGATGAAGTAATGGCTAGCAATAAAAATGTAAGATACTTAAAGATTAATGATAATAACTTTACGGAATTCTTTGAGTTTCTCATGAAAGCCAAAGAAGAAATACCAGAAGAAAAAGATGAGAATTCAAGAGAAACATTAGCAGTTGCTTCTGAATCATGTAAGAATGTTAATGAAGCAAGAAAGTTTCTACAAGATGTAGATAAAATTGGAAAGAAATATAACGCTAATTTCTTTATTGTTACAGATGGAGCAAGTATGACTAGAAACGGGATATATGGGGATAAGAAATCTAATCCGGTAGTATCAAATGCTAGAGAAGCACAAAAGAAATGGGAATTAGAAAATAGTGCTGATCCAGATGAAGATTGGGTGAAAGATAAAGCAACAGAGTCCTATGTATTTGATGAAGAGGACTTTTATTATAATAAAGATAAATTCGATTCTGGAGAGACGAATATCTGTTTTATCACAGGATATTCAGGAAGTGGAAAATCCACAATGGGTAAAGATATGTCGGATGTCGCAGAACATTACGATGTAGATCTATTGATATATCAGGATGAATATTCGGAAGAATATTATAAAACGTATGGAGGGCCATATAAGAAATGGGATTTATTCCATAAGTTTTTATTTAAAGATAAAATAGGTAAGAAATTTAGAGTCCCGTTAGGAGAAATTTGTGGTAATCCAGATTTAAAGGATTTTGATAAAAAGATTACTTTAGCGTTTACTAATTTTGTACTTAGGTTTGCAGAGACTCATAAAGATAGAAAGTTCGTACTGGAGGGAATTTGGTTTTATGAATTTATCTCCCCAGAATTATTACAAGATTATGCGGTTTATATAAAAGGAACGAGTGGAATAAAGAGTTTATTACGAGCAACGAAACGAGATATACCAGAATATAAAGGTATTAAAGACGGAATTGATTCATTTACATGGAATTTGAAAAGAATGAAGGAAGTAGAGGAAAAACTTCAAATGTACAGAAAATATTTTAAAGTAAAGATGTTAACAAATGCATCAGAATCATCTACTTCCAAAGAAGATGATGTAATTACTGTAATAAACAAATATTTCTCAGATCATAATTATAAGTCCGGAATTAAACCAAATGGAGATTGGGGTTTAAAGAAATTTAATTCAGGAGAATCTAATTCTTTATTTATCATATCCCACTCTGAATATAAAAAGATTGCAAAAGATTTAAAAGAAATTATTGATAGTAGTAAATATAAAATAGGTATTGATAATTACAATACCCTATTTTTAAAACGAAAATGAGGTGATTTATAGATGGATAATCAAGTTAGTGAATTTATATCATACTGTGATAGTATGAAAGTTGCTAATGAAAAAACAGGAATGCTTGATATTCTAATAGCTGCTGGATTGGGAGATGAAAACGGAAAAAGATCTTTTAAAGCTTTTCGTAAAAACCTTAAGGACTTAAAAAGGGAAGGAAAATTAGAGGATAAATATGGTAAAGATTATGTACCAAGTGATTATCGTCATAAATATGGGGTAGAAGGTAGTAAAAAAGGACTAAATAAGATAAAAGAATTAGAAGATTCTATTAATTTAAGAATCGCAAATAAAACACTTCAATTTATGAAGAAATTATTAAATGACCCAAAATATAAAGTAATAAAGGATAATATTGAAACACCAAAGGTAGAAAAATGGTTTGGAAACTATTATTGTATCAAACAGCTCGATGAATGGACATGTAAATTATCTCGGGAAGAATACGATGAAACGGAAAACGTTATAGACGATTTTATAATCGCAATTAGTGATGCTGTATATAATTTTTCAAGAACTGATAAAGATGCGAAATTATTGGAACCACATTCTGGAGAGAAAGTATATGACGCTGATTATTTAATTCGTATTCAATTTGATTTAAGTATTGATACTATGGATAAAATCATGGATAAATATGCATTAGCAGCAAATTCAACTCCTGCAACAGAAGAAGCAACGTGGTCTCATAAAAATAGATATCCAATTTTTCTTATATTCACTTATACAGGTGGACCATTATCCATGGTAATTAAACCATTTACAGGAAGTGAATTCTCTCATGCGATGATTGCGTTTGACCCAGAATTGAATCAATGTTGGTCTATGTCTGAGAGACTGAAAGATGAATTTGGTGGTGGAAGATACAAAGGTAGTGATAAATACGGTTTAGTTCATTTCGGACCAAAATCCTATTATTATAGAGAAATAATTAAAAAAGGTACCTATTATAGCGTATACGTAATGTATGTAGATAAAGCCACAAGAGATAAAATGCTGAATAAAGTTAAGTATTTTGCAGAACACGAGAAAGATATTAAATTCGCACAAGCAGGATTGATTACCGGAGGAGGATTACAGATTAAGAAAAAAGACCCTAACTTTAAATTCTTCTGTAGTCAGTTAGTTGCAGAGATACTAAAAGCTGGTGATAAAGGTCATAAAGATCCATCTATCACTAGACCTGGAGATCTTACTGAGTTAGAAGATATTTCACTTGTAAATCATGGATATGATTTCTATGATTATGACCCAGAAGTGACAAAGAAAAATATGAAATTGGTAAGACAACAGAATTTTGACAATATAGATTTTGAATATTAATATTATTTAGGGGGCTATTTATTTATGTTATCAAACGAAGCTAAAAAAGAGATAATCAATGCTAGACATTCTAAATGTCCGTGCTTTGGTTTATGTCAACAGTTTGAACAAGTCGGTCATTGTGCCGCTTGTCAAGCTGGTTTGGAACAGTCAATTGTAACTAATCCATATTATGGGGTGGTTACAGAAGAAGCAGACTGGTCTAAGAAAAATAAATATCCTATCTTTATAATTCTAACTTATACTGGAATAGGATTAAGTATTTTGACGAAGAAGTTTACAGAGAGCGAATTTACTCATGCAATGATTGCATTTGAACCAGATTTAAAAGTTTGTTATACTATGGGAGCTAATTCAAAAGAAGAAAATCCGGATAATCGTTTAGGAATAAGAAAAACAACTCCAAAATCAAAATATTATAAAGATATCAAGACATACTACAGCGTGTATGTCATGTATGTGGATAAAGCTACAAGAGACAAAATGAAAAAGAAAATGGAATATTTTCTTGAGAATGAGAATGATTATGGGTTTGCAGTGATCGGAATAGTTACAAGAGGTGCTTTACAAATTAAGAAGAGAAAAGAAACAAACTATATGTTTTGTAGTGAATTAGTTGCTACAATTTTAAATTCCGGCAAAGATATTGGAAAAGATCCTTCCATTACTAGACCTAGTGATTTATCAGAATTAAATGATATTTCGTTAGTGAATCATGGATTTGATTTTTATCAATACAATCCAAAAGTTACAAAACGTAATATGAAACTTGTAAGAAATAAACAATTTGATCAAGTTGATTTTGAATATGAAGATAGTATGATCCCTGCAACAGAGGGTATAAGAATGAAAGCTCTAGGTAATGCTCTTAGAAAAGACTATGGAAAAGAACCCCTTACTATGATAGAAGGTTCTGATGAATTTAATTTAGAAGTTGGGACTGGAGATGGAGACGAAGGGCATATTTTTATAGACCTTTTCGTTTATGAATAAATACTTTCCTATAAGAATAGAGGTGATTTAACGTATGAATCAAATGACTGATTTTATCTCATATTGCAATAACATGGTTATTGCAAATGAGGGACTAATTAATAAAATGAAAGAGAAAAAGAGACTTAACGAATTAAGTAAAAAATACGAAATTGAGGATTTAATAAAGTATGTTCCAGATTACATGGAAGATAAATTGAACGTTCGTGCGTCGGATTGTAAGCCGATTATTCCTGAATTGAGAGAACATGTTGAAAACGCTGTGATAAATAGTCCTGATCATAAAATGTTAGGAGTAAAAAAGATTGGTAACATATACGTATATACTGTTATTAGTGTGAATAACCGTTATCTTGGGAAATTTTTAGGAGTCCTATTCGTAAATTCCGATAAAGCGGCAGATTATACCATGAAGTGGATTGGCAGTACTAAAGATTTAGTAAAATATATTAAATAAGGAGGATTTGTTTATGCTAACTAAAGCAACAGAAGCCGCTCTTATTAATATGAGGCATTCTAACTGTGAATGCTTTGGTTTATGCCAGCAATATGAAAAAACACAAACTTGTGCTTCTTGTTGTCATGGCATGAATAATATAGAAATCGTTCAAGAAGAAGCACATTATTCAAAAAAGAATAAATATCCGGTATTTATTGTATTGATGCATACTGGAACACCATTAGCACACGCAATTAAAGCAGTTACAAAAGATGAATATTCCCATGCAGGAATTTCTTTTGATCCATCTTTAAAGCCGTTATATTCATTCGGATTGGAATATATAGATGGGAAAGGTCGTATGGGAATGACATTGAATTCATATGATTCCGGCGATTATGATAAATGGCAATCCTATTATGGAGTATATGTCATGTATGTAGACAAAGAGACATATGATAAGATGCAGGAAACTTTAAATAAATTCATGGAACATTATAAAGAATGGAAATTTGACATTTTTAACCTTATCAGTTGTCAATTACAAAGATCATCAGAGCATTCCAAGAAATACTTCTGCAGTAGATTTGTTGCAGAAATTATAAATGCTGGAAGGAAATTGGACAAGTTACCAAGTTTACACAAACCACAAGATCTTGCTGGCTTAGATGATATTACATTAGTAAATCATGGGCTAAATTTCATTGAATATGATCCAGAAATTACAAAAAGAAATTTAGAACTTGTAAAGCAGCGAAAATTTGATGCAATTGCATTTGAAGCAGCAGTATGGACAAAGGAAAATTCTTATCCTATCTTTTTTATTATGTTAAGTTATAAGACTCCAATGATGGCAGCTATAAAAATGATTACAAAAGCAGAATTTTCTCATGTCTGTATATCATTTAATCCGTCTTTAATTCCGATGTATTCCTTTGGTTTAAAAGATGAGCCTGGACATAAGATGGGATTAACAGATATGAATCCTACTTCTGATTTTATAAAGAAGGGAAAGGCATATTATAGTGTATACGTTACATTTGTGAATAAACAAATGTATTTGAAAATGAATGAAGCACTTGAGAAATTTAAAGCAAGAGAAAAAGAGATGCGATATGGATTTTATCGATTGCCCTTTGTATTCTTACAGAAGAAAACGCATCATGATACGAAACATTTTTGCAGTGAATTTTGTGCAGAGATACTTAGTGCAGGAAAAGAGATAGATAAAGATCCAAGTTTATATTTACCAGAAGACTTTTGTAATATGGATGATGCTACATTGGTGAATCATGGATTAGATTTTTCAAAGTATGATCCAAGTGTTACGGAACGAAATATGGAATTAATTAAAGAAAAGAGATATGCTCAGATAGATTTTGATTATGCAAATGAATCATCTGCAAAAGATAAATATTTCTTTTCTCAAAATGGTTCTTCAATTTTAATTGAAGGGACATGGTACTATCGCAATTATAAAGGAGAAATAGATTCTTATGTCAAATGTGATAAATCCGATAAGTTATTGAGAGGGAGATCCGAAATTATCATTGTGAATGATGAAGAAGAGATTCTTGTTAATTTACGAAAAGGATTTGAGAAAAAGAGAGAATATGACTTTCCTGGTGGTGGGTGGAATGAAGGAGAAGACCATATGGCTACCGCTATTCGGGAAGCACAAGAAGAAGTACATCAAAATGTAAAAGATGTAGAGTATTTTGGTTCTTATGTAAATAGGAGAAAGAAAATACCACATTGGATGAGGGAAAATTATCCAAAAGATAAATGGTGGTATGGACACTATAATGAACTATATGTTGGAAGATGGAACGGAAATTATACTGGTTATGTAAAGCCAGAAGATGAAGAAACTCATTTTGATACATTAGGATGGGTTAAAATCAGTAATATTTATCATGACTTACATCCAGTACACCAACAGGCATTACAGAAATACCTCAGAAAGAATGGGATGTTACCAGAAGAAATAACTGGTGGGGTAAATGAATCTTGGTTTGGAAATAATATTATCTCATTCTCTAAGAATTTTAATCATGTAAAAAGTATTGTAAAAACTTTAACAGATGAAGAGTTACATTTAATTTGTAATGGAACCTTTAAAAAGAGTCCTTATGTAATTTATCGAAATGTAATTTTAACAGATAAAGATCCAGCCGCATTCATTGAACTGTATACATTACCAGATATGGAGAAAAATACTGCAGTTATATGTATAGCTTGTAAACCTGAATATCGGAGACAAGGGTTCACTGGTATTTTAGTAGATGAAGCAATTCGATGGGCAAAAGAAAATAATATTACCTATTTAGATTGGAAAGTACGTAAGGAAGGAAATGAACCTTCTGAAAAATTAGCAGAGAAATTAGGATTTCAATCAAAAGGTGATCATCAATACTTTATGGACTTTTCAGAAGTACAAGTAGCAAAAGAAGGATTTTTAGATTTATTTACAGGCAAATCAAAACAGGAAGAATTAGATACTTGGCATCATAAGATTTTTGGTGAGAAGAATTTAGTTGGTGGAATAGCTAACTATGGATATACGGGAGTAAAAATTAAAGATGGCTATATTGAAATATGGGGGATTAATTATAAATTATTAAAATCACGTATTTCAAGACACTATAAAGATAAATCCCTAGGAAATATCTTTCTTCCTAAATACAATGCATTATCATATAAGAGATTTGAAAAGAAGAGAATACAGAGAGCAGATATTAAAATTGATTATATGTATACTCCAGAGTTCTTTGCCTTAGAATTAGTAAGATTATTTACTGATTTAGGGAAACGATTCAGAGATAAAACTTATAAAGCATTTGCTGTTACAATTTATGAGAATTCTTGGTTAGCTGAAGCAGATAGAAATGCACAGATTACTGCTCCACTAAATACATCCAAATTAAAGAATTTGACATTGACATTGAATGATTATCAGATAGATTTTATTCAAAATTATCCGAGATTAAAAGCACAACTAAATTTGAAAGGATATATCCTGGCATTTGAGCAAGGTCTTGGAAAGACATTAACTGCGATAGGATTAACGGAGTGCCTTAGCGCTGATCATGTATATATCGTATGTCCAAATTCATTAAAAGCAAACTGGGCATTAGAAATTCAAAAATATTATGAAAAATATCAAGATGAAGATTTATGGAAACAAGAAGTATTCATTTGTAGCGATAGACCTACGAAGTTTAATGAAAATACTACAAAGTTTATTATTACAAATAACGAATCTATAGAAAAAATGTTTCCATACGTAATGTCTGGCAAAAATATATTAATTGTCGATGAAAGTCACAACTTTAGGAATATAGAATCAAAAAGAGTTCATCAATTGATTGAATTAAGAGATAAGTTGAAATGTAAAGATACTCTTGTAATGAGTGGTACCCCAATTAAAGCAACACCAAATGAGATTGTTCCTGCTTTATTAATGATCGATCCAACCTTTACAATGGAAGCCGCTAAGATATTTGATAAGGCTTTCAAGTTAAAAACCTCATTAGGAACATCTTTGGTACAAGCTAGATTTGGTAAAATTATGTATCGGAAAGAAAAGGATGTGTTGGATGGAACACTTCCTGAAAAACATATACTTCCACTAGAATTATCTACGTTAGATAAAGATAAATACACTTTATCTAATGTATTTAAAGAAGTATCTGAAAAATTTAGTTACTATTATGACTTACATTTGAGTGAAATGATGGAGTTACGAAAACCATTCTATGATATGAGTAGAAAATATGCTCCTGATGATATGAATGCAGATCAATTTATCGATCTTATGGATATTATGGTTCGAAAACATGAGAATTTGCATGAAATAGATCAAATATATGTAGAAAAATACATGAAAGCAGTTTTAAAGAAGATACAAAAGAAAGAAGATAAAGATTATTATAATTTTCTTATTAAGAATTATGTAAGATATAAAGCACATTGGTTAGGAATTGCATATGGAGAAATTATGCCTCCATATCGAAGGGATATGTACATTTCTTTATATTCTGAGAATAAGGATGTATTTTATAAGATGATCACAGAAAATACAAAAAAGACTCTTATCTTTTCTCAATTTAAAGGAGTAGTAGAGCATATTTATAAAGATTTAAATGATAACGGAATTGGAACTGTTATGATTACTGGAGATGTGAAGAATCGATTAGAAATATTAAAAGAATTTAAAGAGAATAATAACATTATGGTACTAGTAGCCACTTCTCAAACATTAGGAACTGGTGTGACATTAGTGGAAGCAAATCAGATGTTTTTCTTTGGACCTCCGTGGAGAAATGCGGATTTTGAACAATGTTCTGATCGAATTCATCGAATAGGACAAACAGATGATTGCTATATTTACATTGTATCCTTAAATACAAATGGTGAATCAAACTTATCCACTCGAATGGATCAAATTCTTTCATGGTCGAAAGATATGACAGATGCAGTTATTACAAAGACAGAACTTACAGAAGATGAAACAATTAACAATTTTAAAACTTTGTTAAAAGCGCAAGAATCTGCTTTAATTGATGAGTTTTTACAAGAACCAGAGCCATCTCAAATAATAATAAGAGATCAAATACCAAAATCAAAATTATCCGAATATATTTCACATCAAGTGTATTTCCAATATGAATCATCCACGGTATTACAGACAATACCGGAAGATACTATTATAGAAAAAATATCTGCATGGTATCCAATTGATTCGGATGGAAAATTTGAAAATCTCAAAATGAGCAAGATAGGTTCTTCAGTTTTTGCTAATCCTACAAAAAAAGGAGAACCTGGAAATGTAAGATTTGAATATTCCTATGATAATAGAACAGGAGAAGAGACATGGGCACTTATTTCCACCAGGACAATAAAACCCAAGGAAATATTAAAATATAATCCTACAGATGATATGCCATCATTTGCAGATGACTCAAGATTATAAACAAAAAAAGTGGTGACCCAGATGGTCACCACTTATCCTTTTACTGGGATAACCTCTTCCACAACTTTTTCAATATGAAAGAGATCATCCAGCAGTGAGAACTCCTGTTTATCGATTGCGCTGTTCTGTGCATCCTTTAACACTTTTACTAAAGTTTCCATTTGTTTGTGATTTAAATTAGCCATAATCTTTTATCCTCCTTATGTTTTATTTTTTCTTATAGCTATTAAAAGAATATATTAGAAAAAAGAGGAGAAAAACGGAATCTCGTACGAGATTCCGTTTTATAAATCACTGCCTCATTAAATATCCAATACTATTCTTAAGGTTTTTTCTAAATTTATTTAGTCCCTTTTTTAAGTACTTTTTATCAATATGATCTGTTAAATCTTGATCTGTGCACCGTACTAATATATATTTCTTTGATGGTGATAAATTATTTGGGTTCATACCTTTATCAAGATCTCTAAATAGATGCTCTAATATAGCTTCTATCTCTATTGAAATTAACCGTTTAATAATCCATAAGTCCGATACATTTTTTATGTCTAGTTGTATATAATCAGGATTAGATTTCCAGTTACTTATTTTTTCAATGAGATCCATCTTCTTGTATATTTTAAGAGAATTTTCTGATAGGTGATCTAATAACTGATTCGTATCCATTGTTTTCGTATCAGCCTCTGTTAAAGTTTTCTTTTCATTTGTAATGACGTTCTTTCTACTGTCTCGTTTTACTTGATCAGAAATTGTTTTATTATGAATTTGACCTTTTAGACATAATCCATAATAAATAATTGAGTAGTCTTCTTCGCTTTCATCCATATGAACATTTGGAAATATTTTTAGAACCTTATTAAGTTCTTTACTGAAATTTCCTGCTGTTTCATACTTCACTTTCGATTTAGATTTCTTATAAGAATTCCATAGTTCGTAAAAATGTACATATCCAGTTTTTTCAGTAATTTCACATTTCGATTTTAAGAAATAGTAAATACTTTTTTGCTTTGGAGTTAGTCCCTTAACAAAATTTTTTATTTCTTTTATACGTTCTTTTTCTTTTTTAAGATAAATTGGCTTTTCTGTAGAGAAACCACAATGATATTTATAGGCATCTCGTACAATTTTTTTTATTTCATCAGAAACTGTTCCCATATAAGTTGTCAAATATTTTTTGTGTACAGTATAGGTACTGTATGGAATAATTTTCCCAGATCTCCATCCAGTGACATTTATAGGTATTCCAACCCTATCTAAGTTGCTTGTAATAATGAATACGTTTACTGTGTAATCTTCATAGGAATCTTTTGACCCTATAATATAGACGGGTCTACTAACTAAGAAATCATGATTTAGATTCTCATTCTTATAGTCTTTTTTTGTATTGGTGTTATTTTCATAATAGTAAATCGCACCTTCGGAAAATAAATTCGCATCCAACATTAAACCTCCTTTTTATATATTTTATTTAGGTTGTTAAATTCTTTACAGATTATTAATACTAAATAGGAAGAAAAAGGAAGTGAATATATGGCAGAATCAAGTATAAATCAAAGAGAAGCCAAGTATTTCTCCTCATACACAGGGGAAGAAATCGATGAGACAATAACATACGTAAGAAAGATGATGACTGATTCACCTGATCATATTGTTGAATCTACTGTGGATGCAAAGATAGATTTAAATACTATGGTAGAGAAGGGGAACTATTTTATTCAGTATTATACGAATAGTTATGATGATACTGCATCTGGAGATCAGATAAAACTCACTGTTATAGTTCTTGATGAAGAAATACGACAGATTTATACGTATCTTGGAAAAACAGTGACAAGAATTTATGATAAAACAAAAAAGACTTGGGGCGCCTGGTGTATAGATGCTGAGTTTATTATCGCAGAAAAAGGAGAAACAATACACGTTACAAAACCAACAATTGTATTTCAAAAGGCATAAAATTGTAAATTTAGCATAATATTCATGTAACAGCAATAAAGAGAGTATAGGATTTTCCTATACTCTCTTTATATTTTAGCCCAAGTATTCCGTTGAGCAATATCCCGTAATTGTCTTTCCATCTGTGGATTTGCCTTTTACCTTCCACCAAGAAGAATTTGTTTTCTCAACCAATGTAACCGTTGCACCTTTTGCAAACTTACCAAGAATTTTTCCGTTTGAAGAAGCAGTTGCTCTACATCTGAGCGGGTCTGTCTTGGTTGTTATCTTAAGAGAAACTTTATCTGCACATTCTGTTAGATATTTTGTTGAGCAATATCCCGTAATTGTCTTTCCATCTGTGGATTTGCCTTTTACCTTCCACCAAGAAGAATTAGTCTTTGCCAGGATTGAAACCGTTGCACCTTTTGCAAACTTACCAAGAATACTTGCACTGGAAGAAGCACTCTTCCTACACATAAGTGGATCTGTCTTGGTTGTTACTTTTGCTTCCCCGATAACTTTTGTAGAATTTGAATTATTTGAAGATGTTGCTGGTTTGGATGGCTTGGAATTAGAAGAAGTATTTCCTTTTCCGTCAACTACCAAAGAATAATCCGGTCTAAAGAATTTCGTTCCTTTATTTTTCATTGTAGATCTTACGTAGGACTTCTTGAATACTCCACCACCGTTTGCAACAACACCTGCACTTGAATTCGTATTTCCTTCTACAGTATAGAATTTGTTACTATCAACTGCATATACATATCCTGTATGACTATATCTGGACCCATTCCAGAACAATGAAATATCTCCTTCCTGTGGATCATCATATAATCTTCCAGCAGCTTTTGCCTTTTCTCCTAATACTGCACATGTGATATAAGGCATGTGAAGCAACAATTTTCTTGCACCATCTAATCCAAATGCTTTGTAAAAAATCCATGACTGGTAACCAGCACACCAATACCATACATTTCCACCGGCAAAATTAGAAGATTGACCCATAATTCCGAGCTGATTGAGGTCTCTCCAATATTTAGTATAATTATTATAGCCAGCATTTTCAGTTTTTGAATCAAGGCTTGCGTTTGAAGCTTTTTCTAAATAGCCTACTTCCTCAAATTCAAGTTCTGTTACTTTAGAAATTGCAGCGTCTATAGACTTATACATTGTAATAGCCATAAACATCACCTTTCCTTTCTTTAAGATTATTTCTATGTTGATTTGTTTTTTATTCCGTTTTACACATTATTTTAATCAAAAAAACATTTTTGATAAGTGAATAAAATAATTTTAAGAGGGATGAAAAGTATGAAAAAAAAATATGTACCTTATGAGGAGCAGTATATGAGTATTGCTCAAGAAATTATGGAAACAGGATTCAGACAATTGAATCAAAGAACTGGAATTGAAACAATAAGAGTTCCTCATGCTATCATTGAGGTAGATTTAGAGAAAGAACCGGTACCGATTTTAAAATGTAAGAATGTATTCTGGAAAACTGCATTAAAAGAGATTTTATGGATTATGCAGAAGCAAAGTAATAATATAAATGATTTGAAAGCCCACATTTGGGATGATTGGGCTGATGAAAATGGTTCTATTGGAAAGTCATATGGCTATCAAGTAGCGAAGAATGTTACTATTGGAGGAAAGACATATGAAAGTCAGGTGCATTACGTGCTAGAAAAATTAGCATCTGATTCCAGTGATAGAAGGTGTGTTATTGATTTATGGAATGTAGATGATCTGAACGATATGAATCTTTGTCCATGCTGTTATTCCTCAATTTGGACAATTGTAGATGGAAAGCTTAACTGCATGTTAGTACAGCGTTCATCCGATTATCTTGTAGGAGTTCCATTTAATACTACACAATATGCATTATTAACACATTTATTTGCAAGACATATTGGTGTTGAACCTGGAATTTTGACACATTGCATGGCAGATGCTCATATCTACTGCTATAAAAGTCATTTGGATAATTATGCAGATATGTTGTATAATTACAGGCTTATTAGAATGACAAATAAAATTGACAATGATATTTATGAGGACATTTGTTCTACATATGATACGTTAGAAAATGACGCAGGGGTTGTAAAAATTGTAAGAGCATTAACATTATCAAGAAACCAACCAAAACTGACATGGAATACAGATGAAACTGATTTCTTTAAGATTAATGTGGATGATATTCATATCGAAGGTTATAAGTATATGGAGAAAATGGAATTTGATGTAGCGGTTTAGGAGGACACTTATATGAATCTAATCGCATGTGTAGATAGTGAACGTGGAATTGGATATGAAGGGAGATTATTATTTCATATTCATAGGGATATGCAATTATTTAAATTATTAACAACTGGAGAGTCTGTTATTATGGGAAAAGCAACATTCAAATCCATTGGCAAACCTCTTCCGAATAGGACGAATTTCATATACACAAGAGATACAGACATTCTTTTAAATCAGTACAAAAGTAAAACAGTTATATTCTCTAGTAAAGTTGAGGAGATTGTGAAAAAAGCTGGAGATAAAGCATTTGTGATAGGGGGGCAGTATACATATGAAACTTTCCTTCCATATTGCGATACTGCATACATTACTTATGTAGAAGCAAAAAGACCTTCTGATCGAAAACTTCCAATACTTGATACAAATAAAGATTGGGATGTTATTACATCAACTCCTCATTATTTTGATGAGAATGAAGGTGTTAGTTATTTATTCATCAAACTTAGAAGGAGGTAAATTCATGTTTGAAGATTATGAGCCGATTGAGCCATTGGAAAATCCCGAGGAAACTGTGAGTTTCAATATTGACAGTATAGGGAAAAGAATATACTTAATCGAAACCAAAATAAATGAAATAATTGAGGTTCTTAATGCACTTATGGAACCAGAAGATCATGATGATGAGGACGATGAAGATGACGGCAATATGATTCCGATTAAGTTTTCAGATGTAAATCCTCAGAAACCATCAAAGAAAAAGAATAAAAACGTTTAATAATATATTCTTATTTTAGAAAGGAAGGTGAAGATAATGCAAAAGGTAGCAGAACTTCGAAAGAAATTAAGAAGAGGAGAAATATCAATTGCAGATTTAGCTAACTATAGAGAAGAGTTAGCATCTTTACATTCCAGGTTCTTAAATATTAAAGTATTACATCAGGAAGAATTTGATGAAGCGGAAGAACTAATTAAATTATTTCTGGATTATTACACGTATTCTGAAGATGGAGATGTATTAATCTCTGATCATGAATATGATCAATTAATGACCCACTATATTAACAATGGTGGGTCATTAATATCTCATGCGGATAAGTTAATTACACAATCGCAATGGGATTTTGTAAAACATGAAGAACCTGGAATGGTTGGATCTATTAAAAAAATCTATACGATGGATGAGCTTTATGCTTATTTTATGAAATGGAAACCATTTCATGGAAAAAGAAGATTTCGAATTGCTCCTAAATTTGATGGAATATCATCTGCTATAAAGATAAATAAAGATGGTAATGTCGTAAAGGGAGTTACTCGGAATGATGGAGAAGAAGGACAAGATATTACAAAAATGGTAAGACAAACTTCAAATGGAAAAGTGATTAGTTCCTTCTATGCAGAAAAGTTAAAATCTGGAGAAAATCTTTGGATTAAGACGGAATTGGTAATGACAACAGAGTCGTTTAACAACTTAATTCAAGAGAAGAAGTATAAGAACAGGCGAAGTGCTACGAGTGGTATTGTAAATTCGCCAAAGAATTTGCAATATGCAAAATATGTAACAGTCATTCCATTAGCAGTGCAATTGCCAAATGGGGAAATTGAATATAATCCATTGGATTCAAAAGAAATATCAGCAGGAAATCCATTAGATCTAATGGATGAAATTGAAAAGATGTTATCTGTTATAAGAGATGCATCATATCCCATTCGAACAGATGGTGTTGTAATCTATCCATTAGGAGATGATGTACTTACAAATTATGATGACATTATGGATAATGCGATTGCTTTCAAAGTTAATACAGAAGAAGCGTTGGCAAAAGTTGATTACGGATATGTATCAGTTGGAAGGCTTGGTTTTGCAGTTCCAATGTTAAAAGTAATGCCTGTTGAGGTGAATGAAACAACTGTTGAAGATGTTTCACTTGGTTCTTTTGATAAGTTTGTGAATATGGATATTCATGAGGGAGAACAAGTGTTAGTATATTCGGCTGGAGATGTAATTCCACAGGCAAAGTTACCAGAAATAAGAAGGTATAAAGAAAACGCAAAACTATTAAAAATAAAAAAGAGGTGTCCTTACTGTGGAGAGAAATTAAATAGAGTAGGAGCAGGGGGGCAATATCGATGTGAAAATCAAGATTGTCCAAGAATTATATCTGGAAGAATCTCAAACTTCTTAGTGAAATTAGAAGCAAAAGATGTTTCTGATAAAACAATTGAAGATTTGATGAATCATCATTTATTAGAAGATATTCCAGATTTATTTGAACTTACCGTAGAGCAAATAGAACCGCTACCAAAATATGGTAAGGATTCTGCAGAAATTATTATCAGAGAGATTAATAAAATAAAAGAAAAACCAATTGAAGTTTCATCTTTATTAGGGGCACTTGGAATTACAGGAATATCAAAGAAGAAATGTAAAAATCTCATAAAAGTGATACCATTAAAGAAAATGTTGAAAATGGAACAATCAACATTGGAATGGGAATTAATTGATGCAGAAAACACAGGAGAAAAGACAGCAAAGACATTTGCTCAATTTATTCATGAAAATAAGAAACTAATTAAAAAATTGATGGAAATCATGAACATTGTGAACGATGTTACTTACAAAGGGAATGTGGTTTTTACTGGATTTCGAAATTCTGATTTAGAAGCAGAATTCAACAACTTGGGTTATGAGGTATCATCCAATGTAAATGGAGATACTGTAGCAGTAATAGATGCATCCTATGACCATGACTCAACGAAATGTAAGGCTGCACAGAAGAAAGGAATCTCAATTGAACATCGTTCCGATGCAGACAAAGTATTGAAAGGATTAAGCAGATGATAAAGAAATTTAAGAAATTATATGCACTTTATGTAGGAATTTTAATGTCTACATGTTTAGCATTAGTATTTCTCCATATTACAAATGTTATAGGAGTTGATTTGCTTATAGGATTAGTGCTGGTAATTGGATGTTTATCTACGTTACTCTTGATATGTGTAATAATTGTGTTAAACTTTTTATATGAAATAATAAGAAGCAGCCGTAGAACAAATGAAGAATACAACGAAAGGAAGTATGAAAAATGAATAATAAAATTAAATTACCATATCGGATGTATATAATAATTTTATTGGTAGTTGCCATTGTATTAGGAATTTTACATTCCTATGGTCTATCATTTGAGGCAATTATGATGACGCTCATATTAATTGGCGTAATTTCTATAATAGGATTCATCGCAGATGTAACAAATATTATTGACGAGGTTCTTGTACAAGAAAGGCGATATATTTCCATGTTCATTCTACAGGAAATTAATAAGAAAGAATGTAACAGTGATGAGGACTTTGAAAAATTAGTTGAAGATTTAACTACGGATTTAGTAAAATTTGAAAAGATATTTAGACGTGTGAATAATAAAATAAATCAAAAGAAAATTACTATCAAATTAAGATAGATAAGGGCTAAGCCCTTATCTATCTTAATTTTAATTTCATTAATATATTATTGTTATGGTGACAGAAAAAATAAAATTAAAGGAGGAAAAATACACATGACAGATATGCAAGTGCAAGGCGAAACACATTTCGCCATCCCAAATGAACCAGTGCAGAGGGAAGATTTATTAAATGTTGACAGGAAAACAAAAGAGGAATTAAGGCTCCGTCATCGACTTTTTATTAACAATGATTGGGAAGCAAACACGATTGCGTTGAAAACCGTAGAATCAATTATTAGCGCAATTTATTCTCATATCAGAAATAATGGTATAAAAGTATTATCCGATCCGGAAGCCAATATGATTGATTTCTATTCATTGGTAAAGGTATTTGCAACAAACAAGAAAAATGAAAGTTCGGAAAAGGTTGGAAATATTAATGTTGTATTTCGACCTGGTAAAGATGTTGATGCAATTATTTCAAATGATGTTCCTCCAGATAAGAGGGAAATTGAATTTATTGCACTTGATGCTGCATATATCTATCCAGATAATGATGAACTGACAAATGCAATGAAGAAAATTGACAAAGTTGCAAGAAGGATTATTGCCGATAAACACAGTATATTACTTCCAAAAGAATGGGAAGCAATTGCAACAACATATATCTTCCTTACAAATCTTTATATGGAATTGGTAAGGAAACTGGTGTTAAGTGGAAAGCAATCTACCACAATTAACTTTAATGATATCATTGAATTTCACGCCACAAAGAAAGGGGAAGGCTGTGTAATAAATCTCAGACCTGGTATGGGAGCAAAGTTAATCATTAAATCAGACCAAGACACTGATGGAGATGATGATGACGATTTTGGTGAAGAATAGGAGGAATGTATGAAAATAACAGATATAAAAGACTTTCCGTCTAAACTATTAAAGAATAAAAAGATAACTTTTTACAAGGCATTTTTCATGAAGCCATTGAAAGATGGTGTGGTTGATGAGATGAAAATACGTACGGATGTGGATTTGTTAGCAGTATCTGAGGAAGATGCAGTCGCAGATTTAATCCGAAATACAAATATATCTGATTTAATGAAAGATGCATTTTCGAGCTTGGAAAATGATGAGAACAGTTTTAATGGGCAGATAGTCTCTATCGCTACATTCACAATGGATACAGAAACATTGAAAAGTATGGATCTCTTAGATGAAGGAGATCCGAATTTTCATAATGGGCTTCTCACAATTACTTTAAATGGAAAACCTTTTGACATTGATGTATATGATAAGAGACTTGTTTCTTACAAGATGAATATCGATGAAAACGAGATTAAAATTATTACAGGATTAGTATTAGAGGACGTTTAAGAGAATAAAATGAGGTTACGGATTATATCAAGTCCGTAACCTCTAATTGAAATTATAAAAGCAAATCTTTTTGCATATCATAGAAAATTTAATAGAAAAGGAGATAAAATATTATGATAATAGAATCTAAGAAAAAGAAGATCGTTCAGACTAAGGAGCCTATTGGTCATAGAGTAATATGTGATGTATGTGGAAAAGTAATTCCAAAGGGTGCTTACTATTATTCTGGATATACTTCGGATCATAATGTACCACATCCAGAAGATTCATTCGATTCATTTGACATATGTTCGTTAGAATGCGCTATTCAAAAAATGACAGATGTCAATGCTGAATGTATACAATGCCGAACTCTAAGGAAACATTTTGAAGTAGATTATGTTCGGCAGAATTTCGATGACTTTGTAGATGAGGAGGAATCAGAATGCTAGATTATATTGCACTATTTCCAAATGAGCATGAATCAGAGCTTAATATGGATTTTTTAACATCTGCATATGATAAACCAATGGATTACTATGTAATTCAATGTATGAAAGATTTTGAATCTATTGAAAATATCAAAATTCTTGATTATAAAATCATTGAGGATCAAGATGAAGTTGATATCAATAATCATATGGTTAATATCAACTATAAGAAAAAGGATCTGTCCAGTATACAAATACCAAAACACAGTTACATGTTAGATACAAGATTTCATGAAATTGATTTCAGAATAAGAATTGAGACGAATTTGCATTCAAAAGAAATTGTAAAACGAATTTTAGTTCCGACTGTACATGATGGGTATTGTGTAATTAACAATAAGAAGATGAAAATTATATGGCAGTTAGTAGATGCATCCACATATTCCCAACGTGGAAAGGTCACTATGAAATCCAGAATGCCTATTATGATATACCATAACAAATTTAAAGAAACACCAGATATCCATGGGACTACATTTGTACTTCCAATCTATTCGTATGCACAAGATTCCTCTGGAAAGAAAGGAAAATATGCTTCTAAAAAGAAAAGAGTAAAATTTGTTAATCCACTAATGATCTATGCAGCAAAGATGGGAATGAAGAAGACAATAAAATTCTTTGGTATGGACGGAATTGTGAAATTCAAGAGGAATTATACAAAGAAAGATGAAAAAGAATGTTATATTTTTGAGTGTAATGATTGTTATGTAACTGCTGTACGGGAAATATTTGATAGATTTGATTTAGTAAAATCATTTGTATGTATGGCAGTTCATCTTCAGAATAGAGACTTTCCGGTTTCAATGGATCTCTTAGAAGATCAAGAGTATTGGACCTGTCGTATTGGATATATCGGGTCTGTAAAGAATAAAAACCTATTAACTTTTTATGAAAAAGGAAGGACTTTCATCCATATGGTAGAACGATTATTAGATTCTTTTTCTATAGAGTCTATACGTTTACCAGAAGTATATAAGAGTAATGTCTATCAAATCATGTATTGGATGATGTCAAATTTTGATAAATTAAAAGAACGGGTAAATATTGATATTGCAAATAAGAGAATACGAAAGAATGAGCCAATCGTAGTAGGAACATTGGGAAGGAAAATTTCAGAAAACATTAATAAATTAATTGAGCGGAAAAATAAATCCAAAATGAATACAATGGATACTTTATTAGAATTATTCAATTTCAATTCTGATATCATATTGACTGGTATGAGAAATATGAATGATATGGTGAAATCAGATGATGCATCAAACGATATGGCATTCATGAATGATTTTGCATTTACCTGTAAAGGTGTTAATGCATTAGGAAACGAAAATTCAAAGATGATTTCTGATAAATATCGTTATTTGCATCCATCCATGGTCGGAGTAGTTGATCTATTCACGACTTCAAATAGTGACTGTGGTATGTCAGGTTCTATTGTACCATTTGTAAAACTATATGATGGATTCTTCTTTACAGATAAAAAAGAACCTTGTAAGGAACGGTATTTCTTTGAAAGAGATTTGAAAGATGAATTTGGAATCGATCGTAAATTATCACTTGATACATTTGAAGATTATATTGATTGTATTTCAAAGAAATCAAATGCGTTTGAAAAGGAGTTTGCTTATGAAAAAATAGAAATCGTTGAAAAAGAACCAGATACGATTAAAATAGGATAGGAGAGGATGAAGATATGTGGATAGATTATTATAACAAGCCAAAGGATTCCTTAGAAGTCCTGCTAGATAAATACAATCCTAATATGTATTTGATTATGGATGACGTACTATCAGATGTAAAATGTTATGAATTGATATTACAGCAGATGATTGATATTATGAAATTGGGATTTGAAATAGAAGAGATTCGTCATAGAATCATTCATTTCAAGTTTCATAAAGACGATAAGAAGATGTATGAGTTACCCTTAAACAATTTCATTTCGAATCTTGTTGTTTGGTATGGATTTATGGATATGGATCGAAGTGATGTATTAGATGAAACATTTATCATAGACTTTTCGCAACCAAATACAATTAAAATGTTAGTAGATTACATGGATAATCGAATCTTTCCTTATTTTGAAGGAGATTTTCACAGTAAGAATAAGATATGTGATGAAATTTTTCATAATATACGGGCAATTTCAAATGCATTCTGTTTGTTAATGGGGATGTCTACTTCTATTTATGACATTTATCAAGCAGAAAAGAAGTGTCCAGAAATTTCTGAGCTTATCTTTGGAAAGATTGACCCATCTTTACAACCAATGGAAATTGAACAAGAATTAGACCGGAGAACGAATCGATTAATTGAATTATTTACACAAGTAGATTGTGACTTGAAACCACTTCTTCTTTCTGGTAAGAATATTTCGAAGGGTCAGTTTAAAGAATTATATTGTAAGATTGGTATGAAGTCAGATATCAATGGAAACACAATCCCATTAATCTTAGATACGAACCTATTGGTCGGAGGATTAAGTAAACCAAGTTATCAATATATAGAGGCTTGCTCTGCCAGAAAATCTCTAATTATGACAAAACAGAAGATGGGAGAACCCGGGGCATTTAGCAAGCGTATCAATATGTTAGCAACTTCTCCCAGCTACTTAAGAAGTGATTATGAAACTTGTAATTCTATACATTATATCACATATTTAATTAAAGATGATAACTTTTTGAATCTATTGGATGGAAGATATTATTATGACACAAGGGGAAACCTGAAATTATTAAATTCAAAAAAAGACAAAGATTTGATTGGGAAGAAAGTAAATTTTGCTTCTCCTGCAACTTGTAATTCAAAAGAAGGTATCTGTAGAAAATGTTATGGTACCTTATTTGACATTAATCAAGATTTATTTTCGGTTGGTAGTTATGCTGCTACAAAAGGAAGTAATCCATTAGGACAAATTGTGTTATCATCAAAACATTACCAAGGAACAGAATCATCTACTATTAGTTTTGATGAATCATTTAATGAATTATTTGAAATAAATTCAACTGAGATATCCGTATCAGATAATCCTACAAATGAACAAGAATTGTATCTTTTATTAGATAACGTGCAAGTAGAACAGGATGATGATAAGGATTACTATTATACAAAGGAATTTAAAGTTGTAGATAGAAAGGGAAAATTAGTTTACAATATTTCGGAGGATAATAGCTCTAATATGTACCTTTCTGAAAAATTAACAAAAGCGTTTAAAGCATTGAAAGGAAAAGTCGCTCCTATTCCATTAGAAGCAGTTATCGATGATGATGACTCTACTTTATTTGTAGTAGAAATTAAGAATAAAGAATTAACAGAGCCAATTAAATTAATTGAGAAAATATTGAGTAAGAAAAATACGTCGGAAAATTCTCTTTCTGATATTTGTCAGATGTTAGCAGAGAGTTTTATATCCATTGGAATTAATATTAATTTGGTACACATCGAATCTATCATCAAAGGATTAATTCGGAGAAAGACCAATATTTTAAAATATCCAGATTGGAGTAGAAATGGAGACCCGGATGATGTATGTGTTGTTCCGGTTAGTAATGGATTAAAGAATAATCCGTCTGCTTTAGTTTCTCTATCATATGGATATATCAAACAACAATTAATCTCTCCAGAATTATATGAAAAGGATGCTCCAAGTCATTTGGATGCATTATTCATTAGAGACTTAAGTAATTATATTGATTAAAGTAAGACAAAAAAAGACGGGCGGAAATTGTAATATTCCACCCGTCCTTTACTGCATCTTACCAGCAATATATTCTTTTAAAATGCTCAATTATATCATAAACATTTTCTTTGGTAAGAGCATAGATTTGTTTCTTTCCGGAGTTTGCTGCCACCATTCGCCAGCCGTCTGATGCGGTCATTTCGATATCACAATCCAATTCTGGGTTGTTATCATCCACATATGTTGCAATCTTGACAATCCCAGACGAAGGATTTACAAACATTTTTGTTTGAAATCCGATTGTTGCCGTCAGAAGAGTCCTCTTCAGAAGGGTTTGATTTCCTTCTGACATTGTTTTATTAACAATGAAACAACAGCGGTCATCACTTTCAATGAGTGATACACTAACCTCTTGTCCGAAATCAATAAGTCTTAAATTAGCCATAATACTTATCCTCCTTTGTTCTTTTATTTTCTTCTTATAGCTATAAAAAGAATATATTAAAGAAAGAAGGAGAAAAACGGAAATTAATTATATACGAACCAATCAATAATAAAAACATATAGAAGAAAGGAGATTTTTATAAAGATGGATATATTAGTAGTTGAATCGAATGATTACAAATATAGTATCTTAGAATACTATTTAAAGAAAGTAAATCGACAAGATCTACGTGTAACACATGTTACATGTAAACAAGACGCCATGAATCAAATTATGTCATCTTTTCGTTTTAAAAGAGATTTAGATGTGATTATTCTTGGGTCAAGAATAAGGGAATTTAATATAGCAGATACTATGATGACGGAAGATTTATCTTTTGATTTATTAAAGTGGATAACAGGATTTCCTACATACAAAATTCCTGTTATCGTATACGGAACATTTGACCATTATAATTATACAGATGAAATGCTCAATTCAACATTAATCGCAGAGATCCCATTCCGTCCAGATGTTGAAACAAATGAATTTACAGAAGCACTGAATAAAGTAAAACCTATGAATTGGAAAAATATTGAGTGTAAAAATAAGGTAGCAAGATTTGAAAAAGTCTCTCTTGAAGAATATGTAAAGGATATGACGAAGACATTTCCACAAGCGGATTTTTCTCCTAATGAATTAAAGGAAATGTATAAAAATATCAAATTGCCGAAACGTTCTACAACGGATTCTGCTGGGTATGATTTTTTTGCACCATTTAGCTTTGAGTTATGCCCAGGTACAACAATTAAAATCCCTACTGGAATCCGAACTGTTTTTACAAATCCTAATTGGGGATTATTTTTATTCCCAAGAAGCGGAATTGGGAGTAAGACGGGTATTCGATTAACAAATACGGTTGGAGTTGTAGATGCCGATTATTTTAAAGCAGATAATGAAGGACATATTTTTGTCTTTTTAGATTATCCTCCAAATCCGAATCCTGCTTCATTTTTAACAAAATGGAGGAATTTACTTGGAATTAATCGAAATACACAAAATTTTGAAGCCGGAAAAGCATTTTGTCAAGGAATATTCCTTCCATATGGTGTTACGATTGATGATGATAAATATATTAAAGACGATAGATGTGGAGGACTTGGATCCACAGATTGTAAACCACCTAAGCATCATCATCACCATCATCGTCCATGTGATAAACCAAATCATAGTATTCCACATGATATTATAGATTATCCATCTGAAATAAAGAAATTTGTTGGTACTCCACTGGTTGAATATTTTTGGGATAATACACTTGATATAGCACTACCAGATGGTACAAAGAAAGAACTATTGGATTTTGAAGAAACACGAAATTCCATACCAACACAAGAATTTGCTTTAGATGCCTGCTCATCATTTGAATGGGGACAGATGAGGGATATTCGTAACGAAAATATGCTTTATTGGGCGTTTGAATTAGGGGCAGGAAGATATGATTATCAATTATGGTTTACAGAACCATATTCTGATTCATGTGTATCTCGTTGTCACGAATTGAAAGTTTATACTGCCTTTTGCGATAAAGATATTGAATTGGATGAAAAACACCACAAGAAACTTACAAATCACTCTCATTATGATGATGGAATTGTCCATATGAGTGGGGAACTTTTTATAGATGATGATAATCCTATTGGTTCCTCTATTATAAAATTTGAAATCCCAAGATGGAACTCGACATGTATGAGGATGTTATATATTCTAATTACAGATAAACCAGATTCCGAATAATTATACGCTTCATATCTTTAAAAACATTCATATAATATTTGAAAGGATGTGGATGTTATGGAAGAGTTCAATGGTTATGTTGATACAATAGATGAAAAAGGAAATCGTACCAGAATGTTTCCAAAGACAAAGGTTGAAAACATTGAAGATTATGATGAATTAACAGAGCAAATAGTTACAGATACATTTAATCAGGTAAAGACAGAATTAAATATTAAATAAGGAAATCACGGGTAGGAAAAATCCTACCCGTGATTATTACTTGAAAGGAGGTTTATATGAAAGCAGAAGGAGAAATACAAATAACAACCACTGGAGTTAGAATAACTCCATATCACAAAAAGCAAAATTATTATTTAGAAAAGCTTACATCAACCTATGACAAAGTCAGACACACCAGACATCCAGTAACCGGTTTTTATTTGGATTACGAAAATACAGATCCATGTTTCGTAACACACTTACATGACAGATTATTCTTACAAGCACAATTTCCAACTTATAAGGTGGTAGATATACTACCAACAAAAGAAGAATCATTGAATTCACCATTTCATTTGAATGATAATATCACACCAAGAGAAGTTCAGTATGTAATTATTCAACAAATTTTATCATCAGAAAAGAAAAAACAGTGGTTTGTTTACTTATCTCAAGGATTGGGAAAAACGTTACTTACGATTTATCTAATCTCATATTTCAATGTAAAAACATTGATTATGTGTTATAAGAAAGACATCCTAAAACAATGGGTATCTGCTATAAAGGAAGATTCTACAATGGATCCATCTCGTATACTTCTTATTGACGATTCCTTACTATTAAAGAAAATTGCATTTGGTGATTTCCCTGTATGGGAATATGATATCTTCTTATGTACTCCAGGATTATTAAACTCATTTGGAAAAAAATATGGGTTTCATTCTCTTAATATACTAATGGAAAAAATGAAAATAGGATTCAAAGTATTTGATGAGTCTCATAGAAATATTTCAAACATTATTAAAATAAACGCATTTACAAGTATTGATAAAACGATTTACTTATCAGGGGATTATGGTCAATCGGATAAAGAGAAAGAGCGATTGTATTATAATATCTTTCATAATGTTCCAATTATTCGACCATCTGCAGAATTGATGAATACTCTAAAATTTACGGTAGCAATTATTGTGCAATACAATTCAAGACCTTCTGAATTAGATAGAGCTTCTGTATATACGAAAAGAGGATTTAGTTTCTACGAATATATGAAATATCAATTTAAACAAGACATATTCTTCTCCACTTTAGAATATGTCTTAGATATGATTAGAAAGACAAATAAAAATAACTATAAGATACTTATTTTAGTAAATTTAATAGAGCACACAGATGAATTGCATAGGATTCTACTAGAAAAATATGGAGATATATATAAGATTGGAAGATATCATGGGAAAGTTCCAGATGAAGAAAGAGAGGAATGTAAAAACTCATGTGATATGATTGTATCTACGTATCAGTCATTTAGCGAAGGTCTCAATGTCTCTTTGATAAAGTATGTAATATCATGCAGTATTTGCACAAAAATAGACGATAATCAAAGTAGTGGAAGAGCAAGACCTTTGGCAGATGGATCTGATGTATTTTACTTCATGTTTGCAGATATGGGATTTCCTTACACGAAAAAGAAATTAAAGACACGTATAGATTACTTAGAAGAAACAAAAATCAAGAAAGTTACACGAATTAAAATTTATGATTAAAAAATAAATCAGAATAACTTTTATATAATATAGGATAATATAGGCGGAATTACCCTATATAGAGGTAGCTCCTCTGATTAGCGTTCCTGCAGGAACTTTTCGACGTTTGGTGTTTTCTCATGTAGCCCACCCATAGCATAAAATAAAGTGCTTGGGTGGGTTTACCTCCGTCTTATTTTTATGACGACATATTATTTTTAGTGAATAGAAATGTTAACATTTCTATTCACTTTTTTACAACCTTTTAAAAAGATATATGGAGGATAAGCATGAATTCAATAAATAAAATAACAAGGAAAATATGGTCAAATTCAAGAATGGATTTAGACTTTTTCATGCATCTCCCAAACGGAATGTTAAATGGGAAAGGAAAAAGTAATCTACTAATAAATGTAAATCCTGTATTATATATAAGATATAAACCACCAAAAAATATAGCAGAAGAATATGATTATGCAAAAGCGTCATATAAAATTACACCGAAGAATTTATTTCATGTGATATCATTCTTTAATGATATCATGAAATGGTTTTATGATGATAAGTTTAATGACTTATTTCTATTGAATGATGATAACCATCTAATTTTTAATGCAGATTATAAGAGATTGTCAAAAACTACTCATAAAGGAGATTATGATCAATCTGTAATGCAAGCAATACCAACAATTGTACATATAGGTGATAAAGAATATGAAGGGATTCACCTATATGTGAATAAATCAAATTATTGTATATCACTAACGTTTCAAGAGATTGGAATATTATTCGGAATATTAAAAGATTTTAGCTTTACCAATGAAATTACAATGAGTTTATTATGCATGAATTATATTATAGAAAATCATGCGTATGATAATAATATTACAAAAGAGAATCAAAAGACACCATTCGATTAATAACATATATTATTTTTATATAGAAAAAAGGAGGATAATAAAAATGAAAGTTGAAAAACCAGAATTAAGAGTATTAATAATTGAAAATGATGAGTACGTTGTCCGCAGTATTTCAAAAGATTCAATTTATGCCGGATGTCCTTCGGTTACTGTATCAAAAACTCTTTTTGATGCAAGAGAAAAAATATCTGATCCCAAAAATGGGTATGATCTAATTATTATGGATCGAGAAATGAAGTTTTCGAATGACACTCCAACTATATCAGAAGAATTTGCCCTTACATTTTTACACACATTGGAATTTTGGCATATAAGCACCCCTGTTCTAATTTATTCACGCGCAAAGCCGATTGACTTTATTACGTACCGGAAATACGTAACCGGAAACTTTTCCAATGTGGTAGACGTTGTCTTATTTAATGGAGGGTCTGAATTGCAATTCGAGGAAAACACTGAAACAAGCAAGAATATAAGTGCGTTGTCAAAAGATGAATTTGTAACTGTTGTGAGCAGTATTATTAAAAAAGATTGGATAAAAAAGGGGAACTAAAATGGAATTTCATGAGATACTTAAACCAACTACGGCTAGAATAATGATTATTGAGCATGATGATGAGATTAAAAATAGCATTGTTGAAGAACTTTCTCATCTGAATAGATACTCATATTGCGAGATTGATCATGCCGACAGCCTCGAGGAATCCAGAGAAAAAATAAAAAATGCGTGTCGTGGATATGATTTAATCATAATGAACCTCGATATGATGTTTTCTCAAGAAATTCAAATGCTCTCAACAGAGTTTGGATTTGCTTTATTATATCAATTGGAAATTCTTCATATTGATACTCCAGTATATGTATATGTTAAGGAGGATAGTGGACAACGGGCCCTTAGTACAATGGCAGCGACGTTATCAAATATTCATCCTAATATAACTTATGTTAACATATACAAAAATAATGCAGCATCTTTACTTTTAAAGGAAGCTATCAATAAAGTTACCGCAAAATACTATATGCGGCGGTAGACTTTTTGGAGGTGTGTTATCAATACGCTAGCACACCTCTTTTTTTGTTGAAAAAAGATGATATATTAATTATTTTGAAGTATCATAGAAAATATTCAAATAAAGGAGGAATTTAACATGGAAAATTCAACTATGAATTATACGAAAGGTGAGTCTATTATTGTAACAGATGATGGTATTTATGATTTTGAATTGATGCCGGATTTGGAAAATGCTAGTGAGGATGATTTTAAGGAAGATATTGCTTATCTTGATGGGGATTATTTCTATTTCTATAGAGGAAAATATAATGATAATGTGGTAAATCATAAACCAGGTATCTATCATTTTGTATCAAATAATCAGTTTATCCTCGTACCACCTACTACAGAAGAAGAAAAGGAATACTATAGTATAGAGAAGGCTATGGCTATAAAGAATACAGTATCAATAATTGATACAGCAAATACAAAAGAAGATTTGTTGGTTGCTATTCCAGAAAGTGCAAAAATATTTCGACCTGAAATAACAGAGCATGATGATATTTTGAAATTGGCGGCTAAGAAATCTCTTTTAATAAAGAAAGTTGATTTGGATCACTATAAGGACAGATTTCCAAATAAGAATACGTTATTTAATCTAAAGCAAGTATTTCGAAGTGATAATACATTAAGCATGAAAATATTCAATCGCTTCATTGATGCGTTAAATTTGAAGTATACTGTAACAATTGAAGAATTATCAGATAAGGATGTAATAGGAGAGAAATTATCAGAACCTATTGTTGTATCATCAGAAGAGTCTTATGAAGTTTAAGAAAGAGAGGTAAACATTTTATGAAGCACTATTTGAAAGAGTGGTTTGAATATCAAAATATAGATTTAAACAAATTATCTATCGAAACCGGCATTAGTATGAGTTTACTGAAAGGATATATGAAAGGGTATTGCCCATCCATAAATTTTTTCTACAAAATCTCAAAAAAAATGGGGGTATCTATTAATGATTTAATAGAAGTAAATCCTTTGAAAGGTAAGGATCCTTATCAATTAGAACCAACACAACACGGTTCATTATTAGAAGAAACTTTAACTTCTATATTAAAAGAAGTTCAACGTATACGAGAATATACAGAATCATCAACATTTACTAGGAATGACAAAATACCTTGTCCAAAAGTTGCCGACGAACCTGATATACGAGAATATATCGATAGTCTAAGTCATAAAGATAAATATGAACTTTTATCCGCGTTATGTAAAGCGAATGAAACATTTATATCTCCACAAGATTATCCTTGTATATTGAGGAATGGTGATGATAAATGAGAATAGAGGAACTAATCTTAGAAAATTTCGCTCCTATATTAGCCGGGACAGGAAAAGAGCGGATTCATATTAATTTAAGAGATTCAAGAGAACGTATTAATGTGTTTATTGGTAAGATTGGAAGTGGAAAAACATATATCTTATCTCATTTACAACCGTTTTCTACAGTTGGAACATTAGACGTCCGGAATAATGATGATCCAATTATAAAAGAGAAAGATGGGTTAAAAGTTATTGTGTATAGTCATATGGGTCATGAATATGTTATAACTCATAAGTACACATGGACTGGAACTACCCATTCGAAAAAGTCTTATGTAGAAAAAGATGGTATAGAATTAAATCCGAATGGAAATAGAAACACCTTTGAAGAAATTATCGAATTAGAATTTGGAATTAATCCATCATTTTTAAGACTCATCCGATTAGGACCAAATGTAATTAACTTTATTGATATGAAAGCAACAGAACGAAAAGCATATATTGCATCATTATTATCAGAAACTGAGTTTTACTTACTTCTTCATAAACATTGGTCTCAAGAATTAAGAAATCTTAATACTTCTGCATCTGTATTAATGAATCGGTTAAATGTATATGGTAAGAAACCGATTGATGAATATGAAGAAGATTTAGAAGAACTAGAAGAAGCTTATAATTTATTAAATCACGTTATTGAAGAATTGACTCAGAAGAAATTTGCATTAGAAGCAGAAAATAAGACACTTGCAGGAAATCTATCTCGGAAAGATTTCTTGGAAAAAGGAAATATACTACAAAACGATATTGAATTAATGAAGCATACAAAGGATGAACTAGATGAGCTGTTAAAAACATTTGAAGAATACCCATCAATTACAGAAGTAAGTAGGGATATTGGAAAGTATGACTCTTTAATATCTTCTTATTCTGAAAAAATAAACACTTTAGAAAAGAGACATGATGAAATATCTAAAGAATTGAATAATAAGAGAAGCGTCCAAGCTATTTCGTGCAACAAAGATCATATGATTAGTTTAAAGAAAACTTATAACGATCTGATTTTACAAGAGGAGAAATATAGGAATGAACTAAGAGGATTTAAATGTTCCTATTCGTCTGCATTTTTAACAGGTTTTATGGAAGATTTGAACCTTGTAAATATGTTAATTGATGAACTTCTTCATTATGATTCAGATATCGTTAAAAAATTATATAATTCTGATTCTTCTGCAATTACATATGCAAAGAAACAGATTGAAATATTAGAATATCGAAAATTAAAGTTACAGAAGATGATAAATAATTTAAGATTCTCAGAAACTTATGAACCATTAGGAAAATTATATCTCCCTCCATTCTGTCCTACAAAGAGCTGTCCATTTTATGCAACACATCCATCTATTGTGCAAAAAAAGATTGGAAAAAACAGTTCTGCAGATGAAGAAATTATAGGTTATCAGACTGAAATTCAAGATATTGATGTGGAGATATATAAATACTCAGACTATTCACTTATCTATTCTAAGTTAACTACATTAAAAGGTTATTGGAATAAGATGAGACCAATTCTAAAGACAATTGGTGCATTGAGGTGCGATAATTTATTACAGATTGTTACCACTGGTAGATATGAAGCATGGTATAATTATGACAAAATTGTAGATACGATTGACATGATAGAGAAAAAAGATAAACATGCATCTTTATTAGAAACATTAAAAGATATAAAGTCAGAATTAAATGAATTAGAGATGAACCAAGATAACTCTATTGAAGATATTATAGCATCATTAGAAATAGAAAAGAAAAACTTAGAAGAAGAAATTGAAGAATTGGAGAAGAAAAGAAACGACGCAACTACTCAACTAAAATCGTACAATGATATCTATGTGATTCTTTCTGATAAATCAACTCATGAAATGAGGCATCAAGAAATTATTAGTAAATTGAATATTGCTGAGAAAGAATTGGTTGACTACTTGGACAATAAAAAGAAGATAGAAGATAACTTTGTAGTTATTACTTCTATGGAAAGAGATTTACTTCTATCAAAAGAAAAGTTATCAAAATTATCAGAAGAAATTGATGCAACAAAGACAAAGATAAACGATATGAAATATACTTCAGAAGAACTAAATAGAGTACTTCAAGAACAAAAATGGATGAGTTATATGGTAGATGCCGTTAGCTCCAAAAAAGGAATTCCATTAGTAATGGTACAATTATTTTTAGAATCATGCAAAGATATTATCAATGACATGCTATACTTTGTATGTGAAGATAACATAGAAATTTTAGAGTTTGACATTACAGAAAATGAATTTAAAATTCCATATATGATCAATGGACAGAAGATTGATGATATTAGTAAAGCATCACAGGGACAAACCAGTATTGTATCAACTGTCATGTCTTTTGCATTGGTACAGAAGACAGGATCTCTCCAATATAATATTCCTTTATTGGATGAAATGGATGCTCCCCTTCATAAAAACGAAAAGCAGAAATTCATTGCTATATTATTTAAATATCTAGATGATATTCATAGTGAGCAAAGCTTTCTTATTACTCACGATGAAAATGTATTCACAGGTTATCCAGTTCAAGTTATTATGACAACGGATGAAGTAGTGAATCAAGACACTTATAAAAATGTGATACATGTATAATACATGTATCACAAATTTTCCATTAGAAAGGAGATATGTATATGGAAGCAACAAAAGACCTAGTAGCAAAGATAGACGCAAAGATAAAGAAGATTGCAAATTATGAAGGAAAAGAAGCATCTCTAATTTGCCTCTGGAAGGATACTGACCCATTAGTAGTATTAAATAAGGATTTTGAGTTATTACATTTAAGGTATGATCATGAATGTGTTCAACCAATTCCTGAAGGATGTAACTGTATCCATACTCTGTTAATTGTGACGGATAAATATGTCTTTTCACAATTTGATAACGGTGATACAGAGGTATTATTACTTTACAATAGCTGGGAAGATTTCATAAACGATAATTATGAAAGGAACGATGATTAATGAAGCAAACAATTTATACTGTGTTATCAGTTTTATCTATTTTATTAATTGGAATAGTTGGTGGAACTCTTTTATATATCATGATTCCATTCATTAGTTCCCTACAGTGTCATTCCATAATAAAAGTATTACTTAATACGCTATTTGTGTTTGGTTTAATATTAATCGAATACTTCATTAGTCATGTCCTTTTGAGTATTATCAAAAAAAATTTTTAAGTGTTTTTGCTGTCTCAAAAATAATCAAACTAATTCTAAAGAAAGGAGAATAGAAATGGAAAAGTATTACAAAGTTCTTAGCGCCAGTTGTTCTAGATGTGGATATAAGTATAAGACGGGTTTTAATGATCTTAGTCAAGTTAAAACCGAAGACGGAGATCAGATGGTATGCTATTTCACAGACATAAAGCATATTTTTGCATACCTTCATTATGGTCCAATTATCTGTACTGTAACATTGCCAGAAGGTGAAACCCCGATTTATTGTCCGGAATCCATGATACAAGATGGTCCTGAAATTCATGGATGGTATGCTACAAAGGTTATTTTAGGAGAACCACAAGTTATAAATTTAGATGTCATTAAATCATTAATTGAAAAAGGTGCAGATTCGAGAGTTGATGAATACAATTTAATTCTTTGGGCATTTAGATACAACTATGATGTTTATAATTATTTAAAAGAACTTAGAAATGAAAATTCTCCATTAATTGATCAAGATCTTTTTGACTATATTGATAATGGGTGGCTGTAACAAGAAAGGAAAATACTTATGAATAAGCGGATAAAGAAGAAAATACAACGTCGTCTTGGTTGTAGAACCTATTACGGATTTCGTAGAAAATTGATTATGAGGGTTGCATCCAAATATACAAAAGGGGATGGTCGAGATATCATTCACATTATTGATTCCAAGAGAATGGATTTAAAACATCCTCAAAGTATCAAAGTATTCACAGGATGTTATCCAACCAAAATGTCTTCTCCTATTAATCCGGAACCAAAAGATATGAAGATGAAACCTGATGAGAGAGTAAATCCGAATCCATCTAAAGATATATCAGTAGAATTTAGTGTTCAGAGACCCGATTATCTACCGCAAGTTAGCGCATTAGCAGATATGATGGGAACTTGGATTAAGGGAATTACAAGTTAGAAAGGAGATAATCTTATTGAAGTTTAAGAAGCTTAGAAAGAAGGTTGCAAAGACCGATGCAATCTCCATAATGTTGACTAGTATCGGTGACGTATATGAAAATTATATAAATATTGATCATGTACCTCACATCTTTGATGAAATGAAAGTAAAAGGATTTGGAAGTGTTAACAGTATGCATGTCCCCGGATGTGACATTCTACTTCGAGGAACAGAGTTTTATCTCGACGATAAAGGTATTAAAATAGAGTAATTTCATTGAAATTACTCGAGAATTACACATATATTATTTTTAGGTAAAGAAACTAAATCAATTTTAAGAAACGGAGGAATTATAATGAAAAACAATATTATTGATCAATTTAAGGACGCATGGGGAGAACTAAAAGTTACGATGGCAATTGCCATTATCACAGAACAAATGATGGCACTTACTGAAATGCAATTCGACGGCGATCCGAGATTAAATGGCTCCTTTACACCTGAGCAATTGGCATCTGCACTGATAGACAGCGCCGGGAAAGATGAATACCGGAAAATAGCAATGCTCGGTTTGCTGCATGAAGCAATTATCTTCCACACAACAGGTGGGAAGGTTACTAGCTTGGAAGTTATGGGAATGCAGGATGTCATTGACATGGATGACGATGATACTCTAGAAGGGTATATCATGACATCTTTATTAAGTATAGCAAATACGATTCCGGAATTTATCAGTAAGCTTAAAAATCAAGAGCCAATTGATATAGAATGTATTGAAGGAGAAAATGTTGTGTCAAATGTTGTAATATACAACAAGAGGAGTCGTCGAAAATTGTATAATGGTTCGATTTCCTTTGAAGACATGGCAAGAAGAGCGGATGAAATTTTTGCATAGTCATTAGACAAATAGAACAGCTATGCTGTGGTTCTGTGAAGTAAAGTAATGTATAGAAGAGGATGGGTAAGGTTATGCGGAGTATGGTTTGTTATGGTTCTGTGAAGTAAAGTTAAGTGTGTTTCGTCTAGTGCAGAGATGTAAAAAAGAAAGTATGTTAAAAAAGCATACTTTCTTTTTTTGTTTTTTAAATATTTTGATTATATTTTTATTAATAGTTTACGAAATTGATTGAATATATTCAGAACATCTTGGTAAAATAATAGCGTAAAGGAGGAATTTATATGTCCAGGATTGTAAATAATACAATTACCCCATTTCTGACTTTATTTATAAAAGTCATTTTTGAAGATGGAACCGATACAATGAAAACATTCACTGTGAATGACAAAGTAACGGATTTTCGGTATGTTTGTGATAAACAGATTGAAAAGATTACTGGGCGGGTAGCAAATATTATACCAAAAATAAATACAGTAAAGCGTTTTTATACAAATGCTAGTAAGTTACGTTCTTACTTTGAATTCGACGTAACACCTGAAATAATTGTTATTGATGCATCAAAAGAATTCAATTCCAACCTTCAAAATATTCCAGTGAAAGAAATTCTTGAAGATGAAGGAATTGAAAATGTTGACCGAATCAAAACTTGGTTAGCATATGGTTTTGATGATGAAGTTCTTCTGTCCGATAATACAGTGAATACGTTCAGCTTAGAAGAAGGGCAATATGTGAAAGATTTAGAGTATCTTTCAAAGGGAGACGAAGCATATTTATCTGGAAGGTTAGTCGCCATTACGTATAATAAGAAACTTATGCCTGAATCTTTAAAATTTAATGTAGACGGAAAAATAAAAAGTATCAATGTGAATTTGGTCAAATCTATTGGTGAAGCTATTTCACCTGTTACGCCATATGACTCTATTAATGATGCATTAACAAGTATTGAAGATACTTTACAGCTTGGAATTGGTGAGTTTACAGAGGAACTTACACTCTCTAAATCTGTAACACTTATGGGAAATAAGGCTGGTCTTTCAGCATCAAAGACAACTAGAGACAAAATTAAATTTGCGAATGAAACTGTACTTTCTGGAAAGATTACAATAAATGGGAATGTGGATGTTGTATTGGATGGTTTAGTACTTACAAAGGACGCAATTTTAGAATTGGGAAAAGCAAATTCTGTTATAATTAAGAATTGCATCTTTTCTGGTATTACACCAAATGAAGATCTTAATAGGAAAGAAGTCTTTGGTATAAGAACAGAAAGTTCTGATCCAATGTTAGTTCAAGTTTCCGGTTGCTATTTTGGAAATCCGGGTGGAAGAGATATCTATAATCTATTCCAGTTACGTTGCAGATTAAAAGACGGTAGTTTCTTTAATAACAATTATTTCTCAGAAAATAGTTGCTCTCATAATCATATTAACATTTATAATGTAGCGGAAGGGGCTACAATTGATATTAAGAATAATATTTGGGAAGTTTCGAAAAATGCAATTCGGTTAGGAACCGGTTATAATCCTCAATATATTCTTAATATTGTTGGAAATACCTATAATGCTACAGATACAGATGAGGAGTATGCGGGAATTCTTCTTATTCAACCTGCAGAATATACAACAAGTTGGAGTAATGCGGTTATCAATATTGATAAAACCATTCATAAAGACAATCTTCAATTGTTCTATTTGTACTCAAGTGGTGGAAAATATTTGCTCTTTAATAAGAATAACCTCCCGGTTGTTAAAATTAATGGTAAGGTACAGAATCTCGAAAAATATGTTTCGGAAGAGGATGATGAAGAAGAAACAGACCCAGATACACCTACAACAACGGATCCAGGGTCAGATCAACCAAAGGAAGATGATCCAATTAGTCATCCCGAAACAGGGGAAGAGAAAAAAGATGAAGAAACAGGAACAGATACGCCAGTAACTCCTGATCCAACTATTCCTTCGTTTGGGGAATCTGACGAAGTACTTGATTAATATAAATAAACGGTATATGAATTTTATTCATATACCGTTTTTCTCCCCTTATTTATATACATATTATTTTAATAGCTATAAGAAAAATAAAACATAAGGAGGATAAATATTATGGCTAAAATTAAAAGTTATTTTTTGAAAAGGAAATTCGAAAAGATGCTGCTGAAGAAACTTATCGAGACAGCAAACGTCAGTAAGTTTTCAGAGCTCGGCGGCGACGACGACGACAGAAAGCCGATTGAACCGATGACCATCATGATACTGGATACAATACCGGCTGAAAAAGAAGTAATCACGATCACAGACTAAAAGTGATCGTGATTACAAAAAAAGAAAGGCTCCTTTTTATGGGAGCCTTTCTTTTTTTGTCTTAAGTGTAAAAATATAAGGATTTCTATATTATTTTAAGTAGAAAGGGGGATACTGATAAAAAGACTTTAACTCTGATATTTTCAGAGTTAATTGTAAAAATGAGTGTAAAAAGTATATTCATTTTTACAATTTTATAAATATAAAAAAGAAAGGAATGGATTTAATGATTAAATCAGTAATAAAACGGGATGGTAAGACAGTAGTTCCATTTAACATTAGTAAAATTATTGTTGCTATAGAAAAAGCAAATGAAGAAACGAAATTATTTAAAAAGGATGAAAAATCCTATTTATCAAATAATCAAATTGAATCTATTGCACAATTTGTTTCAGAATCAGGAGAACCTGTATCTGATGTAAAATCTATTCAGAATTTAATTGAAGATCAACTTATGTTCTTAAATAAATTTGATGTTGCTCGTAGATATATTACGTACCGTTATAAAAGAAATCTTATCCGTAAATCGAATTCTACGGATGAGTCTATTATGTCCCTTTTAAAGGATGAAAATGAATTGGTTGCAAGAGAAAACTCGAATAAAAAGTCAACGATAAACTCTACAAAAAGAGATTTGATAGCTGGAGAGGTTAGTAAAGACTTAGCAGCTAGGATCTTATTACCAAGGAATATTGTGGAAGCTCATGATAGAGGGACTATACATTTTCATGATATGGATTATTTTATGATGCCCGAGTTCAATTGTTGCCTTCCAAACTTTAGAGATATGCTTCATAATGGGACATTGGTTCATGGCGTTGCAATTGAAAAGCCAAAATCATTTAGGGTTGCTTGTAATGTAATAACTCAAAGTATGGCTGATATTGCTAGTAATCAGTATGGTGGACAAACATTCTATTCGGATGTGTTAGGAGAATATTTAGCATATACAAAAGAGAAATTTGAGAAACGCATTCGTGATACTGTATATAAATGGTATGGACACGAAGATATGCCTCAGGAAAAGGCTGATGAATTAGAAGAATTAATAAGTTCTCTTGTAAAAGAGGAATTACAAATTGAATTGAAAGCTGGTATTCAATGTATTCAATATCAGATAAATAGTCTAATGACGACGAATGGACAGTCACCCTTTGTAACAATTTTTATGTACTTGAGGGATGATGATCCGTACATTGAAGAAAATGCAATGATTATAGAAGAAATTCTTAGACAACGTTTAGAAGGATTAAAAAACAAAGATGGCATTTATACCACACCACCATTTCCAAAATTAGTATATGTATTAACAGAAAGTAATTGCTTAAAGGGTGGAAAATATGATTATCTTACTCATCTTGCCGCAAAATGTTCTGCGAAACGCATGTATCCTGATTACATCAGTGAAAAGATCATGAAAGAGCAGTATGATGGCGAAGTATTTGGCTGTATGGGATGTGTATCCGGTGATTCATCAATTATGTATTCTTTTGTTGATGAAGAAGATACTTCCATTTATGGAAAAGATACCTTTTCTAATATATGGAAGAGGCTTGCTAGAAAATATGAAGTAAAAGAACAAATTCCTGGAAATCGAGATTATTTATATATGGACATTACTGATGAAAAAGAAAATTTCAAAGTATGGGATACAAAGAAAGGTTACGTAAAATTACAAAGAATTATTAAAAATAAAGCTACTGATTGGGTAAAAGTAACTATGAAAAATGGATTGAGTTTAAAATGCACTTACGATCATCCATTTGATACAGAAAATAGAGGTGAAGTGCAAGCTATTAATTTGAAACCTGATGGTGATATTATTACTACGTTTGATATGGAGCATGGACTTCGTGCGCATAGTGAAATAATAGACAGATACAATGAGGAGCATAAGTCTGTATTAACAGAGGAATTCCACCAAGAAGTTGCTTTGAATACATTGACAGAAACAGAAGTTGACTCTGTAGAGAAGTTTACTTTAGCGGATTGGTCATATGATGTAACTACAGAATCAGAACACTTTGAAGTAAATAATATTTATTCCCATAATTGTAGATCTTTCTTAGGACCATGGAAAGATGAAAATGGTAAATATAAATGGGAAGGACGGTTTAATCAAGGTGTTGTCACTTTAAACTTACCCATGCTTGCACTTGATGCAAAAGGAGATGAAGATACATTCTGGTCTTTATTAAATGACAGGTTGGCAATATGCTTCGATGCATTAATGTGTAGACATAAAGCGTTAGAAGGTGTTAAATCAGATGTTAGTCCAATACATTGGCAAGACGGTGCAATTTCTAGATTGAAACCTGGTGAAGTAATTGATCCATTATTACATGGAAATTATTCTTCTATTTCACTTGGATATATCGGTTTATATGAGTGTGTGAAATATATCACAGGAGAATCCCATACAGAAGGATATGGAAGGGAATTTTCATTAAAGGTCATGAATGCATTAAGAGCTGCAACTGATAATTGGAAAGCATCTACCGATATTGGGTTTAGTTTATATGGAACTCCAGCAGAATCTGTATGTTATAGTCTTTGTGAAAAGATTAAGAAGGTATACGGAGATGTAGAAGGAATTACAGATAAAGGCTGGCTGACAAATTCGTATCATGTGACACCTACAGAACCAATTGATGCTTTTTCTAAATTGGGATTGGAATCCGTTTATCAGAATATTTCTTCTGGCGGATGTATTTCCTATGTAGAGATTCCAAATTTAAATAACAATGTGGAAGCAGTAGAAGAACTTATCAAATTCATTTATGATAATGTGAGATATGGAGAGTTTAATACACGATCTGATTATTGTAGTGAATGTGGATTTGATGGAGAAATAAAAACCAATGACGAAGGCGTATGGCAATGTCCAAAATGTGGATGTACGGATATTCATAAGTTAATTGTAGTTCGTAGAACTTGTGGTTATCTTGGAACACTTGAAGCAGGATGGAACGAAGGAAAGACAAAAGAAATTAACGAACGTGTATTACATTTATATTAAGATATAACTGATAAAAGTGGTGATGAGTATATATTTTATTTATCACCACTTTTTATCATTGTGATTTTTAAAGATATATTTATTTTATGAAAGGAGGAAATAATAAAATGGCATATAATGGTCATATTACATGGAGGAGACAAAGTTTCAATGTCACACAATTAGAAAAGAAAGAAGAAATTATCGGAAAATGGTTTGTTGGTCTTTCTTTTGAAGGAAAGGAGGAAGATACGAATGATAAGAAATTCTATTCCAGAGTATTTACAATGGCAATCAAAGAGTCGATGAATTTAACAAAACGTCCTGTATTATTTAATACAAGTGCAGAATGTGCTGATTTCATCGATAATTTTTATTTTCCAAAACAGGTATTGAATGCAGTTCAAGTAACAGATACTCTTTATGAAAGAGATATCTTTCCACAAAGAGGGGGGTATCTTCTTGTAAAAAGTTCAATTATCATTGTTTAATAATATGAAAAGAGGTGATTTAAAATGAGATATACAATTGAAGATCTGAATGAAATTCATGACTTTTTATCACAGCCTTTATCGCAGCGTGATTATAACTTCAATATGTATATGCTATTCGAAAAATGTTATCGATATGCGAATATCATCGCGTTGGAAAGATATTGGGAAAAGTTGAGAGATTGTAGGATTTCTTAAATAAAGGCACAAGATGACTTATTACAATAAGAAAAGGAGAAAACTAAAATGTTAGAGAAATATCCGGACGTACTTACCCCACAAGAAGTTATGGAAATTTTGGGAATTGGGAAAAATTTAGTTTACAAACTATTGAAGGATGGGACTATCCCGGCAAAACGTATTGGAGATAAGGTGTATAGAATTACAAAAAAAGACCTGATTCAATATATTTCGGACTAAAAACAAGGAGGGAATAAAATGAGAATTGTTGGACTGATAAATCTATTGAATGGATTAAAAGTTGACCCTAAAATGAAGATTGAAATTAAAAGTGAAGAGAAAGATTCTGCGAGTGCAACGCTTAGTCAATATAAATTATTCTTTCCTTATTATAAGAAGTATGTGCGAACAGCAACATATTTCCCTAATGACAATACACTTCTTATAGAGGCAACAAAAAAACCGAATGTTGAAAGCGAGCATCCTAATTGTGAGTCAATATTTCTGATAAATAAAAAAAGAGAATCTACTAGAAGAGAATATCAAATTGCCGCTTGTATGGATCATGAGCTCGCTCAAAACATTGTAAGTTGTATGGATGGGTCAAATTCTGAAACAAACTTTGATTTTTCATATTCGGTGGTTCCACTTTATACAAAAGAAAACATTGTTGATTTAATCGAGGATTATAATGAAGTGGTATTTTGTTATAAGCATGAAATCGAGATATCTGTAGCTGGATCTGTTAGAAAACATACAGTTGCTAAGTCTTGCAAAAAACCTGATCAAAATAGATGGACCCTTGAAAAAGAATGTTATTGTAGTATTTCTTTCAGGTTTATCTATTTTGAGGATAAACTTGACTATGGATTACTTACAGAAGAAGAAAAACGAACAAGAAAAAAATATATAGAGGATCTTTGTTATGAAAAGATAAAGGAATGGAAAATTGAACATCTTGACGAAATATGGAATTAACGAAAGGAGAAACATAATGACAGTTGTTGGATTATTAAATCTACTATTATCTTTAGGGGTTGATCAATCATATAAGCTTGATTTTATATTAGACGGAAAGGCAGTATATTGGTATACCCTTGAAGAGTGTAAGAATGGAGCTATCGATAATATTTTAAGAAGAACTGTTCGAAGTACAGTTCATAATAAAGGGGAAGATATTATTTCCGTATATATTGGAGATAGTTCTGTTATAAATAATGAAGATAATGACCTTTATATTATTGTCGATAGTGCAAATCGTATGTATAGTGAGGGACTGATTAAATCAAAAAGATTAGCTAGTAATATTACAACTTATTTTAAGAAGGAAAATGATGAATTATTTATAATGAATGGTATAAATTGTAAAAAGATAGAAGTTTATACAGAGGATAATATTGATACATTAGTTACAGATTATCCGTCCTTGGAATTCGGGTATGCGCATAAAATTATTATAACTCGTAGTGGAAAAATCACACATCATATGATTAATAATTATGTAAAAATGAAAGATGACCCCATTTACGAGATATTTAAAGAACCAGAGTCTTCTAGAGACGCATTCACGTTTTTGTATTTTGAATATCCAGACTTTTTCGAAAAACTATCGGAAGACGAGATAGACACGAGGAAGCGTGAAATAGAAAATCTGTGCTATAGTGAAATACGAAAATGGAAGATAAAAAACATTGATACCTTATGGTAAAATAAAAAGGAGATTGAAGAATAATGACAAAAGCATCACTTATATGTAATTTAATGGAAGAGCATGGAAATGATTGGAGAAATTTCATGGCTTCTAAGTATCCAGATATCACCATAAAAGATGTTCGGGAAGATGATCCGAATAATCCATATGTATTATTATATTATGGAATAGGTGCAAATTTTAATGACCCAGTAGTTAAAGAAGCTAGAGGAATTATTATTAATGAAAAAACAAGAGATGTTGCCTGCTGGGCATTTAATAAATTTGGGAGATACGATGAACCATATGCAGATCAAATTGACTGGTCAACTGCAAGTGTACAGAGTAAGATTGATGGTTCCATGATGAAGTTATGGTGGGATGAATATCATGGTAAATGGGAATGGGCAACATCCGGAATGATTTATGCGAAAGATGCTTATATTCGTCAAGACAGCGATATTAGTTTTCAGACAATAATTGATAAATGTGAGACAATAGATCATATAAACGAGTTAATTAGAGATGGGTTGCTTAATAAAGATTTAACCTATATCTTCGAGTTAATATCTCCAGAGACAACTGTTGTAATAAAATATGATGTCTATGATTTAATTCATATTGGTACAAGAAATATTCGCACCGGAAAAGAGATTAACGAGGATATAGGAATGAGTATTGTAACAAAACATCCTCTTACAAATCTAAATGAATGTATCTCTCAGGTAGAGAAACTAAACACAACTTACGATGGAAAAATTGCCCATTGTAATAACGAGGGGTTTGTAGTAGTAGATGCACAATATCATAGGATAAAAGTAAAATCTAGCATCTACTTAATTTTACATCATATTATGGATTTAAAAAGTACAAAAGCAGTAGAAAGGCTGATCAAACTGATATATGAAAACAAAATACGTATTCCTATGATATGCGAAGATCATCCAGAATGTGCACATATCTTAAAGTACTATGACTACAAGGTTACAGAATTTTTATATTCTTCTAAAAGAATATTAGATTCAGCGAGAAACCTTTATAAGCATATTTATGGGTGTGATGTAAAGCCAATCGGTAAACTATTACAAAATCATCCCTACAAAGGAATTGTATTTAAGGCAGGATTGGATGGGAATAGAACCGTTCAAGAAGCATTGGACATGATGAATGGGACTCCAGAACGAATAATTCTGAAAAAAATTGGAATGTATAATAATGCACCTATTGAAATGTTTACACAAGCGGTATTATCGTCTAAATGTAATAATTTTAACTAGGAATCAAACATGGGACGCTCGCTGATTATGAGCGTCCCTTTTTTTATTTTATTTTGCTTACTAAATATTCTCTAACTTTTCTTCCAATAATAGATACTACTGCATCCTCTGATAAATATTTTCCGATATTAAGAAAGAAAGTTGGAGACAATGATTTGATAATATGGACTGAAATTTCATCATAATAATTTTCAAAGTTACTATTCGTCAAAGCTCCTTTATCTTCAAAAACATTATTTTCCCATATATCCAGTTCTGTCTGTACAATTGCATTTAACGCCTGTAATAATTCAAGAAATGAAACTTCTGATATCTTCATCTTATAAACAGGAAGAAAGTACTTTGTAGATACAAAAATTATTGTAAGAATTGCAATTGTTATCAGGATTATGATCCATGAAATATTTATAATTTCATTTAATAACATACTTATTCCTCCTCTACAATAGATAACATTTTAGCAGGGGGATTTCCATTATATTTTGAATATCCTTTTTTTCTAGCATCTTCTTCATTTTCAGCTTCAATGAAGTCAGTTTGTTTTGCTTCATCTATATCATACCAAATGAGTTTATATTTCTTCATAAAATATTCACTCCTCTCATAATTAAAATTATAACAAATACAACACCTAATACTTTGAAAAGTTTCTTTAATAGAGAATTAATGCTTTCGTCAATTTTTTCTAATAGATTTTCTCCATTCATATTTATCAAACCTCCTTTATATATAATTTTACTTATGTAAAGGTACAAAATATAATAAAAACTAAATTTTATATTATAAAGGATTGATTTTTTATCTATATATTATTTTAATAGATAGGAGGTATGAATTATGACAATAGCTTTAAACTTAATTGAAATTGGAAAATTATGTCATCCTGTATTAAAAGTCGCCTTGAGAGATGGTCCTCAAGAAGTTGACCAAGTATTTATTACACCAACTCACAATGGAAAGATCTCTTCTCAAAAAAATTTGGAAGGAATTGGGAATACAAAATTAAAAGCTCCCGTTATTAGCGAAATTAAAAATCGGAATGAAATAATTGATGAGGTTTGTGGCTTGATTAGTGAGTTTATTACCAAAATAGAAAATTATAAACCTATTCAACTTCCATTTGAGAATGAATCAGTAGTGAATGATTTTTCAAATAGGTGCCAGAGATTATTTATTGATTTAACAGTGGGAATTAATAATGGGAAGACCAACTAAATTGGTCTTCCCATTATTTTACAATCCCTCAAAGTCTGCATAATTTCGTATCTTAGCATTTGGAGATATTTTTACTTGCACATTATTTTCTCTTATGACCCTTGCAATATTCTCAGCAAGAATTTTTTTGTCCTCTTCATCTTTACACGTATTAAAGTATGCAATAGCATTTTTTAAGTGTGTCCAATCATTTCCATCACCTTTTACAATCAATGGGTATTTTCTCTTTTCTGGTAATCCGAAACAATCATCTGGAAGATTTCTCTTTTGTTCTGCAGTCAATTTCTCCATAGCAAAAGAGTATTCTTCCGGAGTGTTTTCAAAGTATCTTTGTAAATCACTTATTGTGGAATAAGCCATTTTAGTATCTCCTTTCTTTTAATTTGTTATGATTTTGATATTGCCTAATTTTTTCTAGAGTTTTTTGATCTTTTGATCGATTCATTATTTTATAATAATTAAAAATATTATCTATAGAATCTACTTGAAATCCGTTTATTATAGTAAAAGTTTGTGGCTCCCCATTATAAGAAAAAGCTTCTAGTCTATCATTAATTGTAATTCGAAGAGCATTGTCATATGGAGCAATAACATACGGATATCTTTTTATTAGTTGGTGGCATAGATCATCATAAACATAAATATCAATATCATTTGTTTCTTCAAATACCCCATACAAAACTAATGCAGCTTTATAAGATACTCACCAACGATCTTTTGGATATTCTTTTGAAAAAGCATTTAGATATTTGAGAACTTCTCGTTTATTCATCTTTTTTGAAAACTCTTCCGACATTATCATACACCCATTTCATAAAACTTATAAAAAAAGAATCCCCATTAAATATCAAATGGGGATTTTGGTTCATTTGTTGCTTTTGTATTACATAAGAATTGTAAGTTTAATGGATATTCTAAAAATCTAGTACGATTCATCTCTTGTAAGTTATTATAATCCGGAACATCTATAATTTGATCATTGATCAATGCTTTATCAATATTCATCATAGATTCTTCTTGTAATTCCATATTAATTGCATTCAGATTGTCATTAATCATATTATTTGTTAAAGATGATCTTCCTTTAATCTTTTCTATCAGTTTTAATTTTAATGTAGTTTCCCCGGCTCCCTCATTTTCTTTTATTACTTGATCAAGCATCTTAAATAAAGTCTTCCATCCAATCCTTCTTAATCTGGGAATGGAACGATATCGATCACCGACAACTGCTTTTGATAAGATAAATAATTCGTATGGATATTTCAAATCAACTTCTTCCTTAAAAACATGTTCTTTTTCATTTACATAGTTCCATATACCATGCTGGTTGATTACTTTACTATTATCTCCTTTTGGAGTTAGTAAACTCCATCTATTTCTATACGCATATTGCAAATCGTAGGAATCTCTAGATACCATAAGATTCCAATCTGCTTTATGAACATTACTTGATATATAGAAGGGAATCATACTTGGCTCTAAATATTTTGAATCTATAATATAAATGTCTGGTATATACTTGCTTATGATAGCAAGTAATGGGGATGCTAATTGAATTGCATTATTTACAAAGTAACAACTTGTGTATTCCATCGCGTTAATTTTCTTAAAATGTTCTCTATAAGAAGGGATGTAAACATTATTCTTGAAACTTCGTATTGTGGAAGTATAAATCGCATAAACTTTACAAGAATAATGATTTTTAATTGCCCAGTACCTATAATGACCAATGAGATTAAATATATTTGAGATTAATTGTTTCGGTGCATCTTTTCCACAAACTTGAAATTCATCATTAATTAGGGGATTATGTAACACATGAAACAAATCGTCTAAATTAATGAAAATATTTATGGAAGATACTATCTGTGAATTACATATTGGAATCATGTATTTATTCAAAATCTCATATCTTGCTTTATATCCATTGAAATGACTATCCATATAAAAAATCACCACCTTATATATAAAGATAAAGAGGGCATTGACAATTCGCCAATGCCCTCGTTTTTAATTATCTTGCATTATATGATCTTTGTGCTTTCGGTTCTCCCATACTGTCATTCTGGAATCCTTTTCTCACCTTCAATGCAACTACTTCACTGTAGGTATGGTCATTGTCTTTCTCTTTCAAGGTTGCTTTAAATAAGAGAACCATTTTCCGGTGACCTTTTTCTTTGTAAACTTTTTGGTAATTTGTACCATTTTCATCAAAGAAGATTTTTAATGCAGTATCGCATTGAATTTTGATTCCGACATTTGGACCGCCGTTTGCATCTGTTATCAATCTCTGCTCATTCTTATTACAATATTTTCCCATGAATTCTTTCATCTTTGAAGAAAACCTTCTCATGGGTTTTGAAATTGCAGAGCCACTCTCTTTCAAAGTATTATCCATTACGTTTCTGCTGTTCTTCGGAACCCAAACATAAACATCAATTGCGCCACTTCTTGAATTACCTTCCAACGTAATATACTTGATGTCATCCAAGAATGCTTCCGCCTGTTGTCTTACGATTTTCTTGATTTGGTCCGCGGTAAGAATCCATTCACTTGCACATGGAGGAAGTCCCCATAAATTATGTGCTGTCACGGCCATCTTTTTAAGCTGTTCAATTATCTCTTTTGATAATCCATTGTTTTGTTGTCCACCTGTTGGGGTAGAAGTAGTGTTTTGTTCTGCCATTTTTAATCCTCCTTTTAATAAAACTTATTTTAACGGATTTTTTAGGATTATTAAGTATAATCCTTATATAATTATTTATGGAATAATTATATTTTATTCCAGATTAATAATATATCAGTTAATAAATTTCTATTAAAAATCGAATAAAACTCAACCTACCTATAATAAAATCGTGAATAGAGGTGAAAAAATATGGATTTGGAAAAAGTAAAATTATCTCTGTATAAATACAAGATAAAGACAATCACTTTACAATATGGAAAAGGTGAAAATACAAAATATTATGATATCGAACCCACATTATGTACAGGAATGAATATCGTAGAGGATTTTGAAAAGTTTTATTTTCCATATTTCACAATAGATGTTTCTATTCCAAATAGTATTTATAGACAAATTACAGATCCAAGCATTCGAAGTACCTTAAAATTAAAATTAGCTCTTCAGAAAGGGAAATTTAAAGAAACTGTTAACATATCAAGTGTTAAAGGTATATCTTTTAAGACGTGCTTTAATAAAACATTCCATGCATTTATAGGATCAAGTCCAGTTGATTTGACAAAGGAAATTCAGGAAATAATAGAATCAAAAGAAAGTCAATATGGACAATTAACAACATTTTCTATGTTACTCTACAATGAGCATTATTATAAAAAATATGATGTTGTTATAGATAATAGACCATTAGGAAAATCAAATTTAACAGACGCAATAGGTTATATATTGGAAAAAGTTAATATTAAGAAGGTTCTAATGTCTCCGGTAACAAATAGTAAGTCATACGATCAATTTGTTATAGAACCATTACCCTTCTGTGATTGTATCAAAAAAGTATGTGATGATTGTAAACCTCACAAAAAAGGCACTATTTTGTATTTTGGTATTAAAAGAATGTATCTCATAGATAAATCTCCAGAATGTACTGCATATGAACCAGGAGAAAGTAGATTGGTTTATATCACATCTGCGTCAAAAGGTGATCCGGCTAATCAAACTGGAGGAGCATATGAGAATACTACAGATAATTATGGAGTGATCAATGCATTTGAATTATCATTTGATGACAAATCAGAACTTATCAAGAAGTCATATGGAAGTAACACAGTATCTGTAAATAATAAAGGAAAAATTGTAAAGACAAATAAGAAAGCAAAAACTGTTACAAGTGTTAGAACCGGATCATTAAATGCTACTTCTGTAAAAAACACTTTAAATGAATCAAAGAAAGTAATTTCTTGTCAATTAATGAACGAAGATATTGATATGCTCACAATAAACAAACTTTTTATCGTCTCAATTAATGGGTCTGCTTATAAAAAGTATAATGGAAAATATAGATTAGTTCATGCATCTCATTCATTTTCAAAAGAAGGAGACTATTTTAGTGTATCTTCTATTGTACAATTAAGAGGTTAATAAATGGTAGTTGGGTTTCCCAACTACCATTTATCACAGGAGTTTTTGAAGAAAAATGGATACATTATTTGTTATCCAAAGCGCAACTTTTTTTATCATGCTATGTCAGAATAGCAAGGTTAGATGGAGAAACTTTTGATAACGCTTCCATGGCAACTGGAAGATTTATCCTTTCTCCTTTACTTATTTTGTTATAGATATTATTTATTTTAAATACATCATTAAAAAAATCCCTCCATCCATCACTACGAACTACATATCTTAAATATACTAAAACAAAATACATTTTAATAATTTTTTCAGATTCTGAAGCGATATTTAAACCGGCAGTCATTTCATGATGAAGATGAATAAAATCCATAGGAATATTTCCAATATTAGAATTTCTTCCTATTTCAGATAAATAGTCAATATTAATAAATGCTTCTGGCATTTTCATAATACCAACAATGTTATCAAAAACATACTCTTCAATTAATCTATCTAATTCAGAAAAATCTGGTTCATACGATTGTGTTATTGTATTATAATCAGATGCAGTTGTTTCTGGTGGTTTTAATGTCCCGCTATATAATACAATGGGAGCAAAATTTAAGATTGCACTTTCTAATATTTTATTTTTTAACTGCTCTTTCTGTATATTTGCAATAAAATCAGTTCCTATTTCATGAACTCTATGTTTATATTTAAAGTTTTCTATACTCTTCACAACCGAAACAATTTCTTTTTTGATATTTCCTATTGGTTTTCTTTCTTCGCATATATCTATCAATTTTCCTACGTATACCATTAATTTTAAAATATCATTTTTAATACTTGGGAGGTTGGAGTAAAAATAGTCGATTTTATTTAAAACTAGATACGGTCCATATTGGAGTAGTACAAAACTATTTGATGACTCATTTATTAATTCAGATGAAAAATACATAATATTTTTCTTGACTTCCTCAAATGTATATGTCTTTTCTATTTCCATTATTTTCTTTATCCCCTTTCTATCCAACTTTATAAAAGAGTTGGTAGTTTTATAAACGGAAATTAACTATCTTTACTTATATATTCTTTTAATAGCTATAAGAAAGAAAATACGAAAAGGAGGAAATAAGTTATGGCTAAGAAAGTTGGAAAATTATTAGTATGTGGAACGGTTTGGGGAGTGGTATTCTTCGTAGCAAGAACCGTTACTGCGCTGCTGGTTTGCAGGGGCATGGAGAGGAAAGAGGAAAGGCTTATCAACCTCATCGACAGGCGTATCCGCGAGCGTGACATTGAAGAAGTATTGAGAAGAGACCGCGAGCGCAATTAAGCGGCCTGTTAAAAACGGATTCCATTTTAGGAATCCGTTTTTTTGTTTTTATTAAAGTTAATATTGATATCGTAGGTTTTATGATTTGCTTCACGTTTAGTTTCTTTGTAAATACCAAGTGCTTTTTTTGCACCATTTTTCATAGCACGAAATGCTGGATTTTGATCCAATTCTTTTATCTCTTTATCCAAATCTTCCACTTCTTGTTTTAGCTTGTTAGCTAATTCTGGATTCTGATTATTAAGAGATTTAGATTTAGAAAGCCCTAACTTGGCTCTTTTAATCATATTCATAAGTTTGATTTTCCAGTTATTTCGTTCTACTTTAAAATGGGTATCTTTCATTTTAGATACAGCTTTATAGAGCCAATCAAGTATTCTGTTAAACTGCTTTATTAACCAAGCTTTTACCTTTTCAAGTTCTTCTTTAAATCCCTCTGTCACAATCATCATATCATCACAATACGAAATAAATGATTCAATTGCATAATTATTATTCAAATGAATCACCACCTCTCAATAACTAATTCAATTGGGCCATCATCCCAATCTCCGCCTTCACCAGTAACATATACACCTTTTAAAGATTTTTGTATTTTAGGTTTTAATTGGTCATAAATAAATTCGTCTACTGGCGTAGGCCCATTGCTATAAAGTTCCCTTGCATTTTGATTTACAGTTTTTGCATAATCCCATTGAAAATACGATCCTATAACACAAGCATTATTTTTTCCTTCAATGAATTCATAATATCTTTCAGTATCATATTCACTTCCATTTAAAAGATCTTTTGTATTTTTAAATAAATCTATCCCATTACCATTTTCTTTAAAAATAGTATTTTTTCTTAAAGAATTTGCTATTTGAAGTGCTTTTTTAACGAGTTCTATCCTTTTTTCTTTATCATTATAAATTGGGTCATATCCCGAAACACCATTATACCATACATAAGAAGATGGTGTTGAAGATGAAGATGTTGAATCTGATTTTTTACTAAATTTTTCTTTTAATTTAGTAAAGAAACCCTCTTGTGCAATTGCTTGATTATCGCAATAGTTAATAAATCTATTTAAATCATTCATGTATATTCTCCTTTCTATTATATTTCTTATATTTAGGTTTTACTGAATCTATTCATACTTAAAAATGTCATATATTATTCCAATGAAATAATATAAAAGGGAGGTGAAGAACTATGGTTAATATCTATGATAAAATTGAGAAATTGAAACATGATAATGGGTGGAGTGATGAAACATTAGCAATAGCATCTGGTATAGAATTAGAGGACATGAAGAATATCCTGAGAGGCAATACTCAACCATCTTTAATAAAGTTGGAAAATATTTGTAATGTTTTACACATAACATTATCCGAACTCTTTCAAAGTCCAGATGAACGGACGATTTCCATTATGGTTAACTCTATGGAAAATAAAATTATAGAATATTGCAGAAGTCTTGATGATGAAAAGCGAAATGCAATCTACAGTTTATTGAAATAAAAGAGAAATTATTGTATCATTAATAACATTACGGATGAAACATCCAAGGAGGACAAGAAAATGGGATTTGATGTAGTTAAAAGAATTAAACAACTCATGAATGATATTGGTTGGACGGTACATGAACTGTCAAAAAAATACGTGTATGGCAGTTGCAGATCTTGAAGAAATATTAGATGGAAGGGAGGGATGCAATGTTGACACATTAGAAGGTATATGTGAAGCGTTTGATATCACGTTGGGTGAGTTCTTTACCTCTCCAGATGATAAAATTATTCCTATAATTGTTTCATCAAGGGAGCAAGAAATCATAGACATATATAGGAGTTTGTCTACTGATAGACAAGATGCACTTTATACGATTTTATATTCTATTGAAACAGATTAATTTCCGTTTTTCTCCTCTTTTTTCTAATATATTCTTTTTATAGCTATAAGAAGAAAATAAAAGAACAAAGGAGGATAAGTATTATGGCTAATAATAAATATTTTGAAGATGTAAAGAGGCAAAATGGAATTCTGGACGAGGAGTTATCCAATTTGGAGTTTCAGAAAATGCATCTGAAAACCATTCATGTGATGGGAATGGAGCGTATACGGGAATGTATTGCCAAGCATGAATATGACGAGAATCTCCGCAAAGAAGCCGAAGCGGATTTGGATGCAGAAGTAGAAAAGCAGCATCAGGACATTCAACGGAAATTGGACTATTGCAGACAATTGTTGTCTCAGTCCTGATGGCAATCAAAAGGGTTCCCTAAGGGAACCCTTTTTTTTTAGTATTGATCATGATCAGTAGTTATAAATCTTGCTGATACATATCCTTTATAATTATTATTGTTTGGTGTAACTTCCCAATCTCGTTTACGCATAGTAGGATTCTTATCAAGCCCATTTGCAATTGCATTTGAAGCTTTATAAGAATGCTTTTCATCTATAAACACTTTAACGGTACAGCCTGCACGATCACCATATTTCATTAAACGTCTTTCTACTTTTTTTGGTCTATCAATACTTATTTTAGTATATGGAATTTTAGCATTATCTAATATATCTTTGACCATCTTACTATAATTTGGCATTTCAGATCTTAATTTCTTTTTACCTTCTCTTATTTCACGATGTTCTTTAATAAATCCTTCCTGTACGATTTTCATATTATCGCAATAATTGATGAAATTTTCTAGGTCATGCATACTTCATCACATCCTTTCTTATAAAAAAGTTGAAAAAAAAAGCATTCATGACAAAAAAAGAAAGACTCCTTTTGGGAGTCTTTCTTTTTTAAAATATGGAATCTTCAAATATTTCAGGTTTAGGAGTTTTCACCTCAATTATATTTCCATTTTTATCTTTTAATTTTGGCGTCTGCATTTGTATTACATCTTCTGATTCTTGTCCTCCCTCTCCATAATTTTTCTTTAACATTCGTTGGACATCTTCTTCTGTATAATCTTTTCCTGTAAAACTTTTTAATAACCATTGATACCATTTTACAAGTTTAGTCCCAGCATTCATTATTTTATTCTCCTCTTTTATATAATGGTCAAAAACTCTGAAAATTCTTTGATAATCAGATCTTGATCTATATCTTCATATAGTAATCCATCATCCGGCCCATTGAAATCAACAAATTCAAATTGAGAATTTATAAAAGATGATAGTTTCTTTAATAAATGGTCTTCCTTATCATTCAACTCATTTACGTATGTAAATCGTCTTTTGATTACATTATTCCATGCATCCGATGTAGTTGCGCGTTCAATAAACTTCGAATTTTTTATCATGTTCTCTTTGTATTTCCCTCTCATCTTTGCAGTACATAATTGAGGAAGTAAAATCATTCCCTTATATTGAAGATATCTCTTCATATAGATTACAAGTTCTATGATAACATCTCTCTCCATGTTAATAATTGCATTTGGTTCATGAAAATACCTATTATAAAATGATTCTATAAAAAACTTTGTTACTGGAGATATCTTTAGTCGTTTATCATAAAATTCTCTTTCTTCATCTGAAATATGAATATTAAATTTTTTCCGAATAGATTTTAGAACACGTTCTGAATTTACTTCGTTAATCAAAGCATTTGATTCATCAATCATATAAACCATCATCTCAATTGCTTCCATATGAGATAATCGTTCAGAATCATCCGATGACGTATCAGATGTATCAATTTCAATTGGTTTGAATTTGAAATTTTCTATCTTGAAATTATAATGATATGAGAATATTACTCCGTCGATAAATGACACAACAGAGCGATAATAAGTCAATTTATACAAACTCTTTACCAATATAACTTCATGTATTACCTCTTCTAAATATAATTCTTTTGTGATTCCATATAACTGCTTCTTTTTCAAACAGATACCTATATCACTAGACCATAAACGATCTACACGATATTTGATGAATCCACAAAGAGAATTAAATATTTCTACCTCGCCTTTTTCAAACTTTTTAATGATTTTCATAATAATTTTGTCAAAACATGAAATGTAACTCTTTTTATTTAAGAAATTGACATTCGTATCTGAAAAATGTATACAGATAGGAAGAATGCATCGGATCGCAAAAGATATTGCTACAATAATTTTTGCCTGTTCATTTGTAATTTTTGGTGTATTCTTATATTTTCCTTCCGCATCTGTATCAATATTAATTCGATATAGATGTTTCATCATATTCTTTATCTTCTTTATAAAGCTATCAGTAACAATTTCATCTACTACAAATTTCTGAAATGCTTTTTTTGATAATTTAGGTCTCTGGTCTATGATAAATTTCACTTGTAACATGGAATTAAATAACTCCAATTCTGGATCAAAGAACGTGAGGAAATAATTGATTGTATTGCAGATATCTTCCATACGATCTTTATAATGATTCTTGTTTATTATGAAGAAACCTAGCTTATTATCTTCATGCAATCCTAATAATTTATATTTTGCTTCTACAAATTCCCCCTTAAATTCCATATAATTTGTGTTTTCATCACTATGCCACTCCGTAAGCATAGGAATCTCTTCTGTTAAAGGTGTTTCATTGATTGTTTCAGTTGCGCTCTTCAAATTATATTCTCCTCCTTTTTTGAAGTTTATCCATATTATTAATATAGATAATTATATTTTTTTAATCTTCTTTACTTTTTTCGTACTTCTAGTAGTTGCCACTTTTTTTACTGTCTGTACTTTTCCTTTCCCCCCTTTATTCTTCTTTTTATTAGTATCTTTTTTAGTTTTTTTCTTTTCTTGTTCCTTTTCTTTCTCTTTATTTTTCGTTTTACTTTTCCCATATTCGTATAACTTTAAAATTTCATCTGATGATTTTACTAGTTGAGAAATTGACCTCGGATTGGTTACCTTGATCATTCCGTTTATAAGTTTTGATTTGTAGTTTCTCCCTTCAGATGTAATATATTTAATTGCGAAGTATAAACTTCTTTCATAATTCAGTACTTTTTGAGGATTTCTTTTCACTGGATCCTTTGAAAATACTTTTGAAGGATACTTACTTTTACACCATTGAATCAGATTTCCTTGCTCCATATAAACATGGGCATACGTATATGTGAAAGATGGGCAATTTGAAAAAACTCTCATTGCACATTCATTCATCACAATAGAATTCTTCGGTAAAGTCTCCATATCAAATTCCAATAATACATCATAGGACAATCTGTCTACACTAAGGCTTGGAACTTTTATATGTGCTACGTAATATTTCTCTCCAATTGAAAACCACTTTACCTTAATTTTCCCTTTTATTTCCATATACTGTCTATCAAGATTTTCCCTCAAGACACGCAATTGCAATACAGTAGAACCTTTTCCCATTGGATTTTCCATCCACTGCTTCATATTCATAATGAGAAGTCTCCTTTCTTGTCATGGAAGGTATTTGTTAATAAAAATGTTATTTCACTAATACAATTTATAAACACATATTTTTTGATGTGAAGGACATAAAAACAATTAAAAAGGAGGAATGTTAAATGCCTAAATATGCAGTATCGATTAATGCTAGAGAGATTTCATCATCTCTATACCTACACCCTGGTCAGTATAACAGTAACCCCAAAAACAAAGTATTACTTATTGGATTTACCACATTTGTAAAGGAAAAGTATACTCCTTATCACTCTAGAGGCTCGGTTGATGGACCTAAATTTAAGGTCGGATACCCAAAACAAGAAAATGGAGGAATTTATCTTTCATTGAGAAATAATTCCAGTAGGGAGATGATTGAGGAAATAATAAAAACTCTGAGTTATTCTTACCTAGTTGGTGGGTGTACTGTGAATCTTTCAGATTCACAGACTGCAGTGATTAAAAGCAGCGACAAAAAACGTAGTACCGTAATACGATTTGAAAAGGAAGATGATTCGTATATCATTCCGATTAAGAAGTTCCGTTTAAGAACTGAACAGATTCAAATGTTATTAAGTTTCTTTAATACCGGGAATTTATATTATGCTGATTATTCCCGCCCTGAATTTTAAAGTCCTTCCTGATATAATGTAAAAAGGACTCCGTGTAAAAGCGGAGTCCTTTTTTTGACTGCGCCTTTAACAAACTTTTAATTTATTAAAAGGCGGTGAATTTATAAATGGCAGATGTTTATAGAGTTGGTAAAGGTGGAGCAGTAGCATTTGAATCAAAAGACACAACATCAAATGTCACGTTTAAATATTCAGAAGGAAATACTGTTAAAATATATGAAAAAGGGCCGGGAGCAAATAATCAGCAATATGGTAATGCAGCAAATTCTGGAACACCAAGATGGATTGTTATGTCCGCATTAACAAAGATTAGTGGGGGCAGTACAAGTAATAACTCTGGAATAGAAGCAGAAAATACAGATACAGTACAAGGTCAAAAAAGTATTACTGGAAACAGTGATAAATCTTATGCACAAATGATGCTTCGTTATTTACATGCATTTGGTTCTCCTCCAAGATTTACAGAAGAAGTTGATCCATATTATGATTTACCAGATCCAGAAATCCAAACTGGTAGAGTAATGAGTGGAACATGGTTTTCTAATCCATCAATTTTATCATTATGCCCAGGAACGGTAGATTATTTACCTGGATTTTCCTCAAAAAAGAAAAATCAATTTTTTTCACGAATAAAAGGAGCAATGACTGATGGAATTTTAAATTTAGCAGAAGCGGATAATGAAATAGACTCAAATGGGCAATTGTATGCATTTAAATCTAGGTACACAGATTATATGAATGTAGTTAATATGCTAGCTCGAGTAGCTGCAAGATTAATGGGACTTCAGAATGTCACAAATATTATATATGGAAGTTCAATTCCGTTAGGTGATTTCGACTACGGGTATTATACAACTGCGTCAGGTGCAAAAGCATCAAAAAATCTTTTTGATGAAACCAAGCGTGTATTTAATTCTGCAGTAGGTGATGATCATTACATTCATTTTTTTATTAATCATTCGGGCACTTCAGTATCTGAGTCGATTTCTACAACTGCAGGACAATCATACTTGGAGAAACAATTCGGTTCAGAAAGTAACTTTTCTGAATTAGCTCAAAATATTCAATTTTTATTTGGTGGAGCAATTACTCCAGAAGCAAGTGCTGATATTGAGTCTGTGATGAAAGAAGCTAGAACTCAAAGTGAATTCTTAGGAGGAATGGCTACAATTGCAAAGAATTATTTAAATGGCGGTCGACTCGTATTTCCAAAAATGATAACTGGAATGGATTATAGTAAAGCATTATCAGTGGAATTAAAATTCACATCAATTTATGGAGATAAACGAAGTATTTTTAAATATGTTATTTTACCCTCATTACATTTACTTGCATTAGCGACTCCAAAGCAACTATCAAGTAATATGTATACGTATCCATATTTAGTAAGAGCATTTGAAACTGGTAGTTTTAGTTCTGATTTAGCGTTCATACAAAAATTAGATTTTAGTAGGGGTGGAGATGACGGAACTTGTTGGACAGTTGATGGATTACCAACTGAAATAACTGCACGATTTGAAATTGTTCCATTATATTCTAATTTGATGGTAACAAGCGCAACAGATCCATTACTTCTTCTGAAGAATACTGCGTTATTAGAATATTTAGGAAATATGTGTGGTGTTGACTTAAAATTAAATAATCTTGATGCCAAGGTAGATTTAGCATTAAGAGTAATGAAAAATAAAGCTCTAGACATACCAACAAATATTGCAAGATCTGTAATAGACTCAAGAATTTATAATGAGATAAAAAAACTTACTTCATTAATAGGATAAAATAAAGAAGGATATAAAATTATGAAAGAAAGACGTTGTGAAGCACAATTAGAAATGTATGAAATGAAATATGGAAATATTCCGTTGGAAACAAATGAAATTTTAAAATATTTGGAAGATTCACTAAAGCTAAAAGAAAAAGATTTCAAAAAGATAGAAGAAGATACACAGCATGAAAAAGAGATTCCTTGGGAAACACTAAGGGTAATTCTTCCAATTGTCCCTAACCCATCTCCAAGACCAAGATACTCAAGTAAAACAGGTTCTTTTTATGTTATGGGAGCCTCTGAAAACAAGAAACTTTTAAAGAAATTTATTGTAGAAAAATATCAAATTATTTATACACAAACCCATTTTAGTGTAAGAACGTTTATGCCTACCCCAATTTCATCTATGAATCGAATTGAAATATACCGAGCAGAAAAACAAAGTATTATTCCAATATCAAATCCAGATTGGGATAATTTAGGTAAGACATATTCTGATATGGTTCAAAAGATTCTTATTACAAATGATAATATTATTTCAAAAGGATTAGTTGAAAAATATTATTCTGTAAAACCAAGAGTAGAAATTATGATTAACTATCAGAAAGGGTTTGATTCCAAATTTAATAAACGACGAGTAACAACTTCGAAATCATTCAAAGATGCTATTGAATTAGGACATATTATAGAAATTTATACCGAGGGAGATGACTACTGGTGAAAGTTTTAGAAGATGTTAAAAATGATATAATCGATGCATGTGAAAATCTATATGGCCCTTTTGATCATAACGATTGTATTATGGTCAAAGATAAAACAGAAGATGATGTTAGAAATGAAATTGCCAATGCTATAAATTTCGTATCTACAAAAACAACTATGAAATATATTGATATGTGTATTTATATTACACAATTTAAAGACACTATTACTATACGAAAATAGAAACACATATTGTTCCTCTGGAAAGGAGGATTTAAGACATGTATGCAAAAGGAAAAACATTTACAGAACATATTAACGAAGAGGATAATAAGCCAAACCAGAAAAGCAATTTGTTCAATCCACCAACAACGGACAGCGATGCATTATATTTTCTAAAGGATTATTTGCTCGGAGAAAATTGGTATGATGTAAATCCAGTGAGCAATGACCAAATAAACACACAGATGGTTCATGAGATCCTTATGAAATATAGTAGAAAATATCGTAAGGAAAGAAAAAAATTCAAAAAAGAGTTAGAAATAAAACAACGACTAAAAACTGGACATTGGTAATGTAAAGGAGTGGTACTGTAACGTAACGTAGAGTGTAGTAATGCATAGGAAATGAGTTGCTTGGTTGAGTATAGAAAAGGAATAGCCCAGTACAGTGTGGTAAGTAATGAAATGGCGCAGCATTGTAGTGTACAGTTAAGCTATGTTATGTATAGGAGAAGCTGGGCGTAGTTAAGTCTTGATAAGGAAAAGCCTAGCACGGTATTGTTACGAATAGGAAGTGCGGAGCATGGATATGTGTGGGAATAGATGCGAAGGGTAGAGCAATGTTTTGAGGTAGATATGCATAGTAATAAAAAAGAGATTCCTAATGGAATCTCTTTTTTTTATTTTTTAAGATAAAGGAATTTTAGTTCCCTTACCATCATTGATAAGAATAGAAGCTTTCTTTCCACAATTGGATAATTTGGATCTCTGATATAATTCTGTAAGATAATTCAAATACTCAGATGCTTCACATGCAGTAGAAATATTTATGAAACTTTTCTTTATTATATGATGGGATTCATTTGCACACTCTACATCTATTACACTAGAGATAGTATTCGGATTGACCTTTAATATGATTTCAGAAACCAGAGGATTAACTCCATACATATTACTGATTTTGTTAAACTGAGCAATATCCCGAGACCTGTCAAGATTATCATAAAATCCTTCGGTTGCAAGTGCCTTTTCTTTATTTAAACGATCCTTTTCGTGTAAAACGTTTTCCATTGCAGCAATATTCTCATCCAATCTGGTAACCATATCAACTAATTTCTTATCGCTAACATCCTGAATTAACATTTCTTGAGCTAACTCAGAAACCTGTTTTGATTTTGCTAATTGATTTGCTAAAACATGTGTATCCATTTTGCTGTAGTCTTCCATACTACATTCATTAATTAAATTATTAACTTTTGTAATAATTTCATTTTTATCTGCATTTGCAATTGTGACTGTGTCAACAGGTTTATTCACAAAGTTTTTTATTGTAGCCTGAGATGGGCAAAATATATTCATTGTCTTTAGTGTTTCTAAAATGGTATATATAATAATAGATACCAAAGTCGCGATTCTTGGTCGATTTTCATGAGGTATTGTACAAACCTCTTCGTTAGAAATTGCCTTCATATTTTCCATTGCTGTTTCAAAGTCAATATTCTGTTCCACTTTGAAGTCTTTCAATAACGACTCAAAGGTAACTTTGTTGACAATAGGGAAATAATCCCAATCATTATGAACTTTACAAACATCCATTGCTTCCATTGCAGTTTCTTGTAATTTTGAAAATACAGAAATATGATGTCTTGGTGCAGTTTTATCAATAAATATATCCAAATATGCATCATTTGAAAAGTCAGAAAAGTTTTCAGATGCAGCTAAGGATTCTTTCAATTCTGCATTTAAATCCTCTTCTTTTTGATACTGTTCCTGCTCATCTTTCAGTACTGCAACTGTTTTTTGTTTGATGATATCGGAAACATCATCTAATTTCATATTATCCGCATTTTTTGCAAACTTATTAAATTCTTTTTCTGTTAATGTAGCACTATTCACAACTGTCTTTAAATCTGTCTTTGGGTCTGTCCAATCTGTTTCTGAAACAACTCTTCCTGCCGCTTCCTTTGCAATATTATTACATAAATTATATATATCTGCAAGGAATAAATTCTGTTCAAGTGACTTATTATCTAAATCAATTGCTTTCTCTAAAGCAGGGATTCCTCCAAGTCCTTTTACTATATTATATGAATAACGAGTCAATAATGTTTTTTCTTGTGGAGAGATTTCTTCTTTTTTAATGGGTATTGCATTTAAAAATGCTTCATTTACGATAGCATGAAATAATAAATCTCGGAATTTATCTTCCAATGCGGTTTTTGCTAGTAATTTATTAACCATATCTACTTTGAACCTCCATTTCTTAAATTATAACTTTGTTGCTCGGTTGCTTGGTCTGTCTGATTTAAGAACTCTACATAAATATCTGGAATATTCACGCCATTTTCTTTATGTGACGAAATATTTATGAACTCAGGAATATATTCCTTGATCAGTTGATCACTCATTTCTGATGTTGGAAATGGTTCTATTTTTTGAATATCAGTTCCATAATTATTAAATCCATAATATTCAATGTATCCAATGTCTTTAAATTCATTCTTAATGTCAGTTATTAAATTCATAATGTAAATGCTTTGTCCCGAACTAGCTGAAGAATTAATAGATTCTATTAGTTCTTTCACATAAGCGCGGAATTTATCTATAAAGTCAACTTTAGTTCCTGTGGCTGGGATATAAATGCCGAAATATAATCCCACATTTACATGTGATAAAGGTTCCCATATATTCTTATAGCCAACTTTAAATGTTCTACTCTTTCCATAACTATTGTAAAACTTCATATCAAATCCAAAATTATTCTCCAAATTATAATAAAGAAGCTTTAAATTATCAAAGTCACCTTTCACTTCTTGGCTCAAATATAAGAAATTCTCAGATGATTTAATCCATTGTGCTTTTACTAAAGGAACTTCTTTAATGCAAATAATAAAATCGTTATCGTTAAATTGTATTGGTTCCACTTCTTCATCCAGTGGTTCTTCTTCCTCTTCGATCTCTTCTTCAAAATCTTCGTCGTCATCTTCTGATATAGTTGGTGTTTCAATTGTTTCTTCAGAAGGACCCATATCTTGTGGTTCTGTAAATAAAACAGTTGAACGGATAAAGTCTATATTTCGAATGACAGCAATCCCATTTTCTGAATTATCAGAATAAGTATTTGTCATTGTATGAGTTCTAAGATAATCAAAATTATTCCACAAATGATCAATATTAAAATCGTTGTATTTGTAAAATACTGATACTTCTAATTTTACAGTTTTATACTGAATAGAAAAACCATCGTCTTCATGACCATCTTCAGAATAAATTCCATGGTCTAATAAAATAGTTTCATTGTCATTAATTATATCATCGGTAGAGACATAGCCAGCCAGTGTAAAGGTTGACGTGCTTTCATTAAATCCTTCAACACACATTGGTATATATAAACCATTTTTCAGAAGGGCTTCATTTATATCAATGCAAGCGCGAATCGCACCAAGATCTTCTACTTTTTTTACTGCGATAATATCTCCTTCAATGAATGTATCGTAAACTTCGAAATTCGGAGCATATCCTGTTTGATACTCATATGTTCCGCCTGAATTCTCTATATAAGAATTTACTTGGAAAGATTCTCTTGAATTATCGTCATATAACAAAGTACACATGACCATATCTTCTTCCCATTTAATAGATTCTACAACACCATTATGTTGCGCTCGGATATAATAATCATCATCTTCTTCGGTAGGAATTTTAATAACACTTTCTACAGGTATTTCTGTAGATGGAGTAACTTCAATAGATATTTTATAAAAATTTTCTCCATTCATTGCATTTCTGTGCATTGTTAAATTCTTTCCAATAAATTGGATAATAGATTGATCGTTCATATAGGAATGATCAATTGATATAACCGTATCAACTGAGTTGTCATAATATTCAATTGAATTAGGATCTAACGTAATTGATATCAAATATGGATTGGCATACAAGAACCGTTCATATGATTCATCATATTCTGTTAAATCATCTAAAAGCTTTAAATCTGTGGATTTTATTCCGGTATATATCTCGGATGTAAAACTCTCTGGGTCATATTCAAAAATTGCGCCAGGTAACATAATAGCCTTCTGACTTACTTCGTTGTAAATATCGAAATCGTTTAAAGTCAAATTCAATGTGAGAGTATTTGTTGGGATAACATTGTCTTCACTATCTTTTAGTAAAACATATGCTCCATAAATACGGTCAAATGCGTCTGCTCGTTTTTTCCGAAAAGATACTTTATTCCTTCCAGTTGATAGCTTATCAAAGCATATTTGTAAATCTGATGTACTTGTAATAGTTGAATTCGTTGAATATGCTGCTTGAATATCTCTTTTATATTCCTCTATGGTGGGCATATCTTTTCCTTTTACACTACCTCCAGATATAACTCCCATCATTTTCATATTGTTATTATAAGGATATGTCTCAGAATCCATTACACAAGATAAAGATCCTTTAAATAAAGGAAAATTTCCTTTCACTCCTTCACATGTGTAAATATCTACTCGTATTTCTGCATTTAACATCGGAGTAAAATATGGATTTTTTGGGAAGGATATTTCTAATGAATCATTTGATAATAATCTATAATAACAAAATGGATTTGTTACTACTCCCTGCCCATACATTAATTTCTTTAATTGAATCGTCTTTGATACACCTGGTTCTTCTGTATAGAATACTTCAAAATTTGCCAAACCAGATGTAAAGTTAAAAGTAAAGTTCACATTATCTATCATTGCATCGTTGCTAATAGTTTCTGGAATAGAAGTCACTGAATATTGCTTTAACAAAACCATCATCATTAAATATCTTTTGCCTTCTTGAAAAGTGGTTTTATTTACAATATACGTAGAACTAATATTCTCAGTATCCAAATCATTTGAATATGTTTTAAGATAATGAATCGTATGATTCCATACCCCATTTGATTCATTTGAAATGATAATAATTGGATACATAAGAGAAAATTGTAAATTATCTGCGAATATTTTTGCTGTATTATCAATAATACAAGTATATGCTCCATTTTTATATGTCGAATTCGCAATTATTTCATCCCTATCTAAAAGTAAAACAGCATTGCACACAGCCGGAGTTGCTAATGGAATAGATAACTGTTGTAATGCTGCCATTTTATATAAAGATTTGGGATACTTTGCAGTAATCGGATAAAATTCCCGTCTTGCTATATTCATAGCATTGAATGCATCTGCTGCAACTGTAGACATGACTTCATTGATATATCCAAATACACCAGAACGATAGTTATTTACATTTTCAAAATCAAAGTAGTTTGGTGCTATTTTATTGATCCAGTAATCCTGAATTTCTATAGAACTACCGAGCATTTTTTGATTAGTCATGAAAATATACATCTCCTTTCTTTTAAAATTTTCCCAAACTTGTAGGTACTTTTTTCCATCTAAGTTTGTAATCTGAATCTTCCCTCACTATAAAAGGGCATCCAGCCATTCCGTTTCCAACTCCTAATACAGATGGAATATTCACATCTCTATTATGCCCTGTTTTTTTATCAAACTTCTTAGCCAATGAACCAATCTTTTGTCCATTAGTTGTTACAGCAGTTGAAGAGTATGCTGTCATTCCAGTAGATTTAATTGTCCTTGTATTATATAACGGAATATAAGGTGTTCCAGACTCTATAACATGAGCATTCTTGTTGAAGTCATATAAAGACGCTAAATTCATAGGTTCTTGATAAAAATATGCAAATGTTACAGACATTTGACTTTCAATTTTTCCTCTTAAATTAAAACTAAGTCCACTATTTGGAGCTAATATAGGAAATGCTCCTGTAAATTTATGCCAATATTTTAATGTTGTTGCATCTGGTCCACATAGCATATAGTAAATACTGCACATATAGTCAAATTTATTATTTTGAATATATTTCAATCTTGGTCCAAATACATTTCTGGTTACTCCATCAATGTAGTATAACCATGCTTGAATCATTTTGTGTATACGTAAATCTTTGTCATCTCGAAATGTTACCTCTACCTGTCCCCCAGTAGTAGATGCTATTGCATGACTTGCATATGGGAGGTTGAAATTTGTATATGGTTGATTTATATTATAATCTTTAACTTGATAATCTGGAATTTGTAAAGATTCTGTCCTTCCAACTAGATAAGAAATAAAATCATGTCCACTCATTTCATCTCCAGAAATTGATCTTAACATATTCGGGTGGTCTTTTCTCATATATATAAAGAATGGATCTTTACTTGGAGATGTATTTGGATAATATCCAGTTTCTCGCTGTGTATTCGTAATACTAACCAATTTATTCCCATGTGTATCCAAGATGTTTAAATCTGGTCTTACAATAAAAACATATGGGCAGAAGGTTTCTATTTCTTCTTCTGGATAAATAGAATATAGCCGATCAAAATAGTGCGTCATATTATAGGTTCTACTACCAGAACCACGATTCATATTTAAATTAAATTTCATCCCTTTATCTATTTTACTAGTAATCCCAACTGCTTCCTTATTTTTTGGATTCATTCGTTTTCCTTTACGAAGTTCATTCGCAGTATTTGTAATATATTTCGGAGGCGAAGTAACCTTTTTTCCTTTTGCATTATAAGTATAAGAGCTCTTTGATTTAAGAGTATTAACCAATGAACTTGTTGTTGCCATATGAAATTTGTCACCACCTTTTTTATCATTATAACTGTAATATTAACTCGTTTGTTTCCGAAAACTCGTAAAATAAAGATATATTATTTCTAGGTGAAAAAAGAGATGTCGTTGTTAAAATATTAATCAAAGCGTTTGAAGAAAGGAGGAATTAGATCATGATGGCAGCAGCAAAAGCAGGACTTGCAAAAATAGTTGCAGCATTAGGTGGCGGAATGAGTGCTATATGGGCAGCAATACAAGGTGCTGGTTTAATTGGGTTGATTAAAGTAGGTCTTATTGCGGGAGTAAGTATCGCAGTGATCGTTCTCATCTTCAAATTCTTGAAGAATAAATGGGATATGTACACCAACAAAAATAATGAGACTGTTACAACAGCAGCACTTGGAAGAAATTATGCAGATGTCCGTGAACAGGATAAACTTCATCCTCTGATGAAGGACGTAAAGAAAAACCTTCGTAAGGATCTCAAGCCGAAAAAGAAAAAAGGTCATAAGCATGACTATGCGAGAGACATTGAAAGAGAATATTATCGCGGAAAAAGGAATGTTTTATACCGGGAAGATGATTTCGTAGGTACAGGTAGAAGGGATCAAGAAAGGGAATATAAGAAATTCCTTAGAACTTATGGTAAAACTCGTTACTATGATGAGGAAGCAGACAGAACTTCGTTAAGGCGGATTTGGAATTTCTAAATCCGTGTCTTAAGTTGGGGTGTTTTCACCCCAACTTTTTTTATTATAAATGTCATAATACCCCGCGATAACAACAGATAAATAATGCATACTACTGAAACAAAAATAATAATTTTTTAGAAAGGTAGGTAAGATTATATGAAAATTGCAAACGAAGCGGAAATGACTGCAAAGGTATTGCAAGGTGTTAAAAATGTGGGTAGTCTAATGAAACTATCTCAGCGTAAAAGTATTATGACAATGGCAAGTCCGGGTATGTATATGTACCCACTTATTATGTCATCCGGAATTGATTCAGATGCTCAACTGGCATTGGCAAAAGGATTTCAAATGACTTATGCTGCTGCAGTAGCAACTGCATACTCTTTAAATCCATTAATGGATATGGATAAAGTGGATAATGCATCCGATTATGTAAAAAAGTTTCATAATAATAACGCATCATTATTATCGGCTGATATCAAAGGTGTACAGCAGGCATTAGGGATGGAAGGGTATGAAGATGCTGAAGTAAAGGCAACTGTAAATCATAATATTCCTGCTATGGATTTGGTAGCACTGAATATGTATGCGTCCGGGGATATTAAAGACAGTCTCTGTACAGAATCTTTGAATGACTCTTATAAGCCATATACAAGAACGGAACGAATTATCAAAGAAAAAATCAATGCTATGAAAATTGCAAAAGAAGATGCTCAGGATATTGTTAATAGTTTTGGTGATCATATTAATGATATGGGAGCAAAACAAACCTCTTTGTATAATGATGGTGTTTATAATAGGGGAACATCGACGAAAACAACTATTACTAGAGATAAAGATGGTAATATAGAGAAAACTCAAACTGTTAAGGATGATATAAGGAAACCAGTTGTTCAGACTCAATTTAATCAAGTTGTAAAAAATCCTCAAATGGAAAGTATGGAACCAACAATGGTGAATGTACAGGTTCTTGTGAAAGGCGGGAAAACTCCGTCTATAAATCTTACGATTGGCGTAAAAGTTATGCCTAGATTAGTTCCTACTAATTTGATGATTGCTTCTATGTCTGAAGCTTGCAGAAATTCCAGAACCATCTTTAAGTTTTTAAAATGGTCTAAAGGAGAAGTTGGTACATTTGATGCTATCTTTGGAGTATCTGATGCAAGGAGTAAGGTTAATTCTCAGAATGAGCAGATGGAGAAGAGATTCCTTAAGCAGTTAAAGAAGAGAAAGCGCCTCAATGGTGTTGGAAAATTTTTTAACAATGAAGTTCTTCCGACAACGACAATTATTATTACAACTTATGAAGCAGCAAGAATTAAAGATGAATGTCATGTAGATTTGGATGTTTTACAGAATGCCGTTAAATTGTTAAACAGTTACTATTTGTTAGCATTTGGTATTTATGATACTGAGCAAGGAACTTTAAAGGTTCTCTTTGATTGCGACACAGATTGGGGTTATACAACAATAACATCTTTAAAGAGTTCTGTAAATAAAACAAACGATCTCTTAAACCAGAATGAAATTATTAAAATCTTTGGAAGAAAATAAGGAGGAGATTAAAATGACAGAATTACAAGCATTATTAATGAATAATGGATCTGTTATGGAATCATTTTATGATATGAGGCTTGCGCAAGACCCAAAAGACAGAATGAATTATTTCGATATTGTCTTAGAGGGAACTGTTGAAACAAATGCGCAGTTGTTACAAAAGTTATATACTGATATCATGTCAAAGAGTAATATTGATTTTGGTGCTATACCCGATTCCAAAGGAAACCTTACTGCATATAAAGAGTATGGAATCATTACTACCGGGATGGATTATTTAAATAAATTATTTGAAGGAAAAGAATGTGAAGAGGTTCAGCTAATGAATAAATTACATGATATGATTATATCATGTAGAAAAGATTATGAGTTTGGTTATACTCGTGATATCGAAATTGTAAAACTCTCTTATTGCACTGCAGTATATTCTCTTCATGAGATGATTAATCTTTGTGTATTGATATATACAAGAATGATGAGGGAAAATGCAGGTATTCAATTTGACTTTAAAAAGACAAAGAAAAAGAATCTTCTTCTGTTGAAATCAGTAAAAGGAATGATTAAGAGCTATGATTCCGGACAGTGGGCAACATTTATGTCTGAACTCAAGAAAAATCCATCTTTATTTAATGGAGCAGTTGCTTCGCCGGCAACAGAAGCAGGACCGATTAGCATCATCGTAGATAGTAAAAACTTAGGGGAAGTTGTAAAAGGAGCAGGAACATTTTTGCTCGGAATGCCAAAACCTTTAGTTTGGGTTATTGCTGCGATTGGAATCTTTTTTGCTATAAGATATGTAATATACTTATTCTTTAAAGCAGCAAAAGGTGTTAGAGATTCTGCAAAAACAAATAAAGAATTCATAGAATTTAGTATTGAACAGGAAAAGGAAGAAGGAGCTCCTGATTCAGTTATTACAAAACATCAAAAATTAGCCGATAGACTTGAAAGACTTGCTGTATTTATTGAAACAAAATTATTGAAAGAAAATGCAGAAGCAACGAAAGATATTGAAAAAACAAACCGCACAAACTATGCACCTTCAGAATTTAACAATCCCGCATTCGGCGGGGATATTACTTTTTAGGAGGTGAATATGTATGGGAAATATTGTAAAATCATCAATCATGTCTCTTATGGATAATCTACAAACAACTTCCAGAATAATGAAGGAGACATATGATAAAATTCAGGAAGCTAAGATTCCAATGGATATATTGGATATGTTTGATGAACTTAAAAAAGCTTCAGATGATCTCAGCAAATTAGTATCCTTGTCAAAAGTTCAAGCGGAAAATTCCAGAGCTGAATTCTTAAATATCTATACTGAAGTAAGAAGAAATTATAATATAATGATGAGTAGGATCAGTGAACGAAAAAATATGGATCTACAACCAAACACTTCCATTATTCTTTATGATGAGAATAATATTGTTCAAGATATCACATTTTCTACTGATAGATTCTGTACTATGGATGAACTTATGATAAGAGACTATAAGTTAGATCCTTTAATTAGACCAGAAGATTATTCTGTTATAGCAATTATAAACAGAATGGAATTGTTTAGTACAGTTCTAGATACATTGGATAGTACAATTAAAAAAGAATTTGCGGATATTCTTGATAAAAATATAATTATTAGTAGGAGTCTATTAGATTTGAGAGATATTCTTAATTCTGGTGAAGCTATGAATGAACTAGCAACAAAAGAATATTCTGGTGCTTCAAGAGGGTTTGTTGCAAGGATTACAGAGCCGTTTTCCATGATGGAAAAGGTGGAAGACTCAAGGAATAGAGTAATCTTAATATTTAGATTATTCGAAGCGATAGAAGAGAATTTTCAATTATTCAATAAAGCAACAGATGCATATACAAGCATTATTTTAGAATCAGTATTTAATCCGAATTCATCTTACGATTTACTCTAAGTATTTAAACGTTTTAATATAATATATTCTTCTAATGTATAAAGTAAAAGATACATAGGAGGATTAAAAAATGAGCGAAATTTTAGAAAAAGAAAAGAAGGAATTAACAGTGGACCAAATATCAAATCGTCTGAGCCAAATTGACTATCGTGTCAGCCAGTTGGAAAGGACATCGAGTATGCACCCTGATCATTCAGAGGGAGTATACAATTTGATCCAGAAGTTGATGGATGAAAGAGATGAGTTAGTAGCAAAGCGGAATGCCTTGTACTAACTCATCTGAAGAAGGGTCGGAAGATTCCGACCCTTTTTTTATTTGTATTTGTTAATTAAGTATTGTCTGAACACTGGATCATTTTGAACCACCTCATCTAAAAATTGATATGGTAGCATTTCTTCTTTAAAGAAGTTTTTATCATGTCCCTGTTGGTATACTGTAATAATACTATCATCTGTAAATGGATAATAGGTTGGATTAATCATGATCATGTTACCCTGACTAACTATCTTTATTTGATCGTCTGAAATTCGATACCCATCAATATAAATTTTAAATGCTAATTTATTAAATGGAGTTTCTAAAAAGTTTTCAAGGTATAAGATTTCATCATTTGTTTCTTTTAAATTGTTAATTGTTGTAGAGAATAATACCTTTTCATTAAATCCAATATATTCAATTACAACGTCTTGTGAATATCCCCCTTCATCCCATCCAACACTTCCTTCTGGGATTATATTTGTGATTGTTAGCGTTTCATTGTAATTACATGGTGTAATTTCAAATAATGAAGTCCTCTTTCCATCTATATATACACGAAAATGCGATTTCGATGATTTTCCTATAAAGTTATCGAGTTTAAAAGTAAACCCATTAGTTTTTATATAATCAGGGTCCATTTTAAATACACGCTTTAAATAAAAATTCGTAGAAGATATTCCGATACGTTTCCCTACTAATAGGTCCTTTACTTCTTCTGAAGGATATATAATGAGATTGCTCATATCTATAGGTTTTTCAGATAATGTATTCTCTATTTTATGCTCGATACAGTCCATTTTTACGATAATGCAATCTTTTTCTCCATAAGGATCAACTTGTACTTTTACTCTATCATATAATGCATAATCACTATCCATTGCAGATACTGCATCAATTTTGCTATCGCCTAAGTATTTAAGTTGTACTTTCTGTATCTTAGCATAAAAGTTGAACCATTCCTCATCATAAATTTCTCCATCATCTACTCCGTAAAAGATTAAGTCACTTAAAGATAATCCTTCTAAAGATTCTTTTGATTCTACACTATATTTATCTCCCATAATAAAGTTTACACTTTTGATAGGTTCGTTTACTAAATCTAAATTTAATTGGATTGTCTCATGATTCGCAATAAGTTCTGCTGGGAAATAGATATATAATATATGACCCCATTTACTAACATAGGTCACTTCATGTCTTACCCCATTTGTATAAATAAAACATGGCTTCTTTACTGACATAAAATCATGAATTCTTAAATATGCTTGAGGTTCCATAAAATCAATCACTAATTCTTGTTTATCCTCGCAAAAATCTCGATTCGTCATAATGTTTCTATCATAGATATGAGGATGACTTTCATATGTGTAAGATCTTGAGATGTATTTTTTATTATTATAATATAAAAGATTAAATATCTCATCATATCTTCCAGGGTTATCTCCCATCATTTCAATAAGTTTCTGTAGTCTCCATCCTCTGTAATCTCCTTTATATTGGGAGCTATAATAATCTTCTGATGTAATATCAGCTCCACTAATCGGTTTAAAATTGATAATTAATGGATCTGCTCTATGATTTATAATCATATCAGCAAATTCATTTTGATAGCAGTCAATATAATCCTGAATGTAAGAATCATATTTACTAGAATCTCCATGAGGTTCTACCCACTCTACATAAAGATCGTAACCAAGGTTATCTATTCCTTCCGTATCCATTAATTCAATTTTCCCAATATTTGATTTCTTCAAATAATCTATAGAGTCTTCATACATGATAGGATAAATCTCACTTGTAAGAACTCTTGTAAAATCATATATATTAGGGTATATCAAAGATATCTGGTCGTAACATGCAATTGGAAAGTGTTTTATATTGTTTTCTGCGTCATATTTCCATATAATTAAATTTTTCAATGGAATTGGATTTAATTCAAAAGGAATTGTAAATATTGGAACTGTTTCATTTCGATTAATATATATTCCGTTTCCTGTAGATTCTGGTTCATTTACAATGAGACATCTAAAGTTCATTGACTTATCATAAATGAAATTCTTAAAATTATCAGACAGTAAGAAATATTCTCCATTTGCATCTGACTGCATTTTTACATTTGTACCTACCATAATGTCAGTTGAGTTACGTTTTACTGTTATATATAAAGTCCAAGAATTGTTCTTTACTAACCGATTATAAGTTTTATGTTTTGTTAAATTGGATATATAGATTTTATTGTCTGTAAATAATTTTGATCTACTCATATACCCAGAATAGAAATCTGATTTCGTATCAAAAAACAGAGACCATGTAGTTCCTTCTGATATAATCTCTTCTAATTGAAATTGGTTCATATTTACGTTATCATCTACTGAAGTAGGAATGAAAATGATAGCATCATCTTCGTTAATAACAATTTTTAAATTGTTGATGAGATATCCGTTAATATAAAAGTATAAATGCTTATTAAATACCGTTGAGTCTTCCATTATATCCATTGAAGAGATTACATTTCCATATCCATATTTAAAAGCAAATTCGCTTTCTGAATAATAAGGAATGATACGTCCACGTAATTGGACACTATATGATCTAGGAGGAACATCATACTTAAAATTAAGATCTTCGTCCAATACAATATCACATGTATGACCATTAATCACTTTATTATTCTGAATTGCTTCTTTTCCTTTTAAGATATCATTATATATTCTATTCTGAATTGCAGCAAATTTTCCGGTTATTAATTCATCATCATATAGATTATTTAGAAAATACGTTTCATAATCATTCTTTTTAACCAAGTTTATCACCGACCTTTCAGTTAATCTTGTTTATATTAAGGTTTCTACAAAAACAAAAACCATTCTATAATGATATATTCTTTTCTTGGAAAGGAGGAAATAAAATGGGATTTTACACGCCTTATCATTATTTAACTATGGAAGGTAATGAAAAAGAAAATTCCCCTGCACTAGAGTCATATAAAACAATGAAAATGACTTGGGAAAAAGCAGAACGAATCAGTAGAGAATATACCGATAGAATAGAAACGACTGAAAGTCTCAGAAAAGTTATCATTATAGAAAGAGAATATATGGAAAAGTTAAATGAATTCTATGAAATGATTGAAAATGATAATTTTAATTTTAAAGACAAGTTAGTTCGCCGGTATATCCCTACTATGATAATTATTATAGGAGCTACAGCAGCAGTGCTTAATATTGCATCTATGGGAACAGTAGCCGCTTCAATAGCTACTTCATCTAGTGCTCCAATTGGCACAATTATTGGTGTTGGTGGAACTGGTCTTGGGATTGGGTTAAAAACAAAATTTGCAAAAACTAAGAATTTTAAGCAAGAATGTTTAGACTCAATTGATCAAATGAAAGACGCATTAAAAACAGATATCAATATAAACAATATTTTGATAAACGCAGGAATTTCCACTAGAGCAGAAGCAAAAACATGCACTATTTCAGTGGATAATGAGACTAACAAGTTGACAATTTACAAAAAGTACACAGAATAAAAATATGGAGGGATGAAGAAAGATGTATGTATTTTTTGACACAGAATTTACAGGACTACATAAGGACACTACCTTAGTAAGTATTGGTCTTGTATCAGCAGATGGAAGAACATTCTACGCGGAATGCAATGATTTTGACAGGTCACAAACAGATGAGTGGTTTAAGGAAAATGTATATGAAAATCTTTATTTCAAGAATATACTAGATACGAGTTTCGGCAATCAACGACAAACTATAGAACATGACAGTATTGCAGATGTTGCGATTCTCTGCTCAAAAGATCAGTTAAAAAAATATCTTAGCGACTGGTTTAAGCAATTTGATTCAGTTACATTGGTAAGTGATGTTTGCCATTATGATATGGTACTACTCGTTGATATTTTCGGAACAGCGTTTGATCTTCCAGAGAATGTTTCACCATGTTGTCATGATATTAATCAGGATATGGCAGCCATTGACCATTCTAACGAAAAAGAAGTATTTGATTGGTCTAGAGAAGCTCAAGTTGTTCATTATTTGATCATGATGAATGAAATGGGATTAGATCGCGATCTTGTTGTAAAAAAGACAGAAATTCCAGACGCTCTTTCCACTAAGAAACATAATGCACTTTATGATGCATATGTCATTAGAGAATTATTCGAATTTATGCAAATGATTAAAGCTGCTAAAGGTAGCTGGGAATAATAAAATGAAGGATAGACTTTTTATGGTCTATCCTTCATATTTTTTCTAAATTTATTTAAATCTTTTTCTGATTTAATGTAATCTCTTAAAGTCTTAAATGAACGAGTCGATCTTCTCATAAATGATTTCATCATGGATGTATTCTTGATAATCAATGGGTATCTTAATGCTACATCTATTTCTAAATCATAGAAAATCTGCACTCCTTCCATAATAACTTTATCATTTGGGCATTCTTTTTCACAATATTCCAATAACCATTTGATTGAATCGTTCATAATTTTTGATAAATTGGGACCTTCTATAGACAATCCGTTCATCCCATTCGCATAAACTAGTTTTCCGAGATCAGATTTAGTAAAGAACTCTCTCATTATTGGATCTATATCATCAATCGTATATCCAGTACCATTAAAACAATTCCAATTTTCAATCATATCAAGTTCTAAGTTATGAACACAGGCATTATTATTTGTCATTTCTTCAGCAAGTGTTGATTTCCCAGAACGAGACAAGCCAGTAATTAAGAGTATATTAGATTCACCAGATTCCCATTTATCTAATCCGTAAATAGTATCTTTTTTGGAGAAGATATATCCTTCATTTCCAATGTCTATAAGTGAAATATCGTTACAATAACATTGAAAATTATCTAAAGTGTAATTCATATGATTTTACCTCCTTTAGATAAATGTTCATTTTCTATTGATATAGGAACTTTTCTTTAAAATAAAAATAGATAAGGAGGTTATTAATATGAATTATGCACAGGTAAAGACGTATGATATAGCAAATGGACCAGGAGTAAGAGTATCCTTATTTGTATCTGGTTGTACTTTACATTGTAAAGGATGCTTTAATAAAGAAACATGGGATCCTAATTATGGATGTTCATTTACATCTGAAACTGCAAATGAAATTTTTCATGAACTTGAGAAACCCTACATAACAGGATTAACAATACTTGGAGGGGAACCTTTAGATTTTGATCATCCTGGGTATCTCGAATATTTAGCACATACTTCAAAATATTCATTTCCAGAAAAAAATATTTGGTTATACACGGGTCATACATTAGAAGAAATTTTAGAAAAAAAAGATGAGCAAATCCTTTTATTATTAAATGATATTGACGTCTTGGTAGATGGACCTTTTGTAGAGGAATTAAAAGACCCATCATTAAAGTTCAGAGGTTCAAAAAATCAAAGGCTAATTGATTTGAAATATACGTTAAAAAAATGGAAACTTACTGGAGTTTTAGATATAAAGTTGCTAGACGATGAGGCTATTCCAAATATAAAGGATAATCTTCATGCTAGATGCGCATGTAGAATGCCGACAATGTGTGGAAAGGTCGTTGTTGGAGATTCTAATAAAGAGGAGTCTCCGAAATCAGAGTCGAATGAACAATCAGAATCTGATTTAGAAATACCTAAAAATCCATTTGATAAAGAATAACTAGTTTTATAAAGGAGGACATTTCAGTGTCCTCTTTTTTTATGCTGAAAACCCTTATATAATATCATATATTGGAAGGTGATGAAATGGCGAAAGGTTTAACTTTGGAAGAAAAGAAGGAACTCCTTTCTATAAAACAAGAAGATCTAACCATAACGTTGATGTCAAACTTATTTGGGAAAACGGCAAAAAAGGTTGACGGAAAATGGCAAATCCAAAACCCAAAGTTTGATACAAAATCTCCGGTACACTTGGAAGCCGGTGAATATATAAACATTGAAGCTGTCGATACAACAGTAGGAAGCATTCTATTCAATAAAATTATGGTAGAAGGGATGTTAGAACCAATAATCCCAAATCATTTTTACAATGAAGTAGTTAATAAAAAAGGTTTTAAGAAATTAGTTGCTTTGCTTTCAGAAGGACTTATGACACAAAAGATTCCAGTAGAGCCAACTCTTATCAAATGGCTGAAACAATACGAATTCTATGGAATGAAAGCAGTTACCATATTTAGTCCTTCTTACACGAGGGGATTACTACAGGAAAATATTTCTATTACAAAGGAAAAGAATAAACTCCTTAAGGAAAGAACAATTGAAACACCTACTGATATGACAGATATAGAAGATACCCTAGTTGCAAAATCACATGAATTATTAAAGAAAGACCCGGGTATTACTCTTTTTGATTCTGGTGGTAGAGGTTCTTTTGAAAACGACTATAAAAATATGAATCTTATGTTAGGACCAATTGCAAAACCAGGGACTGACGGAGAGTTTGATATGGTAACTTCGAATTATATTGAGGGTCTTAAAAAAGAAGACCTTGTAGCTGCAGGAAATATGGTGGTTAATGCGGCTCATCCGAAAGCAATCGGAACGCAAGTATCGGGATATCAAACAAAGCAATATTATGCTGCATACCAAGCAATTCAGAATGATGAAAAAGGGTCTGATTGTGGATCAAAAAAAGGTCTTACTATCTTTTTAACGGAAGACAATATATCAGATTATTACTTCCAGTATATAATTAAACAGAATGGGACAACTGAAATGCTATCTCCAGATAACAGAGATAAATATATTAATAAGAAGGTGAAAATACGATCCCCCATGTTTTGCAAATATGATAAGATATGTAATAAATGTGCAGGAGATCGATTCTATATTATGGGTATTAAAAATTCTGGATTAACTGCTGGAAGGGTATCAAATACTTTTCTAAATGCATCTATGAAGAATTTTCATGTTGCTAAAGTTAATTTTGATGAAGTAGATATCAATAATTTATTAATATAAAGGAGGGATAATAAAATGGATATCTCTACATTTTATGATAATTCTATAGCTTTTGAAGAAACAATGGGTCCTGATATAAATACTGTGTCACCAGGATCAGCCATTGCAAATAAAGTATTAACACAATTAAAAGTTTTCGTAAATTGGCTATTAGGTCTTGTACTAAAATTTATTGGGTCTCTAAAGGCAATCTGGAGAATGTTTTCCAATCAAATTGCTAAAATAAGAGGAGGCAAGTTTGCGGTCGATGAATTTGGGTATATGAACTATATCCTAGAGGCAAGACCAATTATTGATGATTACTTTATGACAGTCGATCATTTGAACAAAATTGATCATCAGATTAACAAAGGATTATCTTTTGAAGATAAGGCTATGAATTATGTTGGAGACGGGGTAAAAGGATCTCTTAAAATTCAAAGTAAGAAAAATACAAAAAGAGATAATTTGGAAGCGTTTACGAACTTTATGATACAGGCGGATCGACAAAAAAGTAAATTAACTGCTCTTTTAGAAGAAGCACATCGAGATATACCTACAGAACATCCAAAAAGTTATTCTGTAGATGTTTTACAAAAGGAAGTAAAGAGAGAATTTGATACTCGATTAGAGGGAATGCAACGATTAAAGTATAATCTTGAAGTTGTTAAAAAGACTTATCAGGAGAATAATAACTTTATAAAAAGACATTTTGGTAAGTTATCTCAACATATTAAGAGAAATAATCAGTTGTTAAATCATTGTGCTTCCCTCATAAATCTTACAGAGCAATTCAAAGCATTACAAGTAAAATTAATCAATCAGATAAATGAAGTTGATATTGATTTGAATGATCAAAATGTGAGTATTACAAAAGAGGCATATGCGGATTACTGTGATGCTATGGATGCTGCTATGGAAAAGGGATTTTTCATGAACTTGAAAGAAAATAGAAAAGCGAATAAAGCTTATAAAATGAAAGATAGACATGATAAAGAACTCGAATATATTGAAAAAATGGATTTACAGTCACTATCTGAATATGGTTATTGTATAATTGGAAATGAGAAACCTTCTCGACATATAACAAAAGAAGAAAGAGAAGAAATTATTTCTAAAATGAATTTAACTTCCGGAAATTACATTGCACTTACAGCAAAGAAGTTTTTAGAAATTATACCAAGAAATGCAGATGGTGTAACTTATTGGTGGGTAAATTCTGAAAATAAACTTGTCAGCAAGTATATCTCAGGGAAACAATTACGAGATGCTTATAAAAAAATAATTTCTACGTATGAGTAGAAATAAGATGGATGGATATGTAACCAATATCCATCCATCTAAATACTTCATATGTTAATTTAAATCTCTACACTCAAAGCAGATTAATTTTTTTATATAGAAAATCTTTTCTTTCTCAGGACCCATTTCTGACTCTCCCAGATATCTCCCTACTATATTTAAAAAACCCGCACCACTCTCCAGTAACATTTCCAATCTTCTTGCATATAAATTTCGCTCAGTATCAACCCTAATGGTACATTCTGTTAAATCAATATCAAAATCTGTCAAAAATCCAACGATATAAACTGGATTAATAAGTGCAAATTCTCTTATATGAAATCCGTCTGTTGGTAAATAGCCTGTCGTTACCGGTATTCCATTGTACATACTTTGTAATGATGTTATGCGCTCTTGATATGCCTTAAGAAATGAATCCCTATCAAACAAAACTCCGTTTTGATTTGGTTCATCGAAATGATGCTTAAAAGGTAACTTAAATTCTTTTATTCCCATATTTCCACTTATTAATACTTTTGCCATTAGAAATCACCTGCTTTCTTTTTTATTCAAACATAGTTCCGATTTTTCTAACTCTATACAAGTGCGGAATAATCGCATCTGTATAATCGGATACTTTCCCACATATTTGCCAAATATTGTTGTAACCGTTTGTATCTCTTAAAATAAACATATTTTCATCATTATTTATTGGATAAGTAACGGAAGTATGTTCTCTTGCGTTAAATTTTCCTACAAAGAAATGGGTAGTAATTGCTTTGGCAATATCCTCTGCCGTTTCCTTTCCATCCTTATTACAATAGATCATTACATTTTCAATATGGATTTTATCATATACTAAATATCTCATTTATTATTCCTCCTCTTTTTATTTAAAAATATTAACATGATTTAAAGTGACTTAACTTGAGATGACTAATATAGTTATTCTTTTTATTGTCTTCATATATATCTCCATACCAGTCACCATCGGAATCTCCATCAATTGATGTAATATCAAGATAATATGTTTTTCCAATCTCGATGGTATTCAGTGACGATACAGATCTCTGACTTATACACTCTACTTTTTTCATTTTCATTTAGAAATCCTCCTTATTTTCTTCTATAATTAGGTACTGATTATTTTGATATTTTATATTCTTCGTTTCTCTCCTTTCAAAAAAATAATATATAAGCGTAAATTAATAAATTTGATTCGTGTATTGTTTTAATATAATAAAGGAAAGGAGGAATAAGTATGACTAGAAAAGAAATTGTAAGTCGTATTAGAGATATTGATAGCACAACTGATGAAATTAGTAGAAGTTTAAAAAACGTGGAGCTTGAAATTCGCTTATTACAATCAGAATATAGAAGCAAACCACGAGATGCTCGTTATTTTGAAAGATTTTATTCTTTAATGAAAGATAAGAGAGAATTACAAAAAATGCTTTAAAAAATTAAAAAAAATAGGATACATAACCGGGATGGAAGATACTTTCTATCTCGGTTATATTTAAAAGCATGAATCATTTTTTTTTCAACTTTTCTATAATAAAAGGAGGATTATAAAATTATGGATAATTACACATTAGAATCATTTATTAACTACTGCGATGATATGATGATTGCAGAAGAAGGAGTATTTGACAATGTATTTCACAAGAAAACTCTTGCACAAGTGAAACAGAAGCTGAAGGAGGGAGAAACTAAATTTACATGTGAATTGGATTTGAACGGTGAAACGATTCCATGTAATGTAGATGTTTCTAGATTTACTGGTAAGATATTCCCTGTAATGACTATATTAAATAGTATAAGATACTTGCTTAATAGTGGAAGATATATTAAACGTGCAATCAACTATAAATACTTTGATAAAACGGGAATGCCATGGTCAAAAAAAGGTGATCGAGTAAAAGATATGAAATATCAGTGGAAGTCAATCGACTTAGTATGTGAGAGAAGAAATGAACTTGTTGTTGATGGAACTCTATATATCGAAAATATAGGTAAAACGATTAATTATTCCGAAATAAAATCTTTGGTTGATAAATTTATTGCAGACGATGAAAAAGCAGCAGCAAATGCTCAAGGTTTTGCTGCTGGATATGCAGCCGGAAGTATGTAATACCAGTATATAGCTATATAAGATAGACAGATGATTTCGCATCTGTCTATCTTATCGTTTTTATAAATTGTTAAATTGGTAGAAAGCAGCAGCTTCATCTTTCAATGGAACTGCTTCCATGTTAACTTTTCCGTTAATTCTACTGATATACAAATTGTATCTTGGATTTAGACATTTGGAGAATTCTTTATTAAAATATTCTCCAATAACTCTGAATATATTAAACAAATCCCCGTCGAAGTCTGCATTGGTAGCAACTAAGATATTGCTCGGAATTGTAAGTGTTTTATCCTTGATATCATTCTTAATGTGCACTACTCGCATCATAAGGAAACTGCCATAATTGATGCAGGGATTTCTACAGATCAAAACATTCATGTATTTTTTACATTTTGGATCTGTTACCATATACTCCATAATGTTATAGAATGCTTTGTCAAAACAAACAGTTGCTCGTTTCCATGCATAGGATGCTTCTACCATGGTACATTCATAAACTTTCTGGTATAAATTGATAATTTCGCTTCTATATAGTTCCATACATGTAGAATATGGAAGTTCTACTTCATCTGCCCTCAAATATCCGGAACTTGGAACGATAATATTTCTTGCGGAATAATTATATCTGCCCCCTACGACTTTTGACATAATTATTCCTGATTTTTTCATAAGACTCTTGTAAATATCGTCAAAGATATCTCTTATCTCTTTTTGCATAGAGAATAATTGCATATTGATTGTATTCATTTTATCCATGATTTCATCTTTATCAATTCCATTGATGAAATTAGACATTCGAATCAAACTTTTATAACATGTATTTATTTTCAATTTGAATAATTTACTTCCTTTTTCACCCGGAAGTTCCGTTCTAAGTAATGCAGTATATACTGGTATACATGATGTAAATATATTAAATAAGTCATCTTTTAATTCTTTAAATGCTTTCGCCTTTGCCTTCGTGCGTTTCTTCTCATAATATTCCAAAACTTCTAATAAGTTATTTGGATTTGACAACCATTTCATTCCTTTATGAATGAAGGGATGTTTCTTTAACTGAAGTAACTCCTTATCTGTAAATTTAATGTTCCCTTCCTCATCATAAGTAACTTCTAATATTTTATCTAAAACCATTTCATCATCTTGAGCGCCTAATGTAGCTAATAATTTCTGGTCATATATTGGGGAAATAACTTTAAATTCATCTAAGATGATCCAACCAGTTCTTGTCATATCTATATCATGATATGTTACATAGGTTTCGCATTTTTCACAGAATTTATTTTTATACATTTTCCCGATATACTTTTTACATTTACATGACCATCTTTCTGCGAATGCGTTATCATCTCCAAAATCTGTGCCAAAGAACTCAGATTGCAATCCATCCCAAACTTTTTCTGTTTTCTTAGAAAATTTATCGGCTTTTTTCTGGAAAGAATCCACACTTTGTAGTCGAATTCCTCTTCCAGTAGTGATATCTATAGTACACTCAAGATCCAAATTTAGTTTTTCGACTTGAACATGTTCTACGGTTGTACCAAACATTTATTTGTCACCCTCATTCCAACTTTTATTTTCTAATTCATAACCATCTTTAATTATTATATTAATACATGTTTCATCAATATGTTGACCAACACTTGTTCTTGCTGAAAGTAATAAGCTTTCGAGTTTCTCTCGATTTGCCATAAGTTTCCGATATCGTTGCATAATCTTTATTGCAGTAGCTTTATCTATTACATAATTATGATTTGTTCTTTTAGCATCTTTTGATAAATAAGTGGTGCCATTATAAGTAAATCCATCTCTGGAAACGCCAATTTCTAAGAGATCTTTACCTGCTCTGCTTCCTTCCAAAATTGGAATATACATGCAGATTCCGCTATAACAATCATCAGATTTATGACTCTTGAAATTCATGTTAAGAATAACCTCTGATATAGGTTCCATTAACTCAGCAAAACTCTTTTCATGATCCCAATACTTTGACTCAAATACATGATCAAACTTTTTATAAGGTCTTTGTGCAAATGGGTTTCTACATATTTGCATTGGGTTAATAATGGGAACTTTGTTATTGATATCATATTCTTCTGTTATAGGACAGAACCAAATTCCCATTGCCAAGTAAGAATATGAACCATCTTCATTTTTCTTTAAATCATTAAAATTTGTTTCTGTCTTGTCACAATAATCATGAATTATTTCATCCATTGAGTTTCCTTCAACGATACAAACATTACTAAAGAAACCTCTCCCTTCATATTCCTGTAAACCATAATTGTTTAACCATGCTAAAAATTTGCGTTTTTCTTCACTCATTTTAAAAACTCCTTTCTGTTTTTTGTTATATTATTTTTCCTTAGGAAATACGAATTTATTTCCTAATGCAAGATAAAAATATGAAGTTATTTAAAAAGTTAAATTTTAAGGTTATTCAAAAATAATGATTATATATTCTTTTAATGTGGGTCAAAAGAAAAGTATGACAAAAAAACAAAAAGAAAAAGGAGGACTTATCATGAAGAAAATGAAAGTTTGTATTAAATTTAAGGAAGGTTTATTAGGCTCTTGCCCGGCAGATCCGGAGATTTATACTAGATTTATTGGGTCAAAGGCCGAAAACACTTCAAAGATGATGGAAGAGGTTGCTGCATTGGGAAACGAAGTAGAAAGTGAGGAAAAAGTCGACCCTTCCATCACGGTTTTCTCAAAAGGAACAGTAAAAGAATTCCGGAAGTTGTATCCTGATCTTGAATGGCTTAAGAGCCTTGATGAAGATAAGGAAATCCCCTTTATATGGGATTACCAGATCAAAGGTTTCTTCAAAAATGCTGCGAAAGCATTTTACCAAGTGGGCGGGGAGTCGAAAATCTCTGGATTTAAAACAAAAGTTGACAATCTGGTGTTTGTGATGGAGAGAAAAATTCCGTTACATTTGCCGGATAATCAAGGAATAATATATTGTCAGCGTCCACTTCGCGCATCAACAGCGAAAGGTGAAAGAATTGCGCTTGCATGTAGCGAAGAAGTTCCAGCAGAAACAACTGCAGAATTTACAATTGAGGTTCTTCAGGATGCCTTAATGAAGAGGGTCATTGAGTGGATGAATTATGGAGCTTTGAATGGGCTTGGACAATGGCATAATTCCGGAAAAGGTCGGTTTACCTGGACGGACATTTCTGATACAGATCCGACAATAGCTGCTATGGAAGAAGAAAAGAAAAAGTCCAAGGGAAGGGGAAGAAAAAAGAAAGAAGATAAAGAAGAGGCTGAAGCTTAATTATCCTATGTAAAAATGAATAAAAAGAAACGTGCGTGGTTTAAATTTTGCGCACGTTTCTTTTTTTATCTGGGAAATAATGGTATATTATTTTTATGTGAATAATATAATAGGGAAAGGAGAATGGTAATGAAAATTTATAGACATTTTGGGAGTTCACATTTTGACCCAGATAAGTTTGATCCAATTAAAAATGATATCAGATTTTCAAAACCGGAAGAAGGAGGACTTTGGGCAGTTGATCTGGAGCATTATACCGACTGGGTAAATTACGTAAGTAGAGAGTTAGTTAGTACAGAATTAGTTAATAAACTAAATACTTGGTTTGACTTCACTCTTAAAGACGATGCTAATGTGTTAGAACTTCGAGAAGAAAGAGACTTTGAAGGTCTTCCTTTGTTAGGAAAAAGAGAAGGTGTCGGTGCTATAAGAACCGAATATTTTCTTGATTTTGAAGAGCTGTTAAGAAATGGAGTAGATGCTGTAGAAGCATTTATTCCTGGTGGTGCTGGACCAATGTACTACCACTTATATTCTTGGGATGTGAGTTCTATATTGATTTTAAATCCAAAAATATTGAAAGAACCACCATTAAAAAATGTAAATCATTTTATGTATTCCGATAATATCAAGGAAGCAACTTCCGACAATCCCAAATCGGGAAATCCAGAATTACCACATATTCATGAGTAATTCGTTTTATACGAAATATAATAAGAAAGGAGATGATATCGTGGATTCTGTGGAAAATATAAGAAGAATAAAAATATATGATACAAATTTGTATTCAATTATTAGAAACATTGAGGAATATCAGATAAAAGAATCTGATATAAATGACCACTGTTTAAATTGCCATATGAATCCGACACTAAAGAAAATCACAGAGAAACAAGTAAGATCATTTTTTAATAAAGATTTAGAAACGAAAGATATTGCAAAAATGGCGAATGATGCAAAAAATAATTATTCAAAAAGCTTGGCATTTCAATATGTAAATTCTTTTTCTATTAAACCACCGAAGAAGCCGATAGGAAGAATTGATTATAACGTACAGTATCCAATTGGAATTACTTATATTTCATCTAGTAATAAACAACTACTTGGATGGGTTGAATGTAATTGCATAAGAGTTTCATTTGGTTTTGAGAAAGATGAGATCTTTTTTATGAATGCTTTCCCAATTCCATATATAAAATTTAACGAATTAAGCGAGTCCGAAGTTATGGGCTTATATCTTGAAAATTATACAAATAAAGAGGAGGAGAAAAAAGTAGTATGAGAGAATTTTTTGAGATTGACCATCCGTATATGAAGATAGGTACTGCCTATCTTCATTGCAATTTATCACCTCGCCATATAACTATGGCTATTTTATCTTCTGGAAAAGGACCATTTGCAGATATTGCGGTTTTTAATAATCAAATGCTGATAAATATTAGTGGTAGAGATGATGATGACCTACCTTATTATGGTATTCCAATGTTATATCCATCTATATTAGATAAAGCAAGAGAATATGAAAGTTTTATTAATAATCCACTTTCTTGGATTCATGAAGGTTGTAAGAAAGGAGCTGCCGGATTAATTACAGAAGATTTCTTGTGTGGAAATCTTTTACCAATAAAAGGAGTCAATAAAATGTTATTACCAGCAGAAATTAGAAAGAAGAAAGATAATATTTATTCATATTTAATCAATATATACAAGCGTTGAAAGGAGATAAATTAAACAATGAAAAAAGAAATAAAAGAGACGGCATCTTTATTACAAACTCCCGTATCTCATATCTTAAAAGATGTTGTGAATGAAATAAAAGCACGAAATATAATTACAATCGAAATTACAGGAATGACATTGGGAGTAATAGGAGCACTGTTTCTTATGTTGGATGCAGATGGGAGAATAGAATTACTGAAGAGAACAGATTTACGAAATCCAGTGTTATCAGAAATTTTAATTGAACTAAAGAGAACTAAAAAACTAACTAGGAAAACATTTCAAGATATCCTGAAACATGCCACCTATTTAGTGGAAGATACAAAATTTATTTATCCATTAGATAAATGGACATTTTTATATGTTTATAAAAAAGTCGTTCATTATAATGAGCACTCTGACCATACACTTTATATCAATTTTTTCGGAAAGAATAAATATCGCCATTTTGTTAGATATAATAAACTACGAAAATTCGTTTATAATAATATAAATGATAAATACATTATTGATGAAAATGATATTATTAGTATATCTTCATATGGAAAATTGAACCGTGATCCAAAATCATTTTTTATTACTGATGATATTAAAGATCAGGTATTTAATTATTTAACAAACGCTATTAAATTATCGGAAAAGATGGCAATGAGCGGTGGTTCCATTTCTCCCGGAATTATATTATATGGAGAGCCAGGAACCGGAAAATCTTCATTTGTCGATATAATAGCAAGCAAATTCGGTTGCACAATTGAATATATAAATCCTATGTCAATCAAGAAAAACATGAGAACCATAATTTCTGAATGTCGCGATGAAGATACCATAAAAATGTTTGTCTTTGAAGATATTGATATTTTGTTTGGAAAACGGGATGATTCTGACATAAAGGGTAGTAAAGAACTAAAAGAAAATTTTCATTATTTACTTCAGTTGCTGGATGGATATCTATCTTCTAGTAATATTATTAAAATTGCTACAACAAATCATATTGAGAAACTCGATCCTGCATTGACGAGATCTGGTAGGTTTGATTTATTAATAGAGATGAAAGGATTAGATAGAAATCTTGCTGAAAAGATGTGTGATAACTTTAACGTTGGATATGATATTTTAGATGATGTTAAATTTCCAGTTAATCCATCATATCTACAAGGTAAAATTATATCAAAATATCATGCATTTTATAATAATCCAGAAAAAGAAAACAACATAGAAAATCCGGAAAATACGTAAAATACCTTATATATTCTTTTAGTGATAATAACAAAAGAACACATAGGTGGAGATAGTATCAAGAGCCTGGAGGTAATTATGTTAAATAAGAAAATTATTGAAGCAATCGCAACAACAATGATCGGTGTTTATGGACCAGTTATGATTCAGAAGATTTCCAAAGCTATCGAATCAGATAGGGCGGCTTATCAGCGGTATCAGGACCAGAAAACAAAAGACTTGGTTCGTGAGGCGTTAATCGAATTTAAGAAAGAGGAGGAGATTGAGAGACGCCGAATCAATGCACGCAAACGTTCTGAAAAAGCACGGAGACGTTATGAAGCAAAAGCCCGGGAATTGGCAGAGCAGCGCGCAAAGATGAAGGCTGGGCTGGATGCAAGAATTGATACAGAAGTTGCAGAAGCTGATAAGAAAAACGACGATGGTGAGCACGGGCAGTATTAAACGCTCACCATACATAAAGAAGGTCACCCCATATAAAGGGTGACCTCTTTTTTTATATTTTTTGTAGATATGACTCGTAAAGATCCACAAATTTTCGTAACATTTTTTTATCTTTAATTTCTTTTCCGTTAATTTTCTGATTTGTTAATCTAATCTGTTTCTCTAAATATTCTCTGAATTTATCGAAATCCTCTTCAGTTTCGCATTGTTTATATTTTTTCTCTACTGCTATCTTCATTGCAAGATATTGATTTCGCAATCCAATAGGAGTTTTGGTCGACTTAGCAAGAAATTTTACCTGCTGTTTTTGTATTGGATTTAGATCTTTTGGATACTTCTTAGCCTTAGTAGCTTCTTCTGCAATCATCATATCATCGCAATATGAAATAAAATCATTCATCTGATTCATATATCATAACACCTTTCTTTAATTAATAGATGCCATTAGTTTATTAACTTCCCTTTTATTTGTCTGGAATATTTTATCAAATGATTTATCCTTCACCATTTTTGTTTTATGAAATGCTGAGAATATAACATAGATAAAATAGGGATATGCGCATAATGATAACAATGCATTAGAACTATACGCCTGTACAAATTTACTCATATAGAAATTAACATTCAAAGAATTAGAAATATTCGCAACCCTAATTCCTTTTATATTCGTAATCTCATTATTAAATAGCATCTTTAAGAAAGGAATAATCCCTTCATAAATAGATTCTGTCATTTCCTTTGTTTCCAATTGTTGCTCCATGAACAGAATGGCATCATTCTTTTTCCCAATGTATTTCATAGCAATTGATTCTGCTTGTCTTTCATCTGTTTCAATATAATAACGTAAGAAAAACTTTATTGCAAAATACATAAACGGGATTCTCTGATTCAATCCTACTGCATCAATAATTGGTTTTACTAACATTTCTGCCCAAATAATTGAAGAATTATACATTTCTTCTGGTGTAAGAACTACATTATCTCCATATATATCCAATGCTAAATAAGCGCAATGAATGATGCCATAAATTTTATAAAGATTATCTCCTATACTATATTCAACATCATCATCCAATGATTTTGTTAATATGACGGTACTTGCTAAATTTACAGCAACTTTTCTAATCCCAGATTGTTGATATACAAAGAAAGGTAATGCATCACTAATACGCTTTTCTGGAGCAGTTGTAAATAATACAAGCCTCCCCGTTTCAATTGCTTTCAACATCTCCAAATTATTGGGAGTTCTTTGTTTATCAACAATTTTCTTCTTAATTTCGTCGTGTAATACTTTGTTTAAAATAACCGTGCTTGGTTCTGCTCCTGTAAGAACTTTATTGATTTTTCCACGCATGGAATTATCTCCATCAATCTCAGATGAAAACAAATCTGAATTTTTTAATGTTCTCATATTTGTTTCTATCTCCTTTCTGTTTTATTATTTATTAGTTCTTCTTGTATCATATTCCGTATATTTTTAGTGAAAAAATAAGGCGTTTTACCCGAATATAAAACACTATATTAATTATATATACATAAGAAAGGAGGATGTGAAATTATGAATAACATCTTAATAAACGCAGAGCTTCTCATGGAAATATTGGATGCTATAGATCCAGTGTTCCGGGAGGGGTATGAAGAAAACCTTGAAAGGATGGTCGGAGAAGCGATGTCTTCTGAAGTTACAAAAGAGCTCCTGGATGACTTGTTGTCTTCAAGCGTAACAGAAGAGTACATAGTGGCTTATATCAACAAAAACGTTGACAGCCACGTTACTCGGGCAAGGAGGATTGTTGCAGAAGCGATGATCCTTAATAGAGCACAGGGTATTTTGGATTATCTGAACAAGTAATTCCGGAATACTTAAGGGGTTGTGATATAAAAGCAACCCCTCTTTTTTTGAAAGAAAAGAGGTGAAATAATGGAAACTACATTAGACGATATAATGAAATTTCATTCAAAATGTAATAAAATGAAATATCTATTAGTAAAAAACGGACGTCCTATTTATGATGACCAAATATCGGGTTCTGATTATTTTAATTATTATAAGGGTTTATCTCCACAGGAGTTTGAAAAATATGGTGGTGGAGTATGTTGGGATTATGTCGTATACCAAGCCACTTATTTTAGAAAACATTTTAGTGATGTTCCGTTTGAAACATTCTTTTTTTGTCTTATTGACGAAGATGGCGATCTGCCATCTCATACAGTATTACTATTTTATTTAGATGGATATGCGTATTGGTTTGAATCAGCATGGAAATCTGAAGCAAAACTCAGACAATTCAAATCAAGAGATGATGCATTAAACCGAATACTTAATCTCTTACTAGAGAATCCGGAAAGTGCCGATAGAACAAAATCTAAGATATTGGGTCATGCAGTAAAACAATACAATCCTTTTGATAGAGAACTTATTGGACTTGGTTGTGGACAATACTATGAGTATATGAATAAGCAAACAGATGCCCAATTTAAAAGAAATAAAAAAGCAAAAGAAATTGCAATAATTTATGATTCTAATATATATGAGAGCTTCATTAATTATTGTAATATGATGGTGATAAGATAGAGTGAATCCAAGTGGATTCACTCTATCTTATATTATTATTACGGACCAGTCGGTGCATCTGAACCGCCTGCAGCTCCTGCAAGTAACGGACTATCTTTACGATAAAGATTATCCGGGGAGAACAATTCACGTCCTTCAATCGTCATCTTACCCTGTACAGGAAGAACCTCGAATGTCAATGTACGATGTGTACACATAATGTTCGGAGTCAACGTATAGAGAGGATTGCGATAATTCCGGTCAATGATACAATTATATTTATAATGCTTGAATGTAACAAGCTCTGTTGTTGTAGGAATTAATACGAACTTCAATCCTTTTTCCGGCTTCATATAGCGTGTTGTAATAACGTGAACACGATCCTGAGCGGTAGTAAGAATACCGAAGTTGTAAGAAATCTTCATACCAGAAATCTGAGTTTCATCTGTGAATACCCAATTAATTCCGTCCTGTAAGAATCTTACAATAGATGGATGTGCTACTACAGTGAGAACTGCCTTATCAGTCTTAAGTTTATCCTTAAGACCCTCGATAATACGTTCAAAGTACTCACGAGCATCTCTCATCCATGTTGTAATATTTCCACCACCATACTGCTCATATGGCAATGCATTGAAACCACCTGTAACAGTAAGCTTCTCATAACCATGAGGTCCAATACCTGCTTTCTCCTGTGCTTCATAGGATTCATCCAGGAAAGTACGACACTCAAAGTCTTCAAAATCTGCCAAAGTACGACCCATTACATCTACATTATCCGCAATAATGTCAATCTTCTGCAATGCAAGTGCATCAGCAGCATCTTCAACAGTAATTGCAGCATTCAGACGCGGACCGGATTCTGGCATTACGTGCTGGATCTGTTCTACCCTACGAACTACGTCGAGAGAACGATTGTTCCAGCGGTTTGCTGTCTTTCCGCATAAAACGACTTTTGTTATTTTGTCGTTTTCGCTCATAATAATAACTTTACCAGTCTTGAAGTCAACATTACCAATGATGCGATCCTCAATGGTCTCCTTTACAGTAACACCATCAGCATCCAGAACATCATACTTTACTTCACCCTTTGTAAGGTTGTGTGTTGTAATATCTACCTTGACGTTACACGGGATTTCATGCTCTGTACCTTCAGAGTCACTCACATATACTCGTGAGATATGAAAATCAGCAGTCAACTCTGCTGTAACGTCTCCAGTAACAATTCCCGGAATATATTTTGGATCAAGGATGCAAACTGCAGGCTTAAAATCTGTAATCGGGAATGGCTCATCAGAAATAGAAAGACCGGTAGACTCATTTATCAGTTTCGCCATGATTTCATCATCATAGTTTACTTCCGGAATTGGATACTCTGTCCCATCAAGAGTCTTCAAATAACGCTTTTCGAATGCAAGATTGATAACTGGACTCTGAGGAACCTCTGTCATCAATACATCCTTAAAGATACAACTAATCCACTGCTTCTTTAAGAAAAATGGATTATAAGCAACAATGGGAGCATAACCCAACATTGCCGACTCCTTTACAATATCCTTCATAGAATTATCGATAAGCTGATGAACGCGCTCTCCATAGTTGTTATAGAAAGCCTCATTTGCCACCGATTCATTTGTAAAGATCGGACTTGTTGTCAAAGACTCACATACGTTATTAATGAACTCTTCTTTCGATTCAGGACTAGAGATGATCTGCATCAAATCGGTTACAAGATTAACACCACTGCCCTGATATGATTCGAAGATGTGTTTTACTTCTTCTTTATATCCCAATGAATCATCTACAGAATAATCATTTCCGATAACGTTATTCTTCGGAATAGAATCATAACTCATTGTCATTTTCAGTAAACCTCCTTTTTATATTTTTAATTATATCGTTTTTTCTAATACTAATGCTTTATATACTTGTATTATTTTAAAAAAGAAACATACCCGAAAGTATCATAGAAAATACTTAGTTTTTCTTATCTGATATTTTATTTTTGAAATAAGTTTCAATACGTTTTACTGACAAATCATAAATATTATTCAATCCTATGAATTGTTGCATTAATTCAGTAAGTTCCATTTGTTGAAACTTTTCTGTTAATATTGTATAGACAGTTTCCTTAACTTCATTCAAATTATCTTTCACACTTGTAGTCATATGAATTACTTCAGGAGTAACTTCATTTGGAACATATTGCTTCATAAGTTCAATTGCATTATTCACAATTTCATAGAACTTTTTATATTGTCCCCACAATTTCTGTTTCCTAGATTTTACAAATGGATCTTCTTCTGTAGAACCTTCTGATTCTGAAATATTTTCTTCTGTATCAGCATCTCCTTCATCAGTAATATCGTCGGTATTGTTTTCATTTCCTTCTTCATTATTTTGAGTATCATCATTATCAGTATTGGATTCCGTTTCGTCGTCATCTGCTAAGATATTATCTGTATTTAGAGAAATATCATTATTTTTATCTTTAGCATCCTCTTTATCCTCGCCCGGAATTGGTGGGGGATCACCTGGGTCAGGAACTGCTTCCATTGCTATAGAAGCAAAAAAATTTCCCATTATATTCATAATAAGTCCTCCTTTTCTAAGTGTTCGATGTTCGAGAATTTCCATTCGCATATTATTCTAATGTAGAAAAGGGAAAAGTCACAATTATATGCAAAGGAGGAAATGAAATGAAAGAACTAAAAATTGTGATTAAAGAATGGCTGAAGAGCAAGAAGGCGTGTGTATATTTGGTGGCATACATCATTACATCTGTAATATACATGATTGTAAATGCTTCCATATTGAAAATGTTGTCGAATGCCATTAATGAAGGTATGGTTAATATGATGAAAAATATGATTCTCATTGGAACGGCATGTATTGTTAATACAATACTTGGAAGTTTAGAATCAATGTTTAATCATTATGCAATTCATATCTTTTATACGGAATCCGTAGACAGATATTCAAATAAGATATTGGATGCCGACTATCAGCTTTTCCTTGATGCAAGCTGCTCAAAAATAGTTACTTTGATGGAGCAGATATGGAAGATTTCCAAATCGGGACTCGAAATTGCTAGAGTAATAAACGCAATCGTCAATATTGGTGTGCTGCTATATTTTATATATACATTAGCGCCATCAATGATACTCCCAATAATGGTAATCTATCTAATTGGAGGACTTCTAATAAAGAGAATGTTCAGTCTCGAATTGAAATATGATAACGAAGCTGATATTCTTAAACGAAAGCGAAACCATGAGATATATGAAACAATAAATGGATTCGTAGAAGTCCGTTCATTTTGTACGCAGGAACGTCACAAAAAATCAATAAGTGACACTAATATGCGCACATTTTTCAAGAAGACAATGAGGACAAAAGCAAATGTTGGTTTGTCATTCTTTGTCGAATTTATTGGAGGTTTGGGAACTGTACTTGGATTATGGTTTACATTAACTTCTGTAGAAAATGGGTCATTTCTAATAACAGATGGAATAGTATTGATTACTTACATCTGGAGGTTATCTGACCCACTTACTGATGCAATCGTTATTGCGGGAGATATATCAGAAACTCTTTCATCGATGATTGCATACGGTGAATTAATTAATTATAAGAACCAGACAGTAGATACTGGAAAAATTGAGCTGTCTGAGTTTAATGATTCCATTGAGTTTGACAATGTAGGATTCTCTTACAATGATAGCAACGGAATCCTGAACAACCTTTCTATCAAAATAAAGAAGGGAGAAAAAATTGGTCTCTGCGGAAAATCTGGAGGAGGAAAAACAACTTTATTCAAGCTCCTTCAGAAATTTTATGTTCCAGATAGTGGAACCATCCGTATAGACGGAATAGACTATCTGGATATCAGAGGAGATTCTTTCAGAAGAAAGATAGGAGTTGTTCACCAAGATCCCTACATCTTTAATGGAACTATATATGAGAATGTCAGATATGGAAACCCAGATGCAGGGGAATATGAAGTCATAGAAGCTTGCAAGAAGGCAAATATCTATGACTTCATATTGTCACTGAAAAACCGACTCAACACAGAAGTTGGACCGAAAGGATTAAAATTATCCGGAGGACAGAAACAAAGGATAGCTCTTGCAAGGATGTTTCTAATAAATCCGGAGATAATACTTCTGGATGAAGCAACAAGCGCACTGGATAATGAGTCAGAAACTCTAATCCAGGAAGTTTTGTCTGAATACAACGATAGAACTATCATCACCATTGCACATAGATTGAGTACGATAAAGGACTCAGATAGAATTTATGTGATAGAAAATGGAACGGTTGCTGAGGAAGGAACTCACGAGGAGTTGTTAAAGAAGGGAGGAATATACCAGAGTCTTCATAAATAGTATTATCAAACGGATATTCTACAAAAACATTGTAGAATATCCGTCTTTTTCATGAATTAGAGGCATATATTTTTTTATTATCAAAAATAAGAAAGGAGGTAATGTAATGAACATTACCAATTTAGTCAATATTAAAAAATATCCCGCTGGGAAGAACGGGAATATGTTAGTTTCCCTGGATGAGAAACTGGCAGTAAATGAAAAGTTTTCTGGGCCGAAAGGTGACGAACGCAGCGTCTCAGTAATGATTGCTACAGCGTTTGTCAGAGATAAAGCGACTATCGCTGAAATTCGAGAAAGGGTGGATGATTTCACACCATTTGATCGAATTATTGTCGTGAACAAAAAGTTCATGAGGCTACCCAGCAAGATGCAATTGGCGTTGTTGGAAGAACAAAATGCGAAATTGGAATTGGACTCCGAAGAAGTAGAATCCAATATAGATCGGCAAGTCCATGGCGAAATGGCCGCTATGGAAAAAATCGGAGTCATTCCTACAAAATTGGCAATGAAATCAGCGAGAAAAACTCGAGAGCATAGCGAGGTATGGGCATCCAGAGGCAGACATCGCGCTTACAAACGACAAGAGAGAGCGATTAACAGGCTTGGTAACGACGCAAATGCATTTGCTCAGATACTGAATGATATGGGAGAAATGGAACTGGAGGAAGAAGGGAATGAAGACGTTATTGTAAATCCGACTCCCAACCCAAGCACCAGCAATGCATAGATAATGCATAGATGGTGAAGAAACAGGATAGCATAAAACACTATCCTGTTTCTTTTTTTACATTTTTCTGAGTTCATACTGGTTTGCGAAGTTATCTGTAGCAGTTCCAGTACTTTCAGATATTGTAAATTCCAAATCATCTATGTTAGTAGGAATTGGATAATCTGGAAGAATATTTCCTTTATTATCCTCTACAATTATCTGTTTATCCCCACTTTCATTGTATAAGAGAATAAAATGAGCTCCCATTCCTTCATATTTCAAAAAGATATCTCCATCTTCAACTGTATCAGAAGAGTCATTGCTGAAATATTTCTTCTGGATATATTCATCTTCATCATAATCATATGAATCATTATCAGACATACCAGCCTCTGCAGACCCAGACACATCTGAATAAGAATCAAGGAGATTCTCTCTACCAAGTCCAAATAGACCCTGAATTGTCCTGTTAATTGAAGTTTCATCTCCCTGCTCTTCTTTCTTGGTTTTATCCGCTTTCATCTTTAATTCAATACGATTCTTTTTCATAGCATTCATTTCTTTGATAACTGCCAGTCGTGTGTTATGATAAGTAGCTTTTGTCTCAACCATTTCAGACAATGTCTTATAATTTCGAGTTCTTAAAGCTCTCATATTTGAAATATCTTTCTGAAGTGAGTCAGAGTCATCTGTTAATTCAGATAGTAATTCTTCCAATCGTTTTTCAGAACCGGAAAATTCTTTTTCTATCTCAGATGCTTCTTGAGAAACCTGTGTATCCCTAGCATATTTTCTTCCATATCTTATCAGATTTCGTTTAAGTTCGTCATCTTCTTCATCTAGGAAGTAATTATCAATGTACCCATCAAACTCGTCCACAAGTTGATCTTCTGTGAACTGTTTCATGAGTTCTTCACCTTTTTCAATAACCCTCTCAAATTCATCTTTTTTACTTTTCGGTTTTTTCTGCTCTTTTTTTTCTCGTTTTCTTTCTTTAGTTTCTTCTATAAAAGAATCATAATCTAAAATTTCTGTTTCATTATCCGGATTATTAAAATTAGAAGAATTTGAACTTGCGACGAATTGTGATAAAGTAGCACTTAATTTTTTCGCCATATTTCCAACCATCTCCTTTCTTTTTTATTAACATAATATATTTTTGATTTGGATTATCATAAATGTTCCTTTAACATTGAAAAGAAGAACTAAAATCAACAAAATTTATAAATGAAAGGAGTGATAAAAATGAAGTTTTTACCTCGGGCACTGGATTCTTCAAATCTGATGATATTAAAAACATATTATAATAGTGGAACGAAAGACTTTTCTACCCCTGACGATGTTTTGGATATTGTATATAAGGATTTAGATACTGGAAAAATATATGTAGAATCCATTCCAAACCCAAAAATTGAAATATATATCGTGAAACCAGAGAAAAGAAATTATGAATATTACAAAGTATTTCTTCCGGTAGAAGATTGTGATAGATATCTAGTTTCATATAAATTTCGATATGCAGAAGTAGCGAAAATACTGGGTTGTACAGTAAAAGAGGCTAAATTTTCAAAATATGTATGTCAATTAGACTTAAACATTGAGCATTATTACATGATGCAATTTTACATTGAATATGATAAGAAAGAAACAAAGCCTATCACATTAGGATTCTCCGATATAGAGAATGACATCATTCAATTAGATCCCGGGGTATTTCCGGAACCTGGAGAATGTCCAATTAATGTTGTTTCATATTTTAATGAAGTTACAGATACTATGTATACATTTGTATGTGTACAAGATAATGTTCCTCACGTTCCAGAAGGACATAAACGTTATGAATATTATGAAAAGCTTAGGAGGAGATTTAAAGAACAAACAGACCATTTTATTAATAATTTAAACCAATTCGTAGAAGAATGTAAGAAAACGTTTACTCCAATTTATGGAGAGATAGACTATAAGATACTTATTTTTGAAGATGAAGCGTCTATGCTAAAAGCATATTGGGAGGTAGTTGATTTTTGTCAAAATGATTATTTAGAATTTTGGAATGCGCCTTATGACGTTTCTAACCATATAGAGAGAATTAGAACACTAGGAATTGAACCGGAAGAATTTATCAAATCGAAAGATTTTGGTGACAGAAGAATTTATTGGCATGAAGATCGTAATCCGAAAGCACACAAAAGGAAACACATCTTCAATACTTATACGAAAACATCTATTGTGGATCAACTTGTATTATATGCAGGTGTTAGAGCAAATAGAGGAAAAATCCCATCTTTAAAATTAAATGCAATTGGAAAAACTGAATTGAAGGACGAAAAGATAGATTATTCGGAATATGGTAATATTCGTTTATTTCCATATGCTGATTTTTGGAAGTTTGTCTTATATAATATCAAGGACGTTCTTCTTCAAGTTGGTATTGAGAGAAAAGTACATGATATTGATTTCATGTACATGATTATGACAACAAGTGCATTGACATTGCCAGAAGTTTTCACCTCTACTGTTGTAGTAGGTGGTTCTTTACGATTATTTGTACTTATAGAGCATAATTATGTTATGGGATCAAATAAGAATAAACTCTTTGCAGTAAAGAAAACACCGGAACAAATAAAAGAAGACGAAGAAAATAAATTTGCGGGAGCATTTGTTATGAATCCAGCTCATTGTAGTTCAACCGGATTCATGCTACTTGGCGTATTAAATAAATATATTCATGACCATGCGATTGATTTTGATATAGGAAGTGAGTTAAAAATGGGAGGCTCACTATAAACCTATCTAAAAGCGGGGACGAACTCGTTAGGTCTTCAATACTAAGCCTTTAATAGGTGGCAGTATGACTTAGCCCTAAGAAGGCTATTATTCATATTGGTATAGTAACAAGTTGAAGAATAGAGTCAATCACGCACTTATATTACTCACATGCTGAAATTAATATATTATTAATGGGAAAAAGGAGGTGATGAGAATGAAATTAGTACAAATTCCAACATTTGATGATTTTTTCATTTCAAAAAATGGTAATGTGTTCCAAAAGAAAAATAGTGAATTAATAGAAATAAAACCAATTAAAAAGAAATTCTATTATATTAAGATAAATTCAATTGAATATCGATTGGATTACCTTTTAATGAAGTCATTTATTGGTGAGATAGGAATTAAAATAATTTATAAAGATGGCGACTATTCTTTCTGTGAATTAAGTAACTTATTATATGATGTCAAAAAAGAAGAATTTATTGATGATTACTTATTTCTCAATGGATTACCCATTATATTTAAAAAGATTCCTGGCTCTGAATCTGACTTTATAACAAAAAATGGAATTGTTTATTCAATATATCTTCATAGATTTAAACCAATTATGCATAGACAAAATGGATACTATGCCCATAATGTTACGATAGATTCCGTTTCAAAAAAGATGTATACACATAGGTTGGTTTATTTAACATGGATTGGTAACTTAGATCCTGAACGCGTTATTGACCACTTAAATGGAAAAGTATGGGATAATGATATTAGTAATTTGGAATTGGTTACACCTAAAGAAAACAATATTCGTGCTTATGAGACAAATTTAAAAGAAAGAGTCTGGACTGATCTGAAATTAGAAATTGTATGTAAATTAATGAGTGCAAATTTTAATAAAGATGATATATGTAGAGCTCTGGATATAAAGGATGCGTCTGAACGGAAAAATATAAGTTATTTAATCGATAGCTTAAAGAAAGGAAAATATGCAAATAGGTTAACAAAGAAGTATGACTTGAGTAAATATAATAATTCCGATTATCATTATGAAATAATATCAGATGAAATGAAAAAGGTAATATATGAATTAGTTTCTAGAGATTATAAATCAACGGAGATTTCTAGAATAACTGGGCTAAATAGATCAACAGTTTTAAATTATATAAGAAAGCATGTGAATAATATGAGTTCAACGACTATCGGAAGCTAGACATCCATATTCATAGAAATATGTAAATAAGATGAAATATGATCTTAGATGGATTGAAAATAAGGTATCTTGAGATAGATACACGAAGCAAGTAGAGTAGAGCCAAAGCGATTGTGGTTGGTTTTTAGATGATATTAGTCTAATATAAATCCATTAAATCAAAATGATAGGTATACGAAAATAATGGTAACAGTTATTTTTGTGTAAAGATATAGTCTACTATCCCACTGAGAAGTGGGGAAGTCTATAAAAACTGCGTAATTTAGCGAATTACGTGAATGCAAGGACCCAACAGGAATGCTTATTTCAAATAGCTCCAATGATACTTTAGTAGGAAAAGTATTTTTAGTAGACGAAGATTCAATTGAAATAACTTTGTATGACAATATGTACTTCGTAGATAAAGATGATGAAAAAGGATATGAAAAAACCGCAGACAAAAGCAACCTAATGATGGAAGGCTTATCTGAGAATAATCCCACAGCATTTGGGGAGACATATTTCAAATTGCCATCTTTCACATCTATTGCAGAACATATTGAAAATAATATTGATAATTTTATTTAAAGGAGGAAAAATAATATGGAAAACCGTTATGTTGATGCCAATGAATTATTACTAAAGAGTTTTAATCGTACATTTATGCAAGGGGATTATGTGACTCATTTTTTAAGGGAAGATATTGAAGATCCCCACTTTACAACAGAAAGGATATATCAAATTATAGGACTTTCAAAAGATTTAGATGATAAAAGCAACAATAAGAGAGTTGTAGTCATCGCATTATCTGGTGATAAACCCATATACACAATACCATTAAATGACTTCATGAAGGAAATAGATAAAACGGAATTTCCTGGTTATAAACAAACATATGTTTTTGAACGTATTAGTGAGGATGAAGTTATGAGAATTTCTAAAGGAATTTTGGTATAAAAGGAGATAAAAGATTATATGGCAAAGAAAGAACTGACTTATTTTGATATTCTTAAAAAAGAATATTCAGAAATAGAGAAAATAAATCAACGATTAAAATATATCTCCAAAGGATATTATATTTCCTATGGAGGTGCAATTTACTTAGAATCATTAGTAGATTTTGAAGAAGTTAGAATACAGTTAAGATATCCTGAGAAAATTAATGAACTTCGTGGAGTTTTGGTTCTCCCGAACGAATTCTTTGAATTTAGTAAGAAAGCAAAAAAGACAAAGTTGACAATTAAAGAAGATAAAGATGACAAAGGAAAATATTTCTTATTTGGTCAGGATGATTCAGATCTTTCTTATATGTGTAGAGTAACCAATCCAGAATCAGAAATTGATGATGAATATATTCATAATATAATTAAATCATCAATGTATAAAAGATTTTTTAATCTGGATCAATATATTTCTTATGATACAACAGAAGATGATTATATCATGTTTTCATCAGATCAAATTCAAGATTTACTTAGTCCCAAACCAGTATATTTAACATATAATGATAATAATTTCACATTTACAAAACACATGATTTTAGATTTAAAGAAGGGTGATACCCTAGGAATACGCAGACTATGTTATGAAGTCGTAGAGCAAGATAAGAAACGAGTATTTTATACTATGAAACATGAAACAGATTTGTATACATCACATATTTTATTCAATACAGTACAATCATAAATCCGTTTTTCTCCTCTTTTTTCTAATATATTCTTTTAGTAGCTATAAGAAGAAAATAAAAGAACAAAGGAGGATAAGTATTATGGCTAAAAAAATTAGATTTAGAGTAAAAGAAGTATTTCAAAGGGTACAGGTAACAGTATGGACTTTCTTTCACAAGAAGGAAGTCCAGGAAACATTTGCTGATGTGATCGAGAGACGAGTTGCTTCTGGTGAATGCAAATGCATCACTTTAGAAGAGCTCAATGCTCGATAAGACAGCGCGAGAGGCGTGGAAATATTCACGCCTCTTTTTTTGTACATTTTTGGAGCACTGGTCAACAACATACATAATTATGAATTAAGATATATTGGAAGGAAGTGAAATCAAATTCATGGCTAGAAAAAAAGACATAGCTGACAAGAAAAGATCATCAGAAGAGAAACAACTTTCAATGTTCGATCGAGCAGCAAAGACTATATTCTCAGTATTGGATAAAGGATATAATGATAAAGAAGTTTTAGATTCTAAAGATCAACACTTTAGAGATGTATTAAATAGAGAATTAGAATTATCTAACGGAGTTGCTGGTGGGTCTATCGTTGATTTTGTTTCCTCCTTGAAAACAAAAAATGGTCCATTTAATCAAAATAATGGAATGAATAAAGGACAAAACAATCAGCCAAATTCAAATGATTTATTCACAAAAAACATTAATGACATATTTGGTTATTTCCAAGATTTATATAAAAATAAATTTGTTGAGATGGATGATTTAAAATTTATTTCAAAATTTATTCCTGCACTTGGAGAAGCTGTAAAAACTACATTAGATTCTGTGGTAGGGTCTGATAGTATTGCAGAAACCATAAATAGAACGATTAATCTTCCTGCAAGTGTTTCTGATGAAAATAGAAATGCTATTACAAGTGAAATCGAGAGGGAAGAAAAAAATCTTAATCTTCTCAAAAAAATAAGAAATATAGTTTACAAAAAGGGTCTGGTTACTGGAGTACATTATGTCTATGCAGTATCCTATAGTAGAATATTTGAAGAGTACGACGCTATTAAAAAGAAAGAAGAACAGATTTTACCAAAAAATATGAAGGCGCAATTTGCATCAAGTATTACAACTAAACATAAGAAAGTTGCAAATGAATCAATATCTTACACAAAAGGAGCAATTGATTATGCTCCTGCGCTTGAAAATATTCAATCCATTTTTTTGGAATCAAAAATGGATGATGGAAGCAAACTTCCTAAAAATAGAATTACTGAAAAGATGTCAAGTTTTTATGATTCCCTCCCAGAAATAACATTTGAACAATCAAATGTTTACACAGATGCGTTAGAATCAGTAAACACACTTTTCCAATGTGAAGGAGCATTTGAAGCATTTCAGAAAAAACAAAAAAGGAAAGAATCTGAAGAAAAAGGAAATATTGACCCTAGAGAACCGTTAACTTTAAAAATACCAGATGGTACAAAAGATATTAAAGATAAAGATGTTAAACCAAGTAAATTTGAAATCAGTGGCACATATATTAAGTATATTGATGCAAAAAAACTTATACCATTAAAAGTATTTGATCAGGTAATTGGGTATTATCTGATTCATCCCAAAAACCGAAAAAATAGTTCTCGAGAGGTAACTGGAATTACATCAATTGGTAACACACTATTTAGTGCTGTTAACATTGGGGAAGAAAAGAAACATGATGCAATTCAACGAATTGTGGATACTATTTCAGAGGGTATTTGTAATAGTTTTGATAATAAATTTGTTACAAAGAATGCGGAATATAAAAAATTGATTGCAGATTGTGTCATTGCAAATGGTTTGATAGATAAAGATTATAGTATTCAATTTATACCGGAATCTGATATCATTCCATTTGTAGTACAAGAAACAGAAGATGGATTTGGAGAATCTATCTTGTCTGATTCATTATTTCCAGCAAAAGCATTATTATCTATGATAGTTTGTAGGCTTTTGAATTATATCAATAAAACTGGAAATAAAACAATTGGTCATGTTCACAGAAGCAATTTAGACCCACTTGATAATAACCGTTTAAACAGAGTAATCCGAGATCTTCAAGATCAAGACATTACATTTAACGACTTATTATCGCCAAATTTGGTGTTTAATAAATTCAATCGGGACGGTAATTATATTATGCCTACATCAAAAAATGGGGATCACTTGATTGAATTTGAAACACAAGAAGGTCAAAATTTAGATATGACACCAGACTTTGAAAAAACATTAGAAGATATGGCTATTCTCGGAACTGGTGTGCCTACAGTATTAATGGAATATATTAATTCTGCAGATTTTTCAAAGCAAATTGTATCTGCACATATTAAATACGCAGGTAGAATTGCGGGTCTACAGAGTGATTTAGAACCACCCACTACAGAATTATATAAACGAATTTGTGAAAATTCTAACTTATCAGACGAACAGAAATTAATCTGTCAGCAGAGTCTTACAATTGGATTACCAAGACCAAAAGTATTAAAAAATAGTAACAATGCAGATTATATGGATACAGTTGTTAGAAATGCGGAATCTATTGCTGATTTAATGATTGGACGGGACTCGGCTACCAATCCTGATACTTTACCAGATGGAACTGTAATGAAGGAAAAATTAATGCTTCGCATTGCAAAAGAAGATGCAGATTTTATTGAATGGGATCAAATTGAAGAAATGCTACGAGATGTTAAGATTGAAATAGCAGAAGAAAAGGCTAAAAAAGAAAACGAAATATCTAGTAATAATTTAGATAATAATATGATGGAAAATGATAACTCAGAAATGTAAATAATAAAAATAAATAGACAGGATTGGTTTAATCAATCCTGTCTATTATTAAGTTATATTACATCTTTACAGTGTTGCCTGAGCAGTATTCACGCGAAGTAATATGATCACGCTTGATACCTGGATCAAATGCCAAGTAGTTGTATTCAATCCTACTAGCATCAAGATACCATTGTCCGACTGTATTGATCTGAGGAGATTCATACTTCTTTGCCTTAAATTCAAGACTCAGAGGAGCATTTCCTCTATCACCCTTCTCATAGTTCAGATGATCTTTCGGAACCTTGGTTGGGAAGCAGTGAGCAAACATGCAAGCGTACTCAATATCCTGAGCAGTTGGGTCCATTACAATGTAAATGAACTCTGCTGTATGATATTTCTCACCGTATTTAAATTTATTCTTTACAATTGCACCATGATAATGTGCAACACCAGTCCTGATATCTCTCGTACCCGTTACCCAAGTATCAAGATATTCCCTAACAGGAGAACCGGACTGTTCATAAACATCGATCGTTAATGAGTCAGTATCATCATGTGCCATAGAAACGTTATTGAATTTGTCTCCATTGAAACCACCCTCAAATTCTTCGAAATCTACCGTAATATCCTGAACACCATCAATACGAGTATATCCTGTTTCAATTAAAGACTTGAAGTTTTCAGTCTTTTTGTGATACAATTTATCCATAAAACCAGGAACTGTATGCATGAAGATACGAGAAATTCCCTTAATATATGGATCGAACTGATCAAGATTTTGCTGTGTAACATCAACGCCACCTAAGAAGTAGCTGAATTTCGAATAATCTTTACTATTCGACTTAATGTTAGATTGACATGTAACATGATCTGCCATATTTAATTCCTCCTTTCTAATTTAAGTCAGATGTGACAGATGATGAGCCACGGTTAACATCGATCTCAATAATCCTTGTCTTAACAAGATCCTTATGAACGAATTCAACATAAAGATGAAGAATTCCTCTTTCAGCTTCCCAATCATTCTTATCAAATGATGCATAGATAGAACGAACCTGAGCATTCTGATAATCAGACAGAATCATCTCGACATCCTTATTAAACCGAACAATATCATTTGCCTCAGAGAAATTATACTCATAAGTAGAGCAAAGCATTTCACAATCTCTCTTAATATCATTTAAGATAAATACATTATTTCCTTCAGACAAATTGGAATTGATAGTCTGTCTGGTTGTCTGAGTTGCTCTTACGATATCCTGAACAGAGTTAATGCGAGCAAAATTAATTCTCTCATCACAAAGTTCATCCATGATTTCGCTATCCAAATCTTCATCGTATACCGGATAAATTGTGTTTGGAATGAATCCGTCCAGAACACCGTATGCATTACCAGCTACTGGAACATGTTTCCCATTGTTTTCTGCCCAACTATTCGGATATGCAGAAGCCAATAAAAAAGTATCAGTAACCGTAACCAGCTTTCTGCTGTATGGATCAGTCACTTTACCACAAATGGCATCTACCATCTGATTCTTATCACGTAAATAAGAATCAAGTTTATTTTTAACATATGTGATTGGAGATCTCTTTGTTTTGATATCCGTACCACAGTCAATGATTCCAACACAATCATTACGTCTTTTAACTAATGCTCCAAGTGCAATTTTTACATTTTCAGGATAATTAGCATCCAGAATCAAATGTGTCGGAAATTTATTTTTGGATGCAATCATTGGATCCATCTCGCCACTAAATGCTTCAAGATAAGCTGCATTCAAAGCTTCCGTCCTGGCTACTGGATCATTGGAAGCATCCAAATCACCATCACTACCACCTTCCAAGAAGATTCCGCCGGAAACATTTAATACTACAGCACCCTCTGACATTGTATCAATTTCATAATTGTACAATGCACCTCTGGAATATTTATCAATTCCAAGAAGAACATCAAAGTCATCCATTGTATAAATGCTATCTGGATTTGCATCCTTATATGCATCAAAAATCTGCTTAAAACCATCCATATTTGTAAGGGTCTTAATTCTAGAAGATCCACCTGTTGGATTTTCAATCTTCCCGTCAACAAACAATGCAACATTATCAACAATTGCATCCTCATTGAAGCATACATTATAACCCTCAACAGTTTTTAATCCTTCTGTTGTATTCTCATATACAGAAAATACATAGTTCTTATAGTTGTTTTCTTTGTCTCCACCAGTGTTTGTAGAAACACCATAGCTGATATTTCTGCCATATAATCCTTTACCAATGGCAGCAACAGTCATAAGTTTTACTTCCGTAAAACCATCGTCGTCGCTTCCATCATCAATTACATCTGTGGGAGATGTATACAGAGAATCCATATCTTCCAAATCAGTAAGCTCTACTTCAGGGGTACGAGTTCTGAAACGTATTGTCATCTTACCAGTTTCATCAATCTGATATAATCCAACCAGAACAGATGTTGCGTAAGACATATTCGGAGCAGTAACTCTCAGGCAATGACCTACAATATTTCCAGTCGAAAATGCTGCATATGCATTCAAGTACGGCTGACCATATAAACTGAAAGGACCCTGTCCATATTTTTCAACAAACTCACCTAATCCGCCCCTAATTGTTCGAATTTTTCCGTCTTCACCTTTAGGGGAGAAGAATACAAATAACATCTTATTAGAGTCGTCGGATTCTTGAGGAAGTTCTCTTGTATACTGAGTATTATCATTTACAACCACCATATTATGGGGAAATAAATGCTCCGGTATGATCTGTCCAGATCTTGGCATAATAAGTTCCTCCTTTTTTAATTTTTTATTTTTTATATCTGTATAAAATTGATTTCCATCGCTGGAAATCTTGGTATAGAATACCATAAGTCTTTTATACAGTTGTTATATATTAAAAATGACGAGCCTTGAAAATGAAGACATATTATTTATATAGCAAATAATATACATAAGGAGGAAAGATATATGGAAAACCAAGAAATGAATCCCGGTATGGCAAGAGAGGCATTAGTTTGGGCAATGTCTCATGTTTTAACAACAAAGGAGTTCAATGAAGCTAATGAAATGATAAAACATATGAGTGACTCCGACGTCATGGCAATTGTTAACAGTTCCATAAAAATGGTCCCTAAGGATAAATCTGCAAAAGATATGTTGAAAGATTATGAGACACTTCTTGAATTGAAAGGTGTGGAACAGAAGGATATTGCAATATATGATATGGAAGTACCTTATATGTCGGATAAAGATACTGCGGATATCATTAAGGAGGTTGATAAATCCCAGCCAAGTGACAAAATATGTATTACAAATGTTGAAGATCAGCAGCTTATTGATTTATGGAAGAGCGGTACTAAGATGAATGGAATTCCTGCGGATTTGTTCTTTGCAAACAGTATTCCATTATTGGATTGCAGAATTGTTGTGGATGAACGTCCAAAGGGCGGAATAATTATTTCGTATCGAGTTGTGATATTTGAAGATTATCCAAAGAAAATAGAAATCGCAGGCATGAATGAATCAGTTATTGTCGGAGCAGTATTAATTCCAATTACCGGAAGAAAAGGAGAGTTTTTAATTCCACTGGTTGTTGTGAAAGGAGTAGATCGCTTAGCAATTGCACCAATTGCTTTCAAAGATACATCAGAAACATTCAAAAAAGATTTTAAAAGTAAAATCAGAAACGGCGAATTCATTGATTCAATAAATTCATTCATTGGAACATGGTATGGTATTCAGATTGCATTATTACATCCTGATGTTAAAGAGGTCTTTCAAAAACCTCAAGAAATAAGAGATTATGACTCTCCAAAAAATAATTCTAATGGAAATAAAAAGCCGAAACTTCGTTATATAAAGAAACATGTTATTAATAAGGACGACTTAGAAAAGCGGATATATGAAACTTCTGGATCACCAAAAAGGGAACGCAAAGTGTTATTATTCCATGTGATTGGTCATTGGCGGACATATAAGAATGGAAAGAAAATCTTCATTCAACCATATTGGAAAGGAAAATTAAGAAATGTGAAAGGTCTGGTCGAAGAAAGAGAACGAGAAATCGTTTTAAATAGCGAGAAAAAAGATACTAATGAATCATAATAGAATTTAATTAGACGGCTTATTATGAAAGAGGGGGTGGTAATATATTATCACCCCCTCTTTTTCTTTTTACAATACTTTTACTTTAACTTTTATATAATATAAAAGTTAAAGTAAAAGGTTTTAGTAATAGTAAAGGAGGATTTATAAATTATGGATAATTCATATGCTATTGAAAGTTTTATTTCGTATTGTGATGATATGATGATTGTTACTGAAGGAGTAAAAGAAGGATTTGAAAAATTAAAAGCTTGGTTGATAAAACAGTTTTCAAAACTTTTGGACCTCGCACAAAAACTAATGACACGCTTATCCTTCAAAGGAGAAAAAATAGAAGGCGGTATAAAAATTGACAAGATAAAAGGGGGAGATATTAAAGCGGCTTTAATAAAATTAATTTCTCAATGTAAATCAAATTTATCTAAGTCAAAATCATTAAAAGCTCAAAATCCAGAATTAGCAGAAAAATTGAAGAATGATGTCGGTGTATGTAATGATATGTATATAAGTATACTGGCAAATACAGATGGATGGAGTAGAATGGAAGTAGCTTCTGCTGAAATAGGAGCACCGTCTCCAGAACGTACAAGTGGTGGAATAAAAATAGCTCAAGGACACGTGACTCTTGGTGGGGGATATTATAAAAAAGGAATGACTATACCTACATAAAGAATACTTTCGAATTAATAAAATACACTAATGGATTTTAAAATCCATTAGTGTATTTTATTTTTAATACAAATCCGCCATAAATTCGTCAAAGAAAACGGATGATTCACTTGCATTATGCCCTCTAGATGACCTACTAGAAGAACTGCCGGATGCTTTTTGTTTTAATGCTTTTATCTGGAACTCTGCTTCGTCTTTCCACGATCTTGCATAATTTATAGTCGCAGCCTTGTTCACACTAGTGTATTCTTTATCCTTACCATTCTTCTTATGTTCTCCATATGGTGTAACAGTATCAGATATAGTATCGTTTGCTGACTTTTCCAAATTAATACATATGGTTCTAATTTTTGTCCAACAATCAATAGCTTCTGCAAAATTTCCCGATTTTTTTGCCGCTCTTGCTTGTTTTTTTAAAGCACTAATTTGCTTTCTAGCTGTTACGCTTGATAAAACTGCATTTTTAAAAGATCCCTTAATAAAAGTTCCCTCTTCTGCAATTTGCATAGCTTCGCAGAAATTAATAAATGTTTCAATCGCATATGAATTATCCATACTCATGCATCTCCTTTACTATGAACTTTAATATAATATTAAAGTTCATAGTAACAATACATTTATTTTGTCACAACTTGATATTTATCTCTGTACAGAATATCATTATTGGAAATAATGACCTTTTCTATTTTTATTCCCTTTGAGTTTAGATATCTCCTCATAATAGGAAGTGTTTCTTTTTCGAATATTTTAAAACCTTCTTTTGTAAAAAAAGATCTATTGTTATTTTGATATGACGGAGGTTTTGGAAGCCATTTCATAGCATTTGAGTTTAGTAACTCTTTCCACGTATTCATAGATACATTCCTTTTTAATGCATTATAAATACCTTCATTATTGTATGTTACTCTATAATAAACAGAACTGTTTTCTGTTGCAATCATCATCTCATTACAATATTCAATAAACGATTCCATATATTCACATCCTTCCTTATAAAAAAGTTGAAAAAAAAAATGATTCTCGATAAAAAAAGAATTTGCATAAATTCTTTTTTTAATACCCGCGCCCACCGCTCGAGCTTCCACTTTCACTCGTCTGTTATAGTGGCTCAGATTGGGAGTTAGATCTGAATCATTGTTATTTAGCGCGGGTTGTTGTTTTGTTTGGAGCGGTGTTTCCTCCTTTCTCCCTAATTCTTATATTATGATTGTAATGTATAGTCAGAATTTCTTCCTTCTATACACTAAAATAATATATTATATTTTTTTAAATATCTACGGAAAGGATGTGACTAAATATAAATGGGAAATATAATGAATCTCGAAGATGTAGGTTCTCATCGCATATATGATAAAAAGAAAATGTTTGTTGATAATGATTTACTAGCTGATAACAGTGGAGGAATGTCTTCTAAAGTAGAAAGCCAAGTTGGCAACTTAAGAGAATTAGCAAAATCTCATATGAAAAAGAGAAAAGCTACTTATGATTTTAAGACAAAAAATGAATCATTTTTAAATCTTTATAATGATTTATATAAATTAGGAATAAAAAATAACAAATTTTTCTTAAAGATATATGATAGGGACCTGGTTGGAATTAATATTTATAAGGGTATTATCCCAGATGATATTCAAATTAAAGTCCTATTAGAATGTATTATTAACCCATGGTATTATCTTAGAGAAGTATGTAGAATTCCAGAAGATGGTTTACCAATTGAACCTGGTGGGGGAACTGCATTTATCGCAGATCGTAATAATATCGCATCTTGGTATTGTTTTTTAAATGGTATTGATCATTATGATAGTAAGTCTCGACAGTTAGGAAAAACTCAAAATGCGATTGCTCAATGGAATTATATGTTTCATTTTGGAGCATTATCATCTACAATCTTATTCTTTAATAAAGATTTCCCTTTAGCAAAGCAGAATTTATATCGTTTGAAATGTCAAAGAGATATGCTTCCAAAATGGTTACAAATGAGAATTGCATATGGTGATGATGGATCAATCGACAAAGGTAGAGATAGTATAACGCAGATAAAGAATCCTATTACCGGAAATGTAATTAAAGTAATGCCACGAGCAACCTCCAAAGATGCAGCTATCAAAATGGGTCGTGGTGAGACAGCAGCAGGATATTATAATGATGAGTTTGATTTTACTCCATATAATATTGAAATAAAAGATGCATCCTCATTTGCTTATGCAAGAGCATCTGAAAATGCTAGAAAACATAGGAGTCTTTATGGTAGAACATATACCAGTACACCTGGTTATTTGAGTACTAAAGAAGGTAAAGATGCAGATAAAATGATCAAACGTATGTTTATATGGAATGATCATTTTTATGATGAACCAATAGAAAAAATTAAAAAGCAATTGAAAAGTAATAAATGTAACGGTATTATGTATATCGAACATTCATGGAGACAATTAAAGAAATCACAAGCATGGTATGAAGAACAATGTGGTCTTGTAGATTATGATGCAGACAAAATTTTACGAGAAATTGATTTACAAAGAATTCATGGTAATGAATCATCACCATTTAAAAAAGCTGCTTTGGTTCATATTACTAGAAATGTGAGAACTCCTATAGAGGAAGTCGATTTACAAAAGGATCTTCAACCTATTAAAATATATGAAACGCTTAATCGAAAGATACATTATGTATTATCCATCGATCCTGCAGAGGGATTGGCTTTGAATAATAATGGATTTACACTTATTAATCCACATACAGAAATGGTTGCGGCAGAATATAAATCTCCTTATATTTCTCCACCAGATTTCTTCCGTATGTTATGTAAATTCATGGATGAATATTGTCCAAAATCAATGATTGTTGTAGAAAATAATAGAGGAAGAGAATTAATTAACAGATTCTTGGAATCTAAGTATCGATATCAATTATGGTACGACAATAAGAAACTTACTGAGAAGAAAGTACGAAATACAGACAAATATGGGGCAGAAAAGAGAGCTGCATATGAGAGAGGAGCATTTGGTTTTAACACTAGTACACATACGAAACCTTTGTTATTTAGTATTATAGAAAGATTCATGGAAGAAGATCTTTCTAAAGTATCTACAGAGTATGTTGTAAAAGATGTTACCTCAGTACAAAGGAAACCAAATGGAAAGATTATTTTAGGAGCAAATGAGGATGAAGATGAGGAAGGTGTAGGACATGGTGATGTTCTTATGGCATATCTCATCGGTTTATTTGTCCTTTATAATGCAGAAAATTTAGATGAATTTGGAGTTCATCCTGGTGCAATGGCACCTTCAGACGAAAATAGAGAATTAACAGATAAAGAAAAAAGAGAAAAAATACAAAGTGTAATAGGTATTCTTCCGGATAATTTAAAAGATCTATTCCAAGGGGTACTTAATGAAAAAAATCCAGCAGATGCATCTATTCAATATGAGATGGAAATTCAGAAAAAGTTGCGTGAACAAGATATTGCAAACGGAGTACCACCAGATGAGATGGATATGAGATTTGTAAATGAAGGTGTAGAAGATGCTATGTGGGAACATACAAAACAATCCATTTTTGATGGATATGATGAATTAAATAATGATCCGAATCGAAAGTTTAATGTGGATGATTGGATTTAACAAGATAGTACGACGAAATCGTCGTACTATCTTAATTTCTAATGATGCTTATCATATACAAGTTGCCCAATACCATTTTTTACATTTACAATTTTATAGTCTTTAAGATCTTCTTTTGTTCTTCCACCATTTGCAATAACCTTATTCAATATTTCATTCATCTCTTCTAGTGCTTTAATCGACTGGTTTACTTCTTTTGTAATATCTCTTCGTTTACCTTCTTTTTCTTTTATCCGTTTATCATTATATTTTCCAATTAATCCCCATATTGCACCACAAGCAACTTGAGAAATAACATACTGACCTGTAGCTAATACAAGTTCACCTCCAACTGCAGCAAATCCTACTATTCCACCAAATAAGGTAGAGCATATTATTACTCCTATAGCTCCAATTGCAGCCAAGATCATATTTAAGATTCCAAAAATCTTAAGAAAATTATTTCCACCTGTTCCAAATTTAATAGCAGAAAGTTCTTTCTTAAGTCTATTTAAAGAGTCAATTCCTTCATTGACATATTTCTGACATTGTCTGAGATCATCCGTATTACTTATCTTATTATTGATATAAGTAATTTCATCTCTAATTTCTTCGACTTTATTTTTGTATTCCGACCAGTTTTCTTCTGCAATCATCATACCATCACAATAATTAATAAAACTTTCAATAGCATATGAATTATCCATAATTTATGCATCCTCCTTTTTTTATAAGAATGTTAAAAAAATAGGTTCTCATTCGAGAACCTATTTTTTGCCTTACATCAGAAGATACTTGGTGGTATGTAACCACAATATTTTCCGTTGTAATAATTATTTGTAACGTCTATGACATTTTGCTTCCGCATTCTTCTGTCTGTAGAATTAAAAGTATTAGCCAGGCTAATTTCTTGGTGATCATAAGGATCGTTCACCATTCTATCAAATAGAGATATAGGTCCATTAATAATGGCAGTATTGTTATTCATTATAAATCGCCACCTTTCTTTTTAGCTAAAGAAAGAATATGCGATCTTTTCTACTGAGATTCTCGAAGTATACACACTTTGCGGGATACGAGATAATATACTTTATAGAATTTATAGTAATATTATCTCGTATCCCGCTCAGGAGTCTATGAAGGAAATGTATCGGAATATCTGTGGATATAAGCCACAGGGAAATATTGATGATGGTACTGTAAGTACTGTAAGGGATTTCTTAGTAGGAAGT